CAAAGCCAACTGGCGCCTTTATAGGCGGATAGGCTGGATTGGCATCTTGGGCAAACGGTCGGATAATTGATCGGTAGAGTCATGATAAAGAATTATGAAAAGATAATTAAGGTATTGATTTCAACATTTATTTGATCGTTGGAAAGATGCAATAACTTAATAATATTAATGTTTTGATTAAGAAGAACAGGAAAGCTTTCTTTATATAAATCACTTCTTTGATCTTCCCAATCAAAGAAGATATTATAAATCTCCGTTCTAATAGTGATATAATTTGTAGTAAGAGTTGCCCATGGCAAGTTAAAAACCCCGCCTTGACTTATTTTCGGGCAAAGCGAACATTGTAAAACTCTATTGGTTGATTCTATATTGGCATTATAATTTGTCCATGGACTATTACATCTTGGACATGAAGTTGGAATTAAATTATGAGAAGATGAGGAAGGATTTGACCAAGTCATTTAATTCATCGTTGGAAGAGGCATTTAGGAAAATAAGGGGATCGACAGGAGAAATGATTGAACGTGGTAAAAGATGGTCTCGATGATAGACAACAACCGAATCTCTTGAATCTAAATAACGTTTTGTTGTAGGAATATATTGGTTTGATGTAGTAATTGTGAAGATGTTGGTTCTTAAGGACATCCTCAATTTTGTTAATTGGACCCAAAGAAATAAATGTCCATTTACATTAACATATGGGCAGATTGAACAGGTTAAACTATAACCGTCTTTAGCTGTATTTACCCATCGAGAATTACATCTCGGGCATTGATCGGGAAATGATAAAAAACAATTATTCATTTTGAATTAAGAGAAGATTAAAAGAGACTCGACAAAAGCATTAATTTCGTCATTGGATAAGTTGAGTATGGTTAATGGATCTAAGGTTAGCTTATTGGCGATTAATTCGTTATTAGAAGTCCTATAAATTAATGAAGTATTACTCTTAAAGTATGTTTCTACACGATAAAGATTTGTCATTATGGATGCCCCAGAGTTAAAAAGATAAACATAGTAAGACTCATTTTTAATCTTGGGACAATGATTGCAGCAGAAGCAGTCGAAGCCTTCATACAAAAACCATGGCTGGTTGCATCGTGGGCAGTTTGGCGGATAATTGGAAAGCATATGAAATTATGAGAAAATAAGAAAAGATTCAATTATTTCATTGATTTAATTATTAGAAAGAGAGATGAAATCAATATTAGTTTCTAACTTTAAAGAAAAGATTAACTGCCAAGGACTTGTAGCTTTAGTAATATGAAACCAATTATCTTTATAATATTTGATTCTCCATAAATTTGTTCGCAAAGAGATTCGCTCTCGATAGATATAAAGCCAATTATTGCCATCAACTGCCTTTGGACAATTTAGACAAATCAATGCAGAAGAAGATGGGAAATCGGGATATTCTGGCACCCAAGAAGATTGGCAACGAGGGCAAGCGCTTGGATGCGGATAATAGGAAGTTGGGTTCATGAAAAAATCAAGAGAGAATCTATAAAAAGATTAATATCTTCATTCGACATCAAGAGATAAAGAGCTGGCGTAAACTCGTTTAATTTAAGATCTTTACTATAATGAGAATAATGATTATTTTTAGGAATGTAGGTATAAATTATTAAAGAATTGAAAATGCTAAATGGATATTGTGGATATTGATAAATTAAATATTTTTCGGTTTTAATAACCCAAGAAAAATAGTCAGGACCATCTATTCTAAAGCGACACCATACATCGCCATGAATAAGCGGACACTCATTACATTGAAGCGTGTTAGACAAGGCTACAAATTTTGCTTGACATCGAGGACAATATTTTGGAATTTTTTCTAACATTTAGGATAATGACTTAAATATAAGTTCATGAAAATATTAACAATTCATTAATGAGTAAATCCATATTAGATTCAGTCAAACAAATAAACTCAAGAGGGTCATATTTAAAAGACAATATGATTTTATTGTAATTATTATGACCCGATATTAGAGAAACATGACAATTTCCACTTTCAAAAATAATAATATGATAATTGTGTGTTCTTACTGATATTTGGTCTTGATAACCATAAATCCAAGAATGATCATTATATACACTTGGACATTGATAGCATCGTTCATAGCTATAAACATTTCCAAGACTTAAAGATTGGAGAAGCCAAGGTTTAGAGCATCTAGGGCATTTATCGGGATATTCAATCATGAAAATATTAAATATTGATTGATAAGATTGTCGATTTCAATATCAGACAAAAGGTAAAGAGCGATATCAGGACAAAATTGATAATTGGAAAACAATGATTTATTGTCAGAACGTGTTCTGACTTCAAGAGTATTTGAACTTACATATACTTTATATGTTCCTGTTATTATAAAATATAAATCTTGATTTGTTCTCCAGAAACACCATGGGATATCGCCGAAACGAATCTTAATTTTGGGGCAGGCGGGGCAACAAAGGCTATTTAACATATAAGGCGTCAAATCCGTTTGGCAACGGGGACATTGCTTGGGGAAGTCGGAAAAATGGATTGTCATTAGGAAAAAATTAATAATTGAGCGACAAAGGCATTAATTTCATCTTCCGTCATAAAAAATAAATCAAAAATATTATGAATGATCATGCCTTGAATATGATCTTCTTCCCAGGAAGGGAACCCATTACGATTATTATTGTAATAAATATTACAGTAGTAATCAAGGTCATTATATAATCTTATAATAATAAATTTATTTGTTATTAATTTACAATAATTATTATTCGGAATAGAACTCCATTCAGACCAAATATAAGAATTTGCTTTAGCGCAAGATAAGCAGAAATATGATTTAGTTGCCTCTCTAATGTCTTTAATTTCATTTTGACATCTAGGGCAATGAGTTGGGAATGTGTTATTCATAAAAATATCAAAAGTTGTTTAATAAAAAAGCTGATTTCCTCTTCTGAAGAAAGATAAAAATCTTCAGGGATTTGAACCTTTATTTCTTTATCATCCCAAGTATTATAGGCTTGTGCTTGGTAAGCGAGCCACCCTTCATTACAGGTAATTTCATAATTCTTATTATTATTGTCAACCCATAACCAAGAATCTTCTCCACTGTTAGTTTCGTAGCTGGTATTTTTATTTGAAATTTTAGGGCAGTAATCACAAATAAACGAGCCAGGAAACGCAGGGAAAGGGTTAATAAGAGCTGATTGGCATCTAGGACAGTGAGTGATAGGGAATGGCATTATGAAAATATAAGAGTTGTTTTTATTAACTCAGCTAATTCTTGGTCTGAAAGAAAATAGAGTGGCTTATCGGAATGATAATAAATATTTGCGTCTTTTATTAAAGGGGGATTACATTGAAAATAAAAATCAGGATATTGATAACAAAGTATTTGAAATTCTTCCTGTTTATGATCAATGGACAACCAACTTTCATTGTTACCAGCTATTGATTTTTCAATCCTAGGACAACTATTGCATTCTAGCCAAGCATATTTATCATCCCAAGAAGGAACGAGCTTATTTTTACATCTGGGGCAGTGAGTAATAGGATTAGTCATTATGAAAATATTATCAATGAATTTATAAATTTGTTTATTTCAGATTCTGGAAGAAGATAAAGATCTGTAGGAAGATTGATTTTGTATAAAAGAAGTTTATAGTCAGAAGCATGAATGCTATAATTTGGAACGTTTGTTATTTCATTATGTGAATGATAATAGATAGAGAAAAGATCGGTATCTAAATAATAACGTTCTGTTGTAGCATTATTTTGGTCTGGCACCCATTCGCACCATGAATACCCATCAAAGGTTTTAGGGCAATTATTACATTCAATATGTCCGGATTGATTAAGTGTTAATATTTGATCGCATCTAGGGCAATTTTTTATCATGAGAAAATAATAAGAGTTTTAATCATATCGTTAATTTGGTCATTTGAGAGAAGATAAAGACCTGACGGCAGTTCTTTTTCAAACATTGACTTAAAATTTAAATCGTAAATATCATATGAATATTTATTATTGGCGTGAAATCGGTAAGATGAGAAGAGGATCGTGTATAAGTTTGTTCGCAGTTCATATTGTTCTGGTTTAATTAAATTAGATTCTACATTCCAAACGCACCAAGACCGTTCGCATATTTTAGGGCAATTTTGACATTCAGCAAAGCATGAATTAAATTTTAAATTATGATGGCATCGAGGGCATTTTGTCATGAAAAAATAATAAGAGAATTAACTATATCATTAATTTGTTCATCCTTAAGAAGATAAAGATCTGGAGCTAGCTCTACACCGCTTAATAATATGCGATATTTAGAATCAAAAATATTGTAGGTTGGAACTTCTCCTTCATTCCAACAAAAATATATTGCAAAAAGTTTGGTTTCTAGAAAATAACGCTCAGGAATAATATCTTGTTTATTATTAACTTTCCATTCACACCAATAATTTCCGCGAACCGTAGGGCATTTAATGCACCTAGCGTGATAAATGTTAATATGCAATATTGTTTGACAGCGTGGACAATTTGTCATGAGAAAATAATGTGTGAATCTATTAAGTCATCTATTTGAGATGATGACAATAGGTAAAGAATTGGAGCGTTTGATAAATTTAATTTCAATTTTTTAGTCCCCAATTTAGTTTCAAAATAGACTTCATATTCATCGGGGAGATCTATATTATCTTTAGTGATTGCATACTTATTTGTTATCACTTCATAAAAATCGCCTGAAGGACTCCAATAGCACCAAAATCTTTCTTTGAAATTTATTTGAATATTAGGGCAGGCAGGACAATATAAAAAATGAGAAAATGGCAGCAGAGCCAAAGGAGCTTGGCACCGAGGGCAAGCTGTAATCATGAGAAAATAACCATTGGCAGGATAGCGGCATTAATTTCGTCATTAGAGAGATACATAAACTTTATTGGGTCTTCAATTGTAATTTGAGCAATTAATCTGTCATCATTCATATTTAATGAGTAGACATCAGATTTGGTTGAAAATTCATTAAGAATTATAATATGATAATAATTGGTTCTAATTGAAATATGAGTGATGTATAAATAAAGCCAACAATAACCAGATATTCTCGGACAATTAAGGAAACAAGTTCCAAATGAGGAATTGTTCCAATTGGTTTGACATCTCGGACAATGATTTGGATAATCAAGAGAAGATAAGGAGTTGATTGACGAATTCATTTAGTTTGTCATTGGAGAAATTTAAAAGAAAAAGCGGGCAAGAATCAATGTTATAAGTCAATAAAACACTCGAACAATATCGGTATCGAATTACAATTCGATTGTCATAACATTTGATATAAAATATATTAGTTCTAAGAACGAACGAATGTGAATAGAATTCAATCCAAGAATAACCATTATATTTTTTATCCGGAGGCATACAAGTTTTACAGGTCAAAATAAAACCCGAATAATACATCTCACTAAAATATTTAGTGCTAACAAATGAAACATGACAGCGAGGACAATATGTTGGATAACAATTGTTCATGAAAATATAATTAATTTTTTAATTAGCTCATTAATATAATCATTGGATTGCAAATATAAATCTTTCATATCATGAGAGTTTGTTAATGTAAAAAGCAATGCTTCTTCAGCATAATCATTTAGAGAGCTACGATAAATTTTCGTTAATTCTTTTTTAGAGAATAAATCGACGGAATGGTTTATTGTAAATAAATCAGTAGCCATATCATATGACTTTCCATCATCATCCCAAACGCACCAACGCCTATAATCAATTAAAGGACATGATTGGCAAAACCAATCCGTCCATATTTCATCAAACAAGAGCGCGTTCTTACATCTAGGGCAATGTGTTATTTTCATGAAAATATAATTAATCCAAGAATAACTTCGTCTATTTCTTCATTTGTTTTTGATAGTATTAAACTATCAGGAATATTAAAGTAATAAACCTTTTTAAGTAAATCATCGTAAACATAGCCTATTTTTTTATGAATATAAAATTTTGAAGTGTTAATACTAAAATCGTTGGTAGCATTGTTGATGTAAAAATTTTTCTTATATCTAGGAACAAAGATGTCTGGGCAAAAATTACAGGTGCTCCAATCAGTAATGTCATTTAACAATAAAGGTCTTGTCAATAAATTTTGACATCTAGGACAATGCGTGATCGGAAATATAGTCGTCATGTAATGCTATCCAATTATAATAAGACGTAATTCCGCCTTGTCAAGATCGGACTGGTTTTAATTAAAAATTAAAATCTCCTTAATGAAATTGCCGATTTCTTCATCAGACCTTTTATAAAAATCAGACTCTATAGTTAGATTAATTCTAATATTAGAATGAGGTATCAGTAACATTGATTCATCTTTAAAATAAACGATAATGCCTGTGGTTTTTGAAGAAATTACATTGTAGTGATCTTTGCCATACCAATTGATCCAATAATCTAAAAAAGAATCATGTGAAATTTTAGGGCAGTTTAAACAGACATCATATACATGTCGCTCCCTTTTTGAGAAAGCCGTAGAGCATCTAGGACAATTCATTGAAATATGAAAACCTCTTTAATATATTGCTCTATCTCTTCTTCTTTTTTTTTTGCAGGAAGAGACGGAGCGGCTTCGTAATACACTTTAGAGTGGTCAGGCAACATAATATAAGAGTCTCGTTCAGTTGGAAATTTCCTATTTACCAAGTAATTTCTAGCAATTAAGCTCCACCTATTTTCTGACAAATACCACGTTTTATTAGTCATTTCGTTGCATTCGTCTTCTGCGAAGACTGATTCAATCAATGGACAATTTGAGCAAGTATAGACTTTGACACGAGAAAGATGCGAAGCATTTTCATTTAAGGTTAATATTGTTTTACATTGATGACAGTTCATGGTCGCCTTATGGTTATGAAAAAATTAATACCGCTTTAATCAAGTCATTTAATTGACGGCTAGAATAGAAACAAATGCTGAGATCAAAATTTGTTTTGTAACAGCTTCCTGTTGAAACGTTCTCAATTTCTTGTTCTTCTAGAAGAAACCAATAATTGTTGTAACGAATTTGCAAATCTTTAGTCTCATTATTAATATAAATATCAAAATCATCAACGCAGCCAATGCACTGCAACCAATCACTGTTTTTTAACATAGAGTCTGGATATGGCTGCAAATCACTTTGGCATCTAGGACAATGCGTGATTGGAAAAGATAAATTCATGAAAATATTAAGTTTGATTTAATGAATGTATCAAGCTCTTGATCTGAAAAAAGATAAATATTATTTGGAACATAAACATTATAATCTTTGTAAGTCTCTGAATTTCTCAGACGTTGATCTGCCCACAATATCCAATAATTATTGTAATAAATATGAATATCTAGCCATTTTTCTTGCAACCCTTCTGTGCTGGTATTTGGATCTGTCACGTAAAGCCAACTACAAGCATGTCCTGCTTTGTTTATTTCTATGCGACAATTGCATTGTAACCAATAAGAATTATATCGTGTAAGTTCGTTTTGACATCGAGGACAATGTGTAATAAAAGGAATGGTCATGAAAATATTAAATATGAATCAATGTAAGTGTCAATTTCATTATCTGAAAGAAGGTAAAGTGGCGTACTAGATATTGGAATTTCCGGGAAGGAACCAATTCCAGCATTATTATTATCGTAAATAATATATCTATAATTATCATTAAGGTCTAAACAGTGTATAATCCAATATTTTTTAGTATAAAGGCTATACCAATAATTTCTTCTGCTCCATTCACACCAAAAACGACTAGAAGTTAAAGGACAATTTAAGCATATAAGATAATGGTCGCTATAGTTCTTTAGTTCAGAATTACATCTTGGACAATGAGTTATATTCATGTTATTTAAATACTAATATGGTTTTAATAATATTGGCTATCTCATCATCAGACATATAAATCATTGATTCGTTTACATTGTATGATATTACGTCATTAATTACAACAAGATCGTTAGTGTTAGAGCTAAACCAATAATCAGGATAAGCTGTATGACCGATCTCAAAATAAGAGTTGTCTTCATTAATATAAATCCAAGATACGTTATCTTCGTATGGTATTAATGGACAATTTTGGCAGCCTCTACCGCCAGAATTTTTATAGATGGTTAATGTGATATTACATCTTGGACAATGTGTTATAGATTTTAAATTCATTGAAATATCAAAACTTGATTTATGTAAGCATCAATCTGCTCTTGTGTCTTCGAAAGCAAATCTAATGGTATACTAATGGTAGTATACCTTAAAGAACAAGCTATTCCTGGATGTTCTGTAATCTCAGCTAGATTAGGCGAGTCAGGATTGATTATTAAATAAAAATTAAATTTTTCTAATACTAAATGTATTGAATTAGATCCAATCATATAATACATCCAATGATATTGGAATCCATCTTTGGCTATAACTTTAGGACAATTGTAACAAGCCAATGAGTGTCCTTTGGAAGCTTTTTCAAGAGCAGAATTACATCTAGGGCATAACTTCATGAAAATATTAAAATTTCCTTAATAGCCGCAAGAATGTCTTGCTTGCTTTTCCAATTAACATTTAAATCTATTTTTTCATAAAACAATTGATCGTTTAACTTTTTTAATATTAAATTTTTATTATAAAATACATATGTAAATAAAGTTCTTGAATTATAATCTTTTTGACATTCTTCGTCTAACTCTAAATTGAAATAATCTGGAAGATATCCAATATTTTTATTTATTGTGAAATAATAAGTTGAATCATACTGGCAAGATCTGTTGTCGCAACTATAATATATTTGGTTTCGATCAAGAAGCTGACTCTGTAGTCCTGATTCACACTCTAAACAATTCTTTGGGATAAGGTCAAAAACATCTTTATAAGACGTCTGAAGCATTGTGATTTACCTACTAATTTGATATATTTAAAGAGATGGAGGATTTTTAATGAAGAAATTGTTTTTATTTGGCTTTTTGGTTTCTTTAACCTTTTTGCTGGGCTGTGTTAAAGATTATAAATATGCTGGTTTTGAGACTGAAAATGTTAATTATAACATAAAACCGCTGTATATTGACAGCTCTTTTGGCTCTCAAGAATTAAAAACAATTGAATCTGTCGTCGCCGAATGGAATTATGTTCTCAATAAAAAAATAATTCTTAAAATTGAGCCAAATGCCATCGACCACACTAATACTAAGGCTCTTCGGTACCTTAGCAAGCAAATAATGCAAACTCACGAAGGAATCGTTATTATTGGCATCAATCATGACGATCCTTTGGTCGAAGATAATATTGAAGAATATGATGGAACCCTGGCTTATGTCAATGGACTTGGAGAACGAGCTAATTTAATGGTCGTTATCAGAGATCGAATGGGCTATAAAGATATGAGAAAAATTCTCCTTCATGAGTTTGGTCATGCTCTCGGCGCCCACCATGTCAATATCCCAAGCCTTATGTACCCATTTTATGGGAAACGTCAAGTTGGATGCGTTGATAATATCACTGTCATGCAGATTGCGACCATTAATAATTTAACCTTTAAAGACTTAAACTATTGTAATACGCCTGAGTTTAAGTAAATATTAAGTTTGTTTTGATAATATCAATCAGAGTTTGTTTATCTTTCCAAGAAGACATTAGTAATAAGTCTATCTGTCTATAATGTGAGTTGAAATCATTTTGTCTAAAATATGTTTTTGGATCATTATCTAGATTATAAGAATTTACAATAAATACAGACCCATCTATTATGACTCGCATGCTTTCAAAAGCAGAAGTTAAAGGAAGAGCCCTTTTATCATCAAAAGATAAATATGAGGTTGAAAATACAGAGCAGCCTTCTTTACAAGCAAGGCTTAATGACATTGGTTTATTTTCTAACATTTTAAATGAACTAACCCACATATTTGTCTTAAGGTCAAACTTAATATAAGTTATAGGTTTTAACTTATATTTTTTAATAACAAATACTAATTTGTCATCAACAATTTTTTCTGCCTTAATATGCTTAGCATCATATAACAAATATATATTAATTTTTTCATCGCAAAATTTGCAAGATGAAGAAACGTAATTGATATAATCTTTAATTGTATATTGATTCAATTATCTACAACGCCAATAAGAGTCAAACTGATCCATATCGTAACTCGTTAAATGCTGGTCATTAATGAGAGCGTTATTTAAAGATGGATTCATAATAGCAATTTGATTTTGAGGAACGTGCTCCATTCCTAGGTGATGCCCTGCCTCATGAGCGGCGACTAATTCTAGCTCATCTAAGCTATTAATCCTTTGAAAAACAAAATAAATAAAAGGAACTTGAACGTTTTTAACGGCTAAACCAACAACTTTCTTTTTTTGTTCTCGATCAAATCGAGCCATTTCTTCATCAGTTGCTTTTCTTATTCTAATTCCGCCATCTGGAACTTCAACAAAATCTACCTTGCATCCAGTTTCCCTTTTCCAAAGATTAAAGCCAATTAAAGCTCGATAACGCTCTTCATCTGTAAAATTATCTCCAAATGAAACCTCATTATAAAGGTTTGGAACCCAGACAATAGAGGAGCAATTAATGGCTAGAAATAGAAAAAAGGCTAAAAACAGAGTATGACGAATCATATTGAAATGCAAAATGATTAATATATCTAGCTTTTAGCCAAAAATTAAACGCTCCTTAATCCAGCGCTCTGGATTATTTTTTTTAAAATCAAAAATTTCATCAAATGATTTGACGTTACTATCAGTGTCGTTATCATTAAAATATAAATGAGTCTTTCCCGCTTTAAAATCATTATATATCTTATAATTCTTAAGATTAATTTGTTCGCTCCAAACTGATATTTTATTAATTTTAAATAGTAATGAATCAAATTTAAAGTAATTATAATTAATTATATACTCGCACTCATCACATTCTTGAAAAAGATTTACTGAATAATTATTCAGTGCCATTATTGCAGTAGAATCGCTAAGTTTGGAATCAGGAAAGTTATTTTCGATAACATTAAACTTAAAAGCTCCTGACATTAAATCAATTTCAACATCAGAAGTCATATAGTCTGTCACTAATTTATAATTAACTCTCTTTAAAAGATTTCCTTCTTTTTCTGAAGAGCATTCAAAAGAATTGCAATAAAAATAATCAAAAATCAAATGACATTTGATTTCTAACTCTTTAGAACATATTGGGCAATGTGTTTCTTTAAGTTTCAATAGAATTCATCATATATTTCTTTAGTTAGCCCGGCATCAACTAGCATAGGAACATCATCCTTCATGCACCAAGAACTAATGCGAGACATATCTCCAGGCATTAATTTATGTTTTTTACCAACGGCAACCAATTCTTTATAAATCGGAAGCTCTTTAATTTTATTGAAGTCTTTGGGTTTAGCGGCAGAATCATCGCTAACATCTTGAAGTCCATAATCCAAAGCTTTCCCAAAATCTTTAAAATTAACTCCAATTAATTTTTCAAATTCCTTTTCTGTAATCTTGTCTAAGAAAGGCGAAAGCTTCCAAACGCCATCTTTATCAAACTTGGTTGTTTCATTAATGAATTTAGATTTTATCTTAGATTCAATCTTATTTTGGGAAATGCCCCGATCATTTTTAGCCAACTTCATAGCCTGCTTGCCATCATCTACAAGATAAACGACCCGAGAAGAACCAGAAGAAAGATGTTTGAGATTCTTTTCAGCATAATCAACCCGAGCCGTAAAGGTCTCTAACTCTGAAAGGTTTTTCAGGACCGTTTCAAGATCATCTGAATTTTCAGGAAGCTCTTCTTTTTCGGCAAGCTTGAAGAAACAATTGATTTTATTAGAAAGATGCTTAATAGACTTCATATATTATTTCCAAATAAATACCATAATTTAGCATTTAGTCATGTCTCAAAAGAATTCAAAACCTATTTCTTTTAATCCCTCTCTAAAAGAAGAGGAATACTTGTCTTTAATTAAGACTCTTGTCGATCAACAATATGGGACAAAAGAAGAAGAGAAGGTTCCCGGTTCAGAAGTTTTATATCAAGACCAGCTTAACTTAACAGATGCGACAAGCGACGAAATCCTCGAAAAGCTACATATGACCGGCAATATTACGGTTGGAAATTTCTACATTAAAATTAGAAATTATGAAGCTGTTAAAAATGCTGTTAGCCTTAACATTTCCATCTTAGAAGATAAGGTCTTTACTTTTAAAGGAAATAAATACAAAACAATAAGTAAAATTAATATGTTAACTGATTCTCGATTTAAAAATGAGGATTGGGCTAAGCCTGTTAATAACTATCAAAAATTGCCAATTGAAACAATTCGACAGATTATATCTCACCTTCAATTTGTTTATAAATACCCACAATTTCTATGAAAAAACTGTAATCGTCTCTAATCTTTTAATTAGATCGTTTTTGTCTTCGAAAGTTAAAATAGGAAGATTTTCGACTTTTAAACAATCTAAAAGATCAGCTCCTTGATAAATCAATTCGCTATTATTGTTTTTGTAATTATTAATTAATTTATAATTAGTTTTTGAGGTTGAAAGACTAAATACCTCTGAAAGAGTAGGGAGTAAACTTGATTCTACTTTTCCTGTTTTTGAACAAAAAGAAAGTGTACTAGACTCTATATAGTAGCTAAGGCATTTGCAAGAACCTGAAAATAATTTCCAAGGCTTAAATCTTCCATTAAAGACTCCCCCATTTTCTGGATATAAAAAGATTCTTTTACAATAATCAAGATCGTTATCTATTGATATTTTCAATTCCTTTTTATCTTTAATAAAGGAATTGATTTCAAAATCAAGATTTTCATAATTAATGCTTAATTGAAGGTAATTCCCTTGATCGGGAAAATATCCTGTTTTGAAATTAATTAATAATTGATCGTCAATTGTTTTAATTTCTTTTCTAGAAGTGGAAACGAAATTAAAATTTAAACTAGAATCACATAAAGGACATTTTTTAGAAATAAAATCTTTTATCCAAGTCATTTATGATTAATATCCTGGCAACATCTTCCGCCTTCAGCATAAAAAGCAAAATTCTCATCATGAGCCAATGTAACTGGTCTAGCTCTATTTCTAGCGCCCCACGCCCAATGACCACCTTTTAATCCGCTCTTATAAGGAGAGCCGCTGGAATTAACAACAAATTCATCAACGTTCCCAGTCATATCGTAGACTCCAAATGGAGATTTGCAATCCATGGAGCCAGAAGGAACTCTTTGAGATAATCGTTCTACTTCTTCTCCCCTAGTCTTTGGGTTGAAAAGCTTTTGACTATCAAAAGGAATCCATGGTTTATCAATATTGCATTTCGTAGCATCTCTATTTAAACCATATGGATATGGCAACATCTCTTCGCCTTCACATGCAAATTCCCATTCAAAATCTTTGCAGATACGTTTTCCTTGGTCTTCACATAGCTTTTTCATGTCATTCCAGGATATCATAACAATCGGAATAGCTCCTTTTTGATTTGGAAACTCATAAGTATCTATACAAAAATTCAAAAACTTACGAGTCTTAGATAAACATTTACTTGGGGCAAAACGTAGGCATCGAACCTTGCCATTAACATTGATTGTCTTTTCGTCCCACTCTAAACAATTTTGTTCAACATTAGGGCAATAATTGCCTTTAACTTCAATCATATTGTTTCCGCAAATCGGAGGAGGTTCTTTAGCCTCTTCTGGTTTAGAACTAAGAACAATATTTTCAATGGGTTTAATATCATTGGATTCGGATTTGCGGCATGAAAGAACGGCGCCAGCGACGATAATTGAAAAAATAGATACATTTCTCATGTACTTAACTATATGGACGGCTGGTCGATTCGCAATTATAAATAAATCAGGTGATAAAGATTTAAATTTTTAACGGGGTAAGTCACGCCCGGAGGACCAACTTTTGATGTTTCTACCGCCGCCAAGCCATGTTTAACGAACATTACAATGTCTGCCGTCTCACGGTTCGTTAAATCTGAAAAGTCTCTCAGAATCAAAAGGCGCTTGCCTGTCAAATGAACAACTGTCGGATAATTGGGGTCTGCCGTAATCCGCTGATCATATTCATATCCATCCAAAACTTCTGTAATATAAAGCTGATTGACTAGGTTTTGCTGGGTACTATAGTAACCATCCGAAAAAAGCTCGGTATTAACAAAAATTATAAGGGATGGCAGAGTGGTCATTGAGCCAATTTTTCAAATTTACCAGCCAAAATAAAAAGGCTCGCCGCCTTGTTTAGCTTCGATTCCAGTATTAAGTTCTCTAATTCTTCCTGAATCGCCGGGATAATCTCCTCTAAGGAAGCGACGAATTCATTGCTTTTAAAATCTTTCGGGTCGTAACCCTGAGCTATATAAGAGGCGCGATTGAGTAAGGCGAGGGTTTCTTCGACTGGCAATTCAAATAAATTACCGCGAATTAAATTTAATTTCGTAATGACTTGCCGAAGTTCGAGATCGGCGTTACTTAGTTGAGCCAAGCCAATGACCAATTTTCCGAATAATTTTGAAATTAATTGATTTTTTGAAACATTAATGGTGGTCATGATTCCTCGCATTAATGCCATTTTATTAACTCAGATGATATAAGGTACCATATGACAAAACCAACCTACAAATTTGCCCTTCGTGACGGACTCGATGACAACTTCCTTCCATCAAAAGGAGAGCCGCATGCGACCGGATGGGATGTTCGCGCCGCTTTTCATGATAAAAAGGACTTGGTTATTAAGCCAGGAGAATACTTCAAAATTCCATTAGGCTTTAGATCCCTTCCTCCAGAAGGTTGGTGGTATCATCTTCACCCCCGAAGTTCATCTTTTACCAAAAAGCATGTTCATTGCTTAATTGGGACAGTTGATGAAAGCTGGGAAGGAGAAACATTATGGGCTGGACAATATCAGCCAGATGCGACGCTATTAACGTCGGATCTAGTCATTAAATATGGTGAAGCTGTTGCTCAAATTATTCCTGTTCGGAGAGAAGAGATGAATGTTATGAAAGTTTCAAATTCTGAATTAGATCAAGCATTTGAGACTAGAGGATACGGCAGAAAGACTGGCGGCTTCGGCTCCACTGGTTAAATAATAAAAATTCTTGAGACTTGACGCCGAGTCAAATAAGCTTTAGAATAAAGAAGCCAAAGCGGCATTAACAATAATTTACGGAGAATTTAAAATGGAATTTGAAACTTTAAAAGATCTTGTCACTGATATGCGGGCGTTTTGCAAGGAAAATCCTGAGGCAAAGATTCGCTTTAAGTTTATGCCTGGAATGTTTAAGATGGGCTTTCATGTCTTAGTTGGAACTGAATTTAAGGACTGGACTCTTCCTTTAGCGGCATTTGCTAAGGATATGAATTCTGTCTTATCAGAGGAAGAGCAAAAGAAGATGGAAGAGTTTTCGAAACTGAAGTTCCAAATGGATGAGGTTGAGAGGGTCTTGCTGGACTCTTTATGCAAGAGCCGAGATGAATAAAAAAGAAATACCGGTTCTTAAATATTATGATGTCAAGGTAACAACTATGTTGCCTGCGACATTGACTTATAAAATTTTGGCAGAATCGGCGGAACAGGCTGTTGACCTTATGAAAGGTAAGCAGCCTAATACCGTTTCCCATAAATTAATTGGAAGAAAAGATAAGAAGATTACAGTTTATGAGGCAGGAACTTCTTTAATTAGATTTATAAAAAATTTACTACAATGAAACGAAGCACAAGACACGGATTGAAAATTGATTCTTGTGGAGACAAGCGTTATTATTTTAATGGAAGATTACATAGAAATAATGGTCCAGCAATCATCATCATAGATGATTTTAATGAAAATGCCTTTCTATACTATAAAGAGTATTATCGTCATGGGAAACTTCATAGGCAAAACGGACCTGCTATTGAATATGCCAATGGAGATAAAGAATGGTTTCAAAATGGTAAATTTCATAGGTTAGATGGTCCTGCCATTGAACGCTCTGATGGAACTAAAGAGTGGTACCAACATGGCAAATTTCATAGATTAGATGGACCGGCTGCTGAATGTGATTCCGGAACTAAATGGTGGTATCAACATGGAAAGCTTCATAGATTAGATGGTCCAGCCATTGAATGGGCGGATGGAAGTAAAGATTGGTTTTTTCATGGCAAATACATAAAATGTTCTTCTCAAGAAGAATTCTTAGCTATAATTAATCCTAAATTAGCAATGTTTTGGTAATTAATATGAGAAATGGTCTAATAATAGATGGTTATGGCTCTAAAAAACATTATTTAAATGGTCTGATTCATAGAGAAGGAGGTCCTGCCATTGAAGACTCTAATGGAGACAGATCTTGGTGGCAAAATGATCTGCTTCATAGGCTAGACGGTCCCGCTGTTGATTATGTTAATGGATATAAAGCTTGGTATTTTCACGGCAAATACATTGAATGCAACTCTCAAGAAGAATTTGAAGAGAAAATTAAATTAATAATGTTTTGGTGAATTAATTATAAATGGGATGGGCAGATATTTTCATTAACGTTCTAAAAGAAAAAGGCGAAGTTTCCTTTAATCCTTCCGGCAATTCAATGCAAGGAAAGATTGAGTCTGGAGACCGAGTTACCGTCATTTCTTCTCCAACCTCATTTAAAGTTGGAGATATTGTTCTTTGTAAAGTTAAAGGAAAACAATATCTTCATCTCATTTCCGCTATAGAAGATAAAGAAGATCCAAGGATTCAAATCTCAAACAATAAAAATTATGTCAATGGTTGGATTAAAGCACCTTCTATTTACGGAATTTGCATTCAAGTCAACGATAAAATCTTAACATCAAAGGAAGAAATTGAAAAAAGATAAAAATAAATATATTATTTTAATATATCCTCCATTATATGAGGAAACTAAGTGAGCGGTTTAGAATTCTATATTGCAGATACTGAAACAAATGGTCTTGACTCTAAATTCCATGAATGTCTTGAAGTCGGCATCATTCGCTGTAAAGACCGAGTACAGCTGCATAAATTCATTAAATGTGAATATCCTGAACGCTCAAATTTTGATAGCTTAAAGATTACTAATAAAACCCTTGCTGATATTGTTAAAGGTGATTCTAAAGAAGACGCCGTCAAAACCATTGAACAATTCATATCAGAAGATGGCAAGAATCCCAATGGGCGATGTATCATTGCTCACAACGCTTCGTTTGACCGAAGATTCATGCATGCTTTATGGCAAAAATGCGATTTAGAGTTTCCAGCTTCTCTTTGGCTTGATACCGTTTCCTTAACCAAGGAATACGTTAAGAAAGTTGGAGAATCTAATTTAAAGATTACGAAGACGGCAACGGGCAAAGTTAGCACTCAGCTTCATGCTTGCCTTGACATGCTTGAAATCAAGAAGTTTGGAGCCAAGCACGAAGCCAAGACAGATAGTAGAAATACCTATCTTCTCTGGATGAAACTATTAGAACTTGGCGTTAATTATCTTCCTCACATTAAGACTTTTCCTCATGACTTCAAGAAGTTAGATGAAAATTTAATTGACTTTGATGATCCTAATAATATCCCAGAATGAATCAAACCAAATCAGTTGATAAATTCTACCTTACCTTCGATAAAAGTATTGCTTTAACATCGGCTTACTTAGAAGATCCGTCTATTGATTTTATCATTCGTTCTTGTCGAATGAAACCTTATGATATTATCTATAAGGAATATAATAAGAAAATTAAATTTCATAGCAAATGGGTTGATGAAAACGGAAATACATTAGAAATAATTAAAAAGAAAGTTAGTATTAGCAATAATAATATTAACTTAGATAAATCTTTGTTAGTTAAAACAGATATTTATGAAAATCTTCCTATTTATAAAATAGCTAAAATTAGCAAATTCGCCTTCTTCATCTTTGGTAAAGATGAAGACTTATTAGAAGATCATACTATTATGACTTTCTTGGGTCTAGACGGTTTCTTTAGGAGCTATTGTCTTTTATTTGGGCAATGGACAAAGATTCCGACAACATATCTCGGTTTGAACTTCCTGAAACTAATTTTCCAAAATTTGGATTTGAAGAGATTTGTTGAAGTAAAATTAAAAAACAAACCGTACCCTTGCAAAAGAAGCAGGGGATTCTTATCTTCCATGCCTGCCTGCCCGGAGATGGTTCGATTGATTCGAGACATCTCTGAACCAACATTTGATATTTTAAAATTAGGAGTTTAAATTAGTATTATGAATGAAAAGAGAACGCGACTAGAGTTTGAAGGTCAAGTCTTAGATGAAGCAAAAGGTAAATTTAAAGTTTACGTTGCAGAAAACTATAGCGTCTTATGTACTCTGAGTGGTAAAATTAGACAGAACGCCATTAGAATTTTAGTTGGAGATATAGTTACGATTGAAGTGTCAGAGTATGATACTACTCAAGGAAGAATTGTTAGAAGAATAAAACAAGGCTAATATGCTTGAGATAGTTAGTTTAACTAAATGCCCTCGTTGTTTAAATCAAATACATGAAGGTTATGGATTTAGATGGTGCCTTTATTGCCCGACAATAAGATACAGAAATTGGCTTGTAATAAATACTTCAGACAAAAGTTACGAAATAACCACTTCTAAATATTCAATTAGAATTGATTGTCTTGGTAAGATAATATTGTTTAATGATTATCTAGAAATTATTGCGCTTGAAGGAATTGAGCATCCTAATTTAAGCTTAATGACTCACGATCATATTTATGATTATATAGATGCATTAGTGATATTTTCATAATGATAAAAATTGATTGTCCAAGATGTCATGCTCCAATGCGTGAAGAGATGACTTACCGGTCTTTAACATGTAATAATTGCTTTGTTTATTATTGGATTGATAATAGTCCAGAAAATTTTCTTTATATAAATAAAAACTACAACTATGATAGTGATTGGGTTTTTGTTCTATTTTCTTCGAAATATAGAATTGAATATCATTTTGAAGAAACTTACATTACAAATAGGGGATATAGCATTCAGTCTGCATTAAAAAATATTGATATTACAGAACTTCCTTTTCTTGAGGATGAAGAAATCAATAGCTATGTTGAGCAGCTTCTTATCTTTCAATGATTTTTAAACAAATTACACATTGCCCACGGTGCCATAATATTTTTAAATGGTCATTCGTATTAAATCAATCATATTGTGATTATGATTTTTGCACTCGTTATAAAGGTAGTGGATCTTGGATAAGAATGAAACTTTCATGGGAAAGTTATGAAGTTCAAACAGATAAGTTTATAATTGAAGTATCTCAAAACAAAGCTAGTATATTTATAAAAAAATACCTACGTGAGTCTCTAATTCTAGAAACAAATAGTTTAGAGGACATCTACCTCCTTTCAAATGAACAAATTAATAAAACAATAGAGCGATTGTTGTTATTTTTGTAGATGAATTATTATAATTTAATACAATGTCCTAGATGTAAACATCCATTAGATATGGATGGCATTTATAGTTCATGCTGGACTTGCCCTACAATTAACGGCGTTTCTTGGCTATATGTAATTAACGAAATTGAACCATCCATTTTTCAGGCAGCAATTGCTTTGTCCAACGACAAATTCCATCTTCACATTTATAAAGATAAAATTACCATTTCTTCGCCTTCAAAAAATAATCAGCTATATTTTCAAATGCCATTTGAAATAAAAAATTATCCCAATCTTCATCTATTATCTGATATTGAAATAAATCAATACATCAATCAAATTATATTATTTTCATGAACACAAGTGAATTAAATTTTAAAGATTGTCCTAGATGCAAAATTCCCTTATCAAAAGCAAATTATTATTTACGATGTAATAACTGTGTAATTCCATTATTAATAGATAGCATGGGAGATAAAACATCATTCATTTATATAAATGATTCCGATCCTTTCTTTAGAAATTGGACTTACTTGATAAACTCATCAGTATTTAGAATTATACAGCACGAAAATTATCTGATAGTTTCATATTTGAGTAAATCTCAAGATGAAATGAAAATAATACTTTCAAATATCCCTCCCCTTTATTCTCTAAAAGAGAAAGAAATTAATAATTACATTGAAGAGCTAATCTTATTTTCATAAATATTTTCCGGATCAAATGGACCTTCGTCGCTAACCAAATAAGATAAAGTCTTGTCTTTCATGACATCATAAAGATCACATTCTTGATCGTTAATAAAAACTTTACGGTATATTAATCGTCCTCCATGCGAATAATCAGAATAAGATGCATCATGATCTTGACTATTCAAATTTTGAATAACCTTTCCGTTTGAATAAAACCAACCATAAATAGCAACTTTATTTTTCTTAGTCACTAACTCTTTAGTTAAAACGACATCTTTCTTATGTCCTGCAACTAACTTGCCAAGAGGATGAGCGCTTCGAAGCTTCTCTATCTTGGCATTGTTTTTAATAGCTGCGGCAACGCCCATCATCGTTGCGTCATATGGTGGACCATTAGGAGATGGCTCTAGTTTGACCGAGGCAGCGCTCCAAATTTGATTAACCATTTTTCTGGTTGGCAAAGAACACCCATACTCATTAGCTATTTTTTGATAGGTTAATGGGCTCAATGGCATTCTAATAAAATCTTGATCATTACCAATTGAAATGTAATCTGGAGAAACCAAATATTTTATTTTATAATTATTAAGAGTAATACTTAATTCAACAAAGTTTTTAAAGAAGTCCGGAATATTTCCGCTCGTGAATTCTTTAAAAATAAGATTTTCTCTTGTCTGATTGGCAGGGAAGGTTATAATAGAATTGGCAAAGGTTGAGCCCGAAACAGCGTCAGAAGCTCGCTCTGGAAAAACTGGACCAAATGAGGGTGGCACAGAAGCTTGAACTAATGGTTCTGGCAAATGGACCTCCTCCTCTTTTGTAGGTTGGCATTCGACAGGTTTTTCTCCGGTAATTTTATTAATTAAATTGCTAATTGCTGAAAATATTGACATAAAATCTTCCTTCAATACTATACAAAACGAGTAATAATATTTTAATGCATTTAAAACAAAAAGGATACAATGTTGAAATTTGAAGAGTCTTTATCATTTGATGATGTTTTGCTTAAGCCCCAATATTCTGAAGTCGAGAGTCGCTCTCAGGTAGATGTCAGCGTTAAATTGCCCAAAGGGTTTAAAGTTAGTCATCCAATTGTTCCGGCGAACATGTCAGCTATTACCGGGTATGATATGGCTGAAGCTATGTTTAAAATGAAAAGCTTAGCTTTAATTCATCGCTTTATGCCAATAGAAGACCAGTTCGATTTAATCGAAACTCTATTAAGAAGAAATATAAAAAAAGTCGCTAATCCTTTAGATTATGTTGGAGTTTCAATTGGAGTTAAAGAAGAGGATAAGTCTAATTTAGATAAATTTATTAAACTAGGCGTTAAAATTGTTTGCATTGATGTTGCTCATGGTCATTCTAAATTGGCTGGTGATATGACTCGATATGTCGCTGAGACATATCCTGACGTCTTATTAATTGCTGGGAATGTTGCAACTGGCTATGGAGCGAAGTTTTTGTGGGAATCTGGGGCAGATATAGTAAAAGTCGGAGTGGGCTCGGGATGTTTTGCTGCTGGAACAAGAATATTAATGTCTAATGGGCAATATAAAAATATCGAAGATGTTCTTGTAGGAGATTATGTCATTAATAAAAACGGCAAGCCTGTTAAAGTATTAAACTCTTTTAGCACTGGAATAAAAAAAGTTGCAGAATTGAAAAATAACTCTTTTTATAAAAATACATTTGTGACGCCAGAGCATGAATTCTACGTTGGAGATTTATCAAGCACATCTAAAGCAAGTTTAGGCGCGCATGGCTATAAAAAATTACTAGACGTTAGGTCTAAGACAATTCCAAAAAAATCAAAATATAAATGGAAATCAGTTTGTGAATCTGAAAAAACAGTATTTTTATTCCCCAATAAAATTGATTTTGAAATGCCTGAAACATTCAAAATATCTTTGAAAAAAAGATTTCATATGCCTAAATTTGAAACAAGTAACCATTCCTATCAAGAAGATTCTGTTATCATCCCAAATTATGAGTCCGGATATTTATTTGGAACATTTTTGGGAGATGGATGCGCACACTCTGTTTTATATAAAAAAAATAATTCTCGTATTGGAGCTGTTACTTGGTATTTTGGAAAAAATGAAATGGATGTAGTTGATAAACTTATTAATTGCATTGAGAAAATTTTTAATAAAAAACCTAAAATTATAGAAACATCAAATATGTTCAAAGTAACTTTTTACTACAAGCCATTATCTGATTTTCTTTTTTCATTTGGTAAAAAAGAAAAAAAACATTTGCCTGATAATTTATTTGTAAATAATAAAGATTATTTAAATGGATTATATGATGGTTTGTTAGATAGTGATGGTCATTATTCCGATTCAGAAACCGATAAAAGAAAATCATTATGTAATACCTCTGGCAAAGTCATAGAGTTATTTAATATAATTAATTTTAAATTATTTGGATATATGCCAAATAATTTAAACAGAGGAAAAGCTGTTGGTAAAATAAATGGAAAACATGATGCTTATATAAGCAGAACCTTAGCTAGACCAGAATGGCGACTAACAAATGATTTTTATATAGTAAAAAATTTAGAATATAAAGAAGATGATGTTTCAATGGAAACTTATGATCTTACTGTAGATTGTGACACGCATAGTTTTATTGCTAATAACATGATTGTTCATAATTCCACATGTTCAACTAGAGTTGAAGCTGGTGCTGGTAATGGGCAATTATCTGCTCTCATGGAAGTGTCTTCTTATAAGAAAGAATTCTTCTCTTATAAAGATGTTGCCTTTATCGCTGATGGTGGAATTCGATATGCTTCAGATTTAGTTAAATGTCTTGCTTTTGCTGATTTGGTTATGGCAGGCAGCCTTTTTGCTGGATCTTGTGATGCTCCATGCCAAGATATTATGATTGATGGAAAACTTTATAAAAATTATGAAGGCAGCTCTACTCATAAAGATAGTCATGTTGAAGGAGTCAAAGCAGTCGTAGAGCCAAAAGGTCCAGCTTCAGAGATTGTAGAAAAACTTTTGCAAGGCTTAAAAAGCGGCTGTTCTTATCAAGGCGCGCATAATTTAACAGAGCTAAAAGAAAACCCAGTTTTCGTCAGAGTGACAAATGCTGGATTAATTGAATCTCATCCTCATAGCGTTAAAAGAATTACGTAATATGTTTTGGAATGAAGTCAAATTATTATTTAGAAATATTATATTAAATAATAAAAATGGTCTTCCTATTAAGGATGGCTACATTTGTTATAATGATTGCCGTATAGCATATTATGATTCTAATAATCGCCTTCATAGAAACGATGGTCCTGCGGTAAATTACATATTAGCATGTAAAGAATGGCATCAACATGGTCAGCGCCACAGAATAGATGGACCAGCTATTGAATTGGCTAGTGGATCTAAATTCTGGTGTCAAAATGACAAGCTTCATCGGTTAGATGGTCCAGCTGTTGAATATTATGATGGACACAAAGAATGGTGGTTTCATGATGAAAAAATAGATTGTTCTTCTCAAGAAAAATTTGAAGAACAAATTAAGTTAGCGATGTTCTGGTGATTGATATGAAAAATGGATTATTTGTAGATTCAGGTGGAACTAAAATATATTATTTAAATGACAACTATCATCGAGAAGATGGTCCGGCTATCGAATATCTCAATGGAGGAAAATCATGGTATCAAAATGGTGAATTTCATAGGCTAGATGGACCAGCTATGGAATTTTCCAATGGAGATAAATATTGGTACTTTCATGGTAAAGAAATAGATTGTTCGTCTCAAAAAGAATTTGAAGACAAAATTAAGCTGGCAATGTTCTGGTGATCTTTATGGAAAATGGTTTGTTTATAGATAAGTTTGGTACTAAAATATATTATTTAAACGATCTTTATCATCGAGAAGATGGTCCGGCAATAGAGTTTATTGATGGACATAAAGAGTGGTTTCAGAATGATCTTCTCCATCGATTAGATGGTCCTGCTATTGAATGGAATAATGGAAATAAATTTTGGTTCTTTCATGGCAAAGAAATAAATTGTAAATCTCAAGAAGAATTTGAAGAACAAATCAAATTGGCGATGTTTTGGTAATTGTTACGAATAACAGTTTAATTAAGGAATTGTATGTACATCTTAAATGATTACGATAAGATTTTAGAGAAAATCATCTTCGACGGAGATCTTTCTTCTAATAGAACAGGGACCGATACATTATCTCTTGCCGGAGTTCAATGTCGATATCGTATAGATGAACATTTCCCAATTCCTACAAGACGAAAAGTCTTTTATAAATCCATCTTCGCTGAACTTCTTTGGATGCTGTCAGGTTCAACAAACATTAATGATCTTAATGCTTTAGGGTCTAAGATATGGGACTTCTGGAGAGATCCTGAATTTGAAAAACGAAATGGGTATGAAGATGGAGACCTTGGTCCAATTTATGGAAATTCATTCCGAAATTATAATGGACAATATAAAGTTCCAGGAACAGGATTTGATCAGGTTTCTTATTTAGTTAATGAATTAAAAACAAATAAACAATCTCGGAGAGCATTAATTAATTTATGGAATCCTGAAGTTATGACTTCGGATAAAGTAAAATTGCCAACGTGCCATTATGCTTTTCAAGTCTTGGTTGATAGCAAAGATAGAATGACTGGAATATTAACTCAGCGTTCCGGAGATTGGCTTCCTGGCGTCTCGGCAAATGTTTATTTTTATTCTGCCTTATTATATATGATTGGTCATGAAACCGGATATAAGCCATATGAATTAGTTCATCATGTTGGTTCCGCTCATGTCTACGTTAATCAATTAGATGCCGCCCAAGAATACTTGGCAAGACCTATTATTGATTCTCCCAAACTTATTTTGAATAAAGCGAAAAATATATTTAGTTATACTCTTAATGATTTTGATATTCAGAATTATAATCCTGGGACTTTAATTAAAGTTCCGGTATCAGTCTAATATGATTCAAGATATAATAATAACTAATCACTTTGGAGATAAAAAATACTATCTCAACAATCTATTTCACAGATTAGATGGACCTGCCATTGAATACAATGATGGCACTAAATGTTGGTTTCAATACGGCAAACTTCATCGAGAAGATGGTCCTGCCATTGAATATAGTGGCGGGACTAAAGAGTGGTATCAAGATGGAAAACGTCATAGAGAAGATGGACCAGCTTGCGAATACTCTAATGGAGTTGGAAGTTGGCATTTTCATGGCAAGCCTATAGATTGTAAATCTCAAGAAGAATTTTTAGCTATAATTAATCCTAAATTAGCAATGTTTTGGTGACTATTATGAGAATTAAAAATGGATTATATATAGATGAATATGGACATAGATTTTATTATCTAAACTATGAATATCATCGAGATGATGGACCTGCTATTGAACATGTCAGCGGATCCAAAGAGTGGTTTCAATATGGGAGGCGTCATCGTTTAGATGGTCCTGCCCTTGAATGGCATACTGGAGCTAAATATTGGTATTTTCATGGTAAACAAATAAATTGTAAAACTCAAGAAGAATTCGAAGACGAAATTAAGTTAGCAATGTTTTGGTAGCATGATATGATGAATAGTATAAAAATAGATAAATGGGGAAATAAAAGACATTTTTTAAATGATTTACTTCATCGAGAAGACGGTCCTGCCATTGAATGGATCGATGGAGGCAAATCTTATTATCAAAGAGGTCAACGCCATCGTTTAGACGGACCCGCTATTGAATATGTCAGAGGCGCTAAATGGTGGTATTTTCATGGTAAATATATAGATTGCGACTCTCAAGAAGAGTTTGAAGAGCAAATTAAGTTAGCCGTGTTTTGGTGAAATATGAGTAAAATTAATTTACATGCAATATTTGCAGATGAACGATTGTCACAATACGATGTTGACATTATTCAAAAAATCTTAGACCCAAGCAAAATGGAAGATGTTGATGCTAGAGAATTGCTTGTTAGAGCCTATTTATTACTTAGCAATTTAACTAAGAAAAATCTATATAATTGTCAATGGTGTACCGGATGTCCAGGGTCGCCAAATGGAATTCAAGAGAAATGTTCTAGTAATTGCCCTCATGCGGAGGGTTGTGAAGCGGCTGAAATATTATCAGATTTTAATAAATGACTATTTTTACGATTACAAAATGTCCAAGATGTCAATCATCTCTTTCTAATTATCTTAATAAAGAAGGAGATGTTCTTGATGAATGGTTTTGTTGTAATGTTTGTCCAAAATTCAATAATATTAAATGTGATCCTGATGAATATCATTGGTTTTATATAAATTATTCAACCGAAAGATTTATAGTAAATACAGATAAATATAGCTACAGTTGGCATAATAATGATTCCATCATTGCATTCGGATCTGATCCTTCTAAGGACGAAGTTTATGTTGATGTCGATACATTATCATTATTTGACAATCTTTATCTTTTAACTAATGAAGAGATAAATGCAACGATAGAAAAATTCCTTATATTTTCATGATCACATTTCCTATCACCATATGTCCAAGATGCAATTCAAGATTAAAAAAGGTTGGAGGTGGAAAATCAGCATCATCAAAGTGGATAGGCTGTCTTGAATGTCCAAAAATCAATTTTAAAAGCTTCAATCTCAATTTTATTGAGATAATTAATCCTCTACAAATCATAGAAATTAACACTCATAATTACAATATTTATTATGATAAAAGAGATGGATTATTTGAAATATCATTAAATGAGCCTCCAGATGGAGAGCAAGTTTCAATCATTTCTAAAATATCACTAAATGATAGTGATTTGGCTCTATCAGAATTAGAGCTTGACAAATTAATTGCATCACATATTATATTTTCATGATTACATTTCCTATTGAAAATTGCCCACGATGTAATCGTAAATTATATTGTCCATCCCCATATTTAGGATGGGGATGGTGTACATCATGTCCAATGATTAAATTTAATAATGGAGTTATAAGATGGTTTGAAGTCAAAAATTCGACTCAAAGAATCGAAGTTGATACTGACAAATATAGTCTTCTTTATCTTAAAGAAGAAAAAGTTTTTGGTGTATCAGCTCCACATGACAGAGATTTTATTTTTAAAATATCATTAAATGATGAAGACCTTGCTCTTTCAGAAATAGAACTCAATAAATTACTAGACCAATACTCAATTTTTTCATAAAAAGGTAAAAGCATATGACTATCAAAATGATTGCCGCCGTCTCCCAAAATGGGATTATTGGCAATAAAGAATTGAATAACCTTCCTTGGACTATGGATGAGTACAAAGAAGATATGGCTTTCTTTCGAAGAATGACGGCTAATTCAACCATCATCATGGGAAGAAATACTTTTACCTCAATCGGAAGCAAGCCTCTTCCTAAACGTCGTAATATCGTCGTCACTAGCCAAACAACAACTATCCCTAATATTGAGCTTGCTCATTCTCTCGAAGAAGCTATTGGCTTGGCTCATCAGGACCTTGATGTTTGGATTATCGGAGGCTCTTCTATCTATCTCGCTGGCATGAAATATGCCGATGAAATTTATTTAACTCTTGTTCCAAAATTAATTACACCTTCAGCAGATTCCGTTTTCTTCCCTTGGATTAATCCTGCCTTATTTGAATTTAAAGGTTCTATGAGATTAGAAGGCGATAATAACTTAGACGTTGCTAAGTATTCAAAAATTACTTAATTTTATTAATTAAATTAAAATACAAATCAGAGCTTTTAGAGATCGTATCGATCCTAGAAGCTTTTTTGCTTTTCCAATTACGAGCAGCTTCCTGCTGTCCTGGTAACCACTGCTTTTCCGTTGAATCAACATTGGAATAAGCTGGAACGTTAAAGAAGCTTCCTGGGTTTACCAAAACCCCATCTTTCCAAACCTGAAAATGTAAATGTGGCCAAGTTCCAGCGGCATTCCCAGAATCTCCTACAGTCCCAAGAACCGTATCTTTATCCACCTTATCACCCTTAGTTACTGCAATCGAGCCAAGGTGAGCATAGTAGGTCGTGATTCCGGCGTCATGCTTGACATTTACGACGTTTCCACCCATTGGGTCGGTCCCGGCATTGGTCACAACTCCAGACGTCAGAGGATAGATGCTCGTGCCACCAGGAGCCCTCATGTCAACGCCATTGTGCCCTTTCTGATGGCGCTTATCCGTCGCAACCCCAGGAGAAAAATTTCCTGAATTCTTCCAGCTGCCTCGAATCGGAGACTGATAGCCACCTTCGACTGCCGTAGGGCTTAGGCTTTTCTTAGGGGCTGAAGGAGGTTTAGGAGCATCTCCTTGAATCCCAAACATTCCCTTAAGCTTATCAATCCAGCCGCCAATATCATCCAAGACAGTCATACTCTAAATACGATTTTATCGGTATTTATTAAATCGACAAGGATAACAAATAAAAGAACCATCTTCTTGATTCGGCTCAGATTGTCGGCAAAACTCTTGACATCTCTTGCAAACATAACCATCCAAAATCAAATCAATCTCGGCAATAAATGAGTCTTGAACGTAAATAACAAGGCAATCTAGAAATTTTTTGCCAACTTCTAAAGACTCTAAATTATCTCTCGTTACCCGAGTAGCACCATTTAATCCAATATAATCAGGAACATAGGCGAAGTAGCCAAAGCTATCGACTGAAGCAATTTCTAATTTAATCTTGGTGAAATGATGGGCGTAGGGATGGACTATCCAACTATCTCTGACATGACATATAATCTTGTCTCCAATTTTAAGTCGGTCCATTGAATAAATATAAAAAAAATAGCATGCCAATCCTTGAGATCAGCATGCTATTCGAAAACCATAATTAGGTTTTATTCTTGGGTAGACGGAGGAGCCTCAGTATAAAAATAGACTGAAGTTCCCTTATCCAACATTTCTGAGACTAACAACTCCTTCATTCCACTAACCTTTTCCACCATAAGGTTAGAGACATGAACGGAAGCTTTCTCATACTTTGCCATTGCCGCTACCTTCTTCAAGCATCCAGCCATTGCTTTGGCATTCACTTTTTGATCTTTATCTTCAAAGAGACAATGAACGACCCAAGTGTCACTTTGAACCGCCGTCGTTTGAATGTTCCCAAGCTTAAAATCAATATGATTTGAATACCAGCCTTTGGCATCAACCTTGGCTTGGCGCCATTTTTTATTCAATAAATTATACATTTCGGTATCTGTCACACCAGCTTCATTGATCGGAACCAGAACCAACCTTAAATTTCCCAGCTCGGGACTCAAAATTGAACCTTCAACGACCTTCGTTTTTCCAGCCGTCACAAACCTATTCTCGCTCATTTTATTTTCCATTAAGACTCCTCATAATATTTCTTTAGCTCATCTAATCTTTTAAGTGCAGACCCAGAGCTAGACGATATGTCTAATTGAAAATCTCTCAGTCCCATCTCTTTTCCAACTCTCAAGTTCTCTTCTAAATCATCAACATAAATCGCACCCTTAAATTCTGGATGCATCGTCAAAAATGTTTGGTAATAATTGTAAGTCGGCTTTCGAGCCCCAACTTCGCAACTATAGAATTTTATTGCTTTTTTAAAAAATTCAAAATCTTTAAAAATAAAGTCTAAACAATTAATATGTTCATAACCAATATTAGAAACAATCGCAACATCTAAATCAAACTCTTTAATTAAAACAGATAGATATTTGATGACGCTATAATTTGGGATTAATGTTTTGTTCCAAGCTTTAACTAAGTCTTGAACGACATACTCGGATTTAATTCCAAATTTTGTTCTTATTTCATCTTTGATATTACATAAACCTAAGTCTTGAAGCTTTTGGGTACAAGATAGGAAGTGATAACAATCTTCTTTAGACAAATTAATTTCTCTAGATAATGGCTCAACAAATTGATCCATATCAATGGCGCACATTACATTTCCAATATCTAAAGCTAATTTCATATTAATTTATCCAAATGAGGATTCAAATCTTTTTTTATTACAAAAGATTCATTATCAAATAACTTTTGATCGAAAATACATTTTCCAATATGATATTTATCGACAAAGAATCCATTAATGATCGTTTCAACCTCATTGAAATCGGGTTTGACATGAACATATTTTCCTGCGTAGTATGCGTCAGCGATAAAGTCCATATACCCTTCTGTTATAACCATCTCTGAATTTTTTAAATTGCATCCGTATTCTTTTGTCGAATATACGTCTTTCATTAAAATATCCGCATACTTTTCCTCTAAATTATTAGAGAACAAAACAACATCATCGTGCCTTTTTAAATAATTAATATATTTTTTATTATTTGATAATGATGTCGCACAGACATTATGTTGACACGGAATAGACAATCTGCTTTCTGGAGTATATGGTTGAATCCAATTATAATCAGAAAGCAATTCGATATCAAGACAGCTAAAATGAGAATAAATTAATTTTTTATCTGAATTGGCTAAAACATATTTTAAACTCGGAGTAATGCTTGTCTTATCAATTAGATACGGGTACTTTTTGTAAAGATGGGTCTTTTCTTGCTTATCAATTCCATAATAAAATAATAATGGGCTAACTTGCCAAACAGGGACTCCAATTTGGAACCCTAAATGAGACGTATATAATTCTAAATCACTAATAATTAGATCAGGCTTAAACTTTTTAACTTGATTATAATATAGCTCTAAATTATCATTGCTATAACTAAATTTGTCTGGCTTCGTAATATTTTGAAGGGCATCTAAAGTCCAATCTAGATAATAATTATCAAAGGATCGATTGTATCCGGCTAACTTAACAATGTGATTGTTTAAATAAGGTAATAGTCTAGAAAATTGAACTTGGGCGCCTTTGCGAGAAGTCGCCGCATAAAGAATCTTCATTTTAATTTTGAGCGGATTCGTTCTAATTGAGCTTCAAACAATAAATTGGTTGCCTTGGTATCCGCAGAAGCAGAGTGCGCTTTCTCATTTTTAATTCCATAACGTTTAATCAAACTAGAAAGACTAAATGTTTCAGCGTCTGACATTCCAGTTAAACTCATAACTAGTTCGATTTGAATCGTATCAATCATTTTTCGTCCAAAAGGAAAAGTCCCGGAACTTCCACATTTTTGCCATAGATAATAACAAAAATTGCGATCAAAGCTAATTTGTTGCCCGACTAAGACTCTTTCTTCTGAGGTTACGGAATCTTCCATAATCCAATTTTCAATTTCAATAATTGCCTTATCAGCAGGCATATAGGTTTCACGACCATATTTAGTTTCCCATTTAAGGTCTTCTAATTTATGACCATTGACCTTTAATGCGCCTAGGTCAATTCCATCAACATTAGACGGTTTTAAAAACCAAGTTCTTTGGGAGTCATCGCTTTTTCGATAAATAGATAACTCTATAATATCATTGACAATAGGATCGAAGCCGGTCGTTTCGGTATCTAAGGCATAGTAACTAAATTCCATAAATTCCTTTTAGGAATTATTTTTTAATTCCTCTTTGAGTCGCTTTTTGAATGCGTTCAAGGAATTTAACCCTTCTTTGTAGCCGCGCAATAGAAAATTAATTCCATCAACGGTCCTAATGAATTCTTTTTCTTTCGCCGTCAGCTTCGTTCCTTCCAAAACTAACGTTACTTTAGTATTTTCATAAAATTTCCATTTTTCGCTTTTATTAGGCAAAGCAAATCTTTTTATTCTTATAATAGGATTTGAAACATCATCTTCTTCGTGGTATAAATCATATTCATATTTGCTCAAAGCAAACTTTATTCCACTACTTCCACCTCCAGTATCCCGCTCTTCATCGTAAGACTTTGTCATTTTACTATATCTCCTCCAAGGCTCCAACCCATCAACATTGCCGCTAAAATTCCCGAGACTCCAGCGCTTTCTCCCGCAACATACATGCCTGGGACTTCGCTTTCCAAATTGTCTCCAAGATTAATTTTTGGAGCCATTGCCGTTAGAGTCGGAACATGAAAATATCCTTTAGTAATAATATCTGGCATAATTAATGATAATTCTTTAATTTTATCAATCAAGAAATTATATTCTTTCATAATTGAAATCTTACTCTTACCAGATAAAAATAATGAAACTTTCTCTTTTAAAACACGATCATTAGATATGATATAAGTTAATTTACCCATTCGGTCTGTTTGTTGAACGCCTTCATTATTGGTTGGAATATCTCCAATTAATGAGAATGAAACCTTGTCTGACTTCCATCGGTCTTCATTTGACCGAAAAGCAGAAATTGCCATATCTAAATGATCTTCTGGAATAATGGTTCCAAACCAAGATAATGGTCCTATCTCTAATTCTCCGGGCTTAGAGATGACGCAATTAGACTTATTAAAGTCGTGAAGACAATGCGCTGGCATTTCAATTCTAATGCCATACTTAGCCATTTCATTGTTTTCTATAATCCCAAAATTAGAATAAAGATTATGCGCCCAACGCCAACCAGACCTACCAACTGAAATGATAACCTTTTTTGCTTTAAACTCTTCATGTTCTCCAGTAATGACAAAATGACCTTTTTGTTTAGCAACAGAAACAATTTCGTTATCAAAACTATATTTAAAGTTTTTATTAGCCTCCATTGTCTTGGCTAAATGTTTTGAAAGCAAGTGTATTTCTTTGGGAAAGATTTGAAAATAATCATTTAACTGAACATTATAGCCTAATTTAGTTAGCTTTTTATCTACCGTAATAGAAGGGGATTTATCTTTCGTTATTTTAAAAGGAGTAATATTTTCAATTAAATTCGTAACTCCTTTTAATGCCGCTTTAACCTTTCGATTTCCGATGATGTTAGAAACCTTTTCTACATCGGTCATGTAGAGCTTTCCATCGCTATTAGGAAGGCAACCAAGAAAGCCATCAATCTGGCGCTTTCTTTTAGCAGGAGGTCTGCCAATATCAAATAAAATAACTTTTAAATTCTTATGTTCTTTGGCTAATCGATAACTGGCAATAGCTCCAGCGACGCCAGCTCCAATAATGGCAACATCTGCAATATCACTTGACATTAAGACAAACCTTTACGTAAAAACCCATGAATAATCCTTAATACCTAGTTCGGTATCAATTATTATATCATGGATTTTTTAACTCTCGGAAATAATTTGATCTAAAATTTCAAAAATGGGGTCTTCAAACGGCTTTTCACCAGCATTAATTTTAGCCAATGCCTGGTCAAAATCTTTGAGAATAGAAAATTTCCACATAAAATAATAAGTTGAATCACTAAAATGTTTAACAAAGAATTGTTTTTGGTCTTCTAAATTAATTTTATAATTATATTTATCATTTAATTTTTTCATTGAATACAATGAAACAATATAAGCTCGTTTTTCAAAATACATTCTAAAAGGAGATGGAAGAGGCAATAAACATAATAGTAAAACAAGAGCTAATTTCCAACTGAATAGTAATGCGAGTGGAGCTAATAAAGCAAATATCTGCGGGCTCAAATAACCGATATTAAATAACATACCGTATTTATTTAAATCATAAATATGAACTAACTCGTGTAATAAAACAATTAAAGAAGAAACTGGATGATTTGTAATGAATGATTTTTGAGGAAAATAAATGGTATGACCTAGGGTAGTTATAAACTCCGTCATAAAATTTTTATTAAAAAATAATATTTTAGATATAATGAACATTATTAATGATTCATTTTTAAATTTTATTTCTAATTTTGGAAAATATTTTTTGGCTAAATTAATTGATTCCTGAAACGCCATATCTTATTCTCCTTTATTATTCTAAATCAAGACTTCCAACATTTAATAATCCGGCTCCGGAGCCAGCTTTAGCTTTTGCCTGAGCTTGGCTTAATCTTGCCGCACGGTTTTGTTTCATAAAAGATTGAAATTCTGCATCAATTATCGCTTCAACTTGTTTAGTTAAAGAGGCTGGACTAACTCGTAATATCCACTCTGCTCCAACGTTAGGAGTAGCATTAATTTTTAATGAAAATGAAGTTGGTTGTCCCGATGTTTCATAATATTTTTTTAAAATGTTTGCAGCTTTACCATCTGGATTTTGTATAATTTCTGAAAACAGCTTTTGCTTATCTGCCGAATCAAAAAACAATTCAGTCGTTCCATTTTGCTCAATCTGTTGAGCGAACTTGTCTGCTAACCTAATAATTTCTTTTAAATATTTCAATATGAACCTTGAACTGTAAGAGTTGTATAATCATAAGTTCCTGCTGGAGTAGGAGCATTGATAGTTGTTACAACGGTATCAACCCAAAAATATCTAATATCTAAATCGTCAAACATAGCTAATTTATAATGAAGAATACTCGGAGCGGGATCGATAAATATAACATCAAAAACAGAAAGCCTTGTTTTAGTGGCACTATAACCATCTACTCTAGGTGCTAAATTTCCGGCTAATGCAACCATTAGGCAACTACTGGCGTTGTTCCATTCCAAGGAACAATGACATCTCCAAATAGAGCGAAAGTACGAGTTAAATCTGCTGGAAAAGTATCTCCCGTTACGCCTGGAGTCGCCAATCCATACCACATATCATAAATAGATCCGTGTCTTCCTCGGTGGGATGCAGTCACCGAAGCAATTCCTATAGGAAAAAATGGAATAGTCGAATCAAAATCATTAAGGCTTGATAGCGCTGTTGTTAATAGAGAGCTAGTTATTCCTTCTGAACAAAAAGTAAGGTTAAAGGTGCCCGAACCTCTTCCTCTGAAGAAATAGGAGGCGCCACTTAAAGTAGTTTGTGTTATAACGCTACCTTCAGAGGCTGAAGCAAATGCTCCAGAAACACTAGGATTTGTCCATCCCGTAACGCTTGCATTTGGCTTATCAAACATGTAAAAAACAGTTGTTGAGTTTCCGGCGCAACAAATAACTCTAGTACACTGACCATCTGTAGATTGTTGAATATTCGTAATAATATTAGCATCAGTGCCTGTTGAGGTAGACATCCAAGTCGAATTACTTATTAAAACTATTTCATCTGAAGCTGTTGGGCGATTTGTAGCTGTTCCCCCAGTTACAAACCCTGCACTAGGAGAAATAACGATGGTGCCTTGGGAAAAATTTGAACTAGTACAATCAATAACTAATTCAAAATTAGTTGCAATTCCAGTTTGCCTAAGTCTAATCCAAGAATGATTGCTTCCAGCTGTATTTCCAATTAAATTAGTATTCGCAAGCCAAGTATCTGTTCCAGCAGGAGCCCCTCCAGTTCCAGCCGTAGAATTAACAACAGTCCAAGGGTTTGTGGCAAAAGTTACTAAGGCATTTTTAATTGAAAACATGGCATTGCGACAGGTGGTCGAATAAGTTCCAGTCGCAGAAATAGTATTATTTACCGAGTGTTGCCAGGTTTTAGATAATGTAGGCAATGCCATATCTTTATAAAAAAATATGCATATTATACGTATCTAATGACTATATATGAATTGGTGCAAAAGACAGCATCACTAACGGTACCGCCAGTCATTTTCATTTGTAATTCATAATAAGAATCAGAAGTATCTATTAATTGTCCGGGGGTTGATCCGACACCTAATGTTGGCTCAGTAACACTTAAATCAATATTATAATTAACATTTGAAGTCATGGCGGTGCCAGCAATTTCTATATTATTTTCAGTATCATAAAGCCTAATATCAACTGAAGTTGCTCCAGGAGTTTTATCTACAAAAGCATAAAAAGTAATGACTCTGGTTAAAGACCCAATTGTTGCTGGATAATTTTGAAGCATTAAGCTTCTAGCTCCAACTCTAATATAAGTAGATGATGAAGTTGATATTAATCCAGAAGCAAATGACAATTCCGTGTCAGCTATAAATGAAACTGGAGGCGCAGCAGGTCCCCAAGCATTATCCATATCAGACCAAGTCAAAATATAGCCATCATCAGGAGCTGTTGATAAAACCGAACGATTTTGCAGCTTAATGACAGTTTGAGAGCTTTCTGTTCCGCTTAAATCTCCACCAGCAGAAAACCCAACTGGAGCTGCTTGAGGTTCCCAAGCATTATTCATATCAGACCAAGTCAAAATATAGCCGTCATTAGGAAGAGTTCCGGAAACAGAGCGATTCTGAAGCCCAATGACCGTCTGAGTGATATTGCTTCCTGATAGGTCTCCATCCGCCTGAAACGCCCCTAAAGCGATGTCGGGAGGGATAGGGGTCCAGGCAGAGCCATTATAAGCAAGGACCTGCCCTGAGGTCGGAGCGGTCGAAGAAATGGGGATCCCTCGGAGCCCAATAACCTGCGGAGAAGTGTGAGACCCTCCGAGATCTCCGGCAAGATCAATAATTTGAATATTTCCAAAGGCATCTTCCAAAACCTCAAACCGATGTTTAACGGTCGTATCAATTCCGGAGGGTTTGACGCCTAGTTCCGTTTCAATCGCAATAATGGCATTTCGAAGCCGATTATAAACATCAGCGCTAAAAATAGAAGCAGTATCAACTACCTGCGGAAGCGAGGCATTATCATCTATTTTTGACGGGTATTGTGTTGCCATAGGTTTTCCTATAGCAATGCCAAACTACTGATAGATCAGCATTTTATGAAATACTATAGAAATTGTCTTAGCTTAAGAAAGCTTTCAAAATCTTCTTTAAGACCATTTAATTCAGAAAAACAAAACCATACATAATCATTGTCGTAATCTATTTCTATAAAAAAATAATAATTATGCTTAGAAATCTTAACATCCGTCACATGTTTAAATTTATAATTATATTTATTTAAGACATAAATGGCAAATAATGTCAAAGAACTTTCCTCGATTAAATCGAAGATAGTCATAAAAAAGCCTGTAATGTCAAAAATTTAGGAAGTTCTTTTGAGATATATTCGAAATGAAAACGATCAATAGTAAAAAAATAGTCATCAAGAGTTCTAAAAGAAAATTTTATATCGTATAAATAAATATATCTACGCGGGAATTCATCACAATAATACCTGACACCCAAATCTTGGGAAGCTAGATCGAAAAAAGTATTTAATACCTCATAATTATGACCGGCTATTAAGACCTCTACTGAACTATAAAGATTATCCATCATATGAATTCTTTCAATAAAATAAAAGATTTTAATTCTTTTGTAACTAAATCTATATTAGAATTATAAAAACAGAATAAATACTCTACCTCTCTATTGTATTTAGAATCAAATGTCTTAGGAATATTAATAAAATAATCTGGATTATCTCCTGTGCGTTTGGGAGAAATAGTAACTATCTTTACAGAATCTGAATCAAAATAAATTCCCCGATAAAATCCCTTATAATTATTTTTATAATAACATTCGAATAAAGGAACTCCAGCTTCAATAATCAAAGCTCTTAACGAATCTTCTTTAGAATAAGATTCTTCTTCTAGAGTCATAAATCGCCAATTAATCTTTTAAATTCTTCAGGACTCAATTCAACCGCATTGCTAATTTTCTTCAATGAATTTTCATGATCCTTAGCCTGAATCATAATAACAATATTACCCATTGAATTTTTAGTTATTTGAACAAATGATTTATCTTCAAATTCTATTTTCATCTTACCACTCTCAATGAAACAACTACTTTGTTACTTTCTAAATCATAAATTTGAGCAAGAGTATAATTTGAATTAATCTCCACTAAACGATTTAGAAAACTAAGGCTTTCAGTAAAAGTCTCGGATTTTTTAGAAATAGAACCTAATTTCGGACATTGTATTTCTGAAATAAACATTATTTTCCTCGCACATTATATAATACAAACTCAATGACATTGCCGCTATTACTATCGCTGATAACACAAACTCGATATTTGTCTGAGCCTGGCAATATGCCATTCAAAATTCCAACTATCCCAGCTTCTCTTGAAGCGGCATCCGCAACAAAAGAAGAATTGTCTATAAAATTATCATTTACCTTATGATAAGTCTTAAACATTTTTTGAGCAAAATCATTGTCAACTTTTAATAAGTCATTAAGTTTCTTAATAACATAATTAAAGTAATATTGCTCATATTGAGCAATTGCTTTATCTTTTAAAAATTTAAACATTATCCCTCAATGTCATAATTTCAACACTGCCATCAGCATGAACATAAAGGGTATGTTCCCAATGACAACCAATCTCTTTGGTTAAAACACTCCAGCCATCTTTTGAAACAACACTAGAGGTATCAGCAGACGGAAGAACCATCGGCTCAATTGCAATCGTCAATCCTGGTTGAATCCTAACTCCCTCATCTTGAGATGACCGATTAGGAACAAACATTCCAGCATGAGGCTTATCCCATGAAATAGAATGTCCTCCATAATTGGTAACAACATTAAACCCGCTATTTTTTACTGACTTATAAATAGCTTGACCAATAGCCCCAATTCTATTGCCAATTTTAACAGCTTCAATGCCTTTCATTAAGGATTCTTGCCCTGCGGATAGAAGCTTAACGTCTCGCTCTGATTTAGGGGTCCCATAAATACAAGTAATCGCGGAATCAGCAATAGCTCGTTCATAAGTTGCTCCAAGATCGAATTTAACAATATCGCCATCTTGTAACCGATAATCATTTGGAATTCCATGAACCAGAGTTTTATTGACTGAAATGCAAACTGCGGCTGGAAAGCCTTTGTAGTTTTTAAAGGTTGGAGTACATTTATGATCTAAAATGTATTCTTCTGCCAGAGCAGAGAGTTCAATCATAGATTGCTGAGTTAAATTTTTAGCCTCGCGCTCAAGAAGAGATAAGGCTCCAGCAGTAACTTTGCCAGCGACTCTTTGCTTATGAAGCCAATCTTCTCCTTTTAAATCAAGGAGAAGGCTTGGCAAGAGAGAGCGAGTTGATAATTTCATTAGAGTCCAGATTTAATGTTATTCATTTTACGAACATCTGCCGTTGCCGCTTTAGCCTGATCAAACTTCAAAACTTCTTTAAAAGGCGCAGAAAGGATTTGATTAGCGATGTACCGATCCATTAAGATAAGCATTCCTTGCAGCTCGCCAATTTCTTTTTTAGCGATATTATAATTATTCTGGGATTCTTGGAGGAATTGTCGAATTTGAATTAAACTAGCGATTTTCCCGAATAACTCTCGCTCAAAAACTTCTTGGTTGCGAGGAGTGTCTTCTTCTTTTAATTCAGAAAAGATACTGGTTGGCTCTAGCGGATCTTTAACTACAGCTGGCATAGAAACTTTGTCTTGCTGTAATTCTACGGATGATTTTTTCTTCATTATTTCCTTTATTCTTTATTCTTTATTTGCTGGTTTAACATTTTTGTGAATTTGACCGTCATCATCAATAGCGTCAGCTTCCGTCAAGCCATATTTCATATAAAGCTGAAGTATAGAGTATTTGAAATTTGCTTCGGCGGCAGTGTGCTCAGCTAAAGCTTTTTCAGCTTGAAGCAAAGAGATCCTGCGATTTAGCTTAGCAACATCTAAAAGATATTTGTCTTTTAAAGACAAATGATTTGAAGTCTCTTTAGATTCTAAAAGGCGTTTTGATTCATTGTTTGAATGAGGTAATTCAAATATTTTTTGATTCTCTTCGGGAACTTCTTCGTACATTTCGTCAACATTATCTGCTCGGTCGCTCATTATATGAGATCTCCTTTGAGGAGAGATATACCCCAAGATTTATTTTAATAAATAATTTTAACCAAAAATAATTGATATCTTAAATTCTTCTTGAGAAGAACACTTTATATATTTATTATGAAAATAATAATGTTTATCTCCATTAACACGTTCAATGGCGGGACCGTCAAGTCGATGAAGTTCACTATTTTGATACCAAAGTTTATCTCCATTGCTGGATTCAACGGCAGGACCATCTAGTCTGTGAAGTAAACCATGTTGATACCACCCTTTATATCCATCCTTATATATGATGGCAGGACCGTCTAATCTATGAAGGCGGCTATTTAAATAATATCTTTTAGTGCCAAATGAATCTATCTGCGGCTTATTCTTCATATCAATTACCAAAACATAGCTAACTTAATATATTCTTCAAATTCTTTTTGAGATTTACAATTTATTTCTTTGCCATGAAAATACCACTCTTTAACTCCATCATTCCATTCAATGGCAGGACCATCTTCTCGATGATATTTACCATTTTGGCACCAACATTTAGACCCATCAGCATATTCAACAGCCGGACCATCATCTCTATGGAATTTATCATTTAAATAATGACATTTAGTTCCACGTTTAGTAATAATAAAACCATTTTTCATATCAACTACCAAAACATAGCGAGTTTAGGATTAATTATAGCTAGAAACTCTTCTTGAGAATTACAGTCTATATATTTTCCATGAAAATACCAATATTTAGATCCACCAGTAAATTCTATAGCTGGACCATCTTCTCTATGGAGAAGATCATTTAAATAATATCTTTTAACCTCAAAAGTCCCAATAAAACCTTCAACCAATCCATTTCTCATAACAATCACCAAAACATAGTTAGCTTAATAGTCTCTTCGAATTCTTCTTGAGAATCACAATCTATACGTTTACCATGAAAATACCAATATTTTTCTCCATTAGAATATTCAATAGCGGGTCCATCTAATCTATGATAGTGACCTTTTAGATAATACAATCTAGCCCCATTAATATCAATGAATAATTGAGGGGTCATAATAAAATTATTTTCTATTTTAAAGAATACGCGCAGCTTCAGTTGCCAAAGCGCTTCTCTCGCCTTGAGTCAAAGTGACATGCCCAGCTAACTCAGAGTCCTTAAACTTATCAATGATATAAGTTAAACCATTGTTCATGGCATCTAAATGCTTGTTGTCAATTTGCTCAATATCACCAGTGCAAATGATTTTGGTTCCTTCACCAGCACGAGTTAAGATCGTTTTGACTTCTTCTCGCGTTAAGTTTTGAATTTCATCTATTAGAATAATTGAATCTGGAATGTTTCTTCCGCGAATAAAAGTAATAGCGTTCATTTGAATCCGATCTTTTCTCTGAACCGCTTCGAAATTATTTCTCCACTTATCACCATTAGACATCGTGAATAAAAATTCAAAACTATCCATAATAGATTGAAACCATGGAGACAGCTTTTCAGATTCTGTATTATGAGTTACTATAAAATTATCAGTTAAATATAAATGTTCGGGATTATCAACTCTAATACACTGAACTTCTTTTTCCCCAACATATTCAATATTTTTAATTGCAACACGATGCATAAAAGCACAACTATGTCTAGAGGCTTTTCTGCTAATGAAAAATGGATTTATATGAGCCGGCAAACTAACAGTAAACTCATAAGATATTTTTCGTTTAATGATAGGTCTGCCATTAATAATGCTCTCTTCTCCAATACGATTTCTTTCGCTAATCGTTGCTCGTCCCCCAAGAGAACGAACCAATTCTATAATGTCTTCAGCTAACCGTTTAGATGTTGTACAATACGTAGCTTCGCCTCTTTTTTTAATGGTACCATCAGTATCCATTAAACCTTGAAGTAAGGCAATTCTATTTTCAATAGAATTGTATTTATAATCATCAGGAATAAATTTTGTCCAAGCTTTGGTCCCACTTAATCCAAGTTTATAAAGCTCTTCTTTAATCGGATTTTGCCATCTATTTTTTAGAGGCATAAATTCAAATTTTAAATTATTTATGCTTGGACCTTCATTGCAATAAAAATTCAAACTTTTTCTATTTATTGAAGGAAAAGCTTTACTAGCTAAGCCAATAGAGTTATAAATAACGCTTGAATTATCTATCAAATTAGTCACTTTAACAGGTCTTGCCGTTTTATTATTGTAAAGTTTTGATCTAAAAGAGTAAGCTATATTTTTTCCACTATTTGTAAGCGAGCAATTTAATTGTTCAACTTCTTTTGAAACTCTACCAATAAGTTCTAAATCGGTATTAGATATATTAATATAATCAGATATTGACCCATCGCCTAATATAGCTCCTAAAACATAAGGTGGAATTGCAACATCTTTTTTAGAATAATGAACAGCTTCATTTCTTGGTAAGTAATGATTTATTTTACCATCTTTATTTTTTAAAGATTCCATTATTTCTTTTGTCGATTTGACTGAACCAGGCTTATTTCTTTTTTTATTTTCAAAAGTCTGAGTATACCACAAATGATCTTCGCAGCATTCTGTAGAAGTTCCGTCTGTAGTTGTTACCTTATATACGGATTTTGTTCCCTTTGGAAAAATTCCAGTTACCTGAGTAGGCTTACCATCCCTAGAAATAACTAGATCGCCCGTCTTTAGAGACCCCATTGTGGTCCATCCATCAGGAGTAACTATCTTAGCATCTAGCGGCTGTGGTCCAGGCAAAAATCCTATTTCCTGACCAACCGACTCCATTGGCTTATATATAACTAACTTCTCATACTGTTCACGATCAATAACCAACTCAATCGCGCTCGCCAAGGCAATCAATGATTTCCCGGTTCCAGCTGACCCGACCAATGTAACCAGCGCTACTGACGGATCCAATATTAAATCAATCGCAGCACGCTGTTCTTTGTTTCGAGCAGACAAGCCCCATGGAAAATTCTTTCCAACTACTTTAACAACTCCATCCTCATTCAATCTTCCCATTGAAACTATATTTTCATCTTCATCCGTAAAAACAACGAACTCATTAGGGTGCAATTCTAAATTGTAAGAACGAGGATCAATTGTTTTTTGATTTAATAAATCAATTCCAGCCTCCGGATCAACAACCGTCTTCATTCCCGAATATAGCTCGTCTGATGTTCCCGAAGTCTTTTCATGACCAACAGCAACCATTCCAACCGCTTTAGCGCGGACTCTAAGATTAATATCATTGCTAACGAAAATAACTTCTGCATCGCCTGCTAAGAAAATAGCATTGGCGCAAGATAAAATCCGAGTGTCTCCATATAATTTATCCCCAAAAGTATTTGGGTAGCTATTAGAATCTATTTTAACAGTTAAACCATTAACTTCAATTCCAGAAGTAATATCGCCTTGGTTAGATAATTCATCGAGGAGTCTAATGCAGACTCGTGCATTTTTTCCGACTTCTCCTTGAGCTTTTTTTAATTTATCCAACTCTTCTAAGACAGCAATTGGAAGAATGACTTCGGAATCTTTATCTAAACTCTTAAAGATGGCAGGATCGGTGATCAATGCAGAAGTATCTAATATGTATTTTTTCATTTATTATTTTTCCAAATAAGGAGGCAATATTACAGTCTTAATAATCCTTTCATTAAGGATGTATTAATGTTTAATAATGAGAGAAATATTATTTTCTCAATCATTCGATTCAAATATGCTCCAGCAATTTGTATGCATTTCTAAGAATAATTTCTTTTTTGGATCTAATTCTGCAAGATCCTTTTTCAAAATATATTCGGATTTCTTCCATTCTCCGATTAAATCACTATTCATGTAGATTTGAATCTCACCATCATAATGATCTATAACCTGAACGCCATAAGTTGACAGAACTTCTCTCAATTTTGATTTATTCTCAATTGAGAGGCTTCCGTCTTCTTCCCATAATTCTTCGATTGGGAGACCAATAGAGCTTAAAACATCCCGAACAAATCGGGTCTTTTCTTCCTCTTCGACTCTCGCCGTATTTTCATTGGAATTCAAAAGAATTATGCTACGCATATACCAAATATCTGATTATTGATATTATCCTTCACAAGCCTTACACTCGTTTTCTCCACGAGATGCCATATCGCCCTTGAGAACGCCTTCAGATCGTAAGTAATATAGTGTTTTCAAGCCGCTCTTCCAAGCCGCAATGTGAACGTCATGAATGTACTTTGCGCTAGAATTGGATGCAAAGAAGAGGTTTAGAGATTGAGCTTGATCAATCCATTTTTGCCGTTGGGCGCCGAGTTTAATTAATACATGTTGATTAATTTCCCGAGCCGTTAAGAAAACTTCTTTTTCTAAATCAGATAAGAATTTCAAGTGTTGGACTCCACCACTCTGTTCATTAATAGATTGCCAAACTTCAATCGTATTGAATCCTTTGGACTCCAAAAGTCTTTCAAGCGTTGGATTTTTTCTAATAAAAGTTCCCTTAGCAGATTTAATGGCGACAATATTAGCCGCAATAGGTTCAATTCCGGCAGAATAACCACCAGAGATGGTAGAGTTAGAGACCGTTGGAGCGCAAGCGATTCGATGAGTATTTCGAATTCCGAAACCTTTACACCATTCTGGCTCCCCTAGTTCCTGAGCTAGGACTTTGCTTTCCTCAAGAGATTTTTTATCAATACTTTTAAAGATTTCAGCATTCAACTGCATTACTTCAAAAGAATCCATTGGAAGCATTTGTTCCTGAAGAAGAGTGTGCCAGCCAAGAACTCCAATTCCAATAGCTCGCCCTTTAATAGCAGAACGGCGTGCCGCCTCCATCCCCGTCATATTTTCTGTCTTTTGAATATATTCGGACAGAACTGCATCTAAAAATCTAACTGCCAAATTAACAGTATCAGTATCTTTCCATTCATCCCAACGAACAAGATTTAATGAAGATAAACAACAAACAAAAGTATGATCTGGATCTGTATATAAGGTTATCTCGCTATTGCCAGTCATCAACCCATTAGCTAAAGCAAATTTTCCAGTAGAAGGAACTGTTGGACAATAAACCGGATGAACTCCCTCTAATTTTTCTATTTTAACTATTTTTCTAAAAGTAGTTAGAAATCTATTAGGCTTTTTACAATTTTCAAAATTAAGCCTCTTGCATGAGAGTTCATCTTTTAATTTTACAGTATCATTAGCTGAAATAGTTATTCTATATTTTAGATTAGATTTATCCATGCTATAAGTGATAGCACATGTTTTTAACATGCTTCCTAAATCTAAAATAAATTGTTCATATATACTTGTAATTTGAATTGTATTTTTACATACAGTCCCATCTGCGTCTAATAGACCTGACAGGAATTTTATTTTTGATTTCCTGTTCCAATTACGAACTTCATCTGGCAAAGATTTTTTATATTCTCTTGACCATGGATGAAGTGATTTTCGAAGAGACAAACCTTTTAATCGTTTAAAAATTTGTTTCCCATAAGATCCTTTTGAGCCTGTGTTATCTATAATGTCACTAAATGCAACTTTGATGTTGGCATTTGTATTAGCTTTGCTTGGATTAATTTCTAAAACGGAAGAAATGATTTCTTCTTCGCACATAAATTTTGTAAAATGTAAATTTAATAATGTATTCGTTTCGCTGCTTGTTCCATCACCAATCAAGAACCCTTTGGCATAGGCAGCTTCAGCAGCTATATTCCCATGCGATTCTTGTTTATGAAATTCAACATAATTTCCTATTTCAAGATCTTTTGTAAGAGTTTCGTGAAATTTATTATTCCTGATATCAGTGTAATTTTTTGAAATGAACCATCTATGTTTATCATTAGAATCAACAAAAGATCCATCTGCCAAATGAATTCTCGTTAAAGAATCATAGCCACGGAGTTTAAAACTAGAATTTTCAACCCATTTTTTACCATCATAAATTTCAACAGTCTGATCTATTAAAGAACTGATTTTTTTAGGACCATTTTTAGTAGCAATTAGTGTGTCTCCAGAAAGACAACAAATATTACTTGTGGATACTTTTAAATTATTTTGTTTATAACATTCAGGATTATTTTTATTAACGTTATCAGAAAAGAATATATAAGGCTCTCCGGTCTCAACTCTTTCAGTTAAAATTGATTCCCAAATTTTACGTTTATTTTTATCGCCTGCCAGCATAGATTCCATCCATGCATCTGTAATAGTAACTCCAATATTAATATTTAAACATCGACGATTCATATCGCCAGTTTGCCTTCGAATATTAAGAAACTCTTCTATGTCTCCATGCTCTACTGGAAGGTAGATCGCTGCGGCGCCTTTACGTTGACTTCCTTGTGAAACTGCCACAATAGAACTATCCATTACCTTAGCCCACGGTACTACGCCTTCAGCCTTACCATTACCTTTAATATCTTTACCTCTTGATCTTAAATCTCCAAAGAATATTCCAACACCAGCTCCATTTTTAGAAAGAATGGCTAATTCATGATTTTTCATAAAAATAGAGTCAATAGAATCCTGTAAATGTAGACTATTACACGACACTGGGAGCGCTCTGTCTGAACCTAAATTTGCCGCAATAGGAGATGCTAAGCAAAGCCAATTATTCCATAATATATGGAAAAATTTTTCCTCATATTTAGCTTCGGGAGAATAATAGCTTGCTGCTGCTTTAGCAACTCTTCTATACATACCCTTGGGAGTTTCATTAGGAAGAAGATATCCGCCACATAATGTAGTATATCCTTCATCTTTCATCCATTCAGGAGCTTCACCATTAATTTTAAGTTCTTCTAATTTGTCAGTCATAAATTCTCTCTATTAAATATTATTTAGTCTCTTCATCATCCCAAATATTGCTAAAATCAGTAACGCCTTTACTGTATTGGGAATTTCTACTTGCAAAAAAATCAACGTGGGAAACGCCAGAGCTTAAAACAGAAAACCATTCCATTCTTTCGAGCGCTTTTTTATCTATGTTTTTATAGATCTTCTTTAATCCAATATCTCCAAGTTTAGTATTAGTTCTAAATCTAATAAAAGCCTTAAGATCTTGAAGATCAATTCCTTCAATTGGACCAAGCTCAAATGCTTTTGAAATGAAAGCATCTTCTAATTCAACAGTCAAACGAGCTGCATCATATAACTGCTCTTTTAATTCATCAGTCATGATTTCTGGAAACTCTGAAACTAATGTTCTAAATAGCCAACATCCGGCATCAGAATGTAGCGATTCGTCCTTGATTGAAAAAGCAATAATCTGACCAACACCTTTTAATTTATTGAATCTTGAAAAGTTAAGAAGAATAGCAAATGAAGAGAATAAATTAACACCTTCATTAAAAGCAGAAAAAATGGCAAGGCTCCTAGCAATCTCTTCTTTAGTCTTGCCTTTTGTTGAAATTAACCGATCAATTTTTGCTTTAGCCGTAGGTTCGTGCAGAAACGCATCGAAATCTTCTAATCCTAATGATTGATTTAAATAAGCATAAGCAACAGCATGAATAGATTCCATGCTAGAAAAAGCGGCAGACATCATCTGGATCTCAGGCTTTTTGAACCATTTAGAAACCATCTGACTCCAATATTCTTGAATAAAAATTTCAGATTGAGTAAATCCTTTTAGGATATGTCCTATAACATGCTTCTCAGTGTCAGAGAGAATCATCTTCCAATCATTAATATCGGAAGCCATCTGAATTTCATTGTGTAACCAATGGCTTTGCTGTTGCAATTCCCAATATTTATAAGCTTGCTCATATTCAAACGGAGCATACGTCGCGCGCGGGGTCAGTAATGACATTAATAATCCTTATAATTTAACGTGGTCTTTGAGATGAGACAAAGCACTATCAACTAATTTTACACAATTCAATCGGGTCATCCCCAATCGCTGACAAACTTTATTAATCGAGATAGGCTTTTCCTGGTCCAAACCATATATCATCGTCATGACCTTCTCTTGGTCCTGGGATAACGAAGACAATCCTTTCTCTACCATTATTCCAATCTCTTTATTTTCAAATTCTAAATCAGGACATCGAACTGTTTCAATCTGCAATGGCATAACGGACTCTTTATGCGGCGTCACTTCGCGCGCAACACGTAATGGATAACGAATGGTCGTATGAAGATTAGCAGAACGAGAAATTCTGGTATCAATATATTTATGAGCCCACCAAAAGAAAATACCCTTCTTAGGATTATAATTCTTCATTGACATAATTAAAGCTTCAAAACCTTCTTGATTTAAATCATCATAATTAGCAAAAGATTTATATCGATTCGTTTTCATCGTAACGAGATAGCTAAACTTTTTCATACAAATTGCTTCGTGCTTTTTGAGAGCAACAATATCGGATTCGTTTTTAGTTTCTTCAGCGGTAGTACGAAGGCTGATGAATTTTTCCATTAAATCTTGAGCTTCTTTTTCTTGGATCATTATAGGTCTTTCTTCTTGGAGGAAGGATAGATTTCCGCCTCATATGACGAATATAATTCTTCTCGGAGCGTTCGTCAATACCTTCGATATTATTTTTCAATTCGATGCTTGAGATGATATACTCAAATATTGACAAAATAAATAAAAATGAAAATCAAAGCCTGGTTAAAGCCTTGATTTTCAATCACAAAATATCTTTAAATTTCTTTTAACATTTCAATAACGGATTCGATTGAAGATTTTGTAATCTCTTCATCTTCTAATAATAAAATAAATTCCAATATTTGGATAATGTTATTTATTTTAATCTTAGATTCTTCGTCATTCATTGTAAATTATTTGTAGCCTTCGCTTGCCCAACCTCCACCAACCAAAATAAAAGAAGTTCCAGAAATCAATCTCTTAGGAGGAGGAGATTCTTTTCCATTTGCTTTGCATTTTGGACATTCTTCGAGGACATGACTCATAGAATGATATTCTTCAAACTCTTGTTTGCATTGCTCACATGAATATAAATAAGTTGGCATTAACGTCTCCCTCTCTCCCTCTTTGCATTGTCTATTTGAGTTTGAATTTTTTGATATTTGTCATGACCTAAAAGATCAGAGTATACCTTTTCAGATTTAGACATTTCACTCTTGAGTTTATTTACTTCTCCAGGAAGAGAGGCTTTAAATTCATCATCTGTTAATGACATAATTCCTTTACCTGAACCACCAGAAATTAAACGTTTAACTTCGACTTCATTTCCTTTTTCTTTACACATAGGACAATGGTCTAATTTAATCATAATAGAGTGAAATTCTTCAAACTCTCCACAGACCGGACATTCATATTCGTAATGAGGCATTATTCTTCCTTTTTATCTTCTTCTGGAGACGCTTCAACAATTAATTTTTTATCAATTATTCTAAATTCTAAATCAGATGAGGTCCAATTTTTCTTTAGCTCTTCCTTATACTTTGGATCGGTGATTTCGAAGACGATATAAAGCTTCCCGGAATTTGATTCGTATTCCATTCGGCTTGCTTCGGCAATGACTTTTTCATCAGATTTCATATATAAATCCCTAAATATCCATATCTTCTATCTTAGCAGAGATATCATCATAATCTGTGAATTCAAAGCCCGTATCTTCATCTCCTGGTCCTGGATCATCTAAAAGAGAAGCACAACTTAAATTCTTAATAAGCTTTCCTTTAGTCTGCCCACCATCACGACATTTAATAATGAAATATTCCATATCAGGATATGATTTTTCATTGGGTCTTGTTCCAATTTGGATACCAATATTGGCATGATGCATAATCAAAGCAGACCGACCAATTCGATGCATGCCAACTCTTTCTTCAGCATCCTTTGAAGGCTTAACCCGATTCAATTGAACGGCGGATAAACCAATCAAATTATGAGCCCGAACCAATTCATGAAGCTTTCCGGCAATTGTGCCTAGTTTAAGCCAATCATCCTCTTTACTATCTTCATCATCCATGATTCCAAGATAATCGACAACAATAATTTGAGGATTAAACTTTAGCTTTGCTTCCTCGAAAAGGATTTCAATTCTTTCAGCCGAGCAGCCTCGTGGAATATCAATGATTTCAAATTCATATGGGAAATTGTGAATAAACTGCATCGTCTTCTTAAGCTTATTACGATCATCAACAGAAAGTCTTAATTGTCCTTCTTTGCCGACAGGATTACGAATGAGCTTAGAATTAACTCCTGAGAGTCGTGACAAGACACGATTCCGACAAGGTTTAAATGGCATCTCTAATGAGAAATAAAGAACATTGCATCCTTCTGTAAAGTTACTTACCATATCTAAAGTGTTTTGCTGCATCCACATTTGAATTGCCATGTTCATTAAAAACATGGACTTACCAGCACCAGATTCTCCACCAATAAGAAGAAGCTCGCCTTCTCTTAAACCATCTGTTACAGAATCAAGAGCTGAATAACCTGTTAAAATTCCACGATCAAACTTTGGATCTTTTAATTTAGCGTTGAATTCTTCTTTGAATTCTGGGAGTGCGTCTTTAAGAGTTTTTCGATCATAAGCCTTAGTTTGATTGATAGACTTGACATTGCTAACCGTCTTCTGAATGTTAGAAATAGTCTGATTAATATCCGCCTTTTCAAAATCTATTTTAGATAGAGAATCGTTGAGTAATGATATTTGTTTTTGCTGATATCTTTTCTTAATCTTATCTAAATCAAATTTGTATTCTTTATCATTATAAGAATGATCTTCTAATATTTTAAAGATGTTATTAACATACTCTATGACTTTATCATTTTTGCCTTGAGCAAGCTTTTCGACAATGACTCTTTGAGTTGGAATCTCTTTGTAGACCTTGGTATAATTGACAACAAGATTGGCGAAGTTCCAGAGATCGGGTTCAAAGATGTTGGTATTGCATTCTGTGGAAAATTCAATTGCATTTCTCTTATGGGTCAAGAGAACCTTAAGAATATTAAGGTCAAGATTAGAGTAACTCATTCTTTATTTTTCTTTCTAAAATCTTCTCCAAAAACAACAACCTCTTCTAAATTACCTTCTATGAGAGATTGAATAGAAGACTTCATGGGTCCAGAAAATGATTCAGCTATATTTGGACTATTAGTCGCCATTAAGGTAGGAAGCTTATTCTGAGTCCTGGTCCTAAAAATGGACTCCAATGTCCTGGCGTAAAGATCAACTGAACTAGTTGTAGAAGTGAATTTCGGATCAAATTCATCGATGACCAAGAAATCGACCATGGTTAGCTCCCGCCGTGCCAGGTATTTATTTTCATTGTCAGATTGAACTAGAACATTGACAACGTCAGAGAGAGTTGTGTAAAGACATGTATATCCTTTCTGACATGCTTTTTTTAATATACAGCAATTAGAAAAAGTTTTTCCAAGACCATGGGACCCGGCAAAACATATAGAAGTTCCTTTTAAATAATGTTTCTTTAAATCAGATGTTAATTCATTATATTTTGTTAAAAGAATTTTATTTCCTTCGAAATCTTTCTCCATCTTTAAATTCCAATAATCAACCGGAATATTTGCCTCCTTATATCGATTGAAAGCGACATGAGTCACGACGCATTTAGGACATAAGTTATCGAAACTATTATCATTTACGATAAACTTATCTTTACAGGTACCACAAGATTGTACGACTTCTAAGAGTTGATTATGAAGTTTCTTTTCCGGAATGGTATTTAAAGCTCTACTTCTTGAAAAGTCCGTGTTCATAATTTCCTTTATTTGGAAGCCCGCAAAAGTTGTGCTCCCTTAATTTTGCTTGCTCTATTTTTTTCTCTTGCTCAATCATTGCTTGTTTAAGCTGAGCCAGATTTTTCATTCTGAGATTATCTTCAATATTCTGACTGGGCTTTTTTACCTCTTCATTAAAAGAAGACTTAATCTCTTTCAACTCTTCCTGCAATTGTTTTTGAGGTTTTAGAATGCTTGGATTTAACAAGATTTTAAATGCCATAACATCTTGGTCTGTATTCTGAATAACGAAATAAGTTAAACTATCAATTGATTTTAAAACTGATTTTTTATCAGACCAAGATTCAACATATCCTTCCGATTGAAGACCATTTTTAAATATAATGATAACATATTGATTTTTTTCTGGGTTCATGTAATCCTGCTTAAAATGTTAAAATCAAAACCTGAATTCTTAAGATTGCTTAATGCCATAGTTAATTCAGGACTCATATCTTCGGCGTTTTTATCCATTGACTTATGAATAAAAGCTAAATCTCCATAAGTATTAATGTAATTAATATTACAAAAATGAGATTTGATATTGGGCGGAAGAGAAGTTCCTCGCTCCAATTTAGTTAATGTTGTCTCATTAGAAGGAAGAAGAACATTAAACTTATAGTTATTGAGAAGCTCTTCCGAAGTCATAAAGGAAATCGAGGTTAACCTTCTCTTACTTGTTTCCGCTTTCGTTTTAAATGCCCAGTCTATGTATTGACGAAGGATGGTTGGGTCTGAGGTTAAGCGAAGAGCAAGACGTTTAATTTGAAAGATTTCAAAGGATTTCGCGGGGCTTGGAGTATTGAACTTGAATTGGTATTTGACTTGATAAAAGTCAAAATACTTTTTCGCAAAGTAAGCGATAAGGTGAACCGGCTTCCAATCAACCGTTGGAGTAGTTTCAATTTCTTTGAATTTATCAAAGAATTTTTTATACTTATCATTAAGTGGTTCATTAAATGAACCAAACTCATTGTCAATCATGAAAGTTCTCGTTTCAAATCATTTGGAATTAAAAGTTTAAAGCCGGTTTCAGATGAATATATCCGATGCCGCTTTTTTGAATGTTTTTTTAGAAACCTGACATCATCAAAAAAATCAACGATGGCTGCAAATTTCTTGCCTGGAAATTTTCGAATAACTCGCCCTATTCTTTGAAGGGTTCTAATGCTGCTTTTCCCACCACCAGCTAAAACAAGCGCAGAAAGAGTTGGAATGTCAACGCCAATATCCAAAACAGTGCTAGCCAAAATTAAGTTAGATCTTTTATTAATTAAATTATCTTTCGCTTCACTTCTATCTTTTAATGAATCTTTACCAGATAGATATTCAAATGGGATATTTGAATCTTCAAACATCTCTTTCAAGATCTTTCCATGAGCAAGATTTTTAAAAAGAACTAATGTTTGATAGTTTTTAGACAGAAGAGATTTGACCTCGTTAAATATGATTTTATTTCTAATTTCGTTTTGAACGATGTATTCTTTATAAACGGTTGGGTAGGTGTCTCCTCCGCTTCCTATATAGGTCTTCGGAACTCTTGTGAATTTAATCAGCGGCTGCGCCAAGAAACCTTTCTCAATTAATTCGGATGCGGAAACATTAACAATTTGCTCGCCCAAAATGCCATTAATTAAAAAATCTGCGCCATCATCTCGAAATGGAGTTCCTGAAAAACCATATATGTTTTCAGGATCTATTTTCTTTAATATAGCCGCAATTGTATTAGTTGTACAGACATGTGACTCATCGAAAATATTTAATTTAGTTTCTTTTAACATCTTAATAATGTTTTGAGATTGTATTTCAGAAGGAGCTATTTCTTTTTGAAGCTCATCATCATCTAAAGTAACAGGAGTTGCTTTCTTGGTGCTCTTGTCTCGGAGCGCCGCTGCAATGGTCCAGATGCTCGCTATGTTAATTCTGTGAATTTCGCAGCGCCCGTTCCCAATGAAGCCAATCGGCTCATCAAAAAGCTTGCTATACAAATCGTGAAATTGTTGGAGTAGATCTAGCCCAATGACATAGATAATTGTTGGTTTATTAAAGTGAGCAGCTACCAATGCAGTACAAACCGACTTGCCTGATCCAGTGCAAGCTCTAATAATTCCTTTCCTAGAATTTATTGCAGCTTGAACAATTCGCTCCTGATAATCTCTTGGAACCATCCCAAGCTCTTCTAGTCTTTTGCTTAAATCAATTGGTGGATATGAAACAATTTCTTTTCTATTATCAACAATAGAGAATTCAATTTCATTATTATTTAAGAATTCTTTTACTTTATCTAAAAGACCCAGCAAAAAGTTACCATTCTTATCTAACAAATAAGTAATTCCATTCCAACCATTTCTAAAAGCAGGGGTAAATTCAATCCCCTCAGTTTTATAAGAGAGAAACGTCCTTAGCTTATTAAATAATTTAGGATCAATAGTAATTTGAGCGTATTTATTATTTAATATACTTATCTTTGTCTTCGGCTTATAAGTATCCAAAAATTCTTGTTCGGAAATTAAAGCGATATTATATTGAGATAATGAATCTAATTTTGATTGAGGTATTGATCCATATAAATAAACTGTATTTGTTTCTTGATCAAAACCATCAACAAATATTTGATTTAATAATACATTTCTAGCCTTAACTTTTAAATCATCTAACCAAAGAGACTCATTAGAGTTCTTCTTTAAACAAGAAAGGCATCCGCCAAATTCACTTTTTAAATGAGAAGTAGGAGTAACCTCAAAAGACCCATGTTTATGACAAACTGCTTTAAACTTGGTTGTCTGATTAACATAAACCGCTTCTGAATAATCGAACTTATCTCCATGATACTCTTGACATTTTTTTATAAATTCTGGAGTGGTTAGCTTTGATTTGGGAGGCGTAGGAGGCATACATCAAATATATCAAATGAATTAAGGCAGGAGAAAGTTAATCCTCCTGCCCATTCATTATCTTTATTCTTTAATTACTTACGTCGATCAACAACAACATTCTTCGTCAATTTGCCGAATGCTGAGGACTTCGTCGCAATCTTATCCTTAATCTTCTGAACCGCTGAAACCGTTTCATTCGTCCCAGTATCCAATGACAAGGTCAAATTTCGACCATCATCTTTAACCTTGGACCGTTGCTGAAGATCTTTCGTCTCTTCTTTTAACTGCTCAACCCGAGAAACTGGAAGTCCCATTCCAGTAAAGAATGAATAAACCTTAACAACGTTCTCTGGACTATCAACCGTATAGACTCCCTTGAAAACTCCCTTGGGATTTCCACATTGGTCATTAATTATACTCATAGCATAATTGACGCTAGAGCTTGGAATATCTTTCCAAACATTAGCATTTGCAGTAATAATGACTCCAACATACTTGGACTGCTTGAGATCGAATCCGCTTGCTAAGAGATTTGAATTAAGATTATCAATCACGGCTTCTGCAATCGCCGTATCTTCTTTATAATTAGAAATAGTCATCTCTCCGTAGACAGATAAACCATCCCCATCAATAAACAACTTAGCGAATTCTGAAGAGTCTAATGGCTTAACACTAGACGGAGCGGCAGACAAGGTATTGAAAATATCAATCGGTCCAACGATTGCTTTATTGGCAATATCATAAAAATCCATCTGACTAACATTATGATAGATAGCTTCAATCTTAGCATTGTCAACGCAAATAAGATTAGAAACCTTTTTGCTTTTAGTTAAAGATGCTAGCTTTGAAAGCGTTTCTAATGCGTTGCTCTTCGTCTGAGAGTCTTCCGTATCCATTGGAAGAACGGTAATAACAACCAAAGGCTTTCCAGTTTCTGCTAGAATATCTACCATTGTCTCGCAAGAACCTGCGCCTGAACCACCGCCTAAAGATAGGCATAGAACATTGACTTGGCTCTCAGAGAGCTTATCATCAACCAATTGCTTAATCTCTTCTCGATGAGATTCTGCGGCATCTCGACCTATTTCTAGTTCTTTAGCAGCGCCGCCTAATCCATGCTGGAGAAAAAGTTTATTAGAATCTGGAACATTAATGAATTTAAGGTCCTGCATGGCAGTGTTAACGACAACTGCTTCATAGCCTAATGAATATAAAGCTTGAGCTAAATTACCACCTGCTTGCCCGGAGCCTAGGACCCCTAGGACAAGACTTCTATCTTTTTTCGCAACGATTTTTGCAGCCATTTTTTGTTCCATATTTTGTTTGTTTTGATTTTTTGCTTTAAGGGCGGCTAATTTGCCATCATCTAAATCATCAATGATTTCTTCTGGAACGCCCATTTCTGTTGTTGATTTTGCCGTCATCTTTTATCCTTAATCTTCATATATCATTATTTTAAATAGTATTGATTATTATTATACCAATTGACACACATTTCCAATCCTTCCGGAAGCTTTATCTCCGGAGCCCAACCAAGCTTCTTTAATTTAGAAGCGTCAATTGAATATCTAAAATCATGCGCATTGCCTCTTGGATCTTTAATAAAATCGATTAAATCATGACCTCGTCCCATAATATTGCAAATCTTTTGAATTATTTCAATATTAGTACATTCTTGATTTGCCGAAATGTTATATATTTCGTTTGGCTTTCCATCTGTAATAACCTTCATTAATCCAGCACAGTTATCTGTAACATAGGTCCAATCTCGAATTTGAAGCCCTTGCCCATAAACCGGAATCTTTTGATTATTCAAAATGCTTTTAATTGTTTTCGGCAAAAGCTTTTCTGCCGTTTGCCTTGGACCATAATTATTAGAAGAACGAGTAATGTTGTAATTCAATCCAAAGGAAGTCCCAGCTGCCTGAACAACCAATTCACTTGCCGCTTTACTAGCAGCATATGGGTTTCGTGGATTGATCGGGGATTCCTCGGTCCAGGATGGCTCAGAATCGCTTTTCAATTGACCGTATGACTCGTCCGTATTTCCTGAAAAAGCGCTAATTCCATTTCTAATAACAAGAAAATTTTTATTATCTTTAACTTTTAAACACCATATTTTACCATTATAATTAATTATATTTGCTTTAGGAAATAATGGGCTAAGTTTATTAGAAAAATGAATTTGCCAAGCCTTAAAATTTTGATGAATAATTCTTCCATTGATAGAAGCGTTTGGATTATGCCCTTGCTCATTAAATCTTGCATGAAATCCTAACATTGTTGCCAAGTAACAATACTGATCTCTTAACTTGAGAGAGCATGTTGTCAAAGCGCCTTTACCTCTAATATTATAACCATGCCCATCAGAATCATGGATTCCCATTAATAAATTAAATAAATTATCATATCCATAATCAAACATCCATTCTGGAATAAATTTATTTTCAGCATATTTCCCAAAAGTATCAAAGAATTTAAGCCATTTCTCTGAAGAAAAATAAATGTGTTCGCCAGATTTATTTTTTTCAGCATGAAAATTAATTTTTAATTTAGTCAAAGCCTTTTCTAATTTAACTCTGCATTTATCATTTTCTGGAACATCAAAAAAAATACGATAGTTATGCGTAACTATAAATTTAGGGGCATTTGGATCTGTATTTTTTGATGATATAATTCTTCCAGTTTTAGGATCCCGACATTTTTTTATAAAATCAGCTCTAGTATATCCACTTTTATTTTCACGTATTTTTTCTTGATAAGCAGTAAAACCATCGCCAATAAAAGCGCCACAAACATAAAATAAAGCATTAGAGTCTACTTTCCCTAAACCTGGGATATTTATATATTTTTTATATGCTCTATTAATAGAGCCTTTTGGCAAATAGCTTTTTCCTTTGACATCTGACATTTCTTCTGAAGTCGTCCAATGTAATTTATTATTTTGTTCATAAATGTATCTATGATTTGGCGTAGTTAAAAAATCGACTCTATTAGATTTAAAATGATACATATCGCCAGAATAATCTTGAACTATTATTTTTTCAATTTCTTTTTCTTCAATTTCTTTCGTTTCAGGATTAATTGAAAGAACTAAGTCCCCTTCTTTTAATTCTTGATAAGATTTTATTCCGCTTTTAGTTACCGCTTTCGTTTGTTCATCATAACATGAGATATGAACAAACTTCTCCACGCCCCATTTAACGGCAGCGTTGACCAAAGTTTGAGTCCCAACAACATTATTTTGAATGAACTTAACAGTATCTTTAAGAGAATCATCAACATGACTCTCGGCTGCCCCATGAAGAACAATATCAGGGCGCTCATATTCAAATATGACATCTAAAAAATGAGAATCGCAAATGTCACCAATATAAAACTGATGATTCTTATTTTGATAAATATTACCTAAAACAGATGTCTTAGCCATCTTGTCAATACTAACGAATTTATAATTGTGAGTTCCAGATTGGATTTGGTCATGAATCGCCTTTCTAACAAAATTAGAAAGAATAAATCCCGCTGTCCCTGTTATAAGTATCTTCTTCATTTTACCATCTCATACACATTATGATTTGCATTCTTAGCAAAGACTTCTTCATCGACAAGATATTTATCACGCCACAATGTTCTAAAATGATTGATATTATGATTCATAAATAACTTATTTGCCGGGTTCTTTTTCAGAGTCGCGCTTTCTTCATGAAATATATCGGTCGTTCCGCAATAAACAACTTTTTTACCAAGAGAATATTTTATAGACAATCCAGCTGAAATATCTTCAAAACACCAAAAGAAACCTTCATCCAAGCCATTCTGCCCTGATTTATTAGTTTGACAGATTTGATTGTAAAGACTTGCTGTAGTCATCCAAACAGCCCCTGTTACAGCTTGAAACTCTCGATGCTTTTGAGTTGACTTATCATCCTGCTGATGAGCTTTAAAATGCATTGGAAGCCCATTGCTCTTACTAAAAACAACTCCACCATGTTGAATTAGATTTGTTCCAACAAATTTTAATTTAGCGCCAACGAGACCAACCTCTGGATCTTTAAACATATTCATCATATTATGAATAGATTTTTTATCATTAAAAATGACATCATTATTTAATAGAAGAATTAAATCATCATCTTTAGGATCTGATTCTTTGAATAAAAGATTACATCCCTGAGCAAAATTATCTCTATTATGTCCATACTCGATTACTTTAACCTTAGGATTATTAAGGCTCTTAATAAATGAAACGGATTCATCAACCGAGCCGTTATCTTTTATTAAATATTGATAATCAATACCATCCAAAGCATTAATTAATGATGGGTAAAGTTTCTCTAACTTTTCTTTCCCATTCCAATTTAAAGTTAATATTTTAAGCATTATAACCCCACCTTAGCGCTTCCCATAATCCCAACATCTCCCGATGCATTAACTTGAACAGACGGTCCAATATATAAATTATTCATTAAAGGAATATGTTGCCCAACATTATACATAATTGGCGTTAATGAGCCCGAAACTTGCTTGGCATCAATTCCATAGCCTGCGCCAACTTGAAGAATGGATAAATCGGGATTATTCTTATATTTTCCATAACTCATTAGTTGAAGGCTAACATTTGGGACGGCTTCGCCCCGAACGCTCCTCAAGTTTATACCAGCATCCATTCCTATGTACAGCCTGGGATTGAAAAAACTAAATTTTCCTTCCGGGTACTCTTGCTTAAAAGTGCTATTGGCTATTTTAACTTCTTGATCGTTGATCGTAAATTTATTATAAGCATATTGACGCTGTTGTTCATCCATTCCTAGAACCGTAACCATCTTATATTCCCGTGGTGGAATATTATAATCCCATGGCTTTTCTTTCCAAGCCGAGAAAGAAACTTCTCCTATTGGAACTTTAACGTTTCCAAAGCTTTCATTAAGCTTAATGACTTGAGTATCTTGTTGATATTTATAAGGATCTGGGTAAGTTAAAGCTAACGGGGGAACATCAGTCCCAGGAACCGTATTAGTTGACCCAGCTCCTTTAACAACTTGCCCTTGACTCTTCGAGGTTACAACGTTGATTGCCATAATTGAAGCATTTAACTTATCCAAGTCATTTTGGATAACTTTCATGTTGACATTATTTTCTTTAGCGAGATTATTAATGTCCTGCTTGGTTGCATATTGAGCAAGAGCCCGAGTAATTCCGTCAGCCAACTCTTTCTGACCAACCATTTCTTTTTCAATTGCCTCTTGACGTCGAGCAATCTCAAATTGCTTGAAAACAATTAAACCTCCCCCTATTAACAGAAGGACTGCAAGAACAAACATAATAATTTTGGTTGATAATGACATTTAATAATCTTTCAAAATGGATACTTATTATTCCATTTATTTAAAAATTTAACTTTTGATTCAGAATAATGTTTGCTAATATTCAATAACTTAGAAGTCTGCTTTCCAATATGTTTTAAAGGAGTATCAATCAGCATAAAATCAATGTTAAGAGATTTGGCTCGAAATGATAAATCAGTATCTTCAAAATAAAGAAAGAAAGTCTTACTATCAAAAGGACCATCTCCAGTCTCTAATTTATCCCAGGTCTCTCGATTAGCAGACAAACACCAACCACTCATATAATTAATTTTATCTTCTTTATTAGAAGTTTCATAAACAAAACTAAATTCATTCTCTGGATCCACATATCCAGCCGTTGGTCCAATTAACTTATTATTATCTTTGATAATTTGAGGTAATGATAAAAACCAATCCTGAAAGACATTTCCAAATTTAATGTCATTGTTTAAAATCATAATCTGATTGGATTGCGCTGCTTGAACGCCCTGACTTACTGCTTTTCCGAAGCCAAAATTAGTTTCATTTCTAATATGTTTAACTCTTTCAAATTTAGAAAGTTCGGTTTTCGTTAAATCAGAGCTGGCATTATCAACAATAATGATTTCAAATGATTCAGGCAATTTCAATAAATTACTAATGCAATTTTTAGTATAGCTCCAATTATTGAAGACTGGAATAACGATGCTTAAATCATAAATCATTTGGTTAAATTCAACATTTGAGTTGTGATGGATTCCCAACTATATTTTTTTAATATAGCTTCTCTTTGGCTTTCGACGCTCTCATTTAAAGAGATAAAATTATCGTAAGCGTACCTTAATTTGCTGGCTGCATCCTCTATATCCGGGACAAACCAAATTGCATTTTGTTTTGATTCCCAGTACATGCTTGCCGGGTTGGCTCGTGCCTCTTTCCCGGAAACAAGAAGAGCATTGGAATCATTTAAAAAATCAACCTGACCGCCCCAATTAGGAGCAATGACAATTTTTCCAGAAGCCAATGATTCAAGCCCAGGCATTAAAAATCCTTCGCAGTGAGAAAGCGAGAAGACGGTATCCACACTCCTATATAAGGAGGAGATGTCCGGAACAAATTGTTCAAAAATTTTTAACTCAGCATGGTCGGGATATTTCTTCTTGAATGAACTCACAATTTCTTGAAGAGACACTTCAAACCCATATTTAACAGGTTTGAATTTTGATTTTAATATTAAAATAACATCATCATTTTTATTAAATGCTTTTCCATATGCTTCTAATAAACCATTTATATTCTTCCTTATATGGTTTTGAGCTATATTAGCTAATATTTTAAATTTCTTATTTGTTTTAAGATCAATTTTAGATTCTCCAGAAAATTCAGAGCCAATTCCATGAGGAATGACATGAACTTTATCTCCAGGAATTCCTGAATTGATAAAAATATCTTTAGAGAATTGAGATGGAGCACATAAGTAATCGCAATTCTTATAAGCTTTGGCAAAACCAGAAGGAAGAACATTTTTTCCATTCCATTCATAGGTCCAAATACCAAATCTATTTTTATTTCCAAAGCTTAAATACTTCTGAAAGTTTCGCATAGCAGTATAACTAATCTGACAATCATAAGTTCCCGGTAATCTTCCAAAGATTTTGCCAGGCTTATTCTCTTCGACATGCCCAATCACATGCTTTCTTAAATTATTTGGAATATGCTCAATTCCATCCGTTGAAAATAATTCAACTTCATGTCCTTGGTTAATTAAAGCATTAGCCGTTCCCCACCCTACGGCGCTCCAACTATGATTTTTGCCAAGAAATTGATGTATTAAGATCTTCATGCGATCTTAATATATCAATATATCTTAGTCTATTCCTTCATTTTGAGTCCGGAAGATTCGCCAATTCAAAATATCAGCGCTTTCAGGAGAAACTCTAATCTCAATCTTATTTCCATTGATATTAAAATCAGCTGTCGTTCCGTCCAAGGTCGATCCAGTCAAATTATAAGTAATGGTCGGGGCGCCAATTAAAACGGGTCCAGCTCCCTCTCTAATATAATCCGCCTTCATTTCAATGGTACCGCCAAATGCAGTCCCGGATTTTTTAACTAATAGCAAGGCGGTGACTCTCGTAATCGCCTCATCTGATAAGCTGAAATCTACATTGCCAAACGTATAGCCATCTTCAATAACCTGATTGGCTGTTGAAGTAGTGGTCGTAAACTGACGGCGCCTCTCGCGTTTAGACGCCTTTGGAGCAGAAGCGCTATAATCAGTAGAACTCGTATCTTTCCATTCTGTCGTCGTTTGCTGAGTAACTTGAGTGTGATTGGTTGAACCTTCTAATGGGCTATTTTCATTGAAAACGCTGATTAATTCTAATAAGTTTTGAACCTTGGTCGAATCTACAAACAATGGAGAGTTATTAAACCCACCTTTTTTAAGGTAAACGTTAATTTGAACTTTAGTATTTAAAGTCTGAAGAACGGAATCTTCATAAAGGTTCGTGAAGTTAAGTCTTAACAATCCAGTTGCGTAATCCATGGAGACGCCGATTTTACCATCAACGATAACCCCTGAATAACCATCTGAGTCTGTTCCATTAGTATTTGGGCTAAAAGATTGAACTGCAACAGAGAATCTAACTTGATTATTAAGTAAAGCCTCTTGTTCAACTAATGAACAGTCAGCAAAACGAAGCGCCGGGAAGCCTAGCCTTGTGATTCCTTTTCCAGTATAATCTGCAACGAAGTCATCAAAAACATTTAAGGTTCGCTCTTCTCCGAAAATTCCATCTGGAATTTCTAAGACAATCGTTCCAACTTCAAAGTCTACTTTATATGGATTTCCATCTGGTCTTTGTAACTCTCCACCATCACCAATAATAAGATTATTAGGAACGAAAGCATTAATCGTCCCTGGATCTAATTCTGGACCCTGAGGATAAATATCACAAACAATACCGTCTATTTCACAGCTGTTATGAACGTGACCAGATGTAGAACTAAAAATGGTCGGAACAAATCTAGCATTACTTGCAACTGAAATTAATCTTTCTTCCCAAGTTAATTGTTTAACAAGATTAAAAGTAATAGGGTTATTTTTAAAGTCATGATTTTCTAATCCAGTATCTTCCAAATACAAATCTTGAATAGGATGTAAAACAGTCCCACGATTAGAGATGGTTGGATAGAAATCGTCATTCCGAGTAAAATACCCATCTTGATAGGTGAATGGATCTAACTTTAATTTAAGAACATTAAATGATGTTCCAATTTTATTCCCAGGTGAAGTTGTCGCTGGAAATGGAGGAGCTTTTAAAATATAATTCTGTAAATAATAACCGTCATTTGCAGTAATCTCAAAATCACCATCGATATCTGCTCTTAAAATCTGAGATATTTTGTCGCTATCTAATAGAACTTTTCTTAAATTAACAATATAATTTGAAGAAGTATTAAGGCTCGTAATCTCAATACCGCCATTATTACATTCATTCGTTGATAGTCTAATTACCAATTTTAAATTAATTAGATTGGTAATAGCTGAGAAATTAGTTGAAGCGCTCTGAAAAGTAGCTAAACTACCATCATTTGGATTAACAACTAAAATGCCGTCAGTTCCAGATGCGACAACTAAATTAGTTGCAGGATCAACAAGCTGGAAAGTAACGGTAAAGTCATTAACAAAAGGATCTGCATAGAATGGGTACCCATTTGTATAAGTCGTAACATATCCATCTGTTGAGATGGAGCTTATTGCCGGAGGAGAGACATTAAGGTCCATTCCTAAGAGTAAATTATAAAGATCTAAATCAGCATCGTCAACAACACCATCACCATTAATATCTCCATAAATCATAGAGCATAATTCGGCTTTGGCTACACGATAAAAAGTATTTGGCTCAGAAATGTTTGGAATAAGTTTAGCATTGGTAAAATCACCATTTACTAAATTGTTTACCAAAGCATTAACATTTAAATCATATCGATATCCATCTGTGCTATCATCAATGATTTTTAATTGTAATTCGTTTTTAACGAAAGTCCAAGAATGAAGTCCGGCTGATAGAACAGAGCTTGAAGCTTCAAAAGATTTTTTATTCTTATCTGCAACAAGACCAACAACAAAAGGCTCTGTCGTCTTGGAAAGATTTGATAAATCTATTGGGTTTAATAGTTTAACTTTGGGAACGAACTGCTGACGAGAATTAACCGGGTTGCCGGTTCTTTGATCCTGAATTGGGACGCTTTGCTCTAATTCGGCGGCAACAACGCCAGTATATAATTCTGTTCCAGTAAACTGAATTCCATCTAATGAATAATCAATTTGAGCATTCGTTTCTGAATCTAAATTAATTTTAGGAATAATAATTCCGTGCCCAGTTTCATATGCCTGACCATCTGAAATCTTAGCTGCGTCAGTAAAGACTCGATGCCAAAGATCATCGTCTGGCAAATCAACCCAAACACTTCCAGTAAACATTGTTGCTCTAGAATCAGAGCTAATATTACTTCCTGCCGTTATTAAAATATCACATTTATTAGCTGACCCAGAGCGTTTTAAAGTTACAGCGTAATAATTTCCTGGAACAATAGCATTGCCAGTTCCAACTTGAGTATTACTAAAAACAAAGTCTACTGGCTGAGGGTTCCCATCAAGAGTCGTTCCAAGACTTTGAAGACTATCATAATCAAAGCTTAATTGAGCCAATGGAATATTAGATGGAGAAAAATCAATAGCTAAATTTGGAACAATATCAGTCGAGCATTGAATGGTCGATTGAAGAGGAAAAATGCTAACAACTAGCTCGCCTTCCCAAGCCAAGTCCGTTTCAAAGCCAGGATTGGTATTTTGAACAGATAATAATAATGAAATTTTTTGAATATTATTGGTCGTTGCTAGAAATTTTTGACCAATTTGAGTAGTAACATCATTTTCTTCTAAAACTTTATTTTCTTTATATCCAGTATTGATATTTAAATTATCAATATTATAAAGTGGCAGCGAATTAGTTAATAGAGTTGTTAAAGATGAAACAGAGCTAACAAAGAAATCTCGCCAAAAAAGATTGGGCTCGATATCTTGAGCTGCCATAATTGGGTCTCTAGAAAGACTAAATGGCTTAGCCTCTTTAATAATAACTTGACCACCCAAATTAAAAGATTGGATTGTCGTTCCAATAAAATCATTAAAGAAAATAGCAAGTATATTCGTATAATGCTTTTTGGTTATTTGAACTTCATTGGCTTTAAAAACCAAAGTATCATATTGAAGATTATTTTCAAAATCTAAACCAATAATAGCTATTTTAACGGTTCTCTTACCTGCCGCTTTTGAATTTTTTAATTCAATTTCAAGCTGATTCCCCTGATTAGAATCGGTGGGCTGAGCCTGCGGGGCAATATTAGTTCCATCTAATAAGCCAGAAACCAATAAAGAATCGAATAAGATGTTTTGATTTAAAACTTCTGGTAAGACACCTATCCCAACATGATTATTAATAATGGCATTTTGAATGCTATTATTATAACTTTGTTCTGCCGTTAAATCAGAATCATCCAACTGCTCCGCATCGGAATATAGATTCTGCAAACCAGAAATAGGGCTTCTTTTAGTCATGTTCTCTCTTTATCATATATCAAATTATATCTATTATTCATACTTAATAAAAATACGACTATTAGCAGGTTTTAAGGCTTTTAATAAGACCTCTAATATCTCTTTGACTCTATTATTATCTTTGATTAAATCGAATGAATCAAAAACATTAACTTCAAAATCAAATATTCCTGAATTTTTATTTTTTAGCATAACGAAATCGTCATTTTTAGCCAAAATGGTATTAAAATCAAGCAGATAGGTCGTGTATAAATCTTCTGTTACTGGAAAAACAATGTCTAAATTGCTAGAATAATTGACATCTATTGATTCTCCAAATGGAGCGAACAAGGGACGAGCGATATTGCTAATTCTTAAATTATCAATTAAGGCATTAGCAGCATTTTTACCATTAAATTCAGTTCCTATAAACAATTCCGTTGGAACATCTTTAAACTTAATATCAACCATCATAGCCGAGGTTCCAGAGTAAGAAGAGCCAACAACATATGGGTCTCCAAATAGGAGTCCGGTTCCAAAAAGAATGTTTTTATACTCATACCCATCAATGAAAAGATGTAGCTGATCGTTGCTTCTTCCTCCATTTATAGAGTAAGTCGCTTTAATTCTATGCCAGGAATTAGCTGACCAGAAAATGGGGGCTCGGACCTGATAATCGAAGTCATTGGCTCTAACGTTGAAATTAACATATCCAGACTCATCTTTATAGATAGACATTCTATCTCCATGAAGACCGCTAGGGATATAAGTTACAACAACCTGGCTATTTTGATTTGGTAGTCTTTTCTTTAATCTAATAACTTGACTATTAAAGGTTTTAGATCCTGATTCAGCTGATTTATAAACAACAATTAGATTCAAACTAGACTGAGGCAAAGTTCTGGCTAGGTAAATAGTTCGACCATCCTGACTAACTCCACCGCCTGCAAAATAATCTGTTCCGGTTGGGTCTCCAACAATTTTAACTGTCACTACTTGAAGAATCTTCTTAGAAGTGCTAACGGTACTATCCGTTATACTCATTGTTGTTTCAGCAATAGCGCCCTCGGTTGAAGTTTCAATAGCTCCACCAGCAAAGTAATCAATTCTTTGATCGCCATTTTTTAGTTTAACTGAAACAACTTGAGCCGCTCTTCCTGAAATCTGAAGAGTCGAATCATCAAGGCTCGTGACCGTCTCTAAATTGATTCCTGCCGCATCAAAATAAAATCGATGAGTTGGATCGTTCGTAGTATCATATAATGAATTAACCCAAAATTCAATCGTTCCTTCTTTGCGCGTATCTAAGACCCCATCATTATCAATGATAAAAGGCTTGTCAATAATTGCAAGACTCTGAGAGAAATTATCATTAACAGAAACATCAGACTGAACAAAATTCTTTCCTTCTGACATTACATAAAAATCAGCTTCATTAACAAAAGGAAATGAATCAAAGTGTGATAAAACTAATGTATTAGAATCAAAAGATAATTCTTTTAATGAATTGAAGTCTTTAGTAATGTAGTTTTGTTTAACTTGAGCGGTTTCACCAATTCTTAAATCTGTCAATTGATTAGAACTAATCTTTAATTCATCAATTACTCCATTAAGATGGTTTTTATTGAAAATATCCGAACCAACATAAGCTAATGAATTTACTGGATTAAATTTAATACTGGTCCAGGTATAAAAATCAAATTCATAAGTTCCTGATTTTAATAGGTATGGAACTCCTGGGTCATTAGCTTCTTCTAATAAGAAGAATCCATTTTGAAATCCGCTTCTAGAAGAAGTTGTATTTAAAATTTGAAAAATGCCATTGCTAAAAGGAGGAATGTACCCATCAATATTAATAGAGTTTCTATCATCGGAAACGCCAGAAATCAAATAAGTTCCAGCAGCTGGTCCTGGGCTTGCAATAACAAGATAGTTCCCAATATCAGTCGAGCTAAATAAGACATCAAGGTCTGTAACTGTTGCTCCACCAAGTCCAGTCAAAGCAATGCCTGCACGAGACTGATAAGAATAACGAATGGCAGGATATAATGAGCTGCCTTCAGAGTAAGTAATAGAATAAGCCTCTTTAACATTTAAAACCAAATAAGACCTATTAGTATTAATAACTTTACCTGCAACAACAATACCTGTAATAGTTTCAAACTTATTTAACGTATTCTTTTTTTCTATTTGAGTAAAAGTTAATACTTCGCTTGTTGGACTTCCGTTAACATCGCCACTAATTGTAACGGTAACTGAAGTGCTAAAATCTAGATTGCCACTTGAAATATCAACCGCTAGAGTCCTTCCAGAATCTGAAAGAGATGGCTGTTCTCCAGAGAAAGAAGATGAAGTAAAGTCATTTCCCAAGAGAGTTGAATTGCTTGAATTCACTAATTTATTTAATAGAATACCATGAATAATACTAACTTCATTTAATGAAATTGGTGGGGGCAATGTTGTTTTAATAACATTGTTATATCCATCTCCCCATTCATAATATTTTTGTTTAATTCTTTTATGATTTAAACCTAAGGTTTTAATTAAAATTAAATCATTAGCTTGAACATCATTCTCAAGTGAAAGAACATTATTATAATAACCATCTTTAGATAAAGAATATGATGGTCTCAAGGCTCTTAGTCCTGGAATTTCAACATCTTCATTATGATAAACAAAGAAATCTAAGCCAGAATTCGTTGCTGGCATATCATCATTTAGAGTTAAAGTATATCCATCAACATCTAAAATAGTATAATGATTTTCATAGTATCCATCATCGATTCGTAATAGATCTCCTGGAATAACATCAAATAATTCAAAGTCAATAGAAGATGAAGTGACGGCGTCATAACCGTCGTTAGTTATTAAGTCATAGCCATCTAAGAAAGATGAAATGGTTGAAACTGCAATATTAGGATAAATATCTACCGCAGTTAACAGCGTTAAATCTGTTTTATTAACTGAGAACTTAGCGTCTTCTAAAGATAGAGGCATGTTGCTAGACAAGGTCAAAGTTTGACCTGCAACTGTTAAAATTGAATAGCCAGATGGATTAAATCCTACTTCATCAATCGTAATAGTGTCGCCAGCTAGTATTCCATAGGCGTCAAAATTAATGAGAGAAGTGACAGTTGGACTTCCAGCAGTAGTTACCAAATCAATAGAGCCAATAATAGTCTTAGGAGTAAATCCAGCTATCTCTTCTGGATTAATAGTTCGATATCTTTCATGAAGATAAGGGCTAACTTTAGTTCCATATCTAATAATATTTGGAACTTCTTGACCATCAATGAATAAATGTAATTCATCTCTCTCAAGCTTGTCGTTTAACTTCCAGGCGGTTGCAACATGGTGCTTTTCATGAGCTTGCCAAGAAGAAACATCTGCGCCGATAGAATAGCTGACTCCATCTCGGTCAAATATTCTAAAATTTAAATATCCGCTTGGATCCTTGTAAATAGAAAACCGACATTTATTTTTCTTTTCACCAAAATCAAAGAGATAATGCTCTCGATCTGAGATGAAAGTAAAGCCTTCATTGAATCGAGCTGTATCCGTAATAGAAACTGAAATATTGCTTGTTCCTGACGTAATCTTCATGTTAGAAGGCTTAGGATTATCTATTGCCTTGACATCATAAAACATTCCGTTGGGCGTACTAACTTTAAGAGAATAAGTTGTAGAATAGCCATCAACTTGACCAAAAGAATACCCATCAACAACATCTAAATACCAGCGCTTATAATCTTGAGCAGGATCATCATTATAATAAATGAAAATACCGTCTTTGTTCTTATTAGGAGCGCCTGCCGCATTACTTAATTTATTTAATGAAAACGTTCCATCTAAATTAAGAATAGGATGGTATTCGGCTGAACCAATAAAAATGTAATTAGATTCAATCTGATAACCATCTCTAGTTAAAGTGAATGTTATATCCGCATCATTGTCAATTCCATTCCATTCTGGAATGACCCAACATTCCAATGACCCTTTTTCTAGTCTTAAATTAGAAGAGACTGGTAATGTAATAGATTGACCTTCGGCATTAATTAATGCTCCATTGCCATATTTGGCTGGCAAAAGCTCAAAGCTTCCGGTCGTTTCAAATCCTCTTGGATTTAAAAAGCTTGTTCCTAATGACCAATTTTGAAAGACTGATTCGACAATTTCAGGATCAATATGAGATATTTTATTAACAATATTTTTAATTGCCGTAATGGTCGGACCTTGTATAAAAGACTCTAGTGCGGCTGACAATGAATCTCGATATCTTTCTCGATTAAGATTAATATCAAAATTGCTTAACTCTGGAATATTAACAAGGCTTCCAAAATTCTTTAACAAAGCATCGCGTAAAGCTCCGACCTTATAACTTACATAATAGGTGCTACCTGGAGAGACTGACTCTGATTGCCTAAAGTCAATATGGTTTTCCCCATACTCATAGCTAATTAAAATTTCATCTGCAAGATAAGTATAATCTATATACAAATCTCCTTTATTATAATCAACAATGATTCTAGACAAATCATCAATCGTCAAGCTCCAGCTTGTAATAACTGAATCTCCAGCATTTGGAGAGTTGACTCCAGATAATTTAAGCTTAACTTGATCTCCAGCGACAACAATTCCAGAGTTGTCCCATAGTTCTTGAGCATCTGAATTTCTAATAATAGAAACATTAAATTCAATATTTGAAGATAAATATGGTTGCGCCAAATTAATGGTTATGAAATAACCATCTGAAATATTATATTCAACAATATTATATTCTGTTTTTTCAATCGGAGAAACTGTAATGACTCGTCCATCAAAGGTACAAGCCTCCATAAAATTAATGGGGCTATAACTATTTTGAAGGTCATTTAGTTCATAAAGACTACGGATAAACTTAATATTTTGAGAAACGCCAGGAACGAATACAGCATCAACAAAAGCTCCAACCTTTGTTGAATTAACCTGATAAGGCGAAGTCTCAGTTTCATTTAGATAGCCTTCATCGGAAGCATCCAAATCTAATGGCTGAATAAATCCTTCTCCAAATGAAGTGTATTCAAAAGTTTTATCTTTAGGATTTAAAATAGATGTTTGATAATAAATATCATCTACAGAAATGACATGGCTATTAATAGGATCAATTAGTTTAGTTTTATAAGTAATCGTTCCTATTTCAATAGATTGCCCTGGAGAAACTGCAACGTAAACAATTCCATTAGCATAATCAATTTTATATTGACCAACCACATCTAGTTTATCAATGTTTTGACTTTCCGTTAAAAAGGGGTCAAACCATTTTTGATTAACAAAGACATCATCATTAGATAAATTAATTGAATTATTAATTGATGAAGCCAAGCAATCTTCTGAGCCAGAAACTAAATTATTATCAGATAAAAGACATTTAAAGATTCGAATAGAACTTCCATTTGTTAGCTCTTGATTAACGAATAATATTTCATTTAATGAATCTTTAAAAGAAACTTTTTCTCCTGTAAAAGGTAAAACATTAGGAGGGGTATTATAAGAAAAATATATCTTATCATTACTCCAACGAATTGGTGAGTATATTTCCCCTGATGTCTCATTAAAGATTCTAAAAACATTAGTAATTGGAGAATTAGCCGCTTTAACAACATTTAAGGCTAATAATTTATTTTCAATTCTTTCTGATAGATTTTCTTGATGAACCGTTGCTCGATAATCTAAATCAGGAACTAAAACTTCTTCATAATTAAAAGTTATGTCTCCTTCTTGAGAGACTAAATTTCCATTAGGTAAAGCAACTAAATCTCCAGAGGAAGCGTCATAAACGTAATCAACCTGAGAGACATAAGTAAATTGATAATCATAGCTAATGAGTGGTGGTTGAGGTCCCGTTCCATCATTATCAGCATCTTCTCCAAAGACATAAACCGTTCCAGTTTCATAATCAATGCAATATTCGCCAGGACGTCGAGGCAATGCATTAAGACGAAATGCAATTTCATATAAAAATGCTGGATGCTTATCCGTTGTTAAATAAGCATTTGGATCAATAAAAGTCGCGCCTCCAGTTGTATAAATATCTCCATTTTGATCAACAATTGGCGCATGCTTTAAATTAAATATATTGATGATTGGAGGTAAAGGTTCCCTAGAAACACTTAAAATAGTCGAAGCCGTAACGGAATCCTCATCAATAATTCTGCCCAAATTTCTATATTCATAAGTTACTTCTACATATGAAATATTTTGATTTGAAAAATCAGGATCATTTAAAATAGCTTCACTCAATCTAAACTGATCTGTTAAAAGCACTAAATAGCTAAAACCATAATCTTTATCATATTTAGAATTGGTTATTTGATAGCCCAATGTTTCAATAGGATATTCGTAATCTAAATGACCGTTATTATAATGAAAAATAACACTTAATAACTTAGATACATTTGTCTTAGACACATTTAAAGTAAAAGTGTTTATATTAAATGTATTATCATTATCTTCAAAATCTATGTTTAATAGTTCTGAGACTTCTTCTTTTAAAAGAGAAACTGGAAAATCAGGGAACTCTTCAAAATTAAAATCTAAAGTAGCGGAGAATCCGGTCGGAGTTTTTCCAACTCTTGTTATTTGATAGGCGCCTTCTTCTAAGAGACGATCAAAGGGTCCTTCTTGACGAGTCTTTTCTTCATCCAAGACATCAAAAGATAAATAATTTTCATTTTTTAATTGCTTGATATCATATAAAGCTTTAGAATAAAGTAATGAATAGCTTTGAAGAACTTTATTAACAATAGTCGTATTATCTGTTACATTTAAAGGAGTTTCTCTTAAGTAGTCTATTAAGAGATCTTGAATTATATTACCAGCTTCAATTGGTCCAATAATATAATATTGATTGCTAACGTCATCATTTAACATGATGGCTGTTGCATTGACAGATTTAAATGGAATGGCTGGCAATGACAAAAACTTAATAAAATAAGGCGCTTGCGGAGTCATAGGCTGACAAGTAATCACCAATGTTTCGCTATTGACTTCTGCCTTTAAAACATTAGGTGAAGGAACACTGTCTAATTGCGAAGTGATGGTGACATTAGATGCACCGATGCTTGAATCTAGCTTATGGCTAAATTTAGCAACGAGCGTCACGCTATCAATGACTTCGACTCCTATGATTCTTAGATTATCCATTATCTTGTTTCTGCTGCTACCGTCACTAAGTTAGCTGAAAAATATTCATCTTCCTTAGCTGTTAAACTTAGAACCTGACCAAAAGAACCTGTCTTATTAAAGAAGATAATTCTAGCTCCTGCAACCCCATCGACTGAGAATGCCGCATTAACTAAACTAGATGAATCTAAAACAGTTCCTAATGCATTCGCATTAATTGCCGTAACTAGCTTATCTTTCAAATTTTGCAAGACAAGAGCAGATGAACTCTTAAAAGAATCAGAAATAACAACATTCATAGTAACATCTATATCTACTTGTTTAGCTTGTCTAATTAAAACATCCGCATTTATTGGTCTATTAGTTTCTACATTAAAAGTAACGGTTGAAACCAACCTATTGTTATTTGATTTTATAATTATTCTTTCATTCTGCTTAGGAGCCATATAATCATAAAAAACTTTATACCTAGAACCAGTAATAGGCTGATTGAAATTACTTAATATAATTCTAGTTGATTGAGAAGAATTAAATCCACTAGAAATATAAACTTTATCAATCAAAGCAAATGCTTTATTAGTGTATAAGGTTCCATTTCTAGTAAAAATAACATTTTCAGTATCATTAGTCGTAGAGTAATAAAAGGTAATTCTAAATTTATCTCCGGCTTTAACCTGAGCGTCTAAATTCAAAACATTGTTTTGAGTTGAAGGAAGGCTAAACTCTAAATTATTATAATCTGTATTTGAAATAATATTTTCTGAGTAAAAACTATTATCTTGAATTGTTAATCCTAACAAATCATAATTTGCTTGAGATAATAGAACGACTTCTCCTTCTGTCGAAACTCTTTCTAATTTTGTAATCTTGACTAATTTAATGGTGCTCGGAATAGACGAATTCGAATTCAGCCCTAATACTTTTCTAATAGCCTCAAATAAATTTTGCTTCAAACTAGTTGAAGTTGCCGAGAATAAAACATCTTTCGCCTTCGTAATTGTCGTTCCATTAACCGAAATGGTTCCAGTATTTGCCGTCGAGTCAACAACCGTCAAAATAAGCTTGGTTGGAGATTGTTTAATGGTTTCATAGTCATAAGTTAAAACCATAACATCATCGCCCGCTAAAGCGGCAGATGTCTTTGTAAACAAAAGAAGGTTGTTATCTACGTCAATTGTTCCAGTATCAGACCATAATTCTTTTCCATCAAGAACTCTAATTACACTGATTTGTTTCTTATTAATTTTACTAAAATCATTTGATATAACAAAAATATTGCTATTTTCATTATAGCTTGAAATTTCATAATAATTATTGTTATTTATATTAATTGAATTAAAGATTCTAATTCTTTTTGAAGTAATATCAATCGGACTTAAATCAACATCGACCAGCGTATCGAAATTAACAGTTAAACTGCTGAAGTTAGCTTTAGATAAATTTGAGAATGGAGTCGTGATATAACCATCTGAGCCAGAAGCAATAACATCATCGCTATTTTTTTCTAAGATTTCAAAGCTTAATCCGGTTTGAGCTATAAAGGTATGCAATGGAACGCTAAACTTATTAGTCGTAATATCATATTGAAGAGTTCCAAAATCTCGGCTAAAAACATCATTAGAAAATGTAAATGGTTGAAATCTTTTAACGTCTTCAGCATAATAGATAACTAAAACTTTATCTGCAATAGCTGGAGTGTTAAATCCAGTAAAGATTAACTGATAATTTCCACTAGTTCCTATTTCAATAGTTCCAGCATTATCTTGATTCCAAAGCTCTTTAATATCTGAAAGTCTAATAACCGTCAAGATCTTAAGAGAGGATAAGCTAACATCAACGCTTGCCGCATTTAATTCAATATAGAACTGATTGCTCGTGTTTTTTTGAACGACTTGATTTTCTCGCCTGGCAACGTTTGCAATATTGACATTATTAAAGCCAATGCTAGAATTAGTCCCAAAGCCATTTCCAACTCGGCTCACTGGCATGCTTGTAATGCCAGTCGATATAATATCCTGAACATTAGCAATGTAATTTATTTTAGCCGTCAATGTATCTGGGGTGGTGCTAAAATTAGTTAAAGGAACCGTTACTTGATTGCCATTAAAGTTTCCAACAGATCCAGTAACATTAAAAGTATCTTTTGAATTTTTAATTACTGTAACTGTATCGCCAATCGACGCCTTCGTATCACTGGGTAAAATAATCGTCGTTGTATATTGAATATCAATTCCAACAACAATACTAGCATTAGTAAATAACCCATCATTAGCAGAAGTTTTAAATAACTCTACATTCGTATTTCTAAATAAAACATGATCTATTGAAGTTGTAGTATTAATTAAATTAGTAATGACAACGCTTAAACGTCCAGTATAAGTTCCAGAAGTAACTTGGCTAACGACGCCGCCAATTTCTTCATAAGAGTTTACTGTTAAAATAGCTCCAATTGGTAAGGTCGTATTTCCGACATAATAAGTTCCAGCATCATTTTGAGACAGCATAACTTCTTCATCTCTAATTAAATTAGAATAACCCCAATCAATGCTATCTGTTACTTCTCTTAAATTATCAGTAAAGAACCTACCATCATAATCTGTAAACTGGTCGAAAGTTAGAACCCAAGTATAATCTACTTGAAGAACATCGCTCTGAGATGGAAGGGTATTTCCTGAGATTTTAATAACCCCAGAAGTATTGGTTGTTCCAGAGCCATTTGGATTTTGATTTAAAACTGTATACCGTTCACCTGTTGTACTATTGAAAACACGAGTTGCCGTCTTGGCTGGAAAATGAAGTAATTGAATAAGAGAACGGTCTGAATTTAAAACCGTGCTATTTTCATTTGTAATCGAAATATTTTGTTGAATAATTGGAATTTCAGAAACATCTGAAAATGTCACGGCATCTTGCCCGTTAAATTTACCCTTAATTCTATCTTCTTCAAAGAGAGAAATGCGGTCTGAAGTCCAAATAAAGCTATCAAAACCAAATGGACTACCCGCAAAAGAACCTGTATCTTTAACTAGCTTGTAGTTTCCAGAAACTCTTCCAAAAGAATCAATTGTTTGTTCTTTAAAGTTGGACCCGCTCCCCGAGCCGCTAACCTGAATAATAGAATCAACAGGTTGAGATGGAAGAGTTCCGGCTTTAATATTGTCAATTCTTCTTCTATTAATTGTTTTATTTTCATCGCCTGTAATTTGACCTAAAACAACCGTATTCTTTGGATCTGTTGGGTCATTCTTATTGCTCTTATCTCTATAGATAAAGCTATCCGTATTCTCAACCAAATCTGTTCCCAGGATAACGATGTCAACCTTGCCACCTGTACCTTCCGATATGACCGTCAAATTGCCTGAAGCATCCTCGGAGACGACCGAGCCATCGCGGGTCATTAGCGGGTTGCCTGGCTCAACTACAAAGGCATCTGTTACCCCTGTCGTAGACAAAGCTAAATTTCGATATCCTAACGCCGTTCCAATGCTGGAGCCACTAAAGACAGATAAGACTCTATTTCGAAAAGTCGCATCATCCTCTTGATTGTTTCCACCCAAGAAAGAACTAGTATTGGTTACATTACTCGCTCCAGGAGTAGTCGTTCTGTTCAAGCTATATTTGCCAATATTTCCTTGAGTCCCAGGAGTTGTTGATTGAACCGTAACCTCAACTGCAAATTGATCTGTAATTCCAACGAAATCTAAATCATTTCTAAATTTCGTTGCAGTAGAACGATAAAAATTAATGTTGGTTGGACTTACAGAAATGCCATTAACAACAGAATACGAAATTCCATTAGCCGCAGTTACAATGTCACCGCGCCCAATCCCAATCGTTGCAGGAATTGAACTAAAAGTAATTAAAGCAACTCCAGAGGAAGCCGTAGCTGATTTGCGAGTAATACCAAAATTTTTGGCTAATTTATCTAGGTCAGATCCTGTAACTAGCTGTAATGATTGCTGAGTTGAGACTTGAGAGATTTGATCATAAAGAAGAGCGAGCTGATTAGAAGGCGCATCAATTAAAAGATCCCGAGCTACGGTTGCTGGCTTAGTATCTAAATTTGGCTGAGCAATTCGATAGAAGTCAATTAGACTTAATATAATTTCATTTAAAGATCTAACTACAACCATAATTCCTCTTTTAACTATATAACCTTAATTTTTAAAAATTAAATGGTATCATAAGTAAACGCTGCCGTAATTGGTTTAGTTCCTTTACTCAAAACCTTTATTTTAACGTCAAAAAGAGTTGGATTTTTAACGTTTCTATTAACTGAAATGTCTAAAACAACTCCAATTTGTTCATCTGCCGTAACGCTTTGACCAGAAAGCGACTGTTCTTCCTGAAGAGCTTTAATATTTTGAATTGCCGTATCTAGCTGAGATTGCGCCATTTGCATCGTAATGCTAGAATCAAGGCTTGATCCGATTAAAGTCTTTTGAATATAAGTTCCATACCATGGAAACAATGGATTAGAGCCTGATGCCGTCAAAGCTACCTTCAAAAGATCCTGAATTAATTTTTCGCTATCTTCAACGACGCGTAAATCACCATTTTCTATAGCTAAATCACCAGATTTTATCTTTAAATCAAAAGACATCGAACTCCTTCTCCCTTTATACCATATTATAGGTTAGAGAGGGCTAAGTCTATGAAAAGATTGTATTATCTTTTATTTTTAGAACGAATATCGGTATACATGACATTCATTAATTCAAAAATCTGTTTAACTTTGGTTTCAAATTCTGAAATAGCTTCTATTGGAAGCATAGTATACCCGTTTTGACGATCCAAAATTTCTTGTCCCTTAAGACTTGGATCCTTATTCATTCTAGCTAAAGCCGTATCATCTAACATATTGACTAAAACTTTTTTATCAACAACCCAAAAAGCAGCAGAAATAGCTAAAATATCACATAAGCCTAATCCGCTAAATTCTCCCATAATAATTTCAATATGTCTAATAGATTGATTAGCTTTATCCGTCAAGTATTTGCGTTGTTGCTTTAACTCATTACAAGCCTTGAGAACGCCATCACCATAAGCATCTGAAGAATTTGAATCTGGAGTAATTTCAACATTATCAAATGCAAAGCCCCCGAGATCGGATTTATTAATTTCCCTTAATTTATTATTAACGGAAGTTATTTCTTGTCTATATAAAAGGCTAATTAATTCTGAATCCCAAAGAGTATTATTAGGGTCTTGTTGCTGATTCATAACATCCTGCGTTTGACTCCCAAATTCTGGTCCTCGTTTGTCTGGAATTGGAATCCAATTATATTTGGCTTGGCTGGATGCTTCTGGATCGCTTGCTAAGACCAAGTGAACTTCATCAACCGCATCTGAAAGCTTTTTAAGCATAGAACGAATAATATTAATATAATTAGCAAATTGTATTTCTTCTGAAGTTATTAGATCTGTATTGAATACTAATTTAACTAACTCTTGATCTTTAATTGATTCATTGTTTTTAATATTATTAATAATAGATTTAGTGTGGTCTCCAACAATTAAAAGATCGGGATCCGTATAGACGCTGAAGCGCTCACGGCAAACCTTTTCAATGTACGGACGTTTTAAATAAGAATTATCTGTAAATTTTAATTCTGATTTATCAGCAACAAACGGAACTGATAGCCTAAACATATTAGGGTTAACCATTAAATCAATTCTTGGATCGACAATAAATGGTTTTAAAATATGAAGTCTCTCAGATGATAAATTAGCCGTTTCGCCAAAAGAATAATCTTGGACTGTTTTACTTAAACGCCCGGCGAGTTTATTGGTATAACTTTGACTTTTCTTTTTAATATCAAAAGCTTCTTCGACTTTTAAAGGAGTATCAAACGGTCTAATCTCTGCTAAAGACATGGCTAAAGCGGAGGCGGTAACGCTTTGAAGTGAAAAGGTTGAGGCGAAATCTCGGGGTAAATTCTCCCGAGCATCCAGGAGCTTAAACATATCTTTACTAATTTTTTTAGCAATTTGAATTTTAGAATTGATTAATTCTTGATCGGAATTGTTGGGACTATCATGCCCGGGGCAATATAAAGCTTTTCCATCAGTTGAAATAATTGGTAAGCCAATTAAACGATAGAAAGCATGGCATCTACTTTCCTGAGGATTTTTTTCAACTGTCTGATTATACGTAAGGCTATCAATGAATTGAATATCGACCGAGTTGCTCTGTACATTAAAATGACTCCTAATTTTATCTATTTCAATAATAAAATTTTGATAAACTTTATTAATGTCAACATCAAAGTTTTGGTCATCTCTAAATTGCTCTTGATCAATATCATTAGCCATTATTCAGATCCCTCTGCAATGTCTGACTCGTCCCGAGCGGGCTTACCATCAACATCCGCACCAGCAGATGGAGCATAGACAAAGGTATAATTTAAAAACTGCTCAGTAATAGCTGGACTTTGATTAATATCAGCAGGAATAGAAACGGCTGTAAACATTTTATTATCAAAAGCCATTTTAATAACTCCATCTCCAGGAGATTCCGAGGTTAGATCGGCAACAAAGAACTGCTCTCCGTCATAACTAAAAGGTCCGACTTTTCCTAGTGTAACAGTAGGAGAAAGCTTAGAAGCTATGCTTGAAGCTAAATCAGATGGAAATTTCCCAACCAGAGTTTGACCATTTCGCTCATTAAGTGAGACTTTAACCTGAATTTTCTGAGAAGTAAACTGAATATTAGGATCAATCGTAAAGCTACTAGAATTAGGATCAAATCCAATTCCAACCAAAGAAGTCAAGGCGGCTTTAGTATCGTCACTTAACTTAGCTAAACAAACAGTCGTCTGAGCTTGAAAGGTTGCGACGCCAGCTTCGCTCATGTTATTACGAAGATTGATTAGTGCCGTTTGAAGGCAACTTTGAGCTGCTCCAATATCTGGGAAGACTTGTCCGCCTTCATTGTTAACTAATTGATTTAAGACGAAAAAGTTCAATCCTGCATCGCCACCGAAAACAGTATTGACGAATGCACGATCTAAGGCGACGGTAGGAACACACCCTAATGTAATTAAAGCTTTTTGAAGTAGAACTTCGTGATTAATTTTAAAGTCATATTCAACATCATTTAATGTATAGCCATCTGAAGGCGACATAACTGGATTAGCTGAAGTGACAGATGGAAGATGAATGAGGCTTTGAAGCGTTGCAAGTTTTCCATCAACAAAGACTTGAATTAATCCATCATCTTCATAAACATTGCCGCCAATAATATCTAGAACTCCCTTTGGTTGTAAAACAGAGCCAGCATCATAGGTCATTAAATTGGTTGATGGAGCTTGAGTCACAATACAATCTTTAATTCTAACGAACCTTGCTCCCTTTTCATCTATCCTATTAAACTTAGCAGGCTCATAGAATAACCTAATATCAACTGTATATGGAGCTTGACTAAATGGAGTTGCTGCGTTATAAGTTCCATCCGTTGGGAAGAAAACTTTATTAACGCCTGAAGGGAGATCATATGGCTGCGTAATGTTAATAAAAGCTTCCAAAATTGAAGCACTAGAATCAAAAAACTGCCAAGACTCTGGGCGCTTTACAGAAACAAGTGGACCAAAGACAAGAGGTAACGCAATGCCAGAGTCAACTGCCACTTGATTAAAGTATTGAAAGGTTCCAGTTGTTCTAAAGAAAGTTTCATTATTCTTAATGAATGCTGGACAAACATCCGTCGTACAACAGTTATCTTCATCTGAAGAATCACTATCTGAACATGGAGGAATTTTAAAGAAAAGCTTTAAGATATCTTTAATTAAATCAATTATAGATTTAAAGATAGCAAATAAAACAAAGAAGTTTTGAAATGAACATAAAATACTTCCAAGCTTGGCAACAGCCGATAAAATGCTTGGTCCATCAGCCTTGGCTGTTGCTTTAACAATGATTTTAATGTTAGATAAAATTAAGTTAATAAGAGCTAGAATTTGAGCAATAATATATTCAATCAAAGCTAATATTAATAGCAGCAATGATATTAACATTAATATTAATGCGAAAATTGGAAAAAGAGCCAAGAAAGCTGGAAGGCAGGTTCGGAACAGCCTTTTCAGAGCCTTAATAAGTTTAACTGGATTTTGAATGGCACATAAAACTTCGATAATGCAAATAATTAAATCTAATATTGGAAGAAAAAATTTATACATCATTAGAAATGGAAAGAATTGATCTAACAATTTCATGATGCCATCAAAAGTATCTTTGCCGAAATTAGGATTTAGAGGTGGTTTAATCGTCCCAGAAGGAAGAATAAACTGCAATAAATCCATGATTTCCAAAAGATCCTCTGGAAATCCAGTAGGATATGGAAGACTAATGCTGGGAAGAGATGGCGCAAATGGCGTACCAAAGCCTGGGATTGGCGATGCTGCCGGTCCACTAGGTTCTGTTACTGTGACGTCATCGGGATTACAAGGCATTCTAATTGTTTATATATCAATATCTTTATTTTTGACCTGGAAGCTTTGGTTCCTGAGGACTTATCTCATTTTCTTTGCCTAAAGAAGCTTCTAGTTCAGAAAGAACTGTTTCGGCTAATTTTGAAATAACATCATCTACTTTAGAAGCGTCTACTACCTTAGCTCCATGATAAGCAATAACGTTGACTGCAATTTTCCAAAGATCATTATAAATATCTTTATCTAATTGAAGAGAAGAATAAGTCTCTTGATTTTCAGTCGGTTCATCTCCAATAGATGAAATTATTCCTTCTTCAAGATAATCAAATCCTAGCTCTTTAGCTTCTTCGGCTTGAGCAAGTAATCGATCATAGGTTATTTTGCTTAATTTTTTCATATTATCCTTTAAATTGACGGGGCTGGAAACTTTAGAACTTCTCGTTGATTGATAGAAACTCTATCTCCTTCTAAAATCAATTGTCCTGTTGCGCTTATATTTATATCTCTAGCCTTGACAGATAATGAGCCCGGAGTAGCAACAATTACTCCAGTATCATCAATTCTAATTATTGATACGTTAGAGCCAGAGTTAATAACTCGAATATCAAGGACTCCTGCTCTATGCTGATTGTTTAATTTATTAAATCTAGAATCTTCCGAAATTCCTTTTCCACCAATTTGAACGATTAAATCTCCATCAAGAGACCATGCTGCACTTATATTGTTTTTATCTCGACCAACCATTCCAATAATACTACCAGCAGTATCTAGCCAAATAGATTGTCTATCTATAGTATTAGCTCCAACGTTGAATTCTAGAGAACCATCAAAGCTCAGGCTTCCACTTCGTCCGCCGCCATTAGCATTAGGACCTTCGGTTGTAATAACGGGAGAAACAATATTGGCAATTTTAGGAAGACCTAATAAATTAATACTTTCTTCATATTGAAAGTCTAAATATAAACTTGAGGTTGCTGGAGCGTAGGTTTCAAAAGAATTAGAAATAGAATGATAAGCAGTTCCGTGCTTAATATGATCTCCATCTATTCTATCCTTTGGCGTATTAACTCCGGTCTCGCCATTGATTGTAATATCTCCGATAGCAAATGAATCTTGAAAAATATCAACCTTGTCTGAATTAACTTCATTCTCTGATTTAAAGGTTGAAAAATTTTCGTATCGAGTTAGCAATGAAATGTTGCCAGTTTCACTAGACGCCGGAACATTAACTTTAAATTGTCCCTCTTTATCAATATCTAAAAAGAATCTGCTTCTTTCCTTAGCATAATTTACTTTAGAAGTAATGTCAGGTAATTTTATTTGCCCATTTTTACCAGTCAAATCTTTACGAGCATTAATTTCAAAATGATAAGCAAGGCTTTTTCTTTCTTTTTCTTTAATATTATTAAAGACATTATCTTTAATGTTGCCACTTTCATCTACTTTCAAAGTTAAATCTTTTGAGCCAATGGGTATTGGAAATCTGTTTATATCTAAGATTTTTCCAAAGATATCAACAACCGTTCCTTTAACCGTTTCCATTAAATAATTAGGATCATTTAATCCTAAACTTAAAGTATCGGCTTTGCTTGCTTTTCTAGAAGATAGTGGCTTTTCGTTTTTTACACCAGCATTCTGATAAAATTGAGACTCCGTCAAATCATCTTTAACATTATAAGAATAAGCAAATTCATAAACGATCTCTCGTTTTTCAATGAAAGGCGGGTTCTTAGCTCTTCCTCCAGAGAAAGACAATGAAGTTGTGCTGGTTGGATCTAATGAAATTTCATAAAGCGTGCTATCATAATTATCAGATGATAATTTTAATGAATCTGGAAAATCTTTCGCAGGCTTTTGATCTCGCTTGATAATTCCTGAAATGTTTCTAGAATCTTCTCCAAAATGATAAAAATTATCTGAAGTTGAACTAATGGATTTTTTCTTTGAATTAACACTTAATAAATTTAGATCGGATCCAATATTAATTAAGCTATTATTTTTATCTAATAGAATTTTATTTGTATCAGACGTTTGCAGTAAAAGCTCACCTTCTTTTAAAGAAGGAAGTCGATTAGGATCGCTAATAACAAATGAAACGAAATACCAATTAGTTGACTCTCCCCTTCCAACCACAATAGGAGTATTGACTTTAACAGAGGATCCAATAAAAATACCATCATTAGAAAAGAAGCCGTTTGGAATAGGAATGTTGACAATAAGTGGACTACCGCCAATTTCATCACTATTAGAAAGCTCTACTTTAGCAATGCCACGCGACAAGTCATAAGAAGAGATTTTTCCTAATCTTAATTGTCCAAATGGCGTTTTTACATTATATTTAATGGGAATCATGATTTTTTATTAACCAACCAGCAATCAATAATATAACTATAAAGAACTGTATTTAAAGACTTGCCTGTTCCTGATTGATTAGAAGCAGTTGCCAAAACATTTCTAACCATATCTACTGATTTTTGAGATGGAGAGCGAGGCTGAGATTGATTGGTCGTATCTATAAAAACAATCTCGATATCATCATATTTGAGCTTTAAATTATTTTTATTTAAAGCGCTCTTCGCTTCTGGAATTACGCTTCCAATCATTATAGATCTAACATATGCTGCCGCTTGAGATAAGCTATTATCAGGAGCGCCATTATGAAATATTCTTAATTCTATTTTAGATTTAACATTTGTGTCAGTATCTGTATTTGAATTGATTGAATAAAAAGTCGTATACAACATATCATTAATAACTTTAATATTATGTTCGCCATAAGAACCATTAATAACAGAGTTTGAAATGTCTAAAGAAAAGCTCGAACCTCGACGATCAATTACAATTGTTCCAATTGGCAATTGATTAGCTGAATTATCTTGTCTCATATTAACAAGAGAAGATGAATCTCTATTATTATAAAGAAGCTTACCCATAATATCAAGAGTCGTTGGAATATATTCTCCAGGAGAATGTCCATACTTAAGAGTTAAAGTTGTTGTAAAGCTTGAAGAATATTGAAATGAATGAGTAACCGTTTCAACATAGAATAATAGATTTTTATCTTCTATATAAATAACATCTCCGGGCTGCATGAATTCATTTCCAGCAATAACCAATCTTCCCTGAAGAATATCTTGCCGTGCCCGACTTAATAAAGTCGCTGCAAATGGAGCAGATTGAGATTGGGCATCTGTTAAGAATGGAGCGGGAATTGGTTGAGCAAGACGAAACCCATACATTCGCCAAGAATCATAATCAACAGCAGCGGCAGTCACTAATGGATTTCCACCTTGACCATCTCCAAAGAAACTGACGTTAGGAACACCCGCATCCTCATTTGAATCATAAGGATTTAGTTGTCCTTTAACTTGAACCGCATTGAAACTAGGAGGAGTTTCTGTAATAGATAGATTCTTAATTTGATAATTTTTAATGATGTATCGAGACCCCGAGCCTGGACCATAATCATCATAACTCTCATCTTCAAGCATATTGGCAAAGACTTCAGGAATATTAGAATTTTTAGCGATATCCGGAACCAACAATTTGGTCCCTGTTAAACTGTTGTCATCTAAGCTAACTGCCTCTTTAGCATTTTTCAATGCGCTTGCTGCCAATTTGATTACTCGCTGCCGCTCAGCAACTTTATCTCCTAAATCCTTACTGACTTTAAAAATATCAACTTTGTTATAAGCGCCACGGGCTACATCCCCAGTAACGCTATAAAAATTATCTATTTTGACCTGTTGACCACTTTTAATATAAATTGATTCTTTAATTTTATTAATAAGTGTATTGGTTTCAACTGTATTAGCACTCTCCGGTAAAGAAAGAGAAGAATTAAGATTATCTAAAAGATATTTAGACCTATCATTAGCATTAAATGCCGATTTAATAGCACTTTGTTTTTGTATTAAATTATTAGTTGCCGCAAGAGTATTTACAAAAGCACTATTTTGAGCTTTGTCTGGCTCCTTATTCAAAACCCCTTGCATTTCAACAATATCTCCATTAGAATTAGAGATGAAAGAGAACTCTGTATCTCCTTGAGCAGAAGAATAAAATTCAGTTCCACGAATAAGAATCGTTGCAGCATCATCTGTAACTTGTCCTAGGAGAATTGCATCTAATCGAATCTGTTGTTCAATAATTTCAATTCTTTGAAGCAGCGATGAAATTTGATCTTCAAATAAATCTTCAATAAATTGAGGAAATAACTGAATCCCAGATGTTTTCTTTAACTGAAGGAGTCTATAAAAAATAGAACTTGGAATTCTATTATATTGTGGGGGACGAACTCTAATATGACCTTGAGTATCACAGAAAACTTCTAGATTTAAAAGTTTGGCAACAATTTCAATCTTACCTTTAACATCAGTATAATCACTATTAAAAAGCTGCATCCCCTCAGGACCGTTTAAAGCTTTTTCAAAAGCCATAATATCATAATCTTTATCGTATGAATCATCTACAATTAAATAATTCTTATCATCATTTCCTCGTACTTGCCAAGTTAAACGACGAGTTAAAAAATTAACTTTTCTTCTTAATTCATTCCTTAAATTAGGATTAGAAAGACTTGCTTTATTACTAGCGTCTGTATTTAAGAATGTATCATAATCAAAAGACACTTCATTACCTATAATATTTAAGGCGTTTGTACTAGATAATTCACTGACAATTCCAAATTGAAGGTTATTAATTTCTTCTTTTAATTTTGCAATTTTATTTGAAGCAAGAGTATTCGCGGGGTCCTGAACATTTTCGCCACGAACTTTTTTTACAGCCAAAGCATCAACTAGAGTCCTAATTTCTAATAGTTTACGATCAATTTTTTCACTCTTATCTGTAATATTAGCTTGGCTATTTAAAACTTTCTTAAAAGCTTCTTCATCCATTACTAAATTTTTAAATGGAATGAAATTGCCCCATAAAAGATTATTCTTTTTTAAATCAGTCGTTAATGATTTATAAAAAGAACGAGCAGAATCTTCATTCGTTTGTGGGTCTCGACCAAAACCATTAGAATCCCTAGCCGCCTTATAAAAAGTGGCATAATTATATGGAATTCCAGTTACTGCTAAAGAAATGACGTTCATAACATCTTGACCAGCAAATGGATCTTTAGTTACTGCTGGATTGCCTACATTATTATCTGTTGCTACATCGAAAGCATTGCTAAATTGAACGTAAGTCCCGATTCCTTCTTTCCATCGATAAGTAAATCCATCCGGAGAATACATAACCTTACGTATAACTCCAGAGCTTCTTTGAATTTCATGATCTTGTATAATATTCGCTTCTGTTACTTTTCTACCAGAATCTTTACCAGCTTTAAATCTAGCAAATGAAGATTGTAATAATTGTTTATTTTCATCTAATAAATCCGGATTGTTATTTTTAAAATTGCTTGAAATAGTATCAAATTTTGTTTTTAATGGAGTCAAAGGATCAAGTAAAGGTCCGTTAAAAACAGAGACGGAAGGCTTTAAATTAACTTTACCCATTTGAAGATAATAACTATTATCTTTTCCAGTAATATTAACATTATAGAGCCCTGCATTGCAATCACTTGTCGAATTTTCAACAACTCCACCAAAAACATGAGTTCCAGAGGTATCATTAACAAATTGATTTCTTAAAATAGTCCAAAGCCAATTTGGAAAATCACTTCCAACAAAGACGGCTTTTTCTGTCTGAAAATTAGCGCTATCAGATGGATTAAAAAGGCTCTTAAATTGATTTCTAATATCCGCTATACCATTATTAATTCCTTTAATAGCTCCATATCCTGTAAAGGCTGACTGTAAACCACCAAGTAATTTACTATCCGTTCTTGCTTTAGAATTAATATAAATATGAACTTGATCCATTGATTGAATAATCAATTTACCATTATAATGAAAATTTAATTTTTTTCTAGCATAATTAGTTAATTTATTATTTTGTTTAGTAATAGATCTTGAATTAACTTTCAATTCTAATAAATTAAAAATTTTACTAATGATATTTGAAAAAAGACTCGATTCAGATTCTGAATCCATTCTTCTAATTGTAACATCAGTTTCTAAGTTATTAGTAAATACACTCTCAGATGTGTCTAGTCCTTCCAGACCAACCTCAGGACCTCCTTTCAAATGCTCTTGAGAGATAGTGACCCCGCCAAGACCTGGCGCGATACCAGCTAAGCCAGCAGCTGGTTGATAAGTAAAGTTAATGTCAACAGCGTTAGCTTCAATAATAGCTCTAACTCTTTTGCTTAATAAAGTGTCTGGGCTAACAATAAATTCAATGGCGCTAACACCACGCTGTCTTCTTTTATCATTTAATTTCTTTTTAGCAGTTTCAATAGAAGATTGAAGGTTCTCTTCAGTAAACTGAAATAATTTTTTATTATAATTTGAATTGGTGGCGTCAGACAATGCTTTCTCAATGTCATATTGAGTAATTGTCATTAAATTATAAGGATCAACAATGCTAAGGCTAAAAGTTCCGCCTCCAATGCTTCCACCACTTCCAACAGATAAACTCGTTGAAATTCCTGTAACATTGTTTAATTCAATAACTCCAGTTCCTTGACCATAAAGAGTCGAAGATAATGTTCCAACAGAAGAAACCCATTCCGTATATTTAGCATCATTACTATACTGATAGACTCGACGAACCTTATCAATAACATTCTTTAATTTTCCAAGGTCGCGTTCCATTCCGGAACCAGAATTGCCACTCAGAATTTCAGAAGCTGCAACTTCTGCCGTTGTTCGAAGGCTTAAACTATCCACTAAGCTAATTATAATTGGTAGTAATTGAGTTGCCAACTGACCAGTTTTATTGGAAACGCCTTCAATCTTAGAAAGCTTTTCCATGACTGCAATTTGCTTGCATTTATTTTGAAATAAAATTTTGGTCGCTTTATAGAAAAGCTTTTCATCTTTATCCATATGGTCAAGACGAAAATTTTCACTCAAACTAGCAAAAGCCCGTTTCTTAACTAAAACAGTTAAGTCCGGCTCTTGAGTTAGAATTTCAAATTGTTTAGGAGAAGCATTATAAGGGTCTAATCTTAGATAGCCTTGTTCAACGTATTTACGCTGAGCAGTTTGATCGATCTGTTTGGCAAAATTACCTAGCTTTAAAGAACGAGTGGAATTTTCTCCAAGACTAAATTGATCTTCGATTGCGTCTGCTAAATTTGATAAAAATTCGTTTGCTGCCATATTAACGATCTAGTTTTAAAAAACTTTTTGGAATTGGACTAGGATCAATATTATTGGAAGGTCCATCTATTGCTGATTTATGCCACGGCATATAGTTAGTTCTATATCCTCTTCTCTGAGTTGCCGTAAAATTTATTGAATACTCAAAAAGACCCAAATTAGAAATAGACTCTGTTATTTGCAGAGATTCAAAAAAACCTCTATAAACCCAGCCTTGATAAAACATCTCGACGCTAAAAGCAAATTGAGCGAGAGAAGGAATATTGCGAGCCGCCAGAGCCGTATTTCCAAGCTCTGGTCCTAAAATTCCCCCTAATACATTAACTCCAACTTTATTAGCAACTTTATCAGTAATTTTACTAACAAAATTAGAAGCAAGACCTTGAGCTGCATTATCAGAAGCAAGAGTTAATCCAATAGAATCAAATGAAAATTGTTCTGCTCTATAAATCTCTTCAAGAACATTCATTCCCTCAATTCCAGAACTACCAGTATTTCCTCTAATCGATATTGTTTCTAGCTCCTCTCCCCAATACTGCAAACTATAGCCACCTTTGGTTCTTTCTTTATTTATTTGCTTCTTTTTATTATAGATAACTTCAGAAGGATTGACATACATTTTAACAACCCCAAATTCTGGAATGAACCAATGAATTAAACTTCTTTTTGGTGTTGCAATTCTATTACTTGGAACTTTACTGGAAGGTAAGCCATTCCCATCTGACGTTGGACTTGTTGGTACCATAAATCCGTCTTGATTAAAATTATTATTTGGAGTAGTGCTATCTTTTAAAAAATCAATAGTATTACCTGCGGCATCAACAACAACAGAATCTAAATTATCGAGAAAACTAGCCATAATGATCCTTTATTGAGATTGCCCTGCGGTTCCACTAGTGATAGCGCCAATGTCAGAATCTGGCTGAACAGGTTGAGCGCAATTAACACAAAGACCTTTAAAGGTCACTTCTACTTTTGATGTATTTACTTTTCCTTTTTCATTAAAAGAATCTTGATTTGCTGATTGCTCTTCTTTTGGTTTCGAATTATTAAGAGACTGAGCAACAACGCGATTGGTCGCGCCTCCTTTTGAAGTATAAGAAGATAAATCTCTAGCTTTATTTGCTTCTCGCTCACGCCTCATTTGCTCTTGATCAAAATCTGTTTGATTTTTAGCATTCTCAAAGTTTCTAGTATTTTTAATTTTTTGATATTCATTAAAAGCGCCTTGACGAACGCTTGGATTGTCTGACTTAAATCTCTTTTCAAGAGATTCGGCTATCTCTTTCATTCCAGGAATAGCTTTAAGAGAATTAATGCCATCTTTCATGTTATCAATTGCTAATTCTTGAGCAAAACCTTTAGGCGTCCCAGGAGCTTGAGCAACAGCTCCCGTCATTAACATTTTTTCATTTGATTCTTTTCTATAATCTCCAACTAAATTTTTAATATTAGGATTTTTTGTATTTTCATTAATTCCAACTAATTGTTGAATTGTATCAATGCTAGACTTAGAACTTAACGCTAGTTGACGATCAGCTTGATTGATTAACGTAGAAAAATAAGTTGATGAAGACTTTTGCTGTTCTTCTCCCTTATTCCTGAAATCGCTTAAGCCTCCATCATTATCTTTACCGCGTAATTCTGCGGCAGCAGGCTTTCCTGTTTTAAAAGCTTCAAGAATTCTGGTCGCTTGACCTTCGTCAGCCTTAATTCCAAATGCACCGCTCGTAATCATCTGACGTTGACGAATAAACTGCGCTGCCGCAAATTCGCTTTCTTGACCTTCTGCCTGGCTGTAGATCTTACCGCCAAATTGCTTCTTTAAAACTTGCTCTGTCTTCTGTAAAACTTCATCAATTTTGCCGTCACGAATCAAGCCTTCGATTTGCAAAGCTCCACGTAATCCACCTGGACCACCAGTTTGAGCTGATAAAAATGCTTTCTGAGCTACCGTTAAGCCCGCAAGCCCTTTTGTCATTCCCTCAATGACCTCAACAGAATTTTTAGCACTAAGACCAGTTCCCTGCAAAGAGCCAAACCAACGACTAAAAGAATCATTAGAATTATCAACTTGACTCGAAAGCATTTTAAATGATTCAGCATTAGCATATAAAAACTTTCGAGTATATTCTAATGGTATATGGAAATCATTGTTTAATTGAGACATTCTAGAAGTAAAAATTAAAGCCTTTTCACCTTCAACACCATAAGCCTCAAAACCTTTTTTCATTGAGCCGATAACATCATTAACAGTACGCCCTGTTCCAGCAGCCAGATCCATCGCGTCTTTCAAAGTATTAAATGATTTAGCTTGACTATCAACTGCTGAGCTTCCTTGAGTTAATGAAGTCGGAAGACTCGTTCCAAGCAATTGATAAAATCCAGAAACCTGCTCTTTGGTCGCACCAGTTGAACCAGAGATTCTATTAATTAACTCATTTTGAGTTAACATCATATCATTCATATGTTTTAAATGATCGCCCGCTTTATCATAAAAAGAGCCTAAATTACCAGTTTCTCCCATAAGACTAGTATAGCCTTTTTGTAATCTAAGAGATTGATCGGCTCCTTTAGCCGTCTCCATAATAAATGCAGTTAATCCTGCCGTCGTTGCAGATAGAACGTCTTTCATTCCTAAACTGCCAGCAACTTCTCTTAAAGAGGTTCCCAACAATTTATTATTATTAATCAAATCAACAACTCTAGCAGCTTGAGTTTCAAACCCTTGAGTTTGATCCATTGAACTACTAAAATTGTTAAAAGCGCTTGATGCCCCTAATGCTGCTTGAGCCAACAAATCAAAATTATCTTTTAATAATTTAGAAGAAAAAATAGCTTTGCCTTGCTGAGCTATATTATCAATTACAGAACTAGAATGTCTATTATTGGCATCAACGGCGGCTAAATTAGAAGCAGTTAATTTATCAACGGCTGCACCTGTCTGCGTAACAGATTGCGTTATAGCTTCAGTATCTGACACTGATGGTAATATTGTTTCGTCTGCCATAAATTAAACCTTCTCTTGAACTTCTTTAACTTTTCTTCGCCGTCTTCTTCTCCCTGAATTTTTGTCTCTATCTTGCTTAACTAATTCAAGTGATTTATCAAATTCCTCATCGCTCAAAGAATGAGTATTTCCATCCTGACCCGTGAGTTGTCGAACCGCTTCTGGATTAATAAAGGATCCTATTAGATATGCGTGATTTTTGACTAATTCAATATCATCATTTTGATCTTCAAGCCAGTTTTCAAACATCCATAGCTTTAAAACCGGATTCATGTTTTCTAGTGCAGGATCATCAGGCATCTTCCCCAATGTCTTGACCAAGAACCAGAGAAATCGATGCTCTGGTTCATTTATTATTTTTTTAGGTCTTCTGTCACTTCCTGAGCGTCTTCCGCCGTTTTCACTGAATATTTCTTTGTTACCTCATCAACCAATAACAAATACTCATTATAAAGCCTTGAAGTAATTCTTTCATCTAATTCTTCGCCCAAAAACTCTAATTTAGCCTCTAATGAAGAGCTTCCTAAGAAAGTATCAATATCCGTCCCGGCTACATGAGTCAAAGAACGAGCCAAAAGCTGCTTCCGCGTCTCAAATGGAAGCTCTATCGTCCCATCAAACGCCGATGCCGCCATAATAGCATCTTTCAATTCACCACCTCTTAACGTCTGAAGCTGATATTCATAATCTCCAATAACGCAAGTTCTGGTATTTTTTTTCAAACCAGACAACATCTCGATTCGTTTCTTAGCTGCCGGACTCAATCTGCTCTTATTCGGCTGTAATTTCAAACGCTTAGCCTCTTGAATTTGCTTTTCCATATCTTTAACAGATGGATAAGAATCAAGAGGGTCATCAATCTGCATTGTCTTGGGCATTGGAGGTGGCATTTGCGCCGCATGCTTGGCGATTAAAGACCGGATAACGTTGTCATCAATCTTCATCCCCCTTTGTTCAAATTGATTGACTATAGCCTGAATTTCAGGCGACAATGAATCATAATCAATTTGACTCTCTTCTACATCATCTGGATTAGATACTTCAAATTCTCTCATTTGAGAGCTAGGTAAATTTTTATTCATTATATCACTTTTAATACTTGGCATATTTAATCTCCAAAAATAAACATCTCTTCCTAATTAATATATCAGGAAGAGACATTATTTATTTTAAATAAGCTAAGATAAGCTAAGTATATGTTAATATGGTAGAAATGCCTTTAAATAATCTTATGTCCTTTTATAATATTCTCTTTACCTGATAAAGGTCTTAAATTACTTAATTTCCAGCATTCAACAAATGCTTTATCTTCCATGGACGTATATATAAAACTATTTACTGGCACTATATGATCTATATGCCATCGCCAAGTTGTTACATCATCATCTTTCCAAGAATCTAAACGATAATTTCCCCAATTATCCCAATTCATCCATGGTTCAAATTGTTTTTCTATATGTTCTTTTAATTCAGATATCGTATAAGATACATGTTTAGTAAATGAATTATTCCAAGTCTTATTATCAATATTATTTCTTAATTCTCTATGAACGCCTTTAGAAAAATTCTTTCGTATTCTTTTTAAAAGTTCTCTATCCCTAATTTGCTCTTTAGTTAATGGTTTTACTGATGGCAATCCATTTTTTAATAAAACTTTTCTAATTATATGTTTAGATAATTTAAATTGATTGTAGGTTTTTCGACTTATTTCAGATGAATTTAAACACGCTTCATGTAATTCTAATATTTTAGATATCATTTCAGGAGTTGATTTGCTCAAACATTTATTATCTATGGTTTTAATTTTATTAAACCTACAATAAGATCTAATTATAGCCTCTGTTGAATTAATGATTTTAGCAATTTTAACTCTACCATATCCTTCAGCTATTAATTTTTTAATTTGAATTTCTTGATCGGGAGACAAATTAGATGAATAATTTTTGGCTCCTTTTTTGTTAAAATTATATTTTCTATAATATCTAGTAATTGTCCAATGAGTTAAATTAAGTTCGTCAACAATTTGTTGTGTTGTATAATTTAAATCATACAGCCTTTTAATTTCAGCTTTTATAAAAAGACTTAATCTTTTTTGTTTATTATTTTTCTTTTTAATTCCATCAAAAATTGGATCTTTCAATATTCTATATACGAGACTTTTATGTAAACATAATTCAACGGCTATTTTAAGCCCTGAATAGCCATCTTTTCTATATATTAATATTTTTTCTATTAAATTTGCGTCTACCATACTTACTGATATAACGCATTAATATGGGAGGAAGCTTTTTAGGAGCCCGCCAGCGTCCAAACTTCCGCGACGACCACCAATATCCGTTAGCTGTTCAATTGGGTCGATTGCCAATTGAAGGTTACGTTCACCACCCGTTGCACCAGGAGAGCCATTCGGGAAGTGAGTTGAAATATCTTCAGCTTTCCATTGCATAGTATCCGCAATAACCCAGTCTTGTGAGCTGAAAGAAAAATCTATTTTAGATATCCAGACATTGGTTAGAGTCGTAATCAGAGATGCCGAACCATCGCCATTCCAAGTATCAATAATTTCAATATTGAAACCAACACGTTGCGATTTGGCATGCAAAAAGCCTCGACCCAATGATTCTGCAATTCGCATCCGATCAAATCGAATTCGTTTACAGCTTCCGGTGATTTCAGTCGCTGAATTTGGAACTGAATCTATATTTCCATCTGTTCCAATTTCCTGAATCATTTTGATATTTCGACTTTCAGAGACAGAAAGTTCCTGAATGGCTCCAACAGTATTGGGACCAACTTTAATTATAATGCTAGTTGAAACACCGGTACTGGTTTTATTGCCATTACCTTGTGAGCCATTTAGTGTACTGCCTGTGGACGGGTAAGAAGCCATTTTTTAAATCTCCTGAAACTAATTAACTTTCACTAATTATATTGTCTTATGCCTTACTTTATTAATTCCATCAAGCCAATTTTGTTTAGCGGAATATGGTCTTAAATTATCAAGAGACCAACACTTAATAAAATTCTCATCATTCATATTTGAATATGGTAAAGTAGATTGAGGTATAATATGATCTAAACTCCAGACCCAGGTAGATTGGTCTTCATCAACCCAAGTTTTATTAGGATACATTCCTTGATTTTGCCAATTCATCCAAGGCTCAAACAATGATTCTATATGTTCTTTTAACATAAAAATAGTATATGGTAAATATTTTATACAGGATTCGTTATTTTTAGATCCATTTTGTAGTTTTAAAGCCCTACTAATTGCATTAGTAATTTGCCCTCTCAATCTAAAAAACGGATCTGTTTTTCTTTTAATTTTTGTATATATATTATTTTTAGCCAAAATTTTATTTTTATTTAAAAGATAATAATTTCGCTCATATTCTTTTCTGACTTCTTTATTATTTTCAACATATTTTTTAGTATCTTGAACTAATCTTTTTCTATTTTTCTTTCTAAAATTTAATCTTTGTAATTTTATTTTATCAGAATTTTTTAAATTATCTTCTTTAGTGCATTTTTTACAACGCGGTTTGAATCCATTACTAGATTTATTTCTCTTATGAAAAAGAGAAGTGTCGAGTTCAAGCTTGCATTTAGCGCAAATTTTTGTTAATAACATATTTCATATTATAACAAGCCGAGGCTTACTTTAATATAAATGAAGTTAATTCCATATGTTGGCTGTGCTTTCACCGCGATATTCCATTGCCCAGGGTCAACTGAATCTCGTTCAACATTTACATCTTTAAACGCCGTAATCAATCCTTGAGAAACGAAAGCGTTCATCGCTCCAATTGCTCGTGCTGATAGCGTTGCAATCGTAGTAGAATCTTCTGGAAGACCAATGAATCCATTGAATGCTCCACGAAGAGATTTAGCTACACGATCTCGAATGAAAACAATGCTGATTTCACGTTCTTCTACGAATCCGCTCTGAGTGGTCGTTAGACCCCAGATAACTCGTCCACCACCCGCAATCGGCTGAAGGACCGTAACACCAGCCTCAACAAGCTGAGTCAAGACCAAGTTGCTATACTGACGACTCCGGAGAATCGTGAATCCAGAAAGAGTCTTGTTGGTCAATGGAATCGCAACATTGGTTGAAGCTGAGAGATACCCAGCCGCTGCCGCTGCTATATAGAAACCATCTAAAAGAACGTTATCTGTTCCAGCCTGAACAACAATCTGGTCAGGATAGAAATAGGTGCTTCTAAAGGTCGTTCCGAAAGAATCTGGAACTGAATAGTTCGTTAAATCCTCGATAGAACCCGCTAAGACTTCTGAAGGCTCATCGCCTTGAAGTCCCTCAAGCAATCCAATGTCTTCAACTGCCGCAGGTTGTGCGCCGGTCAAGTTTGCTGGCTTCAAGCCTGAGATAGCTCCGCAGAATAAAACGCGCTCTTTCTTGTTGACAATGTTTGACATCGTCTTACAATGATTGAGAGCATTCTGGAAGATAGCTGAAATCGTTTGTTTCGGAAGAGCGACCAAGATATCAATTTCTTGAGTCTCAAGAGATTCAAGAGCATTGATCCAACCAGTATCATAGAAGCTGGCGTCACGATCATCAACCAAATTGACTCTTAATGAATATCCATTAGGAACAACGTTATGGTTAATGACAACATAGAAGCTTTCTGAATCAGTATCAATGACTTCATATCGTAAATCAGTCTCTTCAACAAAGACTTTAGCAATCGTTAAGACATCGCTACCATCAACTACCGTGATATCATACAATCCGTCATTATCATCCGTTCCATTAATCTGGAGACGTTTCCCAACTGGAGTAAAGGAAGTAAAGTCAACTGAAGCTGAGGCAAATGAAGCCGTTCCAGTTCCAATGTTATTGGTTAGAACGCCATCAACGCCGTCATCTAAAGCCGCTCCAGTTGCAGGATTGATTAATTCGAAAGAAACAGAGCTTTCTGAAGTAAAATCAGCAAAAGTCGCTTGGGTAAAGTAAAGGTCGCCATTGGTTACAGCAGTGACAACGAAAGAACCATTGTTACCAACGTTATTAGCATCGATAACTTTTAAGGTCTTTCCAACATAAGTTGAATCGAACAAGTTATTGCCACTGAAAATACCATCATGTCCTGCACCAGTCGTATTCCGAGCCAAATAGCCATCAAGACCAGTCGCAATAGCGGCTGGAAGAGATACTACCGTATAGCTGAAAGAGTATCCGGAAGGAGCATTAGTATCATCAAAGATAAAATCATTAGTCGTAGGTTGACCAGATTCATCTAATTGATAATAATCAAATTTGTTTGGAAGAACCTGAGTCTCTACATTGGTCGTGTTGTTCTTGACAAAGAAGTGAATCTGTGAGTCAAGATATGGTTGAACGCCGACCGGAAGAGCAAAGATAAAATCTGACTCATCTTGAGATAAAGCTCTAACGCCATCTGACAGAAGGAATGAGGTCCTACGAGCCATGGCAGGAGCTGCTTGAACACACATGATTCCAGGAGCTGAGTTTGCAAAAGCAAGCTGGCAACCAAGAGCAAGAGTATTGTCCGTGCTAGCCAAGCCATGTTTATTCAAAACATCATCTGGAGTCTGTAAAAACTCTGGGTCATTAACACTTAAGGTTGGAATATATGATGCCGTCAAGGTATCATTCTTAGATAAAACACCGCTCTTGACTTTAACCGTAAAGAAATCGCCTTCACGAAGCGGAGTCGCTCCAGAATTACTTTCCCAAAGATTAAAAGTTAAAACGCCATTAGTCGCGGAGGTTCCATTTGCAATCCAAAAGACAGGATTACCATTCGCATCAAGTTTTTGACCTGAAATTGAACCAAACGCAACGAACTTCGCCGTTCCAGCAATTGGAGCATTTAGTGGCGTTCTTTGAACTGAAACACACTTAATAGTCCAGGTTTCAGAAGGAGCATTTACATCAGAAAGAGTTAAATTAGCAATATAACCATCGCCAACGTTTAAGGTAGAGGCAGTGAAGAATGCGCCGCCAAGATCCTGAAGAAATGCTTTTTGCATTTCAATTCGACCAGTATCTATATCAATACGATAATCATAAGCAGAGCTAAAAGCTGAGCTGCTAGGAACTTCCTCTAATCCAACCAATGGCAAGCCATTTCGGAAAAGGGAGGTTCTATTTGAGATAACGGGAGCGGTAGATAAAACAAAGTGACGACCGTCTGCTCCAGAGGTAGAAGTATAAGTTGAATTAAAGCCATCTGAACCGCCGCCAAGAGCGGAAGAGACAATAACTTCGCTTCTAGAACCTTCGCCTATGATGGCAGCAATCCGGACACCACCGGGAATTGAAGCACCGCGAGATTGGGTTACAACATCGGTAAATGTTCCGGGTAAAACACTTCCACCTGATCCGGGTATATTTCCACTCATTTTTGATCCTTAGTAAAAAGCTGCTTGCTTCTCTGCCTGTTGAAATACTAAAATATTACTTATTTACTGTTATATTAGTATTTCCTAGTTAGACTTCCAAATTTGCCAAAATATCTAATAATTCTATATTAGTTCTAATCGTTAAGTTTTGCGCAATAATTGGTTCTGGAACTTCTAAATATCCAAATTCTATAATAAAATTAATAGTTTGAACAATATTTGAAACTGGAATCTCTCTTTTCCACTCTGTTCTAATTGGAATTGTAATTGTTTGTTTAAAAAGCTTTCCGTTCCTATCATCAGATTCGGTAGGAGAAGAAACGTCTAAAGGTTTGCACAGAACGCCTGCTTTATGCATTAATTTAAATTTAAGGTCTGTAAAACAGAGGGCTACTTCCTGAATTAATTCATCTCTTGTTCGAGTGCTTCGAGCAATAATATCAATCGAAAGAGTCCCTTCCCAAGCTCCGGCAAAGATAAGACTCTCAGGATTTTTAAAGAAAGATAGGTTTCCATATCCATCATCAAAAGTTCTAATTCCCCATTTGACCGTGCCTTCTTCGCGGCTCAATCCAATTGGAACTGACTTCATTCCAGAATTTTTAATCAAAATGGCTGGAAAATAGGTTACATTATCACGGTAATTTTCTCCAATAAAAAGACGCGTTGTAACGTTATCATTGATTCCGGCTTCGCTTGGAAGATCGGTATGATCTGGGGTATTAGGGAAACCCCAGGCGTCTTTAGAGAAATGATAATAGCTATCATCAGAAAAATGGTCCCGTAGAACGGCAATTGCCAATTCCTTAGGATAAACAATCATTGAATTTTGAACTACATTATAGATCTTTGGAAGATCCGAAATGAAGAAATTATTAATTGCCATTTAGACCCACTGATATTTAATTAAGAGTGGAGATAGCAAATAAACTGACGCAGCCGAAGACGCCTCAGTCTTAAAATCATAATTAAAATTAATAATAATGTCTTGAGTTTCGCCAGTTATATAATTTAAAGCAGAATAATCGGCGGCTATATATTTAGTCGTTGTTGTTTCATAATCTGGTCCAGAAATAACAACAGAAGATGTAGATGGGCTTTCAAGGTTATTAATTACTCCACTATGAATTCTAGCTAAAGTATTAGCCGGAGTCGAAAATGGATTATTAATTAGCCTAGAAGCTAATGTCTTATAAAGATTAGTTGAAATAGTAGAGGCTTCATCTATTTTAAGGTTTGCACCAATTTGATTAAATCTAAATCCAATTAGACTTTCTAATATTTTAACATTTTTTGGCAAAGATTTAGATAAATTAACATATAAATTTAAATTTCTATTTAAACCAGCGTTATTGCCTGCTGTGAGAATGACACCATTTAAAACATAAACGCTATTTATTTCAGAAGTTCCAAAATATTGAGTAATTTGAGTTGAAAAATTATTAGTTGTAGTCCAATACCACGGTTCACTAGAAACCCCTGAAATTCCTTGATCTTCCATCATAAATAAAGCATAAGACGATTGATTTTTATTGCTATTATAAATGGAAGTTGTATTTAACCCTTTAACAATTTCATAATCTGTCGAACTATCGCATGTTAAATTATCAAATAAATTATCTTTAATTATTTGATCTGCCGTAGAAGATGTATTATTGATAAATGATTTGACGGTGCTATTAAATCTCAAAAACTTATTATTAGATATCATCGTGCTACAATTTTGTAGCTCAACCATATCATTAAGAACGTTTGATGCTTGACCAGAAAAAGTATTATTGGTAATTTTAGCGTCTGTACTATTAAGAAGAAGATAACTATACTGTGAATGAACTACTGTTGTGCCATTAGCAGAAGAATAGCCATCAGTAAAGACGTTTCCATCAATTAAAGTATTAGACATTGTTGTCGTCAAAGCCATTATCCGACCGCCTTATCTGTAATCATTGCGTAATTCAATCCGGAAATGCCTGTCCAATAAATATCAAGCAAAGCTGTTGGATAAGCCGTTAATTTATTGTTTCTAACAATAAAACTTGCGTTTTCTCTAACATAATTAAGAGGAATTCTCTGACCAGTATGAATCCAACTAACAGTATTTTCTGAAATAGTAATGTTTGGAGTATAAAACGCTAATTTAGAAATCATTCTATTAGATGTTGCCGATTCATTAATGTATCCCGAGCTATTGCCAGTATAAATGTATCTGCAATTATTGTTTGATATCAACGCACTAGCCTCTTTATCAGATAAAACATCTGGATTAACGGTGCTTAAAGGAATATCTTGTTTAAAGCAAAAGTTAATAGCTCCACATGTATTTCCAACAATCTTTAAATTAACAGGAACAATTGCGTCTACAATAGTTGCTCCATATGGAGCCGTAATAGCAATCATTTGATTTTTATTGCAAATATTATTTTCAATAGTGCAATTAGTCAATCGAGCGCCAGTTAAACTGGTTGGAGCTGTCGTATTAGTCGTAACAATTGCAATTACAGCATCATTATCAGCTAATGAACCAGGGCTTGTTGCCGTTGTTTCAAATCTATTATTTTTAATAACTAAATTTTCTACTTGGTCTGATTGTCCAGATAAAACACAACTAATAAAAGAAAATCTCTTATCATATGGCGATGCAAATATGCAATTATTAAAATTAATATTTTTTAATGGAGTTGATGATCCAGTCATTTTAAAACAAGACTTGCTGAAATTAATTAATTTAGCATTGTCAAAAGCTCCATCGGCAGTTGCATCATAATTATAATTTATATTTAAATCTTCAAAAGTAACATTGCTTCCAAGATTAAATCCAGTTCCTGTAGTCACATTAAAAGAACCATTGTCTCCCTTAAATGTAACCTTAGATTTATAATCTAAATAGTAGGAAGAAGATATTGTATTAATACCTTTGACTAAAACAGTTTTACCAAGACTACTGGTAGTAGTTTTTGAATTCAAATTAATAAGCTGATTTAGCCAAGTTGTTAATGACTCCATGCTTCTAAAGTTGGCATTTTGTCCAAGAGTAAAGACATTATCCATTCCAGCATAGCCATTTCCAATAAATCTACGAACATCTAATGATGTACAAGAAGTAATAACATAAGTGCCAGAAGGAGAGGAAATGGTGGCGGTTATTAAAGCAATCGGAACCAAATCTTTATTAGTATTAATTAAAGAGTCTAAATAGTTTCCTTTAATACAATAAGGGACCGGCGTTGTTAGATTTGGATTTTGAACATAAAACATTCGTGTATGATCAAGACCTAATCCAGAATAAGTCGTAACGCTTGAATCATAATCAGTATTCGCAACTAATTCTAATTCTGCTTTATCATTAACACATACAAACCAATTAATTGTATTGACGTTCGTTGTAAAGGCTGGATATAACGTTTCTTGTACAACTGGCAACGCTATGTTTTGGTGGTTAACTTGAATGATTTTACCATTAATAACAGCTGTTCCGCCTTTAACGGCGACAACGTTAGGATATGGATTAGCTCCCGATGGGATACTAACAACGTCAAATCCGCGTATGATTCCATTTTCAGAAAGAAGCTGAGTTGGTGCAGCAATATAATCAAGAGCAGAGTTAGTTAATTGTTTTTCACTAACGTTACCAAATTGACGTTCATCGCGCAAATATGTAATTTTCTTTACGCTATCAGCAACCTGACACGTTCCTAGAAGCATAACTTCGTCATCAAGAGATAATGTTCCAAATAATTGAATGTCTATTCTTCTTGTTGCGTTAATAGCTGGAACAGCATCATTTTGATTAAAGATAATATCAATGAAATCAATGTTTGTTTCATCATAGAATCTAACAACCTGTCCTTTTTTACCTACTGTTACAGGACCAAGACTCGTTTCAACGGAACCGTCCCAACGGCATAGATAGCCTGAAAAAGTTCCAGAGTTAACGTTATAACTTGTAATTGTTAAGTTAATTTTTTTAACTGAAGCAAAAGAATAGCCACGAAGTTTTGGAGAAACCCTATAGATATTGGCAAAAGCTAGTTCTGATGAGCTATAAAGAGAAACTCCATTGACAATCTGAGTTGCTCCGGTTACATTCATTCGAGCGCGTTCATGCGAGAAGGTCAAACCATTCTGATTAATCAAAATTTCAAAAGAGCGCTTGTAATCTGTAAACGCGCTTACATCATTAACATTTTGATTATTAAAGCTAACGGAATCACCAGAATAATAAATTCTAACCTTAGTTCCAACGTTAGAGCTTAAGTATGGTGTAATTCCTGTTCCATGAACGGCATCATAAACGGTTAAAGTAACATATTCGGTGTAACCATCACAAATGCAACTGTTAAATTGCATATCTTCGATAACATATCGACCAAAATCTGATTGGGTTCCAGAAGATTCTTTTTGAATTAGAATCGTTTTGCCTGGCTTAAGACTAGAAGTTGTTAAATCAGCATTAACCTGATAGGTAACTTTGACTCTTGTTCCAGGAACAATCACTTTAGCCGTAATTGTTGCTTCCCAGTATCCATCTCCATAACCATCAATTGATTGATTTGGCTCTAAGTTAAGGCGCTCTCGTTCAACTCCATTAACATAATACGTTTTCTTGGTTAATGGAACGAAAATTTTAGTTGGAACCTGAGAGGCATCTGACGTTGAATAGCTACTAGCATAAGCGGGGCTCGCAACCGCAGCATTAGATGGTCCAAAGCCTAACCCGTCTTTTCCATCAAATAATCCAATAACGTTATTTGGATATAAAGTGTTGGTTAAAGTTTGATCATAAGCTCCAGAAGAAGCGACGGCTCCTGAAATAATAGAGAAGCTGGCTCCTCCGACCGAATCAGACAACATTAATCCTAATTCGCCTTTATAAGAAAAAGCCATGAAACGATAATTGAATCCTGGCTTTCTGAAAGCAGCATTCATCGATTCAACAACAGAATCAAGGGTATAACTTCCTGGAGTCGTTCCAAGATTACCAGTGACATCAACCGCAGCTAAACTTAAAGTAGACTCTGATGGATTGCCGGTAGAGAAGAGTTGAAGATAAAGATTGTAATGAGTTCCATCCAAAAGATCGGGGTTAAAAGCAACGCTTACAACCTCAGCTCCACGAGGATTGCCAACAGTTAAAGATGGATAAACGCCTGGCAAAGCCGCTGGCAATGGAGCGATACCAAGAGCCAAAACACCTTGTTTGTCTGTATTGAATAATGGACGATCAATGCTAACTTGAGCAGAAGTCGTTGGCAATAAGTTTTTGCCATTAATTCTAATTATGTAAGTCTTATTTAAACCAGAAACAACATATTTCTTTTCTTTAATAATAAAAGAAACAGAAACATTTCCGTAATTAACCGTTGCGATATCGCCAGCTTTAACTAAAGCAAACTTGGCGTCAAAGGTATGATTTGCTGTTCCTGAGGTTGGGGTTAATGAAATGACATCGTCGCCAGTATCAATATTATCAACTGGAACCGAGCTTCCTGAATCTAGGAGATAGGTCGTTCCTAATGATTCCAGAATAATATTTTGACCAGAAACACTTGTATTTAAAGCCGAAGACCTAGACGCTCTTGGAATACCATTATTGTATAATGTTTGAATTCTAGTTCCAAGAATAAATATATTTGAATTGTCAATAAATTGAGCAAATTGCTGTAAATCATTGGCAGTTTGAGGAATAAATGAAAAATTATTGGTGTTAATATTAATACCAGCAGCAACGTGTGCATAATTATCCGGAGGAACCGTTCCAGTTGACAAGCTTGTTACATCACTTGCTAAAACTGTCCCATCTGCTTTTTGATGTCCAACATAATCCGAGTTAATATCATCAAGAAGAGTATAAAGGTTCGTGTTATTTCTAAAAAGGGCTTTCTTATTTTTAAAGAAACTTGACGTGGCACCAACGTTAATGTGAGATAACGTGTGTTTAAATCCAGCTCCACTTAAATGAGGCTCAACTTTAGATCCAGTATTAGTAATAAAATTTAAAGCTGTATTAACGGAAGTATTAACATTTGAAATTAAATTATACAGCGAATAAGTGCTGTAATCAAGATTTAATTTTGATTCGGCAATGGCGGCTGAAGCAGAAATTTGACTATTGGTAATTGGAAGGGTAACAAGACCCAAGCTTGTTAAAGCAGATGGCTTTATAGTTCCATCATATTCAATAGATACACCCAAGCGAGCGCCAATAGAGTTTTTGGACCCGCGAGCAGAATAACCGTCTAAAATAGTTCCAATTTCTTCTTCAATATTAAAAACAGCATCGCGTAAAGCATTAATTGCTTCGCTGCCGATTTCTGTAATATTGTTTTCTACGCGCGGAAGGGAGACATCGTCATCCGGCGTATTGGGGAAGTTACTGGTCATAAGTTAGCTCCGATTCTGTACCAAAATGTGATATTATTCACACTTATTAAGGTTATTCAGAGTCGGTCTTATTTTCAACGTCTGGAACAATTGGATCACGTCGAATCGTTTCTCTAACCGAATCAATTGTATAATCAGATGGACCTGCTTCGGGAAGATTTACTCCCTTATCACGAATAAATGCTTTAATAAAAGCTTTTAAAGCGCGGTAAATAAACCCTGAGAGTAATCCTGAGACTAAGCCAAAAATAACCCTAGCTCCAGCCGATGTAATTCCTTCTGGATATGGATACATTGAAATAAAGCCTGCAAACAACGCGCCAAGGAAAACAGGAGAAATTGGAAGAATTAAATCATGCCATAATTTCAAATCTTTGACATCTTTTTCAAAGTATTCAACAAAACGACGGATAACCTCAGTTACTGCCGCTAAACCAAGGCAAAATAATAAAAATTGCCAACTTAACAACGTCATCAATAACTGGTCCATTTTAATTTCCTTATTTATTACTTACAAGCCATGGCAACATTCCGGTCCTTTGAAAGGACGAATAAGTACCCAAAGCACCAGAATTATTGTCTATTGTTGGTAAGCTTTCTAATAATTCCGGGACTTTCTGTGATATCAGAGTATGTATACTTTCGCAGTCTGTTTTAAAAATTTTATTGGTTGTAGTAGACCCAGTCGCTGCCACGCGACCACCTATAAAATATATTACATCATTTAAACAAATTGCTTTAGATTGAGCAAATGCAATAGTATCAACAATAATTTCAGTTGTAAAATTAGCTTTACCATTTGCTAAATCAGAAAGAGAAGCATAAGTAATTTGTTTAGTTGAGGCGACTTGAGGTCCTCCGAAACCATCATTTCCGCCTGCAACAATATAAACAAAATTGTTAATAACAACGACAGAGGCGTCAACGGTTGGAGTTGATAATGTTCCTACGTTTTCCCAAGTAAAATCCTGAGTCGGTCCAGCAACTAATTTATTTTTTAAACATCTATAAATGTTGGAATTCATAGTAGAATATCCACTATGACCTCCTAAAATATAAACATATGGACCGGCGACAATTAATGAGAATTGAGTCAAGGCTATCGGTAAATTTATGCTGAAATCTCCAGCCTCTTCATTTCTCCAATATAAATTGGGTCCATCAATAGTTGCTCGGCTAACATCTGCTAAGGCATATCCGTCATCTTGTTGCCCGCCAAAATAAAATAGCTGGTCGTCAATAAAGCAAGCCCTACCATTACTTCTAGTTGGTCCAGTACCAGGTAATATTGAAAATGATAAAGGATCGGAAATTAAAGTTTGATAAACCCCACCTGTTACACCTTCGCCACCAACTATAAAATAATAATCTTTTGTTTTAATGACTTCGCCACCGGCAATATCAGTTGTAAAAGAAGAGACTTCATCAATCCATTCAACTGGGTTATTTAAATCAGCACTCTGAATAGCTGCTTGAGGCAACCCAGAAGCGTCATATCCACCAATATTGTATAATTTATTATTTGCAATATCTTGAATTAAATGAGATGATTTTGTAACTGTTGAAAGAGTAACTTCCGTTGTTGTCCAAGTTTGTAAATCAGATAATTCTGCCTTATACGGAGTAGAAGAAGCGCTTGAAAAAAGATAAAGATAATCACCACTTGCAATAACCCGAGGATTATCAATAAAAGTTGGTAAAGTTCCGCCTAAAAGAGTAAAATTAGTAGGATCTGATACTGGAGCAGAATAAATAGTATCTAGTATTCCAAGCCCCATCGGATCAATGCCACCAAATAAATAAATAGTTGTACCATCATTATAAATAGCTGCATTATATATAGGTGCTGGTAAAGTATTTGACTCTATAGTCCAATCTGTTGGATCACTAAGGGGAGCGCTCCAAATTTCATCTTTAGCATCCGATAAAGAGCTAGAGGATCCGCCATACAAATAAATTCTAGATCCGGCGACAGTGATAGCAGAATAAGCTGTGGCGGCTGGTAAAGTATTTACAGATGTGGTAAAATTTGTTGGGTCTGCAATTGGCGCAACATCGATCGCATCAGTTTCTACCCCTGAAACTAAACCTCCAAACAAATAAATATTATATCCGTCTTCATAAATTGTTGGATTAACAGCATTACTATCCGAAACAACACCAGTATCATACCAAGCCAAAGGAGAATCAACTGAAGCGCGTAAAATATTACCTCCAACGCCAGCAGAAGTCTCGTCCAGCATTGAAAAACAATAAAAATATCCATTTATTGGAGTAGGATAAATATTACTTAAAAAGTAAGACGTTCCGGCAACTTGAGCATTACCAACCAAACTTCCATTTATAATACTATCTATAGATGATTTAATTGTTTTTTTATTAACAAAATACATATTATTATCATCGTAATAATATTGCATCGCAAAGGTCGTGCCAAAGCTTGGTTCTGGACATTCAGGCGTTACAATAGATTGTGTAACAGCTGGTATTTTAACAGTGTTTGGCTTAGTTATATTTAAATTTCCAGAATAAGTCATCGTTTCCTTAAATTAAATACCAATTGGTTCCAGAACTAACCAAAGTCCAAGACGCGCCATTTGTTGCCAAGACTCTATCCCCAGCATAACCTTCAATTTCTCCAGTATTAGAATATCTAGTAACTGTAATATTATTAACAGATGAATTCTGAGAAATATCTTTGATAATAACTTGCCGACCTTTAACATGAATCGGCAAATCAATATTCGCAGCAACGCTTGAAGTGTCAACTAAAACAATATAATCGCCGCCATAACCATCTAATGTATAATTGCCAGAAACTGTATTCGTTCTTACTCTGAAAGATGAATCAATCTCAAAACCATATTGTGGTTGATAATGATTTCCAAATGTTTGAATTGTTGCCTTAGTATAAGAAGACGTTAAATTAGTTGGATTAACATAAACTGCAAAAAAGTCTGCAATCGTTGAAGTTCCCTTATTAATAACAATATCGTTGCTGGCTACTAAAACTTTAGCTTTATTTTGTCCAAAAACTGAGCCTGAAATAAAATCATTTATATATAAAATCGTGCTTGAATAAGAATGATTTCCAAAGAAATGATTTGAAACTAATCTAGTATTACAACCATTAGAAAAAACAATACAATTTTTTTCTTTTTCTGTTTGATATCCATCCAAATAGCCGTGACTTCTAATTCTAGAATTAACAACTTCTAAAAAGTCTTCAGAACCACCAATATTAGAATAAGAAATTGGCTGAGAAAATCCGTCCATAAAACATTTATTTAATTGAAGAAAAGTTCCAGTTGTAATAGCCGTTGAAGTATCGAGTTGAACTCCAAAGCGAGTCGCCGCACTAACAATTTTTCCGCTTGAAAATGTAACTCGTCCAATCATCATGACATTCTCAAGAACTAGATTGGATCCAGCCTCCTGAGAAATCAAAGGCGTATCGCCCGTTTTATTTTGAGGCAATTTATAGTAAATATCGCCTAAAATAGTGTTTTCAACAAAGTTATCGGCAATAACTAAATTTGCAATCTTGGTTTGACGACTAAACATAAAAAGGCTGGCATCAATAGCCGTATCATTTGTCGAACGATTAGAATCAACTTTGACTCTAAAAATTGGCTTTGGCGTTCCGCCCATATCAATATTCGGAGGAGAAATCGTTAGGTCAAGAGAAGTCGCATTGACAATCTTAGTTCCCCAACCCTCGCCCAGAATCGTAATGCCCGCAGGAACGTCTATTGTATCTGTAACCGTATACGTTCCTGCCTTGATGACCATAACGCCGCCTCGCTTGATTCTGGAGTAAGCAGCAGGCAAAGCAGTATTATTGATGATAGCATCAAAAATTGGTTTTAATATAAGATTTAAAGAAGGAATAGTATTATCATAATTAATATTACCATCAGCATTATGCCAAGTATCATACCCGTCACCAACCGTGACCATTCCTTGACCAGCATTATTGAGTATCTCTATGTAATCATTGAGATTATCAAAGGCGTCTTGAAGGTTAGTTGCATTTCCGAGTTCAGATAAGGGATCTGATAGATCAATCCCAGAAGCTTGATGTTTAAAATCAGTTCCTTCAATATGTTTTTGAAAATCATAGCGAGAAACGCCTAATGATCCTATTCCTTTATTATAATTTCCCATTTTATTTCTTCATTAAGAATACGTTTTTATCCATTACAAAACTAACGTATGAGTGTGACCGAGAACCTCTAAAACAGTTAATTGACCATTAACATATCTGATTTGATGAGAATGACCTTGAGAAACGCTTGTGATTTGACCAAAATTGCCAACTGCTTGATTTGTTGTAATAAATTCGTGCATGTGGGGTCCAACTCCAGAAGCAGAACTAATAGAAGTGTTCATTTTAGCCGGAAGAGTCGAGGTATCTCGGAAGACAGGAACCTGATAAATCGTATCCGTTCTTCTAATTCTTTGAACTTTAAATTTCTGAGCGCCTTGCAACCCAAATAAAGTTTTATTCCGATTGACAGACATGACTTCATATCTAAATTCTTCATTTCCATCTTGATCAAAACGAACAATAATGTCCCAGTCCTTAACAGTTGGAACTGTTAGAGTCCAACAATCTGTTGAAAAGTCTGATTCTAAACCAAAATCTTGTTTTTTGACTTCATCGTCTGCTGGTGAAAAGCGAACCATAATACGCCCATCAGAACGTCTTGGATTAAAATATTGATCCCAACTAATAATGAATTTGCCGCCAAGACATCGTGGACATCGAGCGTCTGCATTTTCATTAGATGGCAAATAGCATGAACAAGTAATTCCAGTCCAACGTTTCCGAAGAAGACAAACTGCCTCTCCGGTTATATCTAATAGCATTTCTTCACGTTGATTATTTTGATCCTGAACAGATAATCCTCGAACCGTAAAGCCATCTGCACATCCAGATTGACCGCCAAAATAACTACCAACACAAGCTCCAGAAAATAAATCAGCCGGGTCTGTTCGATGCCAACCAGCAAAATCATAACTAGGAAAATTAATGTTTGAAGCGTCTGCTCCAGATAAATCGGTCGTTAAAATATCTTTAGTAATTTGATAATAGCCATCATCTTCAGTATAAGTATACTGACCATCAAATCTATTTTGAATAGAGAATATCCGAGTATTTGCCTCTTCATCTCTACCTAATGTATAAGTAACGTAAGGGCTCCAAGTATTATAACCATCATAACCATCCGTCTGATGCATTCTAGGATTAGTATTACTAAAACCTCTTTGAATAACAGAACTAAGAAGATTTAAATTATTATTTAATAAATCATTACTCGAATAATTTATTAACTCAACTCCTATTTTAACAATTCCTTTAATAGGAAATTCGCTAGAGTCTAATAATGTAATAAGTGTTGCATTAGCAGAAATATCGGCTCGGAGGAGACTCTGAGGGTAAATTTTTAAACCATTATCTAGAGTTGGAAGAGAGAGATCAAAAGTTGATTCATTATATTCAATTGCTCTGACGGCATAGTGATACATTTGCCCAGGTTCAAGATCAAAAATTTCGGTGGTTGTGCTCGTTCCAAAAGAAATAAATTTGACACCTTCCGAAAAGACCGTATCTTCTTCGGTAGACATGTAAATGTGGTAAGCGAGCTTATTAGTCCTGACGGTCGGATAAGCGATATTCCACTTTAAAACAACGGAATATCCATCTCCATTGCTTTCCGCAGAAATAATCCCTTGATTAACCGGATTAAAGTAATAAACCATATCTTAATTCAAGCTTATTAGAAGCTATTATACTTTATCTAAGAGAACATCTTTTAGGTCTTCTTTTTCGGTTTTCTTTGTTATTTCATGATGATCTAGAAGATCATCAACATAACCTTCTGCCTCATCATCTCCATAATGATTGGCAATGTATTCGACCTGATTTTGAAATCCTTCTTGTTCATATGGATTTTCTAAATAATCTCCATCGTTCGCGCTTCTGGTAGGCTTAGCATTAAAACACTGCTGAAAGAAATGAGAGTATTCATGAATAAGATAAGAATAATCTTTAGAAAAATCTCCGTCTTCAAGCAAAGCATAGTTCAAATAAACAATTCCATGATCAGTTTTAGCAGAAACATCAAGCTCTTTAAAGCGAGTCGGAATTAAATCAATAATATCAATTGACTGCCCATATTCTTTACAAATTCTTTGCATCGTTTCATCTTTTTTGAGACGAGTCTTAGCATTTTCAATGAGCCTCAGCAAAATCTCCGGGCGGACTTTTTTTAATGTTTTCAAGGAGATTTTGGCTGGCATATAGAATATAGCAAAATAATAGCATAGGATCACAATGGCATTTATTGGCATAAAAATCGCGGAAGACATTTCAAGATTATTTAGACATTTGGAAATTCCGGGAGATAAGGTTCCCGAAAATGAACAACATGTAACTATTGTTTGTTTTGAAGATGATTGGAAAATTAAAGATATTTGTAAGGCAATGGAAGCTGCTTATGAAGCTCTTGAAGATGTTAAGCCTTTTAAAATTAAAACATCTAAAATAACATGTTTTCCTAGATTTGAAGATAATCCGGTTCCAATTATCGCTAAAATAGAATCAGCGGAGCTTGGGGATGTTAATAAAAAGCTTAAAGCTGCTTTTGATGACGCTGACGTCGCCTACAATAATAATTATAAAAATTATAAGCCCCATATTACTTTAGCTTATGCCGAAGAAGAGATTGATGATCTCCGATTTGCCCCATTAGAGTTTACAGTGACAGAAATTGTCCTATGGAGTGGCGCTGATGGAGATGATAAAGCTTTCATCACCTTTCCTTTAAAAGGAATAGACGTTAAAAAGCATTCTAAATTAACAAATAAAGTTAAAATATTTAATAAATTAGCTATTGGTTAAAACCCAAGTGTTGGGTGTTTGCCAAATGTTTGAATATAATATTGTTTAACTTCAGGTATTAAATCGCTAAGTATAATAAGAGTTGGCTCATCCAATAAACCGGAACCTGACTTACCATTGCTGGAAAGCCATTGCTTTAACGCTGCTTGAGATTTCGGACCCCATTTACCATCAACTTTAGTTGCTCCGATAGAATCGGGTCCTAATTTGTCAATTAAAAACTCTTGAATTTTTGAAATAATTTGCATGAATAGAGGACCGCCCCATTGTTTCGGGCTATTTTGTTTGTTCTGTGCCTTGGGCTTGGGCGTGGGCAATGCTGGTGCTGGAAGGCGCTCAGGAGTTTCCGCATCCTTTATTTTAGCTGCACCAGCATCCACAATTTGCTTATATTGATCTTGAGTAATTAATTTGCCTTGAAAATCTTTAGAGGCTTGATCTAAATAACTATTTACATAGTCTTTAACTTGAGAAGAAGTTAAATCATTTGGATTAACAGATTTAATAGAATTAATTCTGCTATTAGTAAGATTCTCCGCGTATTCAGGATTAGCAAAGCCTTGAGCCAATTTATAATAGTAATTTACTGCTAAATTTAAATTTTTTTTATCAATCATTGCATGTCCTTATTATTACATTATGTGATAATAATAGCATGATATAATTAATCTCAAGACAGCTGTCTTTTGGTAAATACATGATATCATTATATAATTTTCCCTGCGCGCCTGTGTCTTAATCTATTGATGGCTGGACTGATACCATCAGTCATGCCGTAACGACCCAATCCTAAAGGAGCGCTTCTCATAGAATTCTTAATCAATTTCAACTTTTCAAGATGAAGCGTTAATAAACTGCTCGCTTGACTATTCAATATTTCCGCCATGCTTGGAGGATTAAAATTAATGCTATTATCCGTAAATTGAAATTCTCTTCCTCGTTCAATCAATGCCTGAGAAGCCAAGGCATAAATTACCGCTCCTTCAACTAAGACTTCAAGAAAATGCTGAATGAAATCAGTATCATCAAAAGTATAGCTCGTAAAGTACGGAATTTGATTGAAATCTGAAATAGATGATCCAAGCATTGTTACTAACGTATCAATTGAAAAGATGTCACAGTCTATATAAGCCGCTTCGCCATTAATATCTCTTTTAGTCTTCCCAGAGCTATTTAATCTAGCTTTTAAAACTCTTAAAAGCTTATTTATATTTTGTATGGCTGTTTGAGAATAATTTAGTGGATAAATATCTCCTAGATGATAATAACCATCTAAATTGATTGCCGGAGTATCTGTTTTAACAACAACAAAGCTAAAACTAGCTTGAACATAAACTCCATTAATTGTTCCAAACCAATTATCCTGATAGACTCCATATGGTCCGGTTAATGGAATGGTAAAAATATAATTATACTTACCAGTTCCAATCTTAGAGACTCCAGCAGTCGTAGGCGTAAATAAGACGTTTCCGCTGGGCTGAACAATAGAAATAGTCGGCAAAGCATCCGTATCAGCCGGATTGCCATAATTATCTTTAAATTGAACGATAAGACTAACTTGATCAGTAACGTCTAAGGTTTCACCACGGGCTCGCAACATTTTGATCTCCTTAAAATTGCTTATCCAGAGCTAATTGAATAATTGCCTGCTGGTGCCGTGACTACGACCTGAACGAAAGAACTCTTAATTGTAGGATCGTCAGGCAATTGATATTTAATATCAACAACATAGCTTCCGACCGCTGATGCGCCGGTCGGTAAAGTAAAAGAATGACGATATAACCCTTCGCCTATTTTAACCATGTTCTGAGGATAGCTAGAAGCGTTAGCAAGAGATGGAAAAATAATGCGATTGACCGATGGAACGGCGTAACCATCAGCTCGATACCCATCAGGATTTAGAGTTTCGAGCAGAACAGTGACTAATTGTCCTGGACTATGGTATAAAATATTCATTATTTATCCTAGAGAGTAATTGTAATTAAATGCTAGATTAGTAATATTTAGATATCAAATTACAGAGAATACAATGAAAGATCAAGAGTTTTGGATAGTAAATATTTCAAATAGGAATGTAACCTTATCTGATCTTAATCTTAGCATAAAAGCAGGGAGTTCTGTAAATTTATTAGATAAAAAGCATTATCATCTAACGATGGATCAGCTTCAAAAATCTTTAACTTCAGGCTCTATTTATAAAAAAAGAGATAAGATCTTTAAAAGAGTAGTCCCGCCAACCTTTAAAAAGGACCCTATGGCTATAGATATGAATGCAGTCGTTTCCTCTCGATCAAAGTCTATTTTTGAAATTAAAGAAGAGAGATTTGAAGAGCTAGAGTTTACAGATGAGCAGTATTTTGCATCTGAAGGCTCAGAAGATGACTCTATTGGAGAAAAATAATGGGAGCCAAAACAGAACTAGCCCTTGATGATGGCAAAGAAGATAATATAATAAAAGACTATCGTGAATTAAACGATAAAGTAGATTCTGTTTTAGATAAAATTACCAAGAAAAAGTCAAGAGCTAAAAAGAATAAGAAAATACAAACTTAAATAGAGAGTGTAACATGGTCGGAGATAAAAAACCTCTAAGATTTAATGATGAAGAGGCGCTTACTTCTTCTGAATTAAAATACATTCTCGATGTTAATAAGAAATCAATTGAAATAAACATTGAAGTTGAAAAACAAAATGAAGAAATCATTGAAAATCTCGAAGAATTCAAAGAATCTGCTAACGAAATTGAACAAAAAATTTCTAATCTGATTAAATTTCAAGAAGATTGTAATCGAGTCATTACGGAATCTAACCGATTGCTCAAGCAATACAATGAATTATTAGAAGAGTATAACAAATCATTAGCCGTGACATTAACTATGGTTAAAGAGACTGGTATCGATACTAATTCTATTATTAAAAAAGAAGAAAAAAAGACGGAAAGCATTGATAAATCGCTTTTCCGTCTCATAATTATATTAAGCGCTTTTGGTGTTACTTTAATTGGCGCAGCCATTAAAGCATTTGTTAAATAACTATTAAATTAACAGCTTTAGGATCTCCGTGTTTATTTAAACCTAGTTTAAATGAAACTTTTTGTCCTTTAACAAGAGTTTTAAAGCCATCTGATTCAATATCAGAGAAGTGAATGAATAAATCTTTTTGGGGTACACCATCTATACTCCAAGAGATAAATCCATAAGCTTTAGCAAACCAACAAACTTCTCCGCAATAAACAACTTCCATTATTCAGCCTTAATAATCTGCCCATTAACAGTTAATGAACCACCTTTACCAACATAACCATTATCTAAAAGATTACTAACCTCTAGAACTCCAAGCATTCCAATATGCTGGGCTTCCGTTTGATTGGTGCAATTTCTTAACAACCGATCATATTTATCAAAGATAATTTGAAGCTCTTTGGCGCAGCCTTTATATTTAGCCTCTTCCATCAATCTAAATCGATAGGTTTGTTCCGGCATAATCTTTTTTTCAGGAACCGGGTCAACAATTTTGTTATGAATATCAATAAGTCCCATTTATTCTCCAGATATTTTATATGATTTATTTTTAAATACTATATATGGTACGTCTATATCAATATTTCTTTTACCATTCAATTCATAAACCACAGTTCTTCCATTTGGTGGCTTAGTAGAAGGAAATACGCCAATTATTTTTAACAATCCGGCATGAACAAAAGAATGATGATTTGGACAAAGAATACATAAATTTAAAGGATGATTGTTTGTGTTAATTTCAGTTCTTTCAATAATGTGATGCTTATGTAGGCACTCTGTAACTTCGCAGCCCTCTATTTCACATTTATCTAAAATCAACGACTTCATATATCATATTCTATATCAGAATAATTGTATCTGACTTAGATTATTAACGAATACTCCAGGCATCAACCCTAACATTAACAGGTCCTGAGCTTCCAGCTTTTAATCTAAACCAGATAGCTCCAATAACACGATTTTCAAACATGAATGTCCTGCTAGGAAGACTTGGGTCAAGCTCTCCATGAACCGTATTTCCATTAAAAGAGTATTCGACAACCTGGGTGCTGGTCGTTCCCTCATTTAAAAACATAACAGACTGAGTAGAAAATGTAATGACCATGTCTGCGGCATAACCGTCAGCAGAAGTCCCAAAAGTAGTATTAGTTACTGCTTTTTTCTGATAAAAATTAAAATCACGACCCTTCGTATTCGGTAAAACTTTAGTCGTTACATTAATGGGGATAGTCATAAAGACATAGCAAATAATTATTAGATCTCGTAATTTAAGACCGCCTCATTATAACCTTTTTCCATCATTTCTTTAATTTTATTAGGTGAAAAATCCAATAAATCTTCAATTAAATTATGCTTTGGTCTAATTATTCGATATTTTATCATCTTTTTATCAGTTAAGCCCGCTTTTGCTAACTTATTGTACATAACCAACTTCTCGATATCATTAGACATTATCTTGTCAGTCGAAAGATCGAAAGAACGATTTAAAATATCGGCAACTGAAGGGTTGTTCATAAAATGATTTATTCTAGTTTCAGGAGAGGTCATAATAATATCAATTTCAGTCGCGCCCATATCAATTGCATTCTGAATTGGAGAAAATTGCTTGGTTCCCCCATCATTCCAAAGCTGACCTAAGAATTCAATAGGCTTAAACATCCCTGGAAAAGAGGCGCTAGCTATAACCGCATCAACAAAGTAATCCGAGGTATGATCAAACGTCGTATATTTGCCGCTAGTCAAAGAAACGGCGCCAACTGTTACGATCTTCCCAGACTCTCTAATTTTAGGAAGAGAAACGCCATCTCGAATTAAAGAATGCATCGGAGAATTGTCATAAAAGCTCTTTTGCCAAAGAGCATGAAGAAATCCAAATGGAAACCATCTCTTATAAATAGAAGAAGTCTCAATATTTAGCCAAAGATCGCAAAGCTTTTCAGCACACTCAACTTCTTCGCCGTCTTTAAACATAGATAAGAAGGCGCAATTTAAAGCTCCTGCCGAAACTCCGCACAAGATGGAGTATGAGATTTCAAGCTCTCCAAGAAGGTATTTCAGCGCTCCCGCTTGCCATGCTGATTTTGAACCTCCACCGCTTAAAACCAACGCTCTCATTTAAAATTATCTGATATTAATAATAGATTGTTTGGCTAATGACTCTTCACACGCTTCTAATATTTTAGTCACATTAACAGATAATTCAAAACCGTATAATAAATTTAATTTTTCATAATCACAATAATAATGATCAATAAAAGACATAAAATAATAAATAGCGTTATTGAGAGGCGTCATTTTATGATCAACTCCAACATCAGAATAATAAACGGACATGTTATCTGTCTCTATGTCAATATTTCTAGATTTTGAAACATTAAAACCAACCATGCTTGTTGATTTAAAAGTATCAAATGTTAGATTTATTATAAATAAATCATAACTGCTATGGTCTTTTAATTTACGACATTCTACTTGATAAGGAATTTTATTTGATAAATCTAAAATCATAGATAAATCATGGGGACCATAATCCCATAATCCAGAGTAATTTACTCTATTACAAGGTCCTTGACCATTAGTTGTTATATGGGTAATATTTTCATTGTAAATTAATGATTTGATGTTTTTATATTTGTCATTGTGTAAATGAATATAATTTACAACTAAATTTTCTTGATACGGTCTTAATTTTTCTATTTCAAAAGATGAAAGAACGGCTGGCTTTTCCAAAAGAACCGGAATGTTTTTTTCAAGAACATACAATGCTATTTCTAGATGTGAATCTGGTGGCGTCGCAATAATAACGCCATCAGGCTCTTGATCTATTAAATCCTTCCAGTTTTCACGGGTCGCAATAGTTAAATTAACGTCTTTAAAATTAGCTTTTATTTCTTTTACGTAATTTTGCCCCCAGGCGCCGTTCCCAATTAATAACAATTTCATTTAAAACCAAACGTCTTTATTATCGATGTACCATTTAATGGTTTCTTCTAGTTTATTATTAAAATTATATTGAGGTTTCCACCCTAATTTCATTAATTTAGAGCAGTCAACAGCATAACGCCAATCATCTCCCTTACGCTTATCAACAAAATCAATCTTTGGAGCAATATTAAGAATTTCGCCTATTTTATAAACGATTTCTTTATTGGAAAACTCTTCTCCCGTTCCAATATTATAAATTTCATTATTTTGACCTTTTTCTAAAATAGTCATAATAGCTTTTATCTTGTCATCAACGTAGATGTACTCTCGTAAATTAGAGCCGTCCCCATAAATAGGCATAGACTCATGATTAAAGATATTTTTAATAGACTTTGGAATTAAGTTACGATTGGTTGGCTGCCTTGGTCCAAAGACATTGCAACAACGACTAATGTTATAATTGAGTTTATGCGTCTGATAGGCAGCATGAAGGATAGACTCCGCTGCAAACTTAGAGGCGGCATATGGGTTTCTTGGGCTCGGAGGAGTCAATTCTGTCCAAGGAATACCCTCTTTAGAAGTATGATGACCATAGACTTCATCAGTGTTGATTTGAACAAACTTTTCAATGCCCCATTTAACAGAAGCGTTGATTAATGTCTGAGTGCCCATAACATTTGAATAAATAAATGGATTTGGATTCTCTATGCTTGAGCAAACAAATGATTCTGCCGCAAAGTTAATAACAAAATCTGGCTTTTCAATAGCAAAAACTCGATCAATGATATGTTCATTCGCAATATCAGCTAAATAAAATTTATAATTGGAATTACTGCAAGTATTTAATAAACAATAATCATAAACCGCTTTATCTAATCCTATTAAAGAATAATTATCATAATGACTATTAACATAGCGAACAAAATTAGCTCCAATAAATCCTAAAGTTCCTGTTACCAATATTTTTTTCATATAATTTTAAACTCGGGCAGAGGAATGATAAATTTCCCTTTAAATCCTGCTTTTTGACAATTTTTGACAATTGATTCCGAAAAATTCCAGGCAAGAATCAAAAGATAATCTGGTTGACGTTTAACAACCTCATCTGGATGCTTGACCTGATGACCTCCTCCAGGAATAAAAAGACCTTGTTTAATAGGATTAGAGTCTACAACGAAATCAAATAAATTAAGACTTTTAGAAAGTCCCAATCCGTAAAGAATAGTTGTTGCTTTAGCTGGAAAACCATAAATTCCAATTGTTTTATGTTCATTTTTTATTTCAAACACCGTTTTATTTAAATTATATTTTAATTTAGATATGTTGTCTTTAAATGTATTATGTAATTTAAAAGAAAGATCCATTTCTTCTTTTAAGGTTTCTTCTACTATATCTTCCATCGGATATTTTGCAGATTTGTGGCAAACAAAAACGCGAATAGACCCGCCATGTTGCTCTGGAAGCCTTTTCAAATCAAAAATTCTTAAATTAAATCTATCTAGAAGCTTAACTAGTGGAATTAAATGATGATGATAATAATGTTCTGAATAAACAAGATCAAATAACCCTTTATTTACAACATCTAACAAATAAGAGTTCTCGAAAACAAAGACTCCATCTTTATCCAAGAGACTTACAACCCCATTTAAAATTGTTTCAATGTCTTTAGTATGAGCAAAACAATGATTGCAAGTAATAACCTTGGCTTTAGAAAAGCCAAACTTTTGTAGTTCATATAAAATTTCATGTTCAGCAGTATCTTCATTAAAAAACGTTGGAATAGTGCGTATTCCGTTATTGCTGGCATCACTTGCAATAGATGATGCCGGATCAACGCCCAATCTAAAAATATTATCAGAGAAATAACTTAAAAAACTACCATCGTTAGACCCGATATCTAAAATAAAGTCGCCTTCCTCTAAATAACGAGATTCAACATCATTAGCATAAGACTTGTAATGCTCTTGATTGACTTTACTTGTCCCAGTGACGTAGACATAATTTCTATATAGTCTTTCAGGATCAACAGAACAATCCAATTGAACATTATTGCAAGACTGGCATTCCATCAAATTTAATGGAAATGTATCTTGATTCAAATCTTCTTGTTTTAAGAATTCATTGGCGAGAGGCGTTTCTCCAAATGAAATGACTTCTTTTAAATCTCCTTGACATAAGGAGCAAGTTTTAGTAATGGTTGCCCACTGATCATTCATTTAATAGGTCTTTCAATTGAATTTTCATAATTATCATTGTTTTTTAAGATACCATTAATAGTTAAAAACACAGTATCTTCTAACATATGAACTTCATGATAAACTTCAGGTGGAGTGAAAAACATTTGACCGGGCAAAAACTCTGTTTCTTTTAACTCAGGCTCATTAACATCTTGTTTATAAAGGACTTTCCCAGATAAAACATAAATAGCGTGCCAATCTCCATTTTTATGGACATGCTTGGCTCGAACAGCTCCTTTAACGCTCTTAATAAGAGTTACGCTTCCAGAATTGCCAAGCCAAAGATTTTGAATAGAACCTCGATTATCAGTAAATGGAGGGTCTAAAGGAACTTTATGGTCTTCTGGAAATTGCCCGGCTAAAACTTCTTTAACATAATCTTCGTTCTTCATATTTTAACCTTTGCTTTTAAATTCTTGCTCCATTTGCTCGGCAATCAGCTTCCAGTCTTTTGTCTTTGCAAAAGCTGTACACTTTGCTATAACTCGGTCGGACTCATTTTTATTATTTAAATATTTGATAACTTCTTGCGCGTACTTGTCCAAATGCTTATTCATGTTTCTTGGAACAATAACAGCTCCACTATCTTTATATATTGAAAATAAACAATCTGCATCCGTTATGCACGGCACGGTATAAGATGCTAAAGCATTTAATATTGATAAAGAATATCCCTCAGTAAAAGCTACTGGATCCGCTGGAAATGCCAATACCGAAGCTTCATTCATTTCTTTAATCATAGAATTAGCGCTAACAGAACCTACACATTCAACCCCTAAAGGCTTAAGTCTTTCAATAGCATATAAACAATATCGTAATCTTTGTCCCATTTCCCTAGTATGAACATGCATGTTCGGATCATTAGGCTCAATGTCTAAAACTGAAGATCTTTCAAAATGATAGAAGATTCTTAAATTTGCGCTTGGAACTGCCTTTTTTATGGTTGGCCAGCAAGATAAAAGCCAATGTAATCCTCTATCCCAGCTTGAAGTCCAAACGCATCTTCCTTCAACTCTTTCATCTCGATAGTTATCTGGATTGCAACCAAGAGGAACAATTGACCATTTTTCTGCTGCCGGAGCATTTGGTTGACTAACAAGATGATTGACTTGAACGTCTGAAACGCCAATCCACTTATCTACAAAGTCATCAAATCCAGGATGACAGTACGTAAAGTCATTTAAAAACTGCCAGCAAATTTTTAAAGGCTTTTGATTCATTCCCCTGATCGCATCAGGTTCATTAATAGAAAGAATAACGTCGAAAGAATCATCTACTACGGAAAATCTTTCGTCAAAATTATAGATAGGGATGCCTTCCCAATGAGTAGGTTTGTGATATGGTTGAGCGTGGAGCGTAAACATATGAACATCATGACCTCTTTTATGAAGAGCTTTAGATATCTCTACAAAGCTCAGGTCTGTACCTGTTAAAGCCCGAGATGATTCATAAATATTATTGAAGTGGAAGTCAAGCGGTCTTGCCCCAATACTAAAATTTCCTAAAATAACTGCTATTTTCTTTTTCATAATTTTATATTATTCTTCATCTCTATATGGGCTTGTTGGTTGATAGGGAACTATTGGATTCTCTTCTTTTTCTTTTATTAAGTCAAAAAACATCTGTTCCCATTCTTTTGCAAGTTTGTCAAGACAGAAATTTTCTTTAGCGTATTGTTGAAGTTCTTCACGGGTATATTCTTTTTTAGTCATTAGTCAACTTTCTTATTTATATTTAATAAAGGCAAGATTTCGTCATTAATAAACTTTATTAGTTTTTTATTTCTGTAAATGCGACCATCTATCTCCATTAGATTTATACTGTTTTCTACACAGAAATTTTTTACGTATAAATCCCTAGCCTGTTGTTTAACAAATTTTTGTTCAGCTTTGGAAAAATCCATTCCTCCAAAACATACAGGTTCATAGTGTTGATGTCCATTATATTCTATAATTAAATTTATGGATGCAAGATAAAAATCAACCCTATAATTTTTATTTTCTAATTTAGAAAAATCCCTTATATATTTTTGATATTTAAAATCGATATTATGATTTTTAAATAATTCATATATTAATTTTTCATTTTTGCCTGTGACATTACATTGCGGACACCCAGTCCCAGCAAAAATGCCTTGTGGTTGCGCTTCCCATTGATAATTACAATCAACACAGCCCCATAATATTTTTATATATTTGCCTAAAAAATTACCTTTTCTTAAAACTGAAGGATTTTCATTTTGTAATTTTATATCAATGCTATCATTATTATGCTTTACATTTCCATAACATTTGGGACATCCTGAATTGGAGTGTATTATTTTATTATAAGTTGCGCTCCAAATATAATTATCTAGCAGGCACTGAACTTGCATGTGTTTTTGTGTATTTTCAAATTCAGTTAATCTTTTAATGTTTTTCGCTAATAATTTGCTATCAACTACATCTATTGATATAGGCAAGCGTTTTGCACATTTGGGACAACCTCTATTACCATTTAATACGTTCCTACAAATTGCATTCCATTGATATCCGCAGTTTTCTTTTAAACATTTAAAATCTGAATATGTTGAGTTATTTATATACTGACTAATTATTTTAATTAATCTTGGAAAAAGAATGGCGTCCACTTCTTCTTGAGTTCTTTTATTTTTTTCAATAGTTGTTTTTCTACCGCATTTTGGACATCCGTTTCCAGTATTAGTTACACTTAAAACATTTGCAAACCAAATATGATTACAATTCTCTAATAAACATTGAAATTGTAATTTAGATTTACTATTTATATAGTTTCCAATTCTTTTTATTGCTCTATTTTCCAATCTCTGATCTATAATTTCATTATTTATTTTTAAATTTCCGGCATATTTTGGACAATTTATTTTATTATTAATAGTGCCATCAGGAATGCAAATCCAATTATATTCATACTTTTTACATTTCCATAATATTTTATTTTTAATGCCGGAATAATTTCTCGCTCTCATTATCGGTCTATCAATAATGCGTTCATCTAAAATTTTATTTGTTATTTTTTCATAAATTGCGTGATACATTTAATCTTCTGATAAGAGTTTAATTGTCATTTCAATAAATTTTTTTTGAAAATGTTCGCTTAGCCAATCTCCAGGTATAAGAGTACCCCTCGCGCCTACTGTTTCTTTTAACGCAGCGAGATCAGATGTAATCATCTTAACTCCCGCAGCAGTCATTTCTGCTGCCGAAACACAATATGTTTCCGTGAAATGTGACGGGAAAAGCCACAAACTAGAACTTAACAGCTCATTTGATAATTCTTCTTGATTCATACGTCCTTTAAATGTAACTCCTAAAGGCTCCATTTCTTTAATGGTATTTTTTAACAAATTTATTAAATCCATATGACCTTTATTAGATTTAGCCATTTGCTCCCAATTATACCACCCATATCCTAGTATTAAATTGGCTTTAGGCACGCATTCTTTAATTTTCGGCCACATTTGCAAAAGTGAATAAAGGTACCTGTCAGGACTGCTTGTACAGATGCATTTATATCTGTCTCGTTGAATATTTTTATTTTCGAACCTAGATAGATCTACTCCGTTTCTTGTTACAATTATATGTTCGCTATTAACATTGCATTGCTCCATAACAAATTGTTTGTGCCAATTGCTTAAACATAAAATACGATCAGCCTTTAATAATAATTCATTGGTATAACATATTGGAGTCACATCATGCGTCCATAGAAGTTTAATCTTTGCCTCAATATTAAATTTTTCGGCTAAATAGTCAGCCCTTCTTGACACTACCAATACGTCACATTTTAAATCTTGGAATTTATTAGTTGATCTATACTCAACTCCATCATAAATGCCTTCTCCAGACTCTCCACAACTATTGTATAGCCTAACTCTATGTCCGAGACCAGCCAATCTTTTAGACATTTCAATCGCCATTAACTCACTGCCGCCGATTCCTGTTTTCTTAACAGTTTTGGGAGTATAATTCTCAACCCCATCTCCAATCATAAAAATAACATCTAACCCCTTATTATATCCTTCCGGAAACTTAAGATGTGCTTCCGCAAATATATTTCCTTGATCCTTAATTTCTCTCGATCTCTCATCCATAGAATTATCGCACAAATCAGGATAGCAATCCTTAACCCAATATCCGGCTTTTCTAAAATCTTCCGCGACGGTCCAAACGGTCGGAGCAACAATATGTCCGCGTGCAAAAGGAGACAGCCAACTCTTTCCTTCTTTCTCAAAGAGCCAAGGATGAGCCCAATCAACATATTGACCGCGCATCCAAGAACCATACGGAGTCGCTAAAAGAAACTTACCATCTTCTTTTAACATTTTCTTTGCCGGAATAAGCATTTCAGTGACAGGATCAACTAAATGCTCATAAGTATCCGTACTCGTCGCATATTCAAAATAATTATTGGGTACTTTATCTACTGCCTCATGAAAATAAGATTGAACATACTTTGCTCCAGTATTAAATTCAATCGCTTTCTTTCGAGCCAATTTAATAGAGCTTTCACAAACATCAAGTCCGGTTGGTTTGTGACCTAGCATTCCAAATCTATTAGTAAAACAGCCGTCCATACATCCAAAGTCAACTATAATTGATTCTGGCTTTAATCTTTCAGCGACAAAGTCAAAACGATGTCCTTCAGACATAACTAATTTATTAGGCAATGGATTTCCAGCTTCTACTTCAGTATTAGCCGGAGAATTTGTGCTTTGGAAATCAGCATCGTTTTTCATCCAATCTAGGCAGGCTTTGGTTAATTTTAAAGCTTTTTCAGTTTCAAAAGAATGTCTGACGCTATACGGAGCTTTCTCTAAAAATGAAATGGCTGATAATACTTCATCATGAAGCATATATTGTTTCCAAATTAACAAAACAACCGATTGTAATTGCGCTTGGTTTAAATTAATTGGATAACTATCAAAATTTATCCCAATAGGAATTGACCAATAATCATTATTAGATGATGTATTAGCAACAGGAAACGGAGACCTATCATAATTAACCGCTTCATTTTGTTTTAATAATTGAGGCGTTTGACCATTAATTAATGAATTAAATGTTGTAAAATGATCATCATTGATTCCATCAATTTCTTTTAATTGATTTAGATTTTGAATAATATTTTGTTTTAACATCCATGACAAATAAAGCTTTTTATTTGATAAAAGAACTTGATCATTAGGTTTAGTTGCTAAAGCGATGTTGACGCTTTCGAGGGCACCTGGAAAATCTCCTAATTTAGATAAAGCAAAATTTAAATACCTATGTATTTCATAGTCTCTTTCTAATGGATTAACAAATAATAATGTTTTAGTTGGAGGCAGCTGAAGTCCGAGTTTAGAAAAATGAACGCATCTTTCCCAGTTTCTCATTTCATATGGACCGCCAGCCTGAGCTAGGAAATAAAACATTTTAGCTAGGCTGAAATAGCCTTCGCCCCAAGATTCTTTGAGCTCAATTGTTTTAAATGCCCATTTTAAACCGGCTTCATATTGTCCGAGATTTTGATAAAGCTCAACCAATTTAAGGCAAGCCATCGCTCTTTCGTCATCCCAACCAGATATTTCAACATATCGAGAAAGATATTCTAAAGCTTCTTTAATAAAGCCATTATTAGAATATTCAAGACCAAGATAATACATTTGACGAGCGTCAGATTCACCAACTTTATCAAAGTAATCTTTAAGAATTCTTAGATTTCTGCCGGTTTCTATTACGGTCCCTAAAAACTGTCTTTGATGTTTGAAAACAACATCTTCATTAATAATGAAATTAGGGTTTATTCCATCATAAGGAACGGCGACTTCATGAACAGGATTGATAAATTTAATATCATTTTTATTTGAAAATAATCTTTCTCTATAATGAAGGCAAGTACATTTACCAGCTTCATTATAAGAATATTCATAAGGAAACATGATAATAGTTGATTTGCCAGAAGACATTAATTCTGATACTACTTTAGGTAGATTTTCTGCTCCTACCAGAATATCATCGGAATCAATCCATCCGACAATTTCATTTGTTGCTAATTCAAACGCCCGATTTCGAGCCATAGAAAAATCAGCTATTAATCCAGTCTCTGGATCATTACAGTCAGTATAAACCTCATACATATTAGCGTATTTCAAAGCTATTTGAGGGGTATTATCAGTTGAGCCTGTATCTATGATTACTATTTGATCGACATAATCTTTAAAAGATAGTAGGCATTGCTCTAGGCAATTTTCATTGTTTTTGACAATGAGGCACATGCTGATAGGGGCTTTTTTATAATTCATCTAGAATTAGATATAACTCTAGAGGCGAAATATTAATTTATAAAAATAAATTGACTTAAAACCAAAGGGCTTTGCCACGCACATCTAAGCTGATGATTTGAGTTTCGGTCAAGACATTGTCCCAAACCATAACTTCTGCAATGCCACCACGAAAACCATCGACCGCATTTCTTCCGCCAATTCCATTAAATCCAGAATTAGTATTATAGCTTGTTGCGGTTGTTTGAGTGCTATCCAAGACTCCATCAATATAACAAGTTAGCGTCGTTCCAACATGAGTCCAACAAACATTATGAGGCATATTATCTGTCAAATCGGTTCTAGTTGCTAAATATTGAACCATTGTTCCGCCTTCATTTGTTAAATAAGCCGGTTGACCAGCATTAAACCCTACATTTGTATTTAGCGTATTAGAAGTGCTTATAGTTGTAAGTACATTCAAAGCGCTATTATCAGAATTAGATGGGACCGATTCTGGATTTCCATGTTTTGTAGTATGAAATATAGTTATTCCTGAAGGACAGGTAAAGGCTGTAGCCGTTGCCAAACCATCAAGAGATAACCAGTCTCCTCCACCTTCAAGGTGGATACTTGGTTTAACTCCTTTTTTAAAAGCTAAATCTCCAAAGGCGTAAAATAAATCTTTAAATGCCCAAACAGGTCTAGTTCCAGTATTAGAGGTATTTGATACGTTATTTGTTGTAGGAGGTTGGGCAATAATAATATCAATAGCATTATTTGGAAATCCAGTAACACCATCGATCGAATCAATCCACAGTTTCATTCCACCATAATTAGATGGATTAACAATAGGTTCTTGCAATATCATTGATATTCCAAACATTATACTAACACCCTTTGTCTTTGAATATTAGCAAACCAAGTTACTCCTGAACTTCCACGAACTTGTAAGAAACCAGTTGGTCCAGAGGCAGCCATAGTGACAGTCCACATTTCAGTATTAGCATCAGGCGCTCCTGGACCTAAAACAGTTGGATAAGATCCTGTTGGAAATGAATCCGTAATAGAGCGAACCCTATAATAATCTTGCTCTAATGTCCATCTTCCAAAATATGCTCCGGAAGCTGAAATAGCATTTACTTTTGCTATAACATTTTGGAAAGTCATAGTCGCTCCAGAAACGCTTTCATCTAATGAAAATACGTGGAGGTTTGTATATGCCGTACCAACAGTTCTTAATGAAGTAACAACATCAATAATTCTACCATTAGGTTGAGAAAAGTTAATGGCTCTTGTTACTTTGACGTCAAGGTTAGCTCCAGTAAAACCAGCTTGGCTATAACCAGATAATGAACGAACGTTTGGTCCAGTTGCCGTTAAAACATGATCTTGAGCGAACCAAACACCTGTTGGAACTCCAGGAGAACCTTGCGGTCCAATTGGACCGGTTGGTCCGGTTGGTCCCTGCGGTCCATTTCCACCTTGAGGACCAGTCGGTCCCGGAGGTCCCCCAGAAGGTCCGGTTGGTCCTTGAACGCCTGCGGCACCCTGTAAGCCAACCGCTCTAAATGAACCTTTATCTAAAGATACTATTCTTGAAGCAGCAGTTTTACGCCATTCAATATATCCAGTATGATTACCGGCAGAATAAAAATCAGCAAGAATAGAACTAACTTCTACTGGTCCAGTATGAACTAAAACTTGATTTTCGCGTCGAGCTACCCCATCAACAACCCAGCGAGTTTCAACGTTAGCGGGACCGCCAGCGCCAACAGTCACACCAGATGCAATAAGTTGCATGGCATAATCCCAAAGAATATTAGCGTTTGCATTAAGAGTAATGCTAATATAAGTGCTAGGAATAGCTGTATATGTTAAAGCTGTTGGTTGAATGTGCCCAGTTGCAACACGAAAAGCAACCGGCATATCTCCGCTGAAATTTCCAGCTGGACCAGTTACACCTTGTGGACCAATTGATCCGGTGGGACCTTGAATTCCTTGTTCTCCTTGAGGTCCAGTTGGACCTGTTACCCCATCATTTCCTTGAGGTCCAATTGTTCCAGTCGGTCCAATACTACCAGTAGATCCTTGATTGCCTTGCGGTCCTGTTGGACCAGTCGCACCCTGAATGCCCTGAGGACCAATACTTCCAGTCGGACCTTGTGGTCCGATTGAGCCTGTTGCACCTTGAGAACCTTGAATACCTTGAGGTCCGATTGAACCAGTGGCGCCTTGCGACCCTTGCGCTCCCTGTGGACCAACACTTCCGGTTGGACCTTGAGGTCCAATAGATCCTGTAGGACCAATATTTCCCTGCGGTCCAATTGAGCCCGTACTTCCTTGTGAGCCTTGAGGTCCTTGAACTCCTGTTGCTCCTTGTATGCCTTGAGGACCTATTGATCCTGTTGACCCTTGTGATCCTTGAACACCCTGAGGTCCAATGCTTCCGGTTGGTCCCTGTGGTCCTGTCGCGCCTTGAATTCCTTGGGGTCCAACGCTTCCCGTTGGTCCTTGAATGCCTTGTGGTCCAATGGATCCTGTAGAACCTTGGCTTCCCTGTATACCTTGAGGACCAATAGATCCTGTAGCTCCCTGAGATCCTTGTACCCCTTGAATGCCCTGAGGTCCGATTGATCCTGTAGGTCCTTGAATACCCTGAGGACCAATACTTCCAGTTGAACCTTGTGATCCCTGAGGTCCTTGTGGACCAATGCTACCAGTAGCACCTTGAGAGCCCTGAATTCCTTGCGGACCAATACTTCCTGTTGGTCCCTGAGGTCCAATTGATCCTGTGGCTCCCTGAGATCCCTGAATTCCTTGAGGACCGATTGATCCAGTAGAACCTTGACTTCCCTGTGGACCTTGTGAGCCAACGCTACCAGTTGGTCCCTGAGGACCAATTGATCCAGTATTACCCTGAGATCCTTGGATCCCTTGTGGACCAATAGATCCTGTAGGTCCTTGAATTCCTTGCTGCCCTTGTGGACCTGTAGCTCCAGTAACGCCAGCAGAACCCTGAATGCCCTGTGGACCTATACTACCAGTTGGTCCTTGAATGCCTTGTGGACCAATGCTGCCAGTTGAACCTTGAGAACCCTGAATTCCTTGTGGACCTGTTACACCGGCAGAGCCTTGAATACCCTGCGGACCAATAGAGCCTGTTGAGCCTTGAGATCCTTGAATGCCCTGAACTCCTGTTGCGCCACGCGGACCAGTCGCACCAGTAACGCCAGCAGATCCTTGTGGACCCTGAGGACCAGTCACTCCTGTAATGCCCTGAATACCTTGTGGTCCAATAGATCCTGTTGGACCCTGAATTCCAGTTACACCAGCAGAACCTTGTAAACCTTGAGGACCGATAGAGCCAGTAGCTCCCTGAGATCCTTGTTGTCCTTGAGGACCTGTTGGTCCCTGAATACCCTGAGGTCCAATGGATCCCGTAGCTCCTTGAGAGCCTTGAATGCCTTGAATTCCAGTAGCTCCTTGCGGACCTTGTGGTCCAATACTACCAGTGCTACCTTGTGATCCTTGAATTCCTTGAGGTCCAATTGATCCTGTAGCGCCCTGTGAACCCTGTGATCCTTGTGGACCAATAGATCCTGTCGCTCCTTGAATACCTTGCGGACCTATTGATCCCGTAGCTCCTTGTGAACCTTGAGCGCCTTGAGGTCCAATGGATCCTGTCGCGCCTTGTGAACCCTGAACTCCCTGAGGTCCAATACTTCCTGTTGATCCTTGAGATCCTTGTGGTCCTTGAATGCCAGTTGCACCTTGAATACCCTGTGGTCCTATACTTCCTGTAGCCCCTTGTGATCCTTGAATACCCTGAGATCCAGTAGCCCCAATCGTTCCCGTTGGTCCCTGCGGACCTGTTACCCCTGTTACACCTTGAATTCCTTGAGGACCTTGTGGTCCAGTTGCTCCAGCGGAGCCCTGTATACCTTGAGGTCCAACACTTCCAGTTGCGCCTTGACTTCCTTGAATGCCTTGAGGACCAATAGATCCTGTAGCTCCCTGAGACCCTTGAACGCCTTGGGGTCCAATGCTACCGGTTGGACCTTGAGGTCCGATTGAACCAGTGGGTCCTTGAATTCCCTGTATACCTTGTGGACCTGTTACACCTGCTGATCCCTGAATACCCTGAGGACCAATACTTCCAGTCGATCCCTGTGAACCTTGAACGCCTTGGGGTCCTATAGATCCTGTAGCTCCTTGTGATCCTTGAATACCCTGAGCGCCAGTTGCTCCGCGTGGTCCTGTTGCACCCGTAACACCAGCGGAGCCCTGAATACCTTGTGGACCCGTTACGCCTTGAATTCCTTGTGGTCCTGTAGAACCTTGTGGACCAATTGAACCTGTATTACCCTGAGATCCTTGTATGCCTTGAGGACCAATAGATCCAGTGGCACCTTGTGAACCTTGAGGTCCTTGAACTCCTGTTGCTCCCTGAATCCCTTGAGGACCGATAGAGCCTGTTGGTCCAATAGGACCTATCGATCCAGTTGGACCCTGCGGTCCAATAGAGCCTGTAGTTCCTTGTGATCCTTGGATTCCTTGGGGTCCAATAGATCCTGTGGATCCTTGGCTTCCTTGCAAACCTTGAATACCTTGGGGTCCAGTCGGACCTGTAACACCAGCCGAACCCTGAATGCCTTGGGGACCGACACTTCCAGTTGCTCCTTGTGAGCCTTGAATGCCCTGCGGTCCAATACTTCCTGTTGGTCCTTGAGGACCTATTGATCCTGTCGCACCCGGAGATCCTTGAATGCCCTGTGAACCTGTTACGCCCTGAATGCCTTGAGGACCAATAGATCCTGTAGCTCCCTGAGAACCTTGGATTCCCTGAATACCTTGTGATCCCGTAACACCAGCAGATCCTTGAAGCCCTTGTGGACCAATGGAACCTGTAGAACCTTGACTTCCTTGTAAGCCTTGAACACCAGTTGCTCCACGAGGACCAGTAGGTCCAGTAGAACCAATAGTCCCTGTAGAACCTTGTGGTCCAATACTTCCAGTTGGACCTTGAATGCCCTGAGGACCAATCGATCCGGTGGCACCAGCAGAACCCTGTAGACCTTGAGGTCCAATGCTGCCAGTTGCACCCTGCGATCCTTGAACCCCTTGTGGACCAATAGATCCTGTAGGTCCTTGAACTCCCTGCTGTCCTTGTGGACCTGTAACACCCGCTGACCCCTGAGGTCCAATTGGACCAGTTGCCCCCGCAGATCCTTGAATTCCTTGAGGACCAATACTGCCAGTTGGACCTTGTGGTCCTACAGATCCTGTATTTCCTTGTGAACCTTGAATTCCTTGAGGTCCAATTGATCCGGTTGGACCCTGCGGTCCAATAGAGCCTGTAGAACCTTGGGCGCCTTGAGGTCCAGTTGGACCTGTGACACCAGCAGAGCCTTGCAAGCCTTGTGGTCCGATTGAACCAGTATTGCCTTGAGATCCTTGTTGTCCTTGGGGACCCGTAACACCTTGAATACCCTGAGGACCAATTGATCCGGTAGGTCCCTGAGGTCCAATTGATCCTGTGGCTCCCTGAGATCCCTGAACTCCTTGAGGACCTATTGAGCCTGTAGCACCTTGCGATCCTTGAATGCCTTGAGGACCAATAGACCCAGTAGGACCTTGCGGTCCAATTGAACCTGTAGCCCCTTGCGATCCTTGAATACCCTGGGGTCCAATAGATCCTGTCGAGCCCTGATTTCCTTGCGGACCCGTGGGTCCGGTTGCCCCTTGAATACCTTGTGGTCCAATGCTGCCTGTCGGTCCTTGAATACCCTGTTGTCCCTGTGGACCCGTAGGTCCAGTCGAGCCTTGAATACCCTGAGCACCTTGTGGACCCGTTGATCCCGTGGCTCCTTGAACACCTTGAGGTCCAATGCTACCGGTTGCACCTTGAGACCCTTGGATGCCTTGAGGACCAATAGATCCTGTAGCTCCCTGAGACCCTTGAACGCCCTGTGGACCTGTTGCTCCAGCAACTCCTTGAGGACCAATACTTCCAGTTGGACCTTGTGGTCCAATTGATCCTGTGGCTCCCTGAGAACCTTGAACGCCCTGAATACCTTGTGCTCCAGTTACACCAGCAGATCCTTGTAATCCCTGTGGTCCAATAGAGCCTGTTGGACCTTGTACTCCAGTTGCTCCGGCAGATCCTTGAACGCCTTGGGGTCCTATAGATCCTGTAGCTCCTTGCGATCCTTGCGGACCCTGAACTCCCGTTGCTCCTTGTATTCCTTGAGGACCAATTGATCCCGTAGGTCCTTGCGGACCAATACTTCCTGTTGATCCTTGAGACCCTTGAGGTCCTTGAACTCCGGTTGCGCCTTGAATACCCTGAGGTCCCTGTGGACCTGTAGCTCCAGCAGAGCCTTGAATACCCTGAGCACCAACGCTTCCTGTCGCTCCCTGAGAACCCTGAACTCCTTGTGGTCCAGTCGCACCCTGAATCCCTTGAGGTCCAATTGAACCTGTTACACCTTGAATACCTTGAGGTCCCTGTGGACCTGTGACGCCAGCTGAACCTTGTGGTCCAATAGCTCCTGTAACTCCAGCAGAACCTTGTATTCCTTGAGGACCAATACTTCCTGTTGGACCCTGTGAACCAGTCACACCCATAATTGCCCACAATGGCGTCAATACGAGAGATGCTGTAACGCTACCATCATATGCGAAATGAATGGTTTTGCTTGTTCCAGACGTTGTTACGGCATATACCTTATATACCAGGCGGTCGGTTACGCTCAATCCAGTAATTTCATTTGCAACATATTCGATTGTCTCAAATGCAATTGCCGTATCCTGAATATCAGAAGTAGTTACTGAGAAATGTTCGGTTTCAACGCCTCCAGCTGTTCTAGTGAAAACTTTCAGAATGATTTGGCTGACTCCACCTGTTGCGCTGACATACCTCCATAAGTGAAAACTCCATCTTCCTGCTGGAATTAAGTTTGCGCCAATTTGACCAAGACTATCAGGCTCGCTAACGAAAGCTCTGATGAGAGTTTCGCCACTTGCTGATGTGATTGTTACCGACTCATCTTGTCCTGGATCGGCTGAATCTGGGGTTACCAGAAGTTTTCTATAGTTAATTACATCTGTAGTTTGATGGTCGAAATAAACAATTCTTCCAAAGCTTGCTGGACCAACACTGCCGGTTGGACCTTGAGGTCCGATTGAACCAGTAGCTCCCTGTGGACCTGTTGCTCCGTCATTTCCTTGAGGTCCTGTTACACCAGCAGAACCCTGAATGCCTTGGGGACCAATACTTCCAGTTGGACCCTGAGGTCCAATACTACCTGTTGGTCCAGGATTTCCTTGTGGTCCTGTTACGCCTGCTGAACCTTGAATGCCCTGTGATCCGGTAGCTCCTTGAGGACCTTGTGCTCCGGCAGGACCTGTTGGTCCGGTTGCTCCAATATTACCCTGAGGTCCAATTGACCCAGTTGGTCCAGGCGCACCTTGAGGACCAGTGACACCAGCAGATCCTTGTAATCCTTGAGGACCAACACTTCCGGTTGGACCCTGTGGACCAATACTTCCCGTAGGTCCTGCTGCACCAGGATTTCCCTGAGGTCCCGTTACACCAGCAGATCCTTGAGGTCCCTGACTTCCAGTTACTCCTTGAATACCCTGAGGACCAATTGATCCCGTAGGTCCTTGAACACCTTGTTGACCTTGAGGTCCAGTCGCTCCAATTGTTCCAGTTGGACCCTGTGGTCCTATACTTCCTGTAGCTCCAGCCGAACCCTGAAGTCCTTGTGGTCCAATTGATCCGGTTGGACCCTGAATTCCTTGTGCTCCAGCTGGTCCCGTTGCTCCTTGAGTTCCCTGAGGACCTTGAACTCCTGTCGCACCAATATTTCCCTGCGGTCCAATTGAACCTGTTGCGCCTTGAGTTCCAGCAGGTCCAATGCTTCCCGTAGGTCCTTGAACGCCTTGAGGTCCAATAGATCCTGTCGGTCCTGCATCGCCCTGCGGTCCAATCGATCCTGTCGCTCCGGCTGAACCTTGAGGACCTTGAACTCCTGTAGCGCCTTGTATTCCCTGCTGTCCTTGTGGACCTGTTGGTCCAGTAACACCAGCAGATCCTTGAGGTCCCTGAGTTCCAGTTGCTCCCTGAATTCCTTGATTACCTTGAGGTCCAGTCGCTCCAGCTAAACCCTGAGGTCCAATAGCCCCTGTTGGTCCTTGTGGACCAATGCTACCAGTTGGACCTTGCTCGCCTTGAGTTCCAATGCTTCCGGTCGGACCCGCAACACCCTGTGGACCAATACTTCCTGTTGGTCCTGGATTTCCTTGTGGACCGGTTGGTCCTGTTGCTCCAGGAATGCCCTGCGGTCCAACGCTTCCGGTAGGTCCTTGAAGACCAATTGAGCCAGTAGGACCTTGAGGTCCAATAGCTCCTGTCGGTCCTTGAATGCCTTGTGGACCAATAGACCCGGTAGGTCCTTGAACGCCCTGAGGACCAATACTTCCAGTAACTCCAGGCGAACCCTGAGGTCCCTGTGGTCCAGTCGCACCAATACCAGATCCCCCACCGCCAGATCCAGTCGGAGTTCCTTTTAGCTGATCAGCGTTAACGCGACTCAAACTTCCGCCTCAGTATTATCTAAATAATAGTCCGCTGTGATAACGTCAACAATCCCATTAACCGTATTCGGCGCAACAGAAAATATACAAGTGTTAAACCCAGTTCCAGGTCCACCCGACTCAGCAATAAAATAATCGTCTAAATACAACTGCTTTACACCGTTGCGATAAACAATTATTTTATAAATATCATTTTGAATAAATGTTCCAAACGGAATCGCAAACACAGTATTTGAATTGTCTATAACGCCAAGCAATTGAATATCTTCTTTATGAAGAACGTCTAAATTGCCAGCGCCAACTTGGAGTCCTTTTACAACTCCAGCCGCTTGAAGGAACGACTTATGAGTGCTATTAAATTGAAGTAAATCTATATCCGAACATTCAATTACAATATCGCCAGATAATATCTTATGTTTAATTTCTCCTTTTAAAAGAGAAGCACGAATATCCTGCTCAGCGACACCAGGGATACTTAATAGATCTCTGGTCTCGTTATACAAAATAGGATAATTAAAAATTCTAATTGTTTTATTGCGATAAGGAGTAGTGTTCCTAACGACAAAACAACCATTCTTTTTAAAATATGGGGCAAATTCGTCCAAACAAAGTCCTTATACGTTAATATTTATAGTAACAGTTTTGGCGTTTTCAGATGCCGACTGAGATGGCTTAACAACTTCATAAGTTGAATCGCTTCGAGTCCGTAAAGCTGGCTCCCTATCATTTGTATATTTTTTATTTTGATCATATTCCGAAGAAGCTTCTTTTAACGAGTCTGACATATCTAAATTCATTAATAGCTCATCTTTTGCCAATAAAACTTCCGAAATCTCTTCTTCCGCCATCGTCAATAAAGACTCTGCCGTTAATCTATACCTAACATATATCAATTGATCTAAATATTCTAGACTTCCAACACTTGCCTGAGAATCACTAAAATCATTGTCGCCTTGTTTTAATCTCAAAGCTTTTTTTACAGACGAATGAAGAACTCTAACATAACTATCCTGAAACTCTTCCTCGCGCCCATAAACATCTTTAATATTCTTTAAAACATTGAAAAGTTTAGTAAAAGCAGTTATCTTGCGCTTCATATCCTGAGATACAAATGGGGCTGAACGATGATAATTCTGAAGCCCTCGACGCGGATTTACAGTAGTTTCTTGATCAATTCTTCTAGTATCAAAAGCTTCCTTGTCAAAGGAAGCGTTTTTTATTAACGAATTAATTTCATAGCTTTTTTTACGAGCCTCTGAATTATTCTTGCGAACATCCGAATCAACTTCTAGGCTTTTAGAAAGAGATTCATATAGATCAAAAAATGTTTCAAATTCCACGTATATTTTCCTTATCTGGTTGACAGTAGAATGCGACTTTATTCCTATTCAAATAATCATCCAAACGGTTGATAATTCAAATAAAAGCTAAAACTAATGATAACACAGTCTTCTCTTCAAGATTTCTAACAAGATGAAAATAATAATAAATTAATTCTCTAGCCTTAATTAAAGTCCCGACTGGCTCTTAGAGCCTCAGTAATATTCTTTGTTTTAAAATTAAGACTTCATGCATTTCTTGCACCCAGGACAAGCCGTAATTACATTATCTTTAGAATAAGGCAATTCATTGTTTATTTTAACAATATGGTTGTAGGTAAAAAAGCCATTTTTCTTCATATCTTCAGATGATTTCTTAGTAGCTCTATTTTGAGATACAGACGGAGGAGCATTGCATTTAAAGCAATTTAATTTTGATGCTTCAATGAAATCATTAAAATCCATTTCGTTATATGTTTGTTTCCATATAATTCGAGCTGTTGCCTCAGATGGAGAATACTTTTGCCAAGCAGCTTTCATTTTTAATGCTTTAATCTTACCATTTTCACTATTAAGACAGCCGCAAGAAAGAGTGCTTCCATCTTGAAGCTTGTCAGTTCTAACGATAATCATATTTTGACATTCACATACGCAATTCCAATATCCTCTTCTAGTTTCTTTTTCTTCATTAAAAGATATGACAGTTAATTTTCCAATTTTTTTATTAATTAAATCCGCTCTGTTATTCATAATAAATCCTCATTTATAACTTTTTGCATTTCTTGCGTCTCATTGATTTTCTTTGCTAATTTTCTAATCCATAACAAAAATTCTTTTGCTGTACGGTCCCTTTTAGCAATATTACAAAACTTACAACAAGGAACGCAATTTTCAACGGTATGATTGGATATAGAATTATCTAGTCTATCTAATCCATTATAATAAAACCATCCATTTTCTTGTGCAAATTCAGAATTTCTCGGACCTTTATTAATATTAAATTTACTAAATGGCTTAGCATTACAATAATAACAATTTTGTTGAGATATTCGATAAAAATCATCAAAATTCATTTCAGAATAATTATTTCTATAAACTGATTTAGCAGATGCTTTAATTAAAGCATCTTTAGATGTAGAAGTAAATAATAATTTAGCTCTTTCGCCTGTTTTCTCTCTATTTAAACACCCACATGATTTAACACTACCACTTCTTAAATATTCAGCTTTGACAATATGTATATTACCACACTCACATCTACAAGTCCACGCTGGCGCTTTCTTTTTACCTTGATGCTCTGCGGGTCCAATTACCGTTAAACGAGTAAATATCTGTCCCATTAAATCCATTGGCTTTTGTTTTTGCCCCATTTTATTTTTCTCCCCGCTCTATTATTTTTAATAATTCTTCTGATGAATCAATATGAGAATTAACGCTCAATGCCCATTCATAAAATTCTTTTTGAGCTCTGTCTCTCTTTGACCAATTGCAAAACTTGCAACATGGAACTAAATTGCCTACTACATGCCCCAAATTATTGTCAATTCTATCTAATCCATTATAAATAAAATCTGCGTTATCTCTCATGTTCTGAGAAGAATTTTTCCCAGCACAATTTTGTTTATTAAAAGGAGGTTCTCCGCAATAATAACAATCTTTTTGACTTAATTCCATAAAATGTTCAAATGGAATATCTTTATAAGATCTTGATTGTGCGACGCGCCTAGCTGTTGCTTCATAAGGAGTATATTTTACTGCACCTCCATATAACTTATAGGCTTTTTTCTTATTCACTTCTGTCATCCAACATCCGCATGATTTTGTACTTCCAGAACGAATTTTATCTAAAGATACTTCGGTGTAGGTACCGCATACACATAAACATTTAAATCGCCTATTTCTTCCAGTCGTTTTATAGACTTCTTCTATAACAGTTAACCTATTATAGGTTTGACCTATCATATTTATTTTTTTCATATCTTCCTCGGCTAATTTAGCTTAATTGCTATACCTCCAAGCATAAGCACACTCAGATTTTTCGCAAGCAAAAATATTTTAAAAAATAAAAAAAGAGCCCTAGATTTCTCTAGAACTCTTCTTAATCTTAACTCTAATTAAGAGCTAGTTTATTGATTTACAATTATTCGACTACGACTGACTTGTTACCCTTCGCGACTCCGCGTGGGTTAACAATCGCAATACCAATTTCCTCGGAAACAACCCAGCCCATTTTTAACTGTTTTGGCTCGTCTGCGGGAAGAACTTCAATGTCCTGGCGTATTGGAAGGACCCCCACAAACTCCGCATCTGCGAGCGCATAGCAGGTTCCTGGCGGAACTATCTTGCTTACCATAATGTCTGCACCCCAAATATGAGCATACAAACCAGTCTGCAAAATTTCACGCATCGTTACTGGATCAACTTCACCGCCACCGGTTCCTTGACCACCACCTGAACCCCACTTCAAGATATCCGTGAACTCGTTAATGTTCATGAAATACTTGGTCGTGACGAGGTCCCAGCGATCAACCTGAGCCTTAAGCTCGATAAGGTCACGCTTTAATAGACCAGAGTCTGCAATGTCCTGAACGGTGTTTTCATTTGAAGCAGCCGCATCGAGAGCAGCAAAGACGTTCGCGTCTTCCTGCGCCATGATTTCCTGGCGAGCTTTCTGAACCGCACGGTCAATAACGTTGAACCGGCGTCTACGAACTTCGGAGATACGAACGGTTGGGTTAGAAAAGAGTTCGAAGGTTGGGACGACAACACGGTCACCGAAGACGCGTGATTCTGGACCCGTACCATTTGAGGAGATAACGACGGCAGAGACGTCAATATCGCGCTCATATGAAGGATAAGCTCCCTGAGCAAGTGGATCTACAACGAGAGCCCGACGAGCAATTCCGTGGTAATCAAGGTTTCGGCGAATAGGAGAAGCCATTGCCTGAGCAAGAGCCAATTTACCTTCGCTCGTAGAAATCGCGCGTGCAACTAAATCGTCGCGTTTCTCATCGGAGAGAGACATTTGTCCCGTAAGAGAACCATTAGCAGGCTCATTCGATTCGAGTGTTGAAGCATATTTCGCGATCTGCATTAAACAATCGCGCATAGAACTTGCGTTTACTTCGCCTTTGTTATTAAACATATTCATATAATTTCCTTTGAAAAATTGCCGATATTATCAGCGAGAATACGGTAGTAATTACCGCATTACGTACATTTATAATAAATTATTGCCTATTTAAAAATAAATTTTGTTATGCAAATTATGATATATGAAAGAATAGATCATGAAAAATTCAGAAAAGAACACAAATTTGATAGGGCAGAGATTTGGCAGGCTTTTGGTAATCAAAAAACTTCCAAGCATATTTCTAAATAATAGATATTTCGGATATTGGGAATGTTTATGTGACTGTGGCAATATTAAAAATGCTATTACGGCAAATCTTAATTTTGGAGGCGTAGCTTCTTGTGGCTGTATTATTACAGATGGAGAAACTTCAATTGCTCCCGGAACAAAATTTGATAGGCTTACAACAATTTCATATAAAAAAAGCAAATGGACTTGTTTATGTGATTGTGGCAATACTATTATGATTAAATCTTGTGCATTGACTTCGGGAAATACTAAATCATGTGGATGTCTTAATAGAGAAAGTTTAACTAAAAAAGCGCATAAATTAATAGAAGGAAGAAGAAAATCTATCCCTGTGATTGCTTCTGCTCGACGTATTTGGCAAGGATATTGTCAAAGGGATAAAGAAATGAAAATTCAATTTGATGATTTTTATAAAATTACTCAAATGAATTGTTTATACTGTGGAATTAAGCCTAGTAAATTATATAATTTTTTCAATGCTAAATCAGCAAAAGGATCTATTAAGGCTAAAGAAGAAGGCGGTTTTTATTTTAATGGATTAGATAGGATTGACAGCAACAAATCTCACACATTAGACAATGTCGTTCCATGCTGTAATCAATGTAATAAAGCAAAATCTGATAGATCATTATCTGAATTTAAAAATTGGACAATTAAATTAAATTGTAAAGATTTTATTCAAACAACATTACCATTATGTGAAACCAATTACAAATCATCGTTTTATAAAAGCTCAGTTAATAGCATATTTAATGGCTATAAAAAAGATACAGATTTAAGTATGGAAGAATTTCATTATTTATCTCAAATGAATTGTTTTTACTGTGATAAAGAGCCTTCTAATAGGCAAGTTAATAAAAGTAAAAAATCATCAGAGTTAGCTCGACAAGAGAGCGAGTATTTATATAATGGGATAGATCGAATTGATAGTTCTAAGGGTCATACTAGAGATAATGTTGTTCCATGCTGTAAATACTGTAATTGGGCAAAAGGTAAAATATCCTTGAATGAATTTTATGAATGGATAAAGCGAATCAAAGCCTATGATTTTAAAGTGGAAGATGTTGTTCCACCAATTCAAAACAAATCACAAGATATTTAATTGTTTAGTTTTAAAAATTTATAATCTTACTTTTTTGATGTCAATTTAACAAAAGTATTTATTTTTTGAAGTAAAGAAGAAGCTTTGCTCATTTCATTTTCAGCATGAATTTTGTTGACAATATCAGGATTTTTCTTGAGAAATTCTTTAAATATTGTACGTTTAGGTTCTGTAAGTTTTTTATAAAGAAGAGTTTCCGCTATTATTTCTTTATCGTTTCTAGAAGGATCATTAATTAATGCATTAAATTGAGAATCAGTAATCCATTTCTGAATGGACAAATAAGATTTTATTGGAGTTGGCAGCTTATATTCTTTAATAAATTTATCTAGAACATCTGGATGAGCATCAGAGATATAAAAAACTATATCCATTCCAAAATTCGGATATTTATCTATATTTTCAAGAATAAAAGTTGATGTATTTTTATCAATATTTGGATTGCCAGCTAAATTATAAATAACTTCTGGGTTATTGACAAACTGTTTTGCAATATTAAATATAATTCTAGGGTCTTCACAATCTCGTAATTTATCTTTAAGGCTTTTTTCTTGAGATCTTCTTTGTGTTAGAAGGGCTTGGTCTTTAGGACTAACATGACCGACTTCATCTTCTTTAATAAAGGCATGAGGATTATAGATAGTTTTTACGATAGAAATAATTCTTGGGTCTAGAATAACAATTTGGGTAGGTTCTGATGGGTGGATAATCTCTTCGCCTGGATCATAGAAGTTGGTGTAATTAAGTTTTCTAAGAATGGTATTCCAGGCTTTGGCATCTTTATTGGCGAGGAGCCTGGTTAAATTCCAGAACCTACCTGCTGGAGACGAAAATCGCGCTCTTGAAAAAGCTTCTTGTAAGATAGATTTATCAGGAGAAAGGGCTTCAACATCTTTTTCTAGATCATATTCTTTATAATATGAGAGATTAAATACAGGTTGAGTAAGAGTAAAGACATTTATATAAGGTTTTTCACCTGCAAATGGGAGCGAGTCATTTATAAGCTTATTGTAGTAGCTAGATGTAAGTGGATAAGCATAGACGCCTATTGGTGTGCTATATTTTGACTGAGGATTAATTCCGACCTTATTGATCTCGGTCATGGTGAAGAAATGGGTTGGGTTTGCAAAGCCAGAGACATATTGTTTTAGCTCTTCAAAAGATTCTTTGTTAATTCTGGCAGCTTTATACTTCATAACTAAAATATCACTCTATTAATAAGCTCATTCGATATTAAAACTAAGCTTAGTTACAAGACTTTGAAATAAATTAACTTTATTTGCTATCTTTTTTAAATTAGATTGTAATGATGCTTCGACATAATCAGAAAATTCACTAGATTTTAGCGGCGCAACATTTCCTCCAAATAATAGTTTATATGTAGGATTTTCCCTGGCGGCGTGTCTAATTTTTTCATCTTTATCATTTGACAAGAAATATAAAAGTGGTTTTATTTCAATAGTTTGAGCAAGATTAATTAATTCATAGGCAGATAATTTATGGGCAAAATTATTATATGCCGCTTGCGCGGTTTTACTATCATTAGATTTTATTATTAAAAAATATAATGACCCAATATCTGAATTTGGATTATTCGCTACCAATAATCCAACAGAATCATCATATTTAATAAGATCTAAATATTTAGGCTGATTGCTATTGGCAATTAAATTTTTATCATCTTGGGTCAATTTATTATGATGATGAAATAGTCTAATTATATCTTCGCCAGAATGAGTGGCTTTATTGTTTAATAAATAATTTATTATATATGACGCTGTTTCTGGCTTTATATTTTTATAATTAAATTTTAATGCATTGGATAAAATATTTACATTATCGAAATTAACTAAATATTTAATTTTCTCATCTAAGCCTTTAACATTTTCATTATAATTATGTAAATGATCTAAAAGATTTAATTTTTGTCTTGTTTTTTGTTTTATTATTGATTCATCATATTTTTCAGTTTTATAATTTTCATTTCCAATTGCGTATGGATTTAAGAAAGACTCTACTATAGAAATGATTCTAGGATCAAGAATTAAAATTTGAGTTGGTTCAGACGGATGAATAAGGCTTGAACCAGGATCATAAAAATTTGTATATCCTAATTTTCTAAGAAGAGCATTCCAGCCCATAGAGTCTTTAGAAATGATGCGAGTTAAATTCCAAAATTTAGCAACCGAATTATTAGCATGTAATTTTGCCTCTTTAAAAGCTTTCTCGGCAGTATCCATATCAAGACTTACTACATTTCGTAATTTCTCAATATCATCAGATAATGTATTTCTATCATAATCGTTTACATTAAAAAGATTATCTTTAATCGTAAATAAATTTATATATGGTTTATTTCCAGCAAAAGGCAAACTAGCTTTAATTAAATGATTATAATATTCTGAAGTCAAAGGATAAGCGTAGATTCCTAACGGAGTATTATATCTACTTTGAGGATTAATCCCAACCTTATTAATCTCTGTCATCGTAAAGAAATGTGTGGGTTCACCATCTGAACCAATATATTTCTTTAATTCTTCAAGAGCTTTAATATTAATTCTTGCTTGTTTTTTCATTTGGAGGTTAATAGGTGAAAAAGAAAAATGGAATTTGAAATTAAATTATATTTAGAGCTAGCCGTATTTTCTAAATTTACATTAGAAGAAGAAGGGGGCTTTGGATCTTTTAATTCTGAGTCTTTGAATCCATTGAATCGATAATTAGCTTTAGCAAACTCTCTAATTTTTGGGTCTGGGTGAGATAAAAACATTTTTAATAATTTTTCATTATGGCACGTCTCTATTATTAATTCTATTTGAAATTTATGAAATGAATTTATTTTTTCATATGCGGCTTGATCAATATTTGATCCATGATTAAAATCACAAATTATTTTGGCAAGAGTATTAATGTCTACTTCTGGATGTTCAATAAGATTCATTAATATATTAGGACTTTGAGAGTATACGAACTGCGGCAAAAATATCCCTTGATGATCTATCATCATCAATGCTTTTGCAATATCATTGCTTATTTTATTTTGATAAATAAGCCTTTTAATAACTTTATTGGTTAAAAAGGGATTGTTCTTAAGAGGATTAGTAACAATTTTTTGAATAATTAATGTCACCACATCATTATTCATATTTGGATTATCCATTACATGATCAAGTAGATCTAAAGAAGAGTTATCAAATATAAATTCTACAATTTTAGACAAGGTTTTAGGATTGTTAACTTTAGCAATTTTATCAGAAAGAAGTTCCTGGCGTTTATTAATTTTCTGCTCTAAAATCTTCTTATCACTTGGATCTGTCTTATTAAGAGCGTTAGATGTGACCCATGGATTAAAATAAGTATTGGTATGAGAGATGATTCTTGGATCAAGAATAACAATCTGAGTTGGTTCCGATGGATGAATGATAGATTCTCCGGGATCATAAAAATTCGTATATCCAAGAGTTCGAAGAAGAGTATTCCATTTCTTGGGATCCCAGGCGGTTATTCTGGTTAAATTCCAGAATTTAGAAATAGCTTCTTGCCCGCGTGCTTCCTCAAAAGCTTTTTGAATTTCAAAATCGGCTGAGTCTTCTGGCGTTCTCTTACGATCTGTAAGCTTCTCTTTTCTAGAGATAATAAGTTCTTTTATTATTTTTGTATCTTTAATTAAATCTTCTTTGGCATATTTATCTAAATTAAAAACTGGAACATTAAGAGAAAAAAGATTAACATATGGTTTATCTCCAGCAAATGGGAGAGTTCCTTTGATTAGTTTATTATAATATTCGGATGTTAAAGGATAAGCGTAGATGCCAAGCGGAGTATTATAAGAAGATTGAGGATTAATTCCAACTTTATTAATCTCGGTCATAGTAAAGAAATGAGAAGGAGAAGCTTTTGAACCAATATATTGTTCAAGATCTTTTAATTGCTCATCATTGATTCTAGATAGTTTTTTCATATGAGTGAATTAAATATAGAAATAGAATTAATTAAAAGATGATATTTAGAATTTGCAGCGACCTCTATATCTTTAATATTAAACTCTTGTGGATTTTCTTTAACATAACGACTATTTTTAGCAGCTTCTCGGACTTCAGGATTAGGATGCTCAAGACATAATTTAATAAATGTCGGGTCTCCATGATAACTTTCAATTGTTTCAATTATAGATCCAATTGATTCTTTTTTAACCCAATTATTAAAAGCTGCTTTTCTAACTTCTGGAGAAGCTTTAAAATAAGAATCATTAAATTTTTTAATTAATTTATATAATGTGCTTTGAAATACATTATTGCTATTTGCAACCATCAATAAAATATCCTGATCTTCGCTCATTATGGCTACACTATTTATGTAGTATGGTTTATCGCTTTTAATAATATTAACATAATCTTCTTTAGATAATTCATTTTTAGAAACTAATTGATCGACAATATCAATTCCATCTCCATTAGCTGGACGAGACAATATACCATTTACAATAAAAGATATGATCTCTGGCGTTTTGCTTTTATTTTTTATAACAGCATAAATACCTACATAATCTCCTTTTTCTAAAAAATATTTAGTAACTTTAAGCAAAGTTTTTGGACCTTTAATATCCATTACTTTATCTAACATATTGGTCGCATCAAGTTTCTGTTTATATTTTTGATAAAGAGTTTGTTTATCTACAGGATCTGCTTTGCCTAATTCTGTTCCTAGGACAAATGGATTTAAATACGTTTTAACTGGAGATATAATTCTTGGATCAAGAATAACAATTTGATCTGGCTCTGCCGAATGAATAACAGATTGACCTGGATCATAAAAATTAGTATAACCTAAAGATCTTAAAAGAACATTCCAATTCTTCGAAGACCCTGCCATAAGGCGAGTCAAATTCCAAAATTTTGAAATTGGAGTCTTTTCTTTTGATGTTCCAAAAGCCTCATCAATTAAATTTTGATTTGGAGGCTCCGGAAGCGCTTCAAGTTTTTTTAAATCTTGAGTTAAATCAGACTTAGTATAAGACGCAAGGTTAAAAAGATCGTCTTTAAGATTAAAAATATTAATATAAGGTTTATTTCCAGCAAATGGCAACTTGCCTGTTGTAAGATACTTATAATAAGTTTCAGTCAGCGGATAAGCGTAAATGCCAAGTGGAGTATTATACTTAGATTGAGGATTGATTCCAATCTTGTTAATCTCGGTCATTGTAAAGAAGTGAGTTGGTTCTTGATCTGGACCAATCATGGCTTCCAATTCTTTTAATGATTCCGGATTAATTCGAGCAAGGGAAAGCTTCATTTACAAGAGAATGTTGTTTTATTGGTTGAGCTTATTTTAATAACTTACAAAAATAAAAGAAGAGCTAGATTTCTCTAGCTCTCCTTTATGAGAATACTTTAGCCTAACTTAATTAGGCATCAAGGTATTACTCGGTTGGGGCGAAGTGGAAGACCGCAATCGTATAGGTCTGAGCAATAGCCGCGCTGCCTGAAGGGCTATTCAAAGCTGCAACAAGGCGGTTAGGGGTATTGACCAAGCCGCGATCCGTTTCGAAGGAAACGAAGCGACCAATACGGGTAGCTGAGTTATAACCAGTGCCACCAGCAGTCGTAATAACGCCCGCAGTGTTTGGTCCTAAAGCATAACCAGGAACGCATGAAGCGTTGGTTGGCTGAAGACCAGTTGAAGCGTTGGTGTCACAAGCGTCAAGGGTGACGCCATAAAGACCAGGAGTTAACCAGCAAGTAACTTTGCCAGAAGCAGTTGCCGTGTGAGGACCGAGAACGGCTCCACCAGTAACTTGCTGACCTGCGGTACCGCCTACAACGGTGCCAAACAACATTCCGTACCCTGAGGTGCCATCATCAGACAACATTAGCGTACTAGCAGTTCCAGGAACTTTCTTTAAACCAACAACAGTGCGGCTCGTACCTGGATTGTAATATCCATCGGTAACATCCGCAGCGCCCTCATCAGTAGCTACAACCGCAGGAACGAAAGTCATAACTTCGCCACCCTTGATTGAAGACAAATCACCATCGAGACAGTCAAATTGACCAAGGGGAGAGCCGCTGGTCTGTAATAGTTTTAATGCCATTATATTTTTCCTTTAAATTTTAGAGATGAACGCATTTAGCTATTCACATCTGGTCTTACATCTTTGAAATTTTACTATCCATTACAAATGGAAGATATCATCATTTGAAATTATTCCTATAATTATCCATTATTTGAATATCTTTTTTTCATTTCTGCCAATTGGTCTTGCCAAGTCATTTTTCCTTTATCTTTATCAAGCTTAGAATCCATCTCTTTTGGAGCATCTTTTCCATAAGCTTCTGATTTGCTTTTGGCAAGTTCTTGCTTTTTTTGAGCAGATTTCTCGGCAGATTCGGCTCCGGCTATTTTAGCTAAGACTTCTTTAATAGATTGGCGATATGGAGGAATAGATTCTGCAACATCATCAAAATCATCTATTTGAAAACCTTTACCGCCATGAAGAGCGCCGCCAAAGAAATCATTAATATTAGACCAAATTCCTTTATCTTTAACCTGACGAAGCTTATATTCTTCATTTTTAAATTGCTCTTCAAGGAGAGAAAGAACGGGCTCTAAATTCTTAGCAGCTGCTTTAAAAGCTTCATAGGTTTTTTCATAAGAAGCATTATGCTCCATTGCCACTTTTAATTCCGCTTCTGTTTTAAAGCTTTCAATTTCATTTAATACAGATTCGGTAGATTTATAAATCTGATGCATATAAGAGATATCATTAAAAACTTTACTAATCTGATCTTTAAATTCTTTCTTATATTCATCTCTCCCAAATGAGCCAGAAGAAGCAAAATCCTTTAATTCTGATAAAAGACGCTTAGAATTTTCTTCAAAACCAAGAGATTTAAAATCAGCATGATTTTTTAAATAAAGAAGACCGGCAGCAGCTCCTACAACAGCCAAACCAACTGCATAAGGAACAGCAGGAGCTAAAATAGCTGGGAAAAGAGCTTGCTTCTGCAAATCTTGAATGCAATCATCAGCTAAAACACGAAGAGATTCAATATCTTTATTATCAAGATCATTAGCTATTTTAATTAAAGAACTAAGAAGAGAATTTTGAGCGAGCTTTCTATTATTATAATTTCCGGTTGGTTGCTTATTGAGAAGATGAACCATAACATTATGACGTTCATTAATATTCTCGAAAAGACCGTTCATTTTATCATGAGCAGGAAGAATAACAGACATAGAAGGGTGAGCGACTTCAGAAATGTTATTTTCATATTCTAATTCTGGGATAGAATCAGGCTTAACATTATGAAGAGCCGCAATCTCATCAGGAGAAAGCTTTTCATGTTTTTTGGTCTTAGTTAGACCTTTAGCTTGGGCAATTTTGACAAAGCTTTCAAATATTTCGCTATCTTCTTGATTATATCGCGGCATGAAACCTCAAATAAATATTAAATTATCCGTATTAAGTGTCTATACGTGAACTGTTTGGCTTTGATAAATCCAAAGGTTGAGATGGATTCTCAGGCTTAAAAGGCTTAGGGGACTTAAAAGGGCGAGATTTTGCCAAATCATCAATAAAAGTATCAACCAACTGTTTTCTTGACCTAAATTCTTTTGGAATAAAAGTCATTCCAGTTACATTTCCATCATTATAATTTTGGATGTAAGAAATTAATTTTTGAAAATTAGGAGATGAATGAATCTCATTCTTATAAGAAGCTAATTCTGGATAAACGTCAATTGCCCAGGTTGTAACAGCTTGTTCCATTTGAGACGAAGGATTTGAAACAGACCAAATGTTATATTTGTTGTTTAAATTCTCGTTTGCAATAGAAGGCGATTCTTTAAAAACAGTCTGAGTTGAAGTTGGAAAAGAAACATTGGAAACAGACGGATTAGAAGGCTTAATTCCGGTTAATTTTTGACCAATATCTTTGGCTACCATGAATCCAGCAGAAGCCAAAACAGTTTTTACGATAAAAGTAATAACTACAATTAAGACTTTAACAAGCGTGCTTTTAATCCCTAAAAAGTGAGCAAATCTGCTATAGCCGCCCATATTTAAAGCTAACTTATGAATTTGATTTAATTTATAATTTATAATTTTAGCTTCTTCAATAGTTAAAGAAGACGCTTTTTTATTTTCTAGTTCTTCAACATCTTGTTCCGTTGATTCTCCTTGATTTTGAGTAACGGCAGATTGAACTATTGAAGAAACATCTGATTCAGAAATTGGTTGTTTAGAAGAAAACAAAGACATAAGAGATGATTTAATAGAAGAGAAAACTCCAGTTAAATTAACTCCAAAGAAACCATCAGCAACTGTATATAAAACAGCTAATGGAGTCAAGCCAAGGGATGTAAGAATTCCAGGAACCAGAAGATTAAGAACTCCTGGTATTGGATCGTTCATATCGATTTTATCTTTAAGATATTCTTTTACAGCTGAAACGATAGAGTCTTTATCCGGCATCTCTTGCGCTATCTTTGAAATTGGCGGCGCAAGAAGAGCTTCAATAACAGCTTCGTTGTAAATAGATTGTAATTTAGCGTTTGGCATTGAGGTTTCTCCTCCATGATGCCATATCTGCTTTCCAACGGTTAATATAACTTAAATTATTAGAGAAAAAGGTCTTCTGCTCTTCGACTCTCTGCCTGAGATCATCAACTGGTTTACTTCCCTCAGAAGATCTTAATAAGTTTAAAAGATTATCCATCATTTGATTAGTAACATTTAATAGCTGTTCAAGAAGATTAATGTAATTATCTGGATTTTCTTCTTTTGTTTGAGCAAAAATGTAATCGGCTAACTGCTTAAAATTAACTCTTGCAAGATCTTGGCTTTTGAAGTTTGGATATTGTGATAAGAGTTGCTTATAATAGCTATCGATACTAGAACTAATAGTGTCTTTTGTAATTTCATGATATTTATTCGCAAAATTATAAATTCTTTCAAAATTCATTGTATCTCTTTCCAACGGAAGTTGAAGGGCAGAAATAGCTTGAATTCCAGCTGGAGAAAGAGCGCCAGACTCAGTTTTATATGAAACATTTTGAACAGATTTATTAGCGGAATTAAATGGAGACTTAATTTGACAAGAATATTGCGAAGCAAATTCATTAACTTTAGCAAGATACTTCTTGTGCTCTGGTAAATCCCTGAGTCCAACATACTTTTCTGCTCTAGCATGAAGAATATTAATGATTTCACAAACGTCATTAGTAGTCATTCTTGCAATAGGCTGATTATTTTTAGAATATCTAAGCTTAGTAATAAAATCAATAAAAGAAGATTTTGAAGTCCAAGCATCCAAATCTTTAATTTTTAATTCAAGACCGCTGCTAAAATCATCCGGATTTTCGGCTGTTAAAGGAACAGGAATAGTATCAACTAAAAGTTCAGGATCTAATTTAACTTCTTCTTTAGGAGCTACTTTGGGCATCTCAAGAGACATGAGGTTATTAGCCTGTTCGATTAGTTTATTAACGCTAGCATTAAGAAGAGGAATATTTTTAGATTGAAGATCTCTTAAATAAGCAATCAAACCATCTTTATAAACATAAAAAGCTGGAGAGTTTACTGGATATTCTATATACAATTTTTGTTGAGCTGGAGTCAAATTAGCATAAGAAGAGTTTCCAGCTATTGCTGCGCCTCCATATGGTCCTAACTGCTCTCCATATTTAAAAGTTATATTTAAATTATTATATTTGATTCCATTTAAATTCAAAAAATTAATTAAAGAATCTAAATTGACCAAATTAATGGTTCTTAAATCTGCATTATCACGAGAAGCCGTAAAAGAATCTTGATTAAGTTGAGCTTGAAGGTTACTCACCATTTTTTGAGCAATATTTCGCAATTCAGTTTCTGGATCATAACCCTGAGCTATTTTTAAAAGCTGATTAATAAGGTTTTGGTCTTTAATAATAGACATTATAATAACCGATCCTGCGGAAGCAATGCCGCATTAACTTGCTCTAAGTATTTTTTCAAATCCGCTTGAGTTGGCTCTTGTCCCGGATTAGTTCGCTTTATAAATGCTTTAAAATTATCTAATGATTCTAACTCTTTAAACCAAATATAATTGCTGGCTGAATTTTGAATAAATGGAAGTTTAACATTTGGAACCACTAAATTGCCAGAAGAAGTGTAATGTTTAAGAACCTGCTCCTGCTTTTCATCTAAAGGTTTTGGAGTAACTTCTTTTTTGTATTGAACGAAAGGCTTCTTCTGATCAATAAAAGGTCGATAATTTGCATTATTTAAAATTGAAACTTTAATTGAAGAGAAAAATTCCGTCGCTTTATTGATTTGTGGAGTTAAAACATTAGCAGCATTTGCTTTGTCTTCAGCAGATTTAAGATCTGTATATTTTCTTGGAATGTTAGAACGAAAAGCATTGAGATCTGCTTCTGTATATTTAGAAGCAACATTAAGGTCCTTAGCAAAATTAAAAATAGCATTAGTTAATGCATAAACATTTTTAATAGCATTGTCGGTTCTTTCCATCCAGATACCATCCGCCGCCTTTTCTCCACCAGAGGTCCCAGGAGACCCTAGGCGCTTGATTGAATCAATGATGCCCCTAAGGCTTGCATTGTCCATAGAGTTCTGTTTCCGGGCATCCTGACCAGAAACATCAACGTTTAAATACTGCTTTCCATGCGGGTCATTAACAGCATACTGCTGAACTAAGAAACTTCCAAAAGGATCGGAGCCTAATAGCTGCTCTTTGCTTTTCTGAGCATCCATCGTACGATCAAATTTTTCTTGGTTAGTTGTTAAAACAGCATCATCAATATCTTTTTTTGATTGTTCTGGAGTCTGATATGAACGAGACTGATTTCCTTCTTGAAGACCTGTATTATCCTTCATAGCTGTTACATCGGTTGAACCTGCAACATTGGCAAAATTTAATATTGCCAGTTGCATTTGCTTAACCGCTTTTAAAGAAAGACTTGCGCCGCCAAATGAAGGGGCTTGAGGATTAAACGCTGGCTTATCAGTAGAAGGTAATTCCCGACTTTTTCTTTCAGGAGTGGCTGAATCAGATTTAGAAGGCGCACTTGGGCTTACTTTGCCTATACGAGATTTTGGCGGACGATCTTCTAAGCCAGCTATTTTTTTAAAATTAGACATCTTAAACCTTATTCTAACCAATTTTTATGGAATTTAGCTAAACGCTCTGAAATAGTATTTAAATCTTTTAAAGATTTAATGCTGGCTTTTTGTTTAACCGAATCAGGAACAAGCTCAAAAAACGCTAATTGTTTTTTTACAAGTTCGGCTTGACCAATAAGCCAGTTTTTTGCATTTTCTTTTTCAGTATCATCTAACTCTAAAGATGCTTGAACTTGAGCTTCATACATCTTAATAAGATCCTGTAATTTATCACATTCCATCTCTATTTTATTAGCTTCTAAAGTAACCTCTGGTATAGTTACTGGACCTTGTTTTGTATTTTCTGTAGTTGGATTGCCAATTGCACTTCCAGTTTGAGCATTAACTTTTTCTCTTGCCTGTCTTGCTTCTTTTATAAAAGCTTTCAATGATAAAAGTTTATCATTAACTTGAGCATGAAGGTCGTTTGATGCGCCACCTATAAATGGACTTATAAATCCAGGTACCGGTTTAATTATTTCTGAAGCAGTATCAATATAATTATTCAATTTATCAAGATTATCAATCGTTGCCGGGCGAGCACCAAGAAGCTCATTAATTTTAGACGATACTCTTTCATAATAAAGAACTCGTACCGTAGATCCGGCAAAACCAATCCCATATAAATCTTTATCTTTTTTAATAAGAGAATCTATTTGTTGCCATGTAAATAATACTTTCTTTAAATTAGTTTCAATGACATTTTCTAAATCATCTCTAGACTCATCAGCTAAAACAATTTTAACTAAATTGATAATATCATTCGCAAACTTCCCTTTAGGAGTCTTTTTAATGATATCTTCAATTTTCTTCTTTTGATCCTTTAAATCCTCAATCGTCGCATCGCCTTCCATATCCTTCAAATCAACGCTGCCATCAGGATGAGCTTCATCCAAAATGTTTTCTGCTTTCTTAAGCAATAGGAATTTTGATTCAAGCTCATTAGCATAACTCGTCAATCCTTCCTGACGAAGACCCGAGCATAGCTTCATTATCTTTTGATTTAAATCTTTAACCAATGGCTCAACCTTGGACGCCTGCTTAACAACCGGATCATTGCTAATTAGCCCCTTCTTGACCGCTAAAGCCTCAAGAGAGCGCATAACTAAAGATTCTTCAAATTTAACATTTTTATAAGTCATTTAAGCCCTCAAATATAATTTATCAAGTATATGCAATATTATGATGCTTTAAAACCATAAAATTTCAATCATACTATGAGATGAGCTAGGTGGCGCACAAATCATTCCTACAGCAGGATGACGATCCGATGGTCTTCTAGTCGTAAACAATCCTTTTTCGCTCACGAAAACATTAGCTTTGACCGGATAAATTTGATTGCTTTCATACTGATCCGTCTGAAAAAACATTCTATTAAACCAAACAGTTACACGACCAGAACCCATTGTTGAATCATCTCCTGGAATATTAGGAACAGTATAAGTATAATTAACCATCGTTCTAATAGCGTTAGGCGTCCCAGAACCTGTCAAATCTAGATTAAGCTCTGTTCCTGCTGGAAAAACAATAACTCCATTAACCGGAATTAATTGAACGGGAACAGTAGACTGAAAGCTAGATGAAGTTATTCCGGCATGAACTAATTCAGCTTTAACATCATATGGTGTTACTAATTTACCAGATGATTCAACTGGATTGGGAACTGAGACAATAACCGTTTCATTCCAAGCAACAGAACTAAATGAGCGAGTTCTAACGTCATCGATAACGCCAATCGGGGCTGTTCCATTAGAAACAGTTGCCATAACTTGATTTCCAATAACGGTTAGCTCAGCGCACATCCCCGGCATGAATTCTGCGCTCGGATCTAAAATAAAAGATGCCGGTAAACTATTAGAGGTCTGAACTATTTTAAGCATTTATTCTCCTAAGGCTTATATAACGAGAAAAGGGCTAAAATTAGCCCCCTCATTCATCCTCAAATGTTTCATCTAGCTCGTTTTCTCTGACATCTAGAACATTGTTGATATCATTATTTAATAATGAATCAAAATTTTTATCATCGACATAATTAAAAACAGTTCCATTATTTAAAAGATTTTTAACCATTTGGTCTGGCGTTAATCTTTTATTTTTATCTATTTTACGTTTTTTAATTAAACTTTTTTTTTAGCAGCAGATTTGAGCATCTGATTCTGAAAGTGTTTAGCCAAAGCATCAAACTGCATATATTCCGTGTTTTTATCTACGTTTTTTGGAGAAACATCAAGGTCTTCATTTAAAATAGCATCTAATTCTTCTTGAACTAAGGCATCATCTTCTAACTCTATTGAGGCAGGCTCATCTTCAAAATCAAATTCGTCTTCTTTTAAAACGACTTCATCTTCTGATGGATTAGGCTCTCCAGCTAATTGAGCTAAGACTTTCATAACCATATCGGCTTCGGCGCCATATCCAGTATCATCAAGCAACTCAGCGGCAGAATTAAGATAATCTGCAACCTTTGCTAATTTATTAAAGCTATATTTGTTATCTAATTGATTTCCAACTAGCTCTTTTTCCATAGAAGAAGCTAACTCATTCTCAAATGAAGCTTTTTTAAACATTTTATTGCTGTGATATGACATAAAATTTTATCTCCAATATACAAATAGGATCAATGATTTATTATCATCAATCCCATTTATATAATTTTTAATTATTTTTTGCTAGAAGCTTTGCTCTTGGAATCTTTAGAATCCTTTTTGGTATCTTTTTTCTTAGCGAAAGGGTTTTTGCCAGATTTTTTAGAATCTTTTTTCTTATCGCTTTTTTTAGAATCCTTGGAGTCTTTGGTTGATTTCTTAGAATCTTTAGAATCCTTTGATTTCTTCATATCTTTCTTTTTCTTAGCTTCAGATACGAAAGTCGCAAGCTTTAATGATAATGATGCCGTCTTTTCAAAACCGGCTTCATCAAGAGCCGCAGATGCCGTCAAAAGACTTGCTACCGCTGCCTGAAGAGCTAATGAACCATCATCAGCTGAGTTGCACTCTTCTTCATCTTCGGAATCATGGGCAAAAGATACATCCGCATCATCAGCATCCATTTCATCTCCACAATGCTCTTTATGCTCATCTTTGTGTTCATCTTTGCAATCTTCATCGCATTTTTCATCATGAGCTTTGACATAATCACGGTAAAATAACGTTTTCATGTCTTCGCTTTCGATATTTTCTTTCATTGCTAAAGCAATCATTTCAGAAGTATTACTATTTTTCATATCTATTTTAGTCCTTATTTTTAGAATGAGCGCTTTGAGCTACCTGAGAATGCAGAAGCTAACTGATCATACAAGCTACCGGAATCGGCTTCTGGAGGGTTATTTCCAAAAACTTGAGGCATTCTACCACTAGCCGTCTTAACGGTCGTGGACGGAGAGTGTTTGGCGATAATTCGCTTGAAGCTCTCGATGCTATCATCATTCCACTTCATAACTTCATCAACCTGAGCTGAAATCGCTTCGCGGTTATTTGGTAATAGTTCGCGAGAAACCATTTCGTTCGCAATTTCATAGGCACGAGCAATCTTGACCTTGTAGGTCGCCATTTCCTCTTCCGCCTGAGCCTTTGCGTGCTCTTTAATCATCTCGCTTGCAAATTCTGAGCCACCCTCAGTGCTGGCAAAGTATTTCTTCCAATATGCAACCGCAGCAGAATCTAAACCATTTGCAATCAAGGCTGGGAAGTCCTGATCTGGATTTATTTTTCCTTCTTTAACAAGCTGAGCAATCATTGAAGCTTCTTTACGAACGCTTGGAGGCGCATTAGCTAGATCCAACATTTTACTGTGAACCTGTTCAACCGTCTCAAAGGTACCTAAATCACCCTCTGATTTGTTATCAATACCACCGGGGTTGACATCTAAGCCAACACCATGTGATTCTGCAAGCCAAGGAGCAAACTTCATATCCGCAGCCAACTTAGCCCGAGCTGCCGTACGACCAGCTTTGGTCGTCATATCAAATGAAGCCTTTTTGACTTCAACTTCCGCAGAAGGAGTTGTTTTAACAACTTCAGCCGCAGTAGCCGCATCTGGAACCATAACTACATGGTTTTCATCCGCTAAGAGATCATCCGCCAACATGCTAAAGAGTTCATCGCTCTCTTCAGTTGCTTCGGCATCGTCCGCGTCATACTCGTCATCCCCGTCAAGGAATTCCTCGTCAAGGAATTCATCTTCTAAGGCTTCATCAAGAGAGTCAACTTCCTGATTGGTTTCATTCAACATATCCATCAAGCTCTTCTCTTCGTCTGACTCCATTGACATTTCGTCTCCATGTCGTGCTTTTTTGGTAAATTTCTTCGCAGCTTCACTCGCAGCCCGTTTAACAAGTGACTCAGTGCCTCGGGCATATTTGACGTATGAACCAAGAAGTTGGAACGCATCGGCAATTGCCTCTTTCGCCTGCTTAAAGGTCTCTCCAGAAACACCTTCAATGAATTCACGATTGTCATCATTGACAAGGTTATTATCATAAAGAGACGTAATCTGACCCAACTCACCATCAACGTCATTTAGACTTGAGACGGCATCCGCTACTGCTAGCTTCAAAGCGCCATTCAATTCTTTACGCATCCGGAAAAGTGAAGCCGTCAAAACCTTGCCATCTTCAGCAGACGCTGGAAGAGCATCCATATCACCCATTTCAGCCTGTTCGCCTACTAAGGCATGAACAACTTCGTTGAGATCAGAAGCTAAATCTTTAACCTTGGTTGAAAGTTCAACCGCGACTTCTTTTGGATCACCATCCGCATTCGTTCCAGCAGGCTCTTCAGCAACAGGAGCTGCCATTGGAGCGGGAGGAGCGCCTGGACCAGCCTCAGCAGGAGGAGCTACTGGAGCTGCATCCTGAGCTGATTTGTACATCGCCTTAACTGAATTAACACCAGCCGTCTTAACCTTGCTGATTAAATCTTTGCCAAAGGTTTCAGTTGCAACCGCACTATAAAGAGCATCAGCACGTCCACCAGAAATTTCATTAACAGAAGCAGTCAAAATTAGTTTATCACCAAGGAAAACTTCCCAAGCGCTCTTGCCAAGGTCATGTGAACCATCAGCTTTTGAAGCTTTGATAAACCGAGCGCGAAGTGAAGCTCTTGCAAGCATTTCTTTTCGCTTTAATTCATCTTTCTGATCAACAGAGTCAGGAGAGGGGTGAAGACCATCAACTTTGCCAACACCGGGGAAAGGCTTTTGACCTTCCATCTGCTTATCACCATCTTCACGAAGTTTTTCGTTAAGTGGATCAACAGGATACTGACGTTTGCCAGAAGCAACAGGCTCTTCCGTCCCCTGGAAATAAGCTTCTTTTTTATTTAAAAGAGCTTCTTTAGCAGCGGAAGCAAGACCCTGACGACGAAGAGCGCGTTGCTCTGAAGTCGCACGAGCCAAAAGCTTCTTAGCTTCTAGATCGCCAGGAAATAAACCATCGGAACCACCAGTATCCTGGGTTTCCATTTGTTTATCACCTTTTTCACGGAGCTTCTCATTAAGAGGATCCTTTGAATATTTTGGTGACCCAGGAGTCGGCTCATTCACGTCGCCCGCGCCCTGAAAATAAGCCTTTTTGTTTAAATCCTTTGATCCTGACATAATTTCCTCTTGTTTATTAAAACTATTTACTAACTTATCTAAATCTTGTTTCATATGAGTCAACTTGACTTCAATTGAATTTTTTAATTCCGCAAGCGTCGTTAAATCTTCTTCGCTCGCCGCGAACCTTAGAGCCGGTGGAGCACCAATATTAAAATCCGTAGATTCTAACTCAGGCTCTTCCATTGCATAGGTTGAACCGGATTGATTAAATACTAAATCATTAGTATTATCAGAGTCATTTTTTTCTAATTGCTCAGAATTTAAATCCTCTAAATCTTTCATTGCCTTCTCAACATCACGCTTAAACGCTTCTAAATCCGTTCCATCTAGCGTAACTTCGTGATTACTACCTTCGCCCTCGGCTTCAGAATTATACATCGAAAGGGTTAATTTATATTGCTTGCTAGCAATCTTTGATAACTGCTCTTGCTTTTGATCTAAATATCGAGATAAGCTATTAGCAGCCGCAATAATATGTTTAATTTTTGCTTTTGGATCGGCTCCATTAACAACAATTGATAATTCAATTGGATTTAAATCAAGATTGATTTCACCATAGCAAGTACGATTGCGCATACATTTACAAAAATCAGCTTCAACTTTAGCAACCGTTCCACAATCAGTGCAAACTGCCCGACCAACTGCCGTTCCCATAGAAACAGAGTTAGAAACGCCAGTCGTAATCTTTTTAGCTAAATCAGGATAATTTTGTTTATCAAGAGCGCAAAGAGCAATAACTCGCTTCAAAGCCCGATCATAATAAGTATCAACAATGATTCCTCTAACATGATCAACAGAACTAGACTTGTGATCAATACAAAGAGGCTTGCCAACCCATTTTTTATAAGCTTTAATTAATTCATGCTCGGGGAAGATATCCCCGTTGCTATTTTTAACAGGCTTAATATATGAATCATTGCAAACCCAACGATAACTTCCATTAGAAGTATCCCAAGAAGCTTTAACAATATCACCCTTAGCCGTTAACTTAGGCGTTCCATCATCATTAATGGTGGAAGCTTCCGCAGCATGCATCATAACAGCTGAGAAATAAAGAAAGTCTTCAGCTTTTGGAGCAATTCTTTTTAAATTAGAAGCAAACTTAGCAAAGTTTTCAAGAATCTGAGCGTCAATCAAAATAGAATCAACCGGCTGAATGTCGGCTTGATTAAACGTTATAGCTTCTCCGATTTTAATAAAACTCATTATTTCTCCGAAGTATCCTCATCATCCTCAGAACTTGAATCTTTTTCTTTGGAAGAAGATTTGGTAGAAGATAATTTTCTGGCTTTTTGATCTAATTCTTCAGTCGTTTCAACAACTGAGAGTATTTTTCCATCGCCGCGTTTAATAAATGACATGTAATCCTTACTTCTTAGATAGTTAATTATTGCTACTTTAATTTAGCTATTTGGCGCCTTATTTTTAACATTATTCAATAAATCCATCATAATAGGATTATTTTTTTCAATTTTAACTGCCAATTCATTAGAAACACCATCAATCCAATTCTGTCCAACAATATTTTTTTCTATATGCTTAATGATTCTAGTCTCAACAATTTCTTTTAAATCATCCGAAGCCTTATGAATCTTTTCCATATTGTCTACTATATCGGTAACGAATGTCTTAGATTGTAGATCGGCAAATAAACTAGAAAAATCATTAACCTTAGACTCAATTTCTTCAATTGATGAAATGAATGATTTCATTAACTTAAGGGTCTGAGTATCCGATGAAAAAATATTCATAACGGTATAGCACTGAAAAGCCCCAATCTTAAATTGATTGAAGTTTTCAATAGCTTTATCTCTAAATGCTCTAATAGAAGCTCTATATTTAATAATATATTCTGGTGAAATATTTGGATTATCTTTAAATGGACTAAACATAATATCTAAATGGTCATTTGCTGCCTTTAGCAAATCCATGCAAGATTTAAAAGCCTTTATCGCTTTTTTGCCTTGTTCTTTATCTTTATCTGAAATTGGATAAGATATTTGAACTCCTGAAGATTGTTTAATCATGCTATAATTATATCTTTTGTTGCGTAGAATTGCGGTTTCCTTAGGTAGCTGTAAAGCCGCCGCCGTTATCAACCGGACCAAATCCTTTTATCCCAGAATTAGAATCGTATAAACCAACTCCCGGAATAGCATTCTCGACTCCAACCTCTAAATTAATCTTCATATCTAAATTTTGACGAGTTGGATACTGCTCATAAGAAGGATTATACAAATTATCGTTCGGGAAAACCTTGGTCGTATCTTTTGGAGCAAAAGTTTTTTGTTCCTTTGTTCCAAGAGGCGAATCTATAATGTCAAATCTAGAATTATTAACAATATCAGCATTGTTTTGGTCTTCTAAATGATCATGCTTCTTTTTACAAGAAGTAACAATTAGCTTTTTATATAAATTAACTAATTGAGGGTTTAAATCAATCCCAAATCCAAGAGAATACGCTTCTTTTAAAGCATCTTGACATGACCAATTTTGATATTTACAGCGATAAATAGCTGAAACCATTCCGGTTCTATCTTTTCCGGCATGACAATGCAAGAAAACAGGACCTTCTTTTGTCAATAATTCTTTAAGATTATTAGAAAATAATTTAATTAATGGAGCCGTTTTCAGATTTACTGGCAAAGGAAGCATGATATGCTTGATATTAGATAATTTACAAATTCGATTTATTTTGGCGCCGGACTCTTGATCAAGACTTACAATTTTATTAATATTAAAATTATCTTTTAAATATTGAACATCTTGAACGGTTGGAAAACCGCCTCGATAAAAATTGTCATCTACTTTCATAAAACGTCTAATCATAGATACGACACTATATTATTTAAGACTGCACGAATATACTGCGGGGTGTGACTAAATAAAATATTTTTAACGAAAGTAATAGCCTGCCCAATAGAAGATGATGGAGGCATTTCTTTGCCCGCAATCTGATGTTCATTTAAAGCATAAATCTTTTGCTTTAAACCATTAATAGATTTCTGTCTATTTTTTAATGATATTCTAGATAGAGTAAATTTTATAATATTAGCCAAATATTGCGCAACCTGCTTAGAATTATCATCTGCTTTTTTAGATAAAGAAACTTCATATAATTTAGAAAAAATATCTAAAGCTGATTGAACGCAAAGATCTTCAATATCCTCTTCTCCATTAGAAGCTAGAAAATCAAAACAAGATTTATAAATAGTTAAAAACTTAATCGCAGATTCAGGATTCTGCTTATTGAGCTTTCTCATAATCGCTGATAGTGAAACAGATTCAATATCTTCTAAATCAATAGATTCTTGAGCTAATTTCATACAATTAGCTTGATAATAATTGATTTTAGACGTTAAGCTCATGTTATTTATTTTGTAATAACTCTTTGATATTTTTGCCGCTTCTGGTTGAAACGAAAATATCTCGTAAAACACCGACATCATCTAGTTCGGTCAAAAACCTAATTGCACGCTCGTTAAGAACAATAATGTTCCCAAATTTTAACTTTCCGGTATTTTGATCAGCAAAAGCACAATCTAAAATAAGGCATTCGGCGTAAGCATCAATAACCTTACCAATAACAACAGCGACAATTTTAGTTGTGCTATCGTCATATTTAATGTCTTCAAAAGTATCTCCGACATAAATCTCAACTACTTTTCCTTTAAGAGTTCTACCTACAATTTCAGCTAATGAAATTTTCTTATCTTCATTTCTAGCTTGTGCGATAACATCTTCAAATTGTTTTGCCGTTGCCATATTTACCTTTATTTTACGTCCATTGAAGCAATGGCTTTTAAGAATTTATTAACAAAATTAGTTATTTTATCTATAGTTGTTTCTGCAACGTTAGAGGGAGGGGCTTTGTAATTTTTGTTAAAGTTTGAAACGTGAGCTTTAAGACCTTCAGTATAATCTTTTTCATCCGCCTCATAATAACGAGTCTTTTTTAAAGCTTTTGAAAAGGCGGCAGGATCTCCGGTCAAAATATTATTCCAAACAATCCCATGACCACGATTCTTTATATTAGAAATATAATCCTTAACGCCATCTTTTAGAGTTGGATAAGATCTAAATTTAAATTTGGTTGGAATCCACTTCCCATTTTTATCTTTCGTCTTGTCTCCGCCAATAAAATAATCAAAAGAATCATTGGAATGAGTAATATTCCCAACGTTAAAATTATGCGTTGATTTTCTGCTAGCTGTTTCTAAGTTGTTTTGAGCAACAAGAAGAGCTAATTGAGGTTGGGTTAATTCAATATTAAACAACTCTCGTGCGGCTTGAGAAAGGGCATTTGCCATTTCAGCCTCAGAGACGGGAGTATTGACCTTAGGAACCTCTTGATTTGCCATAAAGCTTACATCCTTGATAAGATGTTTTTAGCAATCGAGAGTAATTTTTGGCTCGTAACATGGTCTGTTTCTGCAATAGAATTAGCAAACTTAGCTATCTTATTAGCAAGAACAAGTGGATTTTCTTCTCCTGATTTAGAGAGATCCTGAATAAATTCAGAAGCGCTTCGAACAGTAGAAGGAGGTTGATCGGGACCTAAACCACGCTGAGTCGGAGGTGATAGTGGTGGAAGTTTAACTGGCGGAATATAATTCTTTTTAGGTGCCTCTGTTATTTTCATATCAGAAGGGACAGCCGGAGGTTTTGGAATGGTCGGATTAACTTTATTTATTAAATCAATTGGAATATTGCTTTTGGTCGTATTTGGAATCAATAACTCTCCAGAGTCTAAGCGTGGAGATGCTTCTGATGGGGGCTTTGGAACTGTATTTCGAGCATCTGAAGTAACGTCATCTTCCATCTGTTTCTCTAAATTTTTCATTAGATTTAAAGTTTTGTCAGAAGGAGATGACTCAGAGGCGGGAGGAAAGTTTGGCTTAGCCTCGCCAGCACTTGGTCCGCCAGCGGTTGGAGATGGAGATGGAGATGGAGATGGAGATGGAGCGGTTCCATCAGAGCTTGTTTCAGGCTTAGATTTGCGCTCTGGCTTAGGCAGCTCTGCTTCAAAAGGAAGCCCAACAGGAGATGCAACAGGCATTTCACTTCTTGCTCTTTCATTTGTTTGATTAAGATTCTCTCTATCCGGCTGAACGACTTGCTCTTCTTTTGTTTTATTTTGAGTCGGAGATACTCCTGGAATAGGATTCGCTCTATCAGGTGCGACGTCTGGCTGAACAGCTTGCTCTATTTTAGCATCCGTTACTGGATCCATTCCTTGCTGACTCTCAATTAATTTGTGAAGATGAGTATTATAAAATGAAGTAAATTCATTATTATAATCTTGAAATTTCTTAGTAATTTTATCAGATTCAGCAACATAATCTTCTAGCAAACGTCTTGCTCGGAGATCGGCTAAAGTTTTTAATGATTTATTAAGAATCTGAAACATTGACTCCGATTTATTAATCATTTTTTCAGTTTCTCTGCGCAATTCTTTGGCGTACTTAGGAACTTTACTTTCCCAAACTTTCAAAGATCGCCCTCGCGGATCAGTTAGATTATGCCAAATATCTCCGCCAATCCAAGCCATCTTAATTAGATCTTCATCTGCCAATCCAGCTTTTTTAGGCTCTGGCTTTTCTTCTTTAAAAAATCGACTCGGCATTTTCTTCATTAAAAAGTCTTTTTGACTCTGATCTAAATCGGCAAAAAGAAATTGATTATGAGCTTTATTTAAATCTTTTTCAAGCTTTATAAATTCATTCTTTATATTATCAATTCGTTCATGAAAACGACCTAAATATACAATAGTATCAATATACTCTCGACGATTGAATTTAGATTTTGCCGTCTTTATTAAAGATTTAAGAGTCCCATCAGAATCGCTCATAGCTATTTCGCGAACTTTTTCATCTACCTCACGTAGAATTTCCATTAACCTCGAAAATTCTGGAGAGAATTTTTCAACTAATTTACCACTTGGAGAATAATCTTCTTCCCATCTATTGAGACGATTTAATTTTCTCCCAGGTTTCGCTAATTTTTCCATAAAAATCCTTATTTAATGACCTTAATCAAATTAATACGAAATTATCCGTTTATGATTATAAACTGCCTGGAGATGGCATGGCTGGAGGTGGAGCCCCCAAACCTGGCAAATCCATAGGTGGAGTGCTGCCTGCTTGACCAGGAACTGGCATATCCATTCCTCCTCCTGGTGGCGCTTCTCCTGGAAGACCCATTCCTGGAGCCTGAACAGCTTCCTTGGGCTCCGGAATCTCATCATCATCCGTCAAAGACCGAAGAGTATTCAAATCCTGGGTCGCCAATGATTCTGACTCTTTTTTAATAATTGCTGCTTGAATCATTTCTTTTCGAATCTTTTTCTGCTCGTCTTCCCACTCTAAACCAAGAGAACGATAAAGAGTATGAGTAGAAGCTCTTGGCGAAGTTCCATCCCCACCAGGAGTTGTCAGCGTCAAAAGAGTCGTAATATAATCTCCAGCATCAAAAAGAGACATATGGTTCCAATCTACCTCTGGAACAATTAAATGATTAACTCCATCCTTTTTCTCATAAAAGCCTTGAACTTCAGAAATAGGAGCAAATATCTTTCTCTTTAACCAAGAAGAAAGCATGTTTCTAAATTGCATGTATCTTTGGCGAAGAACGTCTAAAGCAACACCGCCATTAGCATAAGTCGTATCAGCGCCGCCATCCATTAAAACAGCTGGGACTTGCAATCCAACATAAATTTCTTTAATTAATTGAGTGATATCTCCTGAAATATCAAAAATTCCAGAGCTTGAGCCAACTTTTTCAACTGTAACACCAGGATGAGTAAAAATCTTAAAATCTTTATCGTTGCTTGCCATCGCAAAAACTTCGCGCCAATATTCCAAATCGGCTCCGGTCGGATGCAATCCATCAGGTCCTTCAGAACCTATCTTGACAAGAGTCAAAGGATTAATCATATTGTCAGCTTGAGCGAATTTTGACTCTCTTAATTTATCAAAAAGGCATAATTGACGAAAAATACAAACAGGCAAGCCAGTTCCATGAATCTCATATGGGCTCGTTTTTCTAGCCAAATGCGAAACATGAAAGTTACTTAATTGAATATTTTGCCCTCGTTTAACCGAATCGACAATTTGAGGATCAAGCTTTTTTCTTTGCTCAATATCTCCAGGCTTATTAGAGCGAACAATTCTTTCTAAATTAGCATCTGGTTTAAGCATAATAATTGGTTCATTAGCAACCACATTCCGCATAACCATCATATAATCAGGATTCTGAAGAAGAAGTCGGCTCCACTTTCCCTTATTTTTATCAAACTCCGCATAAACGAAAGCTTCTCCCAGGAGCCAAAACTCTTGGGCAATCTGAACGCAAATATTCATCAAATCCAACTCTTCAATCATTTCATCGAAGAATTGTTGAACATCTGGATTATGACACTTTATTTGTAATTTGCTAATTGGATAGGTAGAATGAAGGTTAATGGCATTATGAACAAATGGATTTAAAGCATAAAAAGCCCGACACCAAGCATTAATGGTTGCTCGATCCCGAGGAAGATTAAGGTTACTCGTCAGCCAAAGAGGAGAATACATCTCTGGAAGCTGCTTTTCTACGTTTCCAGCTTGACCACGATATCCAGACGTCCCAGACATGCTTTGGGCATTCTTCTTTAATCCAACAAGAGAGGTAACATTGGCGTTTTTGGTTAAGCCATCCTCATGGAAAGAAGGTCCACTTCCTTCGGAATATTTCCCTTGACGAACCTCTTCTGCCATCATATCTTTACGATATGAGGAAACGCTTCCTGCCATTAGGGCGCTAACTTGAGGGACGGATGCCGCTCTTTTATCCAAAAAGTCTTGGGAATAAGAGACCTTCGGCAGCGCTTTAATTTTCTTCATATCTTCTCCATTTTAGAATTCATATAATTATATATCTTCTAAAATAGATAAAAATTAGCTATCTTCTACAATCTCCGACTGATGAGGGCATGTCCCATATATGTGTTTGGCGCAATTACAATTAAAACATAATAATTGAAAATTATTCTTTGGATAATTATTATTTTTTAACCAGCTATAAAAATTAGACGCTTTTATTGTTTTTCTGTGCTCTGCACCATCATTATTTATGTGATCGATAGTTAAAAATTGATAAGAAGACTCTTCGCAACAAGCACATTTACCACCATACTCTTTAATTATTTCTAATTTTATTTTTAATCTTTCATTAGATCTTCTTTTGCTACTACATAATTTACAAATGTATGTATAATATTTTTTGCCATGGGCGCCCCAATTTTCACTATTAAGAATAATCTTACATTCTCTGCAAATTTTGTCTTCAGCCATATATTAAATTATATCGCCTTACATTCTTCGTTTAATTTGCCCGACAATCGCTAACGGCTGTTTTTTTTGTTTCATATTTTGCTCAATCAAAAGCGGATTTTTAGTCTTAAACCCATTCGTCGCATAAAATTTATAAGCAATATAAGCGTTCAGAAGCGCCATTAAACCGTCATTCGGCTCTCCACCCTTCACATAATGAATGGAAGGATCTCCAAATCGAGAGATTGATGGCTTTATATCCATACTCGCACAATGCTGAACCAACCACCCAATTTTATCATAATCCCCAAACGGAAACCTAATATTGCCGCCTTTTAATAATTCAAACATTTCTCCAATATAATGATCTCTATGAAATGTTATTTCTTTTGGATATGATTCTTCATTAAAATTAACAAGATTCTTTAAATTGCCAGTTGCCCGAGAAACTAAATACCGATCTCCATGAGATGTATGCATCATCGTTGAGAAATCTTGAGAGAACCCAATATCTCCAACACATACATTAACCCCATAATCTCTCATCAACTTATCAATTAATGACTTCTTGCTCTCAATATCATTTCTTTTAAATTTTAAAGCAAATTCTATTGAAAATAATTTGGGTCCTTTAACAGCTAAAATAACAGCTGTCGTATAAGATTGCCCTTGTTGAGTCTTTTTCTTCGAATCTGCCATTTGCTCAAGGTCTGATCTAGCGCCATAGTCAATTCCAAGGAATACTTTTAATCCTTCATCAATTGGTATTTTGCTTCTCATCTTTCTTCCCTTATCGCCACATAAGGTCTCTATCTCTTCCATCGTAATAGGACTAGAATCTCCTTGATAAAATTCTCCAAGAACTTCATTCTGATACGCTCGTTCCGTATTGGTTGGATGAGTCCCGGGCTTTTCTGACATAATCGTTTCTTTGCTAATGTGAGGCATGTAGAGCTGATTAATGTGAAAGCCAACATAATCTTTTTCATTAGGATCGGCATTTGGAACCCATTTGCCGCGTTCCGCCGCTTCATTCTTGTTTTGTTCACAGCCGCAATGAGGGCATTTAACGACGAAGGTATGAATCCAAATTTTTTCCCAATCTTCACTTCCTGGTGTATACAAAGGAAAGAATGCTTTGCATTGACCGCAACCAAGATGAAAGAATTGCTGAGAAGATGCTGCCCAGAGTTTATAGAAGTCTGAACCTTTTTTCTTAGGCGTTCCGAAGAAAACTCTGACTCCTTTACCTGGCTCACCATATTTTGATTGCTTTAACATGTTCAAAATATTGCTAACCGCTCCAGATGGCGTGTCCTGAAATTCGTCGATAAATATTAAGTCTGCCGTATTATGTGTTGGAATAAATGATTTTGTTATTAAGTACAAATGAGACGGGCTATCCACAGTGATACATCTCATTGGAATTGAATCTATTTTTTTAATACTTAATATTTTTAAATCATAAAATTCGCTTCTGCGAAATGACCAATTATCTTCGTCTCCTTCAACCCGGGGGCAAGTTATCGTAAATTCTTTATCTTGCTCATCAAATAATTCTTTGGTCGTTTTAATTTCGTTATTAAATGTAGATGATAATTTCCATAAATGATCTTTGCAGGCGTCAACCTCTTCTCCGTTTTCAAATATTAATTTATATGATTCAGGAGACTCTAGGATTGGATGAAGTTTGGTTACCCGGCAGACGTCACCTCGTTCGTCAAAAAGCTTGTCACCCTCCTTTAAATCGCGTAATTGGATAAATCCAGAGGGTGTTGGCAGAAATGTATGTAGATTACAAGCTTTACCTCTAAGGCGGTCGCCGTCCGCTCCGGTCGCTTCAATCCATAATTGATTTCCACCCTCAAACTGTTTAAATGACAATGAATTGCTTGAATCATGCGTTGAATCAATTAAATTCTGCATAAAAGATTTCTTGTCTTTCTTAGCAGATACCCCATCTTCATTAAGAGAAGTGTTAATTAAAGAACTCAATTTCGCCTTAGAATAGCCCGAAGATTGCTCTAGAATCGGGAAGGTATGAATAATTCTCATCGGAGGACGATTGCCCTTACCAAAAAGTCCAGAGCCCATAAAGAAGCATTCTAGCGCTCCTGCCATCGTCGTTCCTCCGACCTGACGACCTTTAACAAAGATAACTGGCTTGGAACTTGGCTCTAAAGCCTTAATTCCAATATAGCGATAAATGTCTAAGAATGGTTTAAATCCTGTTCCAATTAATTTGAAAGGTTGCCCTTCCAACATTAAATGTTTTTCAATAAAAACAATTGGATCGTACATCAACAATTGATTTTTGATTTTATTGAATTCTGCTAACTTACTATCCTTATTCATGCCTTAATGCAAAAAAAGGCTCAAAAAGAGCCTTTTATTAAGAACGATCAATTTTATAAAATTATCTCTTAGCTGGAGTCATTGATAAGAAAGAATCCGAATTGCCCGGATCAATGTCTTCATCTCTAATTTGATCAATTTTACCAAGATTAGTATAATTTGGATCGAGACTAGGATATTTACTTTTAACTTCTTGACATTTATCCGTAATGTATCTCATTAAAGATTCATCTTTCCAATCAGATTCATCAATAACGTCATTAGAATGAATAGACCGGATTCTTTCAAGAACGGCTGGAAGAACAACATTTCCGTTTGTATCTTCTAAATAATTATCAATCGTTGTTTTAACTTGTGGAACTTTTTTAAATAAATCAACTGAAGCTACTTTTTTAGTTCGTTCATCGGCTGCCATGATATCACTAATGAATTGATTTAATCCAGTTCGCTTTTTCATATCTTCAACAGCTGCTTCGACAGTCGGATACTTAGATTTTGAGGTTCCGCCCATAATAGAAGAAATCTGGTCATAAAGGGAACTATGAAGATCCTGAGCTTTGCCCATTGGTTCGACTGACATCTTTTCTAGTTTTTTAGCAACCGCATCCATCCAATGAACTTCCGAGACAACCGTTTCAAAGGTCTCTGATTCTCTTTGAACAATTGGCATTGAACGTGGAGCGTATTTTTTATTCTGTGGCATAATTTCCTTTTAAGACTGGTAACTTGCGGAATAATCAAAATTATCAGATGAGGTCGAATCAACGTCTTCATCTAAAAGATATCCTCTATTAAAATGAGCTGGATATCCAAGATCTGCGAACAATTGCATGCATTCAGCTTGTTCACGATCCGTCAAATCAAATTTGGTTGAAAGCTTTTTAAAAGAATCTTCAATATCATGTCCAGCAGAAACATTGCCATTAATGCAAGTCCTGACAATGGTCGAAATAAGAAGAGGAACCGTAATCACAATTCCTGAAATGCCAGGAATTTTCTGTCCTTCTTTAACAAGCCCATGTTCCTGAGAAGCTGATTTCTTCTTTTTCTTTTTGCTTTTCTTATTAACCTTCTCATGACGAGCGTTTAATCGTTCAATTCCATCATAGATATTAGCACGGACTTCTTCAACCTTATCCGCATCTAACTCGCCGTCAAGGTCAAGTCTCATTGCCTTGGAGATTTCATTATCAAGACGATCAAGATAAGAAACGGCTCTTTCAATTCCAGCCGTATCATAGCCGGAATGCTTTGGAACATCGTTAATTCTTTCTTTAATCCAAGCAATAAACCCTTGAGCCCCTTTAGACTCCCAATCCCATTTAGCAGGTTTGCTAGACTTCTTTGCTTCGTTTTCGTCTTCTGTCTTTGGCTCTTCATCAACAACTTCAAGCTTTTGTTCCATCTCAGGATCAAGAGCGGTAACGCCAGGAAGCTCATCTAAACTAATAACAATTTCAACATTTTCTTCAGGTTTCTGCGAACTAAACGTTTTTACGTTCAGATGTTTAGCAACCTCTTGAACTAAAACAGGACTATTAGCCTCAATATCCTGATCGTGCATTTCCATGACTAATTCAGGAGAAGGTTCGGTAGGATAGATGAAAACATGATCCTGAGCTTCATTGGAGTCAAGATTATCTTCGACAAAAAGCTGATCATTAGCATATTGAGCGTTTGAAATGATGGGGAAGACTGACATTTATAATACCTCTGGTCCTAATCGTTTGCGGTTAATAACATACCTAATTATTGAGCTTTATCATCCTTGGCATAATTTGCTTCGGTCCTGCCATAGTAAAGATTACTAACAGGTTTTCCTTCTAAATCATCTCCTGGAATCATTCTATCATAAAGACCAATGATATTAGGTTCTGCCGGAGAAAAAGGAATTGGTGTAATCTGACCCTCATACGGATCAGTCAAATCGTTTTCATCAACATCATCCTTAAGAGGCTTCTTAGGTAACTTCTTGATATCTTTAATCTTTTTAGCGGCTTGAAGCTCAATGCAGGCGAACATTGCTTTTCTGGACTTAGATTTTCGTTCATTTCGCTTTTTCTTAGCTTCGCGAAAATCGGAGACACTTTTATACTGGTCCATGTTTTGAAAAAGTCCGGCGCCAGGACCAAGGTCAGATGGTTCTACTTCGTAAAGATCGTAATTCTTAAAAAGAACGCCTCTTGCCATCGTATCTTCTTGATTTAATGGTTTAGACTTAGGCTTTTTCTCTGGGTCTTTGCCGGTCCCGCCTTGAAAATAAGAAGCTTTAGTAAGCTGTTCAATATCAAATTGAGTGCCGCCATATTTGTTTAATAAATAATTAAGAAGAGACATTAGATTTTCCTATATTTAAATAATATGGGTACAATTCTTTTGTAATTGGAATATAATTCCACAAGTTCATCTCTGTAATATTTCTAATTGTTCTTTCAGGATCGTAAAACATTGCTTTATTTAATTTTTCTTCCAATGCTTTATCAGAAGATATTAAAATAGAGTTTGGATTTTCTTTTATCCAAGCCTTCATCTCTGGTACAATTTCAAACCCCAATTTTGCTGACAAATAAATAGCTCGAACGACCCTGTTTTTTGAATTACTTCCAAACGTAATCTCTGGAGATAAAATAGTTTTAATAACTTTATCTTGACAATCTTTAAATCCCATGTTGGTTGGATCAATAATTTCTTTTAAATCTAAGGTCATCAATAAAGCATTGCAAGTAAAATCTCGACTAAATAATTCTCTCTGCATATCAGTTGGATTCTGAATTCCTTTTTCTTTTAATAATTTGTCAATATTATCTAAAACAAAATTAGAAGAAAAATCTACCTTCATATCTCCGACTTGAACCGAAATATGACCGTCATTCATTTCTTGAGCTTTTATCTGAAAGTTAGAAGCTAATAGTCTAACCAAATCTTTAGATAAGAAATTAACCGATTTATCTCCGGTCGTAATATCTAAATCTTCAATTTTATCTAATTTATTTAGATATTTATCACGAACAATTCCGCCGCAAATCATTGGACGTGATAATCCATTCTTCTTTGCAATGCTAGAAATTAGTCCCAATAAATCGCGAAGCTTCATTTAAATCCTTATTGTGGCAATGGAGCTGGTGGCTTAGCCGGAGCTTTAGGAGGCAACTCTGTCTTCATCGCAGCAGGCTGTGACAAATCTTCTTCGACTTCAATTTCAGCAGGCTGTTCTGGTGGATTAATTGCATTATCTACCTCTGCATCTGCCTGCTCTTTGCGAATTTTCTTTCGCTCTTTGTCTTTATTGTCATCATCTTCAAGCTTTTTCTTTATTTGCTGAGCCTGAGGATCGTCGCTAACATTCTCTGACTTCAAATCAATGTCGCGAGAATGCATCGTGCCTTGAAGACGAGATAAAATATCTTCAATACGACTCGCAATATACTGATTTGAATCTAATGATTTATTCATTGCTTCAGCTAATGAAGGAAATAAAGAAGCTAAACCAAGATGATCTAACATCATATCAATCATAGCTAATTGACGAGGAACTTCGCGAACCTTGAAAATCTTAGCCAAATCGACCAATTTATCAACAACATCCCCAACCGTCAAATTTTCAAAAGCTCGGTCAACCAAATTATCAAAATCTTTGACCGAAGAAACTTCTTCTTTGACTTCAATCTCTGGTTTAACTTCTCCTCCTGCTGGAGGTGCTGGCGCTACTGGCTTCGGCTTTGCTGGAGCTGGTGGAGCTGCCTGAGCTTCAACAACCAATTCTACATCCTCGGCATCATTAACTTCTAAATCATCGTCATAAGTCAAATTGTTGCTATCAAGACCTTCCAAAAACTTCTTCATCCCTTCCGGAATGACTTCTTCTTGTTTGATTGGCTCTTCAACCATAGATGGAACACTATTACTTGGAGGCGGAATCATTCCAGGACCTTCGCCTGGAAGATTACCTGGAAGCCCTGCACCAGCTTGGGGTGCGGCAGGTTCGGCTGGAACCGGCATTTCTTGAGCTAATTTAACGAGAAAATTAGAAGCATTCGCATGCCCGCTTCTCATTAAAACATTAGCTTCTCGAACAATTAAGTCTTCATAGATTTTAGAAGATAAACTAATTTTATTAACAGTTTGAATTTTCTTTTTTAATTCATAAATAATATGAAGAAGCGCTTCAAACTCTTTCCCGGCAAAAGTTTGACCATCCTGAGAACGAATAAGTTTTTCAGCAGAATCTAATCTGCTTAGTATTTTAGACCGCTGACGTTCAATCAACTCACGCTTTTCAGCTTCTAGAGCTTTCTTGTTCGTTGCTGGATCCTGAGCAGACTCAATCTCAGAGCCTGGATTCTCGGTCATCGGAACGAAATAGCCAGGACGATTATTGTCCTGCCAATAAGAAACTTGCGATTGAACATATAAGCTTTTAGCTTCCTCTTCGGAGTATTTTTTATGGGAATTTTGCTCATAAAACTTCAACCACTGAGTAAAATCCATTTTTTCCATATCTGACCATCCAAGAGTTATTTTATCAAAAGCTTCGGCTTTTCCCATGCCTTTATGAATCATAAAATACATATTCTTAACTGATTCTACCCACTTGCGCGTGTCTCGAACCGGCTTAGAAGTCATAAATTGATCATAATTAGGATAAGCTTCTTTTTTATTAGGACCTGACATACTATATGTATATCAAGTAATTAGTTCGTCTTCATCTAAGAGATCTTGAATTTTTTCGCTAATAACCTTAACATCAGCCAGCTTTTGATCCGTCTTAATTTCAACCTCAGTCGGAGGTTTAAACTTCGCCATCTTTTCCGTAAAAATATCCATAAACCTCAATGAGCTTTCTTGATCCAGCTCTGCCAAAGTTTCTCGAATTGCATCCTGAAGGATAGCTACGTGTTGATCAATATGCTGAACCGTTACTTGATGCTGAATGACTTGATCTGGCGCCCCAAGAACATATTTAGAGTATTTCTCTAGCAAAGCTCCAAGTCGGTCAAAATACTCTAAATGAAGACGCTCTTCACGAGTATTAACAATACTCGGATCATTTTGAATAAGATCAAATATCTGCATCGTTCTAGCTTCAATAGCATAGATTGCATTCAATAATATTGTTTTAATGTCAAGTTCGTTGCTGGCATGAGCAAGCATGACACTCTTATAAGCTGAATTATTCTGAAGAGATAGCTGTAGCTGATCTTCGACTCCCAGAGCTAAAGCACTCTGAGTCTTTCCTAGGTCCGCCTTAACCATATTATAAATATCAAGATAATTCTCTTGAAAAGACTTCAAAGCCTTTTCGCTAATTACAAATTGAGATTCGCTAATATTGGTATACTTAGACGCTAACCACTCGTGAATATCTGCCGGAGATATTCCAATAATCAATTTTGATAAGATTTCATCCTTATCAACATGTTCTAAAACTTTTAATGGAACCGATTTCGATCCCTTGCCTTTGGTTGCCATACATAACTATATAACTTTATTATACAATTTTTGTATTTAATATTTTAGAGCAATTTTCAATATTTTGAAATGACTCAGCAAATAATGAGTTTATTCCATTTAATTCATTATCTGATAATGAATTTGCTTTTAATTTGTTAATAAAATCATAAGTTTTCTTTTTAGAAAGAATATAATTATTAGCAACATAAGCCTCTAAAGTCTGATGAAATTTATATAATAACTCTAAATTATATAAAGTATCAGCTTGTTTTACTTGTGCCTGAGCTAATTTACGTTCTAATCTATCAACAAGCTTATTCATTACCTTAAATAGCCATTTAATCGATCTTCTCGATTATCAAACATTGAATGAGACTCTCTTTCATCCATTTTTTCAGATTGAAGAGAAACATCGCTTGCAGGAACTTTTTCGCCTTTTTCGTTGGTGTATCCGGCGTAGTAATTATAGATCTTTTTGTCTAATGAGCACTGAAAGGTTCCTTCGCCAATTCGAGCCATCTGGGCTCCGGCATGATCGGGACAGGTTCTGGTGCTTAAGGGAGCTTCTAAAGCATGATATTCTTTGTAATAAGGGCTATCTTTAATTGCCTCTTCGGCATCAGCTACTTTAGAATTAACAATGCCAGCTTTAATATCTTCGTATTTTTTCTTTAAATCATTTAATTCTTTGGACTGAGCATTCTTAAATTGCTCCATTGCGTCTGGAGGAGAAGCAATAGTTAAAAGAAGTTCATCTAGGACAGAAGCTGTTTTTTGAAGTTCGGCATCTGAAGATAAATCAAAAGCGGTCGCCAATTCAACGATATGATCGATGGCTTCGGGAGATAAATTGGACTGTTCATGAGGCTCAATTGCTTCAACCTCAGAAGCTCCTTTACGAAGGGTTTCGGCAGCTTCAAGGCACGCCATAGCCGTTCGTTTAAAAGATTCGTCATCGTGCTCAGCTAAAAGCATCGCTTCGTTATTGGGGCTTTCTAACCAAGAAGCGATAGCATTAAGTAATTCTGCGGTTCTCATTACCTGCCCTTTTCTTTGACTTTATTTTTTTCCTCGCGCAATTCTTTACGCAAGTCTTTTAATTCTTCTTTTTCTAGCAATTTAGCTATAAATTCTTCTTTAGCTTCCGCTTCTTCTCTGGCTTTTCTTTCTTTCTCTTCTTTTTTCTTTCTTCTTCTTTCGATATCTTGTCGTATTTCTTCTGATCTAACCCTTGCCACGGCTCTCTCTTGAACTTTTTTACGATAAGCTTCTTCGCTTTCGTCTTTTTCTTTTTGTTTTTTTATTTCGTCTTCTTTTGCCCTTTGTATTCCGGTTTCTCTTCGTTTAAGGTCATGTTTCCTAACCGTTTGTTGTCTTTTTAATTGTGCTTTAAGATCCTTTATATTTTTAACATATTCGTCTAATCTCTCTTGGCTAGCGTACTCTCCAAGACGCGCCCTGGCTTCATCATAAAGAATATCATCTTCCAATTTATTCATTAATTTTTTAGCATCATGTTTTCTAACAGTCATGACACGTTCTTTAACTGGAGTTTTCCCTGGACCATAGTCCCAAGTTGGGACAATAGAAGAATCTAAAATTGCCTCTGCCTCTGGCAGACGAATGAGAACGCCCTTTATGTCATGAAGGTTAAGCAATCTTTTTGATTCTTCCCAAGTCGTTTTTTGAATTATTTTAATAGCCTCAGTTGCCTTAAAAGCCTCTTTTTTATCCAGAGTCCTATCCTGAGCAATATCATATCTTAAATCATTTAATTTTTGAAGCAATTTAATGCTATAATTATATACTTTTTTCAAATCATTAAATTCAACATAATTAACATAATTAATCATTAAACGATGAAATTCATCCCAATTAGGATAATCATTTAAATCTTTATTTAATTGTTTTAATAAAGGAAGGCGAGTTACGTCTTCTTCCATCTTAGAATAAGCTAAGATTAATTGATCTTTTAAGATTCGTACTTTTTCACCATTAATCTTGGCTCCAAAAGAATAATCAGCTTCTAAATCAGCTTCTTCATTCCCTGCGTATTTGCATATGAAATACTCTGCTAATCCTTTAATTCCCATATTTATTATCCAAACACTTTTGAATGAAGAAAGAAATTTCCTTCATAGGTTTCATCCATACCTCTACGATAAAGAGGAAGGCAATTGCCATTGACGTCTTGATAGGTCTTATGAAGAGGCAATCCCGTATGACCACAAACAGGATGAGTGCTCGTTCCTGATTTAACAACCATCGAACACTTTGACTCCTCCGCTTTCTTTGAACTTAAGCCATTAACATAAATAACAAGAGCGGACTGATAAGCCTTATCATCTGATTCTTTAAGAATATTCAAAGCATCTTCTGCTTTCGCAAAATTTCTTTCAACCATCGCCGATCTAACATTATCTACTAATTCCGATAACTTAAGACCGTACATCGAAGATGTAACGCATGAAACCTTCGTATCTTTTTCATCGCTCGCTAACAAATCATTAATGCTAGCTTTATTAAAAGAAGAAATCGAACCATTACAAATCAAAATGTCTGGAGACAACGCTTTGTTAGCCGAGAATTTAACTGGAACTCTAAATGAAGTCTTGCCGCCATAAAGACTAACAGCATAGAAAATAGAATTCTCATCGCTTCCCATAACCGTAATCTTTGGTTCATTAAAGCCAAATCCTAAAATCTGACGACCAACAACATTCTTTCCTAAAATTACTTTATCTTTTCCGAATTTAAACTCTGCAATCCCAAGAGGAGATTCAAATTTAGCCGCGAAACTTCCAACCTCAGCTGATTGTGGAAGAGAAATAACAAGATTCTTTGGCTCAGGATTTAACTCTAGCCCAGTAATTTGACCAAATTCTGCGCCTAACTCTTTAGTTGCATTCAATTTGGTAACAGCTAACTCCGCATTCGTTAATTCAGTTCCTGGATTAGCAAACTTGCTTAAGGTCTTAACAATGTCTTTAGCATTAACTTTTAACGTTTTTCCGGCTTGAGAAAGGATGTACTCTTTAATTTTAGCATGATTTAAGTCTTGAGGACCCGTATTTCCCATGAAAACAGAAGGGCTCAAAGCCTTGCCTTTAGTAATTTCTACTGGAACTAATATGCTCGTAACACCTTTTGGAGTATCATAATCAGCTTTAACAACAATAAAACTTTCATTTCCAGATTCAACTTCTAACTTTGAAGCTTTAATATTCCAGGAATCTAAATTAAGGCTAACCATAAATTTAGCTTGCTCTGCGGCTTCTTTAGAATATGATTTTAATTGAACCTTGTTATCAAAGGCATTAGCCAATGCATTAGTTAAAACAGAATCGGTATTTTCTAAATTTTTAAGCGGCTCTACATGCGCAGGCGCATACGTGGGCGCCTTTAATTCGTCTTTTTTACCAAGCTCATCTTCCATTAATTCAGCAAATTTAGTTCGTCCAGAATGCATTTTAGCATAAATAGACCTCAATTCAGCTCTGGTAATAAACATTTGACGATTAGCGAGCTTAGAAATAACATCAGAAACCATAACAATCGTTTGATCGTTAGGATAATCAGAAGCCAAGCTCTTGAGCTTCATATTAAGAAACGGAACAGCTAATCGCTCATTATCATCAACTGACTTGGCTAATGAACTTACTATTTTTTGCATTTTATTAAAATCCATTTTTACCTTTAGGCGCCCAACTCAGGATATTTAGTTAATACCGCATTTTTAGCTGATGAGCCGAGATCATTTAAAAATGCCTTGACCAATTTCTTATTTTCTGACAATTTCTTTGGCAAATATCTTTCTACATGAGAAAGCTCAGACTCGGGTAAACCAAGCTGAGAAAGAGAGACTTTGCCAATTGGGTCTCCTTTATAGAAAAGATTTAGCTCCTTAGCCGTTTTAGACAGAACAACTTCCCAAGGGAGGGAGGCTGTCTTGACCGTCTCTTCTTCCTTCGGATCATAGAGGGTGACGATGTATTCCCCGTCATCTGCGCTCTGAATCTGCCAAAGTGCCGCCGTATCATCATTCTCTTTGAATCTGACAATATCAAAAGCGACTCTCTCTAATTTATGCTTGACATCCGCAAGCTTATATATTTTCTTAGAAGAAAGTCGCGCCTCTAAGCCTTCAAAATCTAGTGAATTTTTTGACATTACGTCTCCATTAAACACAATACGTTCTATTAAATGGTTGATTATTACTATGTAATAAAGGTGAGCGAAAATCACCAACTAAATTATTTGAAGTAATTGAAAACATATTTCTGCCAACAAAATGTTGATTTTTCACCATTTTTCGTTTCTAAGGGCGCTCATCTTATCTAAAATGTCTTTTATTTTATCATCCATCTCTATGATTTTTTTAATCTTTTTCATAGAGCCACCGTAAACCCGGCGCCCATCCTTATAGTCTACATTACCATTTAATGATTTAGTAATGGAGCTTTGATTTACATTTAATTTTTTAGCAATCTCCATTTGGGTATACCCATCTGAATAAAGACGAATAACTTCTTTCTGGCGATCGGTTAAAAGACTATTGACAATTCTCCAAAACTCCACCTTGAGTTCGTCTGTCAAATCTAACAAGTCTTCATTATATTCAAATGGATTTAAACGATGAGAGATGGATTCATCATTGCTAAATGACTCCATCATATCGTTTGAATAAAGCTTTTCTGCGATTAGATACTGATATGCCTCTGAACGATTTTTTCTTTCCATTAACACCCATTCTGGTATTAAATAAAATTAATACCGTATATTTGAATCTTTTGTTGCGAAAACTAAAGAGTCGCCATCATTATCTTTCAAATAATCATCAATATCTTTATAACCTTCTGGAAGATAAATATCGTTGATATTTGCGATATCAGAGTATTTAGTTCTTGCCAAAGCTCTGCCCTTGTCTCCAGCGGTATCATTATCTAATAATAGTAATATATTTTTAGTATATCTTAAAATGAGAGAAACTTGATAATCAGACATGCTCGCGCTTCCAAGCGCTACAATATTGGTTATTCCTCTTTCAAACGCTTTAATAACGTCGAATTGACCTTCAACAACATAAACTAAATCATTTTGAATAATAGACTCTTTAGCTTCAAATAATCCAAATAAATGTTGATTTTTTTTAAATTTAGTATTTTTATACTTTTCAATTTTTAATGTTTTACGTTCATCATCTTCTAAAAGAGACCTTCCAACAATGGCAATAACATTGCCATAAACATCTTTGTATGGCATAATCAATGGTTGATGGGTAAAATACGGGTCATACTCTATTCTGGCAGAAATAGAGTCATGAACGTTTCGAATATAAAGAAGACCAAGCTTTTCAAGCTCTTTTTCATCAATAGATGATGTGATCAATTTTAAATTGAAAGGCGGCGGAAAATACCCAAATTCAAACTTTTCTTGACATTCTCTAGAAACGCGTGTATCCAGATAAGCCTGAACATCTTCGGCTTCCGGACAATTTTGTAATAAATATCGACCTAAATCGATAACTTTTTTAAGTGTCATATTATGACTGAACCATCATTTATTTTATTTTTAATAAAATTAGTTAATTGAGCTTCAATCAATTGAAGTGTCGCTTTAGTTAAAGTTTCGTAATAATATGAAGCTAGAAGCTTATTTAATTCAATATTAAATTGATCATAATTAATAATCATTCTCCATGTTTCAATAGGAGGCGAGATTCTAATGTAAACATGACCTATATCTTTTATAGGATCAGGAGGCTGAATTTCAGAATCTATAGGATAGATAGATGCTTCTACCTTAAACATCTTTATCTGCCTTGCCTAGATTAACTCGAAGCATTTCTTTAAAAACCTCGGTTAAATTTCCAATCTCTTTTTTACAAGAGACGCAATAAATTTGATTATTGATTAATGCAGGTCGGTCTTCATTTGAACATTTATCGCATTTAACCGAAAATGAAGTCTTGTTAACCTCTTTGTATTGTTTAAGGGCTTTTAATTGAACCTTAATAAAGTGAGTTCCTGGAATTTCTTGATTGCAAGCGGAACAATAAACTTTTTCAGTCTTTGGATCAAGATATGGGGGCTGGTATTTCGTGCATTTCGGGCAAGGGATTTGGAGCATTAGAAGAATCTTTCAAATTTTTAATTAATTGAGCAACATCATCTGGATATGATACTTTAACTATAACACGTTGTTTTCCAGAACGATTCGCCCCCATATTTGGAAGAATTATTTCTTCCTGATTTTTAATCAAGGATTTGACTTCTACTTCTTTAAACCCATCAATGGTATTGATTTTCTTTTTGCAGCCCTCCAGCGCCTCTAAGAGAGAGATTTCAATTTCAGACATTACGTCCCCATCAACCAAGGAAAGACCCGGCTCTGGGGTAACTCGAATTTTGAGATATGCGCTAGATGACCCAGCGAAGCTCCCATAAAAGTTCCCCATCCCATTGAGACGAAGAACGTTCTTATCAACGACCCCAGCCGGAATTCTAACCGTAACAGAACTTTGAGAATTCATAAAACCAGTTGCATTGCAACCTATGCAATCTTTTTCATCAAATTTAGCTTTGCACTCTGGACATTGCTTGGCAAAGAACATATTTTTATTATTTTCATAAATATGACCTTTTCCTTTGCACCTTGAGCAATTATTAGTTTTGGTTACGCCTTCACCTTGACAATCTTGACACTGAATGTTTCGTTTATAAGAAAGGTCTAATTGCGTTCCAAGGACAGACTCTTTGAAAGAAATAGTTCTTTCTAAATGAATATCCTCCATAATAATTTGTTGCTTGAAACCGCCTCCAAAATTGACATTGAAAAAATCAGAAATGTCCCAGCCGCCTTGGGATGGACCCTGAGCATGAGAAAAGGGATTAAAAGGATGAGAGTCTTCAAACTTATTTGACTCAATGGCTTGATAAGCTGAATTTATTTTCTTAAAGGTATCAATAGAGGCAGGATCTTTATTTACATCTGGATGATGCTTTGCCGCCAGTTTCTTAAAAGCTTTTTTAGCTTCTTCTTTGGTGGCAGATTCAGATAATCCAAGTAATTGATAAGCTTCACTCTTTTTCATTTCTTTTTATTCTTTGCTTTTATTGTCTTTTTCTTAGCGACCGGCTTGACTTTTGTCTTTTTCTTCTTAGAATTCTTTGTCGGGAGTTTAACCTTACAACGTCCAACCAGGCAAAAGGCATGAAAAAGCGCAACCGCCATCGCATCCGCCTTATCATAAGACTCGACCTTTGGATTGCCTTTTTTATTAAATTCCCAAGGAAATTTTATTCCCAAATGAGAGGCAACAATTTCCGGCATCTCTTCTTTTTCTGGAAATTTAGGAGTTAGTTTTAAACCATGCCTAATTGATAAAACATTATATAATTCTGGTGCTCGACCAATTTGCTGATAAGCTAAAATCCCAATCATTCGATTAAAAACAGCTAAAGTAATAATAGTATTAGCTGAACTCTTCTTCCTTAAGAAGGTTATAATATCTTCAATTGCAATATAATCAGGATTAATGTCTTCAATGATTTTTTTCATTTTTATTCTAGTATCTTCTAATCGATCTAGAATATTTCCATCATGACTTGGTTTTAAATATGTTACCGAATCAAAACTAATTTCTTTAGTTTCTTCGTTTAAAAGAAGAACGCAAATACCTGTGGTTGTGCTTGAAACGTCAATTCCAAGAATTTTTTTAATCATATAGACTCCATAGTCCATATACCACTATAAAACCTTAATAATAAAAAAAGGAAGCTGATTTCTCAGCCTCCTTTTTCATTGAAGAGATGTGTTTAAAAATACGACTTAGAGCCGTATGTTAAGCTTGTTGTTCATAATCCGGAAACATATCCGAAGCATCATCATCCGAATTCATCTCAACCGGAGGAGGAGATTGAACCTTAGGAGTTGCTGAGGCTCCAGCCTTCCCAGCAGGAGCTTGGGGCATAGCCAAGGTTCCACCTTCCAAAATCTTATCAAGACGCTTCTGCGCCTCTCCTGGCGTTGGAGGAGAGACCTTCCGTTTGAGTTCATCTAAATCAACCTTATCTCGAATAAGCTGTGCCTCTGGCGTCAAAGGCTTATGAGGAATTGGCTGAACCGTGTAATAACCAGAAGCTCCACCATTTTTATCAACAACGATGTTGACATCATACTTTGATGGATCTCCCCAAACATCCGTATCCTGAGCAAGCTTTCGTATTCCAGAGAATACCTGATATGAAATATCAAGAATCTTGTAGGAATTTGACTTACGATCAAGAACGCCCAAATACCAGCGCGCTGAAGCTTTTAGCCCCATGCTGCAAAGTGGACAATGTCCATGTATTGCTGAACAGAAAACCTTCTGTCCATAACCTTTATCACCTTCACGCTTAATACCCTTATGAACTAAATACTGATAAGGCTGAGTTAGTAACCGAACTACGTTCTTACCTTCCTCTAAACGCATCCAAGAGTCTTTTCCTTGACTCTTTTTGTCGTTGCCGCCATAAACACTATCATCGCTCCATGAAACTTCGCCAAATGTAGTTGCCATATAATATTCCTTTTGTTATTAAGCTAGAATTTTGTTATTCTGTCATCGCTTCAGATTATACTGAAAATTTGACTAATCTACTTCTAGCTTTATCCGTTGATCGAGTAAAGCGCACGGATACTCCAGCATTCCTTAAACGATTTACTACTTTATTAAGTACGACTCTCAATGCGCTTGGCGTTGAGACTAAAGTTCCGTTAATTCCCTGCATCCTTGCCACGACCAAATTAAGATCTGTCATCGTTCCTACGAACTTTGACTTTTTACGTAACATCTTAGTTACGGAAGTGAATAGAATGTCTTGAATTTCTTTGCTTTTAGTTGTACTCTTTGATACCATTTTATGCTCTCTTTCTATTGATTATTTTGCTTTAAAAACTAAACTTCTTACGCTCGATATGGAGTGCCAAGGCAACCATAATTCTACAACATTTTCGTTTGTTACTTGAGATATTAGAAGTTTATATTGTGATACGATTTCGTCTTCTTTTAATTCTGAAAAGAACCCTTTTACTTTAATGAAATGTTCCTGAGATACCGGCGTATCAAATGATACGAAATATCTATTTTGCTTCTTACCTTCTCCAACAAGAGTAACTAAGTGAGCTGGTTTGTTTGCCAGCTGACCACCAACAGGAACATTAGCTGTTGATGTAATGACTATGTCTTTATTGTTACTCATCTTCTTCCAATGAAACTGGATTTTCCCAGCCCTTTATATCGTCAAATTTCTTGACATCTTTTGCTAAATGAATGCCGTCTGCCGAGACAACAACATCTAACTCTGAAATACACTCATCACCTTCGAATAGGTGATTTTTCTTGACCTTAGCTCTAGAGACGATTCCATACTTATATTTATCGCCATTCTTAACACGAGTCAAATCTTGCTTTCGAGAAAGCTGAATTATAATGCTAGAAAGGTAATAAATTTCATTACCACCCTTTTCAATCTGCGTGGGGGCGCCCATGCCAATAGAAGCGTAGGTCTGGTTAATGACCAGAGTTGCAATCGTTTCCTCGCCGGTTTCTTTGTTCATATATCGGTTTGAGAGCTTGTTGAACTTCTTAATTGCATAAGAATTTTCCTTAGCCGAAACGCCAGGTTGCTGAGAGTAATCTTCAGTCCCTTCCTCTTCCTTATCTTCGGTTGAATTTAAGGAAGCGCCGACGCTATCCCAAACAATTAAAATCTTAACATCTGGATTCATTTCCTTGGCGGCATGAACAAATTGCGCAACTGCTTTTGCGCCATCGATAATCTTGTTAGTGTCAACAACTAACAATTGATCTGAGCTTCCACCCATTTTATGGTCAAAACGATTTGGACTAAACTTTCGCTCTGAATCCCAAAGAATAACCAAATACCCTTGAGCTTGGGCAAATGCCATAAATGCGCCAGCATGAGTTGATTTGCCTGAGTCTGGCTTTCCAGATATTTGGACAATGCGCCCAAAGGGCAGCCCCTTGAGACCTGTTAGAGCTTTCCAGTGATCGCCCTTGGTCCATACAACATAATCTTTATCATCGGCTGGACGAATGATCGTTTTGCCAGTTGAAAGCTTTGAGGCTAAGCCCTGGTCTTTTTTGGCATAAGATGCTTGAGCTTTCTTAACTAATTTGTCGATATCTATTCCTGCAATGATAGCTTTTTTAGACTCTTCTTGAGTTGCTAATTTCGTCATAATTTCCTTATTCTTGCCAAGATTTGTTTTTGCTTAAATTTCTAAAGTAGACATGACCGTCTTTTAGAGTATTGAGAAGGTAATTCCACTTCTTCAATCTTGCTTCGTGCTTAGCGCATTCAGTCTTTGCGGTTACTATATCCGGGTTCTTAGCGACGTAATTTACAATCATATTTTCTGTGATCTTTTTGTCGGCATTATCGACCTTATACTCAAAGTATTTTTCGCCTTCCAAACGAGCGATTTCATTTTTACTATTTTTTGCGCTCATTTCTGAGTCTTCAATTAAAAAAGAAAGCTTCATCTGCGCAGTTAAAAACAACGCAGCCGTTCTATCCGCCTTTTCTGAGTCATACTTATTAAGTGATGCCGCTTCCGTCTCAGAGAAGCATTTTTCTATGAGCTCTTCAACGTCTAAATATTTAATCATGTAATTTAAATCTCTTTGTTATTCTTGATTTCTTCTAATTTTCTATTAACTTCTTGTTCTATCTTGATATTAATCTGCTTGGATAGATTATCAATCTGAGTATACATTGCACGCAAATGCTGATGATTCATAATTGAGACCATGAATAAAAATATTTCTATTGAAACTTGCCTCTGAGAGGGAGGTTTTAAATAAATAATTACTCCGGCATCATTCGTTTCAAATAAATCTATAAAATAGTCTTCACCTTTTTGATAAGGCGGATTGGTATAGCTAGCGACAATTTGACGATACATCGTCCATTCATCCTCTGTTATATCAACCTTCTTATTGTCAATAATTTTGATAGGCATTAGCGCTTAATTAATCCTACGGAGCCGGTTTTGCGCATGGCTTTTTGACGAGCAGTAGCTCCACCTGTCAGCTTTTTAAGAAGCTCCACGTCTTTCTGGTTATACCCACCGTTCGTATTATTTCCATTTGCTCGGGACGCCATCTGTTGAACAACAGCCGGAATTTCGTCATCAAAATCATCTTCCGATTCTAAGGCAGAATTTATATTCAAAGATTCGTCATCAAACAATTGAACAAATTCGCCACTATCTATATCGCCAGATTGCAGCATTTCTTCAGTTACAATTGGCGAGTTCGCGGCTGGATTCACGCCTGATTTGATGTCTTTAACCATTTTTCTAAACTTATCGTTGGTATTATTTGGATTTTTAATTAAAGCATTTTTAAAAAAGGTACTTGTCGTTTCCGGATCTTGAAGCAATTCGCCTTCCAAAGGATTTCCTTCAGCATCAGTTTCAATTTCATCAATTGATTTAGTTGATCCTGCTTTTTGAGGTCTTACTGCCTGAGGCTTTTGAGGAACTCTATTTTTAAGATCTTCTATTAATGATTTAGCTTCAACCAACTCATTTTCAAGATCTTTATATTTTATAAAAGAAACAGTATCTTCTTTCTTAACAAGATCTAGATTAGAAGATAGCCAATCAAAAATTTCATTCGGATATTTTTCTATAGATACAAGTGTGCTTCGAAGGCTGGACAAAATCCCTACAAGCTCTTTATCCATAATATCTTCACCGCAAAATGGACAGCTATTAGCGCTCAAAGCATATTGAAACTTTAAAGAAACATCATTGGAACATGATTTACACTGCATTATTCTTCCTTATCTCTTAAAGCATCTAAAAGAGCTTCATTTTCTTTAATAGAATCTTGTATAGCTGAAGGCGTATTAACGGTTTCATCAGAAAAATTAGCTAATTTTTCTAAAGCTTCTAATTGTTCTATAAGGGCAACCTCATCTTCGTCTTTTGGCGATGATTTTTTTAAAAATCTAATTGCGTCTAAAGCCTGCTTTTTAGTAACATTAGTGACTTTACCAACATACTTTACATCATCAATATGAATTGATGTTGGAACTAAAACTGAATATATTGAATTATTTATATGATTATAAATCGCCATTAATTCGTCTTTAACATCAGAATTTTCATCTAAAGCCATATCTCGCTTTATATGACGTAAAATATAGCTAAGTTTATCCGAAGAGTTAGCGCATTCAGCATCTAAATCTTTAAGATATTCAATTACAGACTCTGAAAAATTAGAAGAAGATATAAATTCTTTATATTTAGAATATTCTTTCTCTGCAAAAAAAGAATTTTCTTTAGAAGTCAATTTTCTTAAAATTCCAAACCTTTCTCCACTTTGAAGTTTTTCAGTTTTTAATTTGCCTCTTCTATGATAATCAGCCAGAAATGCTTGATGTTTTTTATCCTCAGCATCTTCTTCCATTAAGGTTTTAGGAAGTTCAACAATTTCTTTTAATGCTGCATTAATTTTTTCTACTTGATTTTGAATATTTTCTTTGCTTGAACGAGTAGAGTTGATAATTTTTAAAACATCATTAGTCAATAGCTCTTTTTTTAGAGCCAATCTTTTATTATGCAAATTTTCTTGCATTTGAGCCAAATAAGCTCCAGGTCCACTTAAAAGACCAACCAGCACCTTTAATCCAAATAAATATAAGTACTTAGCTATATTGAATCCTAATAATTTTAGTTTAAACATTTTTTAATCATCTCCATTATAATCGTCTTCTTCCTCTATATCAAAGAGACCTTCATTTATCATCTCATCTTCAATTTCTTCAAAAATCTCGTCCTCGGTCTCTTCTTCCTCAATTTCGCCTTTCTTTTTTCGAACAGACTTCATTGTCACCTTCTTTGCCTTCAAATCTAAAGGAGGCTGTGGAGGAGGCTTAAAATCATATAATTGCTCTAGAATAATACCTACATCATCTTCATAAACATTAACGGTTCCTGAGAAATAAAGGGCGCAACCAATTTCAAACTTAAACTTTCCTTTGGTGACACTTTTTATTCTTTCTTGAATTTCAGTCCAGCCACGAGGAAAAATGGTCATACTGGACTGTTTTCCATTGATATCTTCAACAACAGCCTTTATCATAGATTGACCATAATAACGACTATCCGCTTTCTTTATCTTGAACTCAAACATGTCTTTAACTTCAACCCTGAGTTCTTTTATCTGGTTTTTATCGTCTTCTTTCTTAATTTTATCTAGAGTCACATGCGGAACCTTGAAGAAATCCCCATAAGCTTTTGATTTTCCGCAAATAAAAGCTTCGCCAACATACTTCTTCTCTAAAGCAAAGAGTTCTGGCATGCTCCACTCAGAATCGTCTTTCCAAGGATAATTAAACTCTTGAGTCTCTGAGTCGTGCTTTTTAAGCCAAACTTTTAATTTTTTACGATAATCTGAGCAATAAAGAAAAATGTTCTTTCTAGAGATGTTAAAAGAATCTAAACATCCGCTAGCGGTTAAAGCCTGAATCGTATTGGCTCGAACCTTTCGAGAATCAACACGCGCCATAAAATCTTGGAAATTACGGAAAGGTCGCTTAGAGATAATGTCATTAATGGCATCATCACTAACAAATTTTAGAGCGTCGAGACCTGTTACAAGTTTGTCTGTTTCTTCTAGATTATAACGAAGAGCAGACTTGTTAATGTCAGGCTTAATGATTTTGACTTTTTGCTGACGAATTTCTTTTTTAATTTTATCAATGTTGTTTTTGGCATCAGGAGCATTACTCTTGATTTCAGCCATTAAATTAGCCAATAAAAATTCTACTGGATAATGAGCTTTGAGATATGCTGTCTGATATGAAACCATGGAATATAGAACTGCATGGCTTTTATTGAAAGAATATTTCCCGAAAGGCTCGATAATATCTGTCCATATTTTAATGGCATCTTCTTGTTTTAAACCATTTAAGATGGAGCCATCAATAAATTCTTGACGCCATTTCTTTACTTTGGCTGGATTTTTTCCTTTTTCTTTAGTTAATTTTCTAAGCTTGTCTGCTTCTGCAAGATCCCAACCAGCGACATCTTTCGCTAAAATAAGAAGACTTTCATCGTATAAAGGAAATCCAAAGGTTTTGCTAAAAGCTCTTTCTAATTTAGGATGTAAAAGATTTATTGGCATTTTACCATTCTTAGTCTTGATAAATGCATCTCTAATTTCTTTAGAAGCGGGACGAGCTAAAGTGGTAATAACTGCAAGATCTTCAATGCTTTTTGGTTGAATTTTCTTACATAAATCTATTGTTCCGGCAGATGTTCCAAATTGGAAAATGCCAAAAGTATTTCCAGATGAAATTAAATCATAAGTTTTTTGATCGTATTTATCGCAATCAATTTTAGGCAACGGCTTTCCGGCTTCTTTAATTAGAGAAAGAGCATTATCAATAATATCTAGAGTATTTAGTCCCAAAATATCTATTTTGACCAAACCATTTTCTTCAATTAAAACTTTATCATATTCTGTGATATAATCACCATCTTTGTCTCTTCTCATTGGGACAATAGAGTGCAGCGGTCTTTGACCTATGATTACGGCGGCGGCGTGACAGCCAACATTTCTAGGTTTATCAGCTATTTCTTTATACTTTAATAATTGAGGGTAAACATTTGCATATTCTGCAATTAATGGAATTTTTTCAAATGCGTCATCCATATGTTTAATATCAGCTGAGATACAGTCTGCAATGGCATTTCCAATTACAACCGCCTGCTCCTTAGAGCCACCAAATTCACAAGCTCTTGCGACGTCCTTGACATAAACTTTTGGAGTCATATTAATGACGTTAGAGACTTGGGAAACATTTTCTTCCCCATATTTTTTAATAATATATTGTATTAATTTACCTCTATTTGCTTTAGAGATATCATTGTCAATATCACTATAATCATTTTTTAATTTATTGAAAAATCGTGCAAAAACTAAATCATATTGAATTGGATCGGCTTGGTGAATATTTAATAGATATCCAACATAACATCCTCCAATGCTGCCACGACCAAAACCAACTGAAATATCATTATTGCGCGCCCAACTAAGAAAATCAGCTGTAATTAACATATAGCTTGAGATGCCAGTATAATAAATAGTATCAAGCTCTTCTTCTAGTCTATCTCTATACTCTTGTATTTTTTCTGGACTTATCTTTGATTTTTCAAATGCTATTTCACATTTATATCTCAAAAATGCCTTGTCTTCATCTAAAGACTTAATCTCATCTGTCTGCTCATTGCGCCAAGATAAAAATTCTTGATAGTCCGGCTCATCTTGAACCGGAAACGTTGGCAACTCTTTGCCAGAAGGATTAGAGAACTTTGGATCTATCCAATCTGGCTGCTCACATTTATCCGCAAAATAAATGCTATTTGAACATAGCTGTTCAGCAAAATCTCCATAATTACGCTCAAAAAAGGACTTGACCTCATCCCCAGACTTCAAATAAAATTCTGGACAATCATACTTTAACCTAAAATTAGAATAAACGGTCTGGTGAGACCCAATCGCCAACAAAACGTCATGAACCGGAGCGTCCTCTTTCTTCAAATAATGAGAGTTAGCCGTCGCAACACAACGCACATTAAACTTCTTAGCAAGCTTAATTATCTGGGCGTTAACGAAAACCTGTTCAATCGTATCATTGTGAATATTTGAGCCTCGCTTCAAGGTATTCGCTTGAACCTCTAAGCCAAGATCGTCTCCAAAAATTGCCATCAACTTCTTTAATTGATTTTCTGCCTCATCATATTTCTTATGCATCAAAAGCTGAGCTAGGATCCCATTGCTACAAGATGTAAGACAAATTAATCCCTCAGCATGTTCTTCTAACAGTTTCCAATCAATAATTGGATAAACCCTCTTCGCAAAGATAACGCTATGATCGAACCCTCTCTTATTCAGAGTCAGGAGATTTTTATAACCGACAGCATTCTTAGCCAGAAGAATGATATGCCTAAACCGCTCATCAGTCTTCTTGGCATCATCTAGGAAGTACATTTCGCATCCCATGATGAGCTTGACCCCGGTTGCTTTAGAAGCCTTCAGAGAGTCCCAGGCAGCGCCTAATGAGCCATGGTCAGTGACAGCGACGGCTGTTTGTCCTAACTCTTTCGCTCGTTCGAAAAGATCTTTTGGAGCAATAAGAGAATTAAGAATAGAATAATAAGTATGATTATGAAGATTAACGAAATCTGTCATGAGGTCCTTTGGATATCATAAATTTTTATATCAAAAACAAATGTTTATAATCATTAACCTGTAATGATTTCGTATAAAATATTTAGCGGATATTATAGTTTAATTATTTTTTTTATTTGAGAATCAGTCAATTCAGTATTATTATTCAATAATTCAATGTTTTTAAACTGTTCTTTCCAGAACTTTTTATTGATTGATTTGCGTAATAATAATGATTTTAAATCTAAATGAGTCAGTTTGCGACTCTGAAAGAGGGCGTGTGCGATGATTATAACGTCGCCCCAATTTTCTTGAAGAAGGTGTTGGGTCGCTCGGAACATTTTATTTTTAAATAAATATCTTTTCTTTCCTGGGGGCGCCAAATCATATTTCTTAACGATTTCAGAGACATAGCTAAAATCTATTTGGGACCCCTCTTTGATAATATAAGGGACTTTGGATGTTCCGCAGATTTCTTTATAGAAGATTTTTTCAGAAGCAAGCCCAGATTGATAAATAGTAATATCTGATAAAACAAGCCAATTTATCAAATCAGGATCGGAAACAGTACCTAGGTTTGCAGCGCCATCATAACGAGCTTCCCCTAGGTATTCTGGCGTTTTCTTATTTTTAGAGATTTGAAGAGAGACACAATGAACATACCCAAAATTCAACAAGGCTGAAAGCGCATGCCCAGCCTCGTGAAATGATGTAGTAATAACAGTAAATTCAAAAGCTAACCTATTAACTTTATTAGCTTTAAGCGTTTTCGGAGATTTAGGATTCGCTTTTCTTTTTTTCCTCTTGATCTCCGGCATTTTTGCTCCACGTCGTCAGTAACTTCTCGAAATCATTAAGAGAATCGTCGCAAGCCTTTTTACATTTAATTTGTAAGAGAGTTTGACCAAAGGACCCTGAAATGACCATATATTCATTTTCGACATATAAGAGTCCGGCTTTGGTGAAGTGTTGAGCTTCTGTAAATCCGGCTTCTCTCAATAATGGTAGAAAATCCTTAGATAAAGTTTGGTCTATTTTAACACTTAAAGACGTGGTACCGCAACATCCTTTGGTTTTATATCTCTCGACCATTAGTCCTTTTCCGATTCAGTATTATTCAAATCAAGCCCTCGGCTCTCTAAAAGATAAAGAGCATACTTTATCTTTGCCGTCTGAACTGCCTTTGCATCTCGATAAGGCTCAGACATATCTTTGACTAATTCCTTGGCGCCATTCAATTTGACATCTTCGTCTTTTTCATTATCTATCGTGTAGATATTGCCTTCAGAATCTACAATAGCTTTCTTTAACTCTTCATCTGACATGCTATCGGCAGTTTCAACCCAATGGTTGATTTTCTTTAACCATTTTTCAGGGAACCCAACTTTGCCGCTACCTGAATCTTGACCGTCTTCATTTACAATTTTCTTTTTAGGCATTTCTTACTCCACAACCTTTGAATGATTTAATATGAAATCTAACGTGTTCTCATCTCTAACTCTTGCAACCAAAATAGGAAGATACCCACTCTGATTCATTTGATTTAATTTTTCCGTGACATCAACCTGACCTTTTGCCATCGTTCCACGAATCATGTCCACTACTTCCTGGTCTGATAATTGTGCCTCAGGCTCTTCTTCTCGAACTCGATCTAGAATTAAAGACAACTTAACATTATTCGTTGCCGACTCAAGAAAGCTAGTTTTCAACGATTCTTCAATCGCATTCCAGTCTAGATTGGATTGAGCGGCTAAATGCTGAGCTTCTGACAACTGCAACCAGTCTGGAACTTGAATGTTATTGTCTGCAACCAATCTATTAATGAGTTGGTTTAAGAGTTTATTTTTTGCAATTTCTGCAATTTTAGCTCCAGCAACACTCATAATATATGATTTGAGTTCATCGAACGTTTCTTTATTGCATTTCTTCGCAAGCTCATCATTCAATGGCATTGGATTGACTTTAGATCCCAAAACAAGGGTCACGACGAATTTAAGAGTTTTTCCTGCGATTTCTGGCATTGTCCCATCTTCTGGAACAGTCAATAAAAACTCTCTAGTTTCTCCAGATTTCATTCCTAAGAGAGCGTCATCAAAACCTGGCATTCTAGACTTTCCAACCGTTGCGACTTCTCCCTCAGCATCAAAAGCCGTTAAATGCTCTTCTCCATTAAAAACCTGATAATTTAAAATGACATTGTCATTCATTTGACATGAATCGTTTTCATCGAATGGAACAGAGTCAGCAAAGCGAACTCGAAGATCCTGCATGATTTCTTCATATAAAACATCTGCCGTCTTATCTGCTGCTGGACGAACAACTTCCATGTCCTTAAATGGGGCTAATTCAAAATCTGGCTTCTTTCGCATAGAAAATTCACAAGTGAATTTATCCTTTTGAAGGAAAACAGTTTTAAACTCTGGGGTTCCATAAGCCTTAATATTCTTTTCAAAGAGAGTATTATGATACGCCTCTTCGGTCAAGGCTCGTTTCAAAGAGTCTTCAATTTGAGCCTTGTAATGGTTTTTAATGACATTTAAAGGCGCTTTCCCTTTTCGAAAGCCTTTAACCGGAGCTTTCTTAAACAGAGAGACAACTTCCTTTTGTTTGGAAAGGATTTGTTCTTGGTCTGCTTCATAGTGAATGTTTAATTGACAATCGCCCGTTTCTTCTACTTGAATTTGCATTCTCTTTATTTTCCTTAAATATTATAATTTAATTGATGATGGTTCGCAAAACATTTTATATATTCCAACATTCGAGTCAACATCAATCATAACTCGAACTTGTCCCCGAACAATTTCGGTTGGATGGGAATGACAATTTTCTCTTTCTTCTACAGAAAGATCTATCGTTTCACATATTTTTTGAAAAGCAATATCGAATTGTCCTTGTAATTCGATTCTCAATTTTTCTTTGTCGTCAATATTCATTTACCATTCAACCTCTCCATATTTCATGGATTTTGCTTGTTTTTCTAGATATGGACCACAACTCTGATTAAAATCACAATATGGACAAAGCGCCGTTATTGTCGCCGGATAATCTTTTTCTTCTTTAATCATTTCGGCATAATTTAAAAACTTATCTTTCATTGCCAAAATCTCATCTCTTTTGAATTCTTTTGTAATATACTCAAAATCATGTCTCAACATGATATAAGACGCTCTTACCTTGTCAATATCAGGATTTTCTGAAATAATTATATAAGCATAAGTCAATAATTGAAAAAAGTCATTAACTAAATATTTTTTATTTTTAGATGTTTTATAATCGGCAACATGAATAACCTGATCTGAATCTAGCTGAACTCGGTCGATCATTCCATTTAAAACAACTTTATCATCGATATTTAATTCGAAATTGCGTTCAACCGCAATTACATTTGCGACCAAACCATCTTTTTTATCTTTTGATACAATCTTCAAATACTTGTTTGTCAAGTCATAAGCTTCTTTAAGCATTTCGGGAGTCATATCTTTTTTATACTCTTCACGAGCTGCTTTAAAGCAAGAAGCGATAGTAATATGATATGGGTCTTGATATCCAGGTAAATTTTCTAAATAAATTTTATGAAAATCTTCTAAAACTTTATGCATGAATTTACCAAAAGTATGGTAAAACATCTCTTTCTTTGGTAGTTTTAGAACATATGAGAACTCAAACTTTTTCTTACATTCTGAGAATGTTTTAGCTTTAGAAACGCTCAAACGGAGGGTCACGAGCTTTTCAGGATTGTTTGACATGTGCCCTTGGCTATACCGAAGCAACTAATTATTTTTAATACAGAAAACGCTGACCGTAAGTTCGCCAGCTAAAGACCCAACCTGGCTTGCCCTTCCGACTAGAAAAGACATTAGAATAATCATACATTCCAGGAGCTGGAGTATATCCTGTTTTCGAAATAATCCAACGATTTACGCTAGAATCACGATAATAATAAGTAATAGTATTATCTTTTGGATTAAAATGTTGTCTCAGAAAACTTCCGGTTGGTCCTGGAGAATCTAATCCACTATTATAAAATTGATTACCATCTCGTGTCACATTTGGATTTTCAAGAGTAAAATACATTCTATTAATGTCTGCATGCTCAGGAACATTTTGAGGATCTGAGTAATCTTGAAAAATAACTAATGCTCTTGGATCGTATAATTTATCCGCAATATTTGTTTGTTGTTTGGGTGGAACTGGGTTCTGAACTTTTGATTTTGGTAAATTTCCAATTCCTGGACCTGTTTCCCCTAACCAATTCGTTTCGGTCAATAATACAGGCAAATCTTTAGATGCAATTCCTAGAAATGGTGAATTAGTAAAAGCATTTGGATTTCCATCAGCATCAAAGCCATTGGATGTGCTAGGCAATAAAGGATTATATGTTGTATTTCCTACGTCTGAAGATGGCGTAAAATTGCCTTCTGGTTGAATAGGCTGACTTCCAAATGGACGAGGGTCATTCTTAATTGAAGCTTGAACTGTAGCATCAGTCCCAGAATGAGGAGCCCGAACATTTGAATCCGTCAAAGATGTCGTTCGATAAATTGTTTCAATAATTGGAGACATATCCGTCCCATTAGAAGCAAAAATCTTTAAAATTAATGTTGGCTTATCTACTGGAATAGAAATTAAACCGTCATACATATCGGAGTACGTATCCGGGTCCGTACCATCTAATGTATAATAGATGTTAGACATTATGTTAGTTGAAACGGTAACGGATTTGGGAAATCCCGAAACGATTTGCTCTTCTGATTCTGTAATGGTAACGCTAATTACTGTCATTTATGCCGCATTTAGAAATTTAATGTTTTTACTAGTTAAGTTCTTTTTTAGAAGAATTCTATAAATTTTATGAGCTGCCTTACGGAAAACTCGGGAAAGATCTAAATAAATATCCTCAGATTCTCTTCTATAAAGAAAAAGAAAGTTTTCTGATAATCTAAGGAAATCTAATTCTGGAGATAGAAGTCCAGAATACCCATCATTTTGGATAAAAACAAGCCTTTTGATAGCAAACGATAAAAGATTGCGATAAAATTTTTGCTCACCAATTAAGCGGTATTTTTGAACATAATCTTTCTTTATGGCATTTAGATCCATGCCAAAATGCAATATAATCCATAATTTAACTAAAATTAAATTTCATATCAGAGTCTGCCACCCCTTTAAACCAAGACCGTTTTATAGATTCATTATTTTTAATGTCATCAATTAATTCTGGGTATTTTAACTTGTTTGGATAAACATTCCATAATTTAAGATTTTCAACAGTGAATGGAGAACTAATTTCTATTATAAATAGATTTCCTTTTTTGTATTCGACTACATCCGAAGAAAATAATTTTTTAAAATAAACATAGTTGGCAGCTGATTTCGTTGAAAATATTAACTTTTCAAAAAATCCATTTTTATTAAAAATTATTTTAGAATTTGCTAAAAACAAAGCGCTAGCATAGCTAGTATCGTCATCGAAAATCAAAAACTTAAAATCATCCTCAAAAAGGTCAGAATGATAATTGTCGGGAAAAGAGGGTCCGAACGCCGGAGGACCGTTCTTTATATAATCATAATAATCTTTCATCATTTTATTAAAATCTTTTTTTAAAGAAACGATGTTTTTATTATTAAAAATTTTATAGCTAAAATCGTTCCATTTTAATGATGTTTCAGACTTATGATTAGAGATATCAAAATGATTTGGTCTTAAAATAAAAATATCTAAAGCTTTCAATTTCCTAAGAGCATTTAGCTCATTTGGAAATCGAACATCATCACAGACATAATTAACATTCTTTTTGATTCTTTTTATCGTTTTTTCAACATGGAAATTGTTATTATACCGACGCAATACATTAGTTCCAATATATTGCATTGTCTGACGCAGTGTCGAAAATCGTTGATCTTCAATTTTGAATCGGTAATTTGAGATTTTAACCAGTTTGAACAATTTTTTAGCGACATCTTTATTCCAATCTAAAGGTTTTTCTAAAATTTTTCCTTTTTCATTTGGGTCTTTAAATTTAGAAATATCTATTTTGTAAAGCTTTGAAAGAGTTTCCCTCAGATAATCTGCAAAAGAAATTTTAATAAAACCATCTTTCTCCAATTCTGAAGAAAACAAAGTTTTACCGCTTCCTTTTCTGCCACCAAAAACTACAATCATTCTAGCCTCGCTCGGGATGTCATGTTATGATCTTGTTCGACGACTATAACATTGCCAATTTTTTCTAATTTTTCTTTTGATCTATCATTATGACTAATAATGAAGACGCTGAACTCTTTTTGAAAAAACTTTAAAATATCCGCCAAAGCATCAATCGATGCCTTATCTAACGGCATATCAACTTCATCCAGCATAATAAATTTAATATCTGTTCCTAATTTCTTATAGAGAAGAAAGGCATATCCTATTTTTAAAGCAAACATAACGGATAGTTGCATCGCGCCAGAAATGGCGCCAAAAGAACGAATTTTATTATTGTAATAATAATTAATTTCTAAATCTTCGTCTTCCGTCTTGTCAGATTTGGTCTTGGTCAGACTAAACCCTAATTGAAGACTAGGTTTAATCTGATTTAAAATATTATTCGCTTCTGCCTGAAGCTCGTCTAAAAGACTTTTGATAATTGAATTTGGAATGCCTGTAGAACTAAAAGATTCAATGACGTCAGGATAAATAGAGTATTCCTCTTCTAATCCTAGAATTAAAGCCTCCAGCTCCTTCTTTTGTTTTTTTAAGAGGTCATTTCTAGATAAATTGTTGTTAGCGACTGATATTTGAGTATTTAAGTCATTTATCTCTTTAATGCATTGCGCCAGGGAATATTCTTTATTTTTAACTAATAAAGATTGATTATCTAGCTTAGACTTTAATGTCTTAACTTGGTCTTCATTAGAAGATTCAAATGACTTCAATAAAAGATCTAACTCTTGATTGGCAAGAGCGAGTTCTTCTTTTTCTTTGTCTAAGATTCTAGAATAATCTTCAAATAAAACTTTTTTATCTTTAGATTCTTTTTGTTTAGATTGAATCTTTAATGAGCAAGATTCTAATTCTTTTTTAGAATTTTCCAATTCTTTTAGAGAATCTAAGCTTTCTTTTTGAAATAAATTTGATTGTTTTATTAGATTCTGAAGATCTTCGATTTTTTTCTTACAATCTTTAATTTCTTTTTGAATATCAGAAAGACACGCGCGTTTGTGTTCTTCTGTTAGTTCCTGACGACAGTGACGGCAAATAGCGTCATTTGGCATTGGAACTTCCAATTCTTCAATCTTAGACTTTAAGATTGAGATATTGGAATTGAAATTTGATAATTGATTTCTATTTAATTCAATTTTAGATTTTAAATTTTCTTCAGATTCAAAAGAATTTAACTTATTTTGAAGTATAATCTCTTGATCTTTTAATGATTTAATTTCTGAAACTAAATTTTTAGCCTGCTCTAAAATAGATTTTTTCTTAAGAGAAGAATCATTTAAGGACTTATTTAGTCTTTGAACTCTTTCTTCAGCGGCTCTTTTGTTACTCAATATTGTTGATAGCTTAGTTTGAAGAACCGTATATTCCGTCTTAATTTCAGATTCTATTTTTTTAGAACCTAACAGTTCATTGTTTAATGAATTAGATTCATTTGTTTTAATAGTTAATAAATTTTGATATTCAACTATATTATTGGCTATATTTAAATTCTCTGAATCAAAATCAGGAAAATTATCCCTGACGGCTCTTTTTTTGTCTAATTCTTTTTGAAGATGGCTTGACTTCTCTTTGGCTAATTTTTCAAGCTTTCCATAAATTCCTATCGGAAGAGATTCTCTAAAAAATGTTCGCCTCTTGCTTGGCGTAATATTGGCTAAGCCGGAGTTGAAGTCATTTTGGGCGAAGAGGAATGCATTGGCGAATGCCTTGTAGTTCGTTTTAATCAGCTTGCCAAGGTCGTTTTCGGTGTCTCCCGTCCTTCGGGACGAGAGGTCTTCCCAAAAGAGCTTATGGGTTAAATCTGACGGCTTTAGAGTGTGCGGATTGGTTTGATCGGGACCTTCTATTCTTTGATAGAGTGAAAGATCTGAAACTCCTTTTCGAGTTCGACTTCTAGAAATTCTCCAAATTTGACCGTTCAAAGCAAAATCAAAAATAATTTTGCAAGAATTCATGTCGTCTCGTATAATCTCTTCGAGATTTAGACCCCTGGCTTCATTAAATAAAACATATTCAATGGCTCTAAAAAGAGTGGACTTGCCGACTCCATTAGAAATGTTATCATTATCATTGTTTTTTCCAATGATAAGAGCAGAACTGATATTAGACAAGTCTAATTCAGTAATAGCATAACATAGAAAATTTTCTATATAAATATATAGTGGTTTCAATCTTTAGACTCATTTTTCAGTTGAGACAATAGATCTAAAGATATTTCTAAAAATTTAGATTTTCTTTCATCTTGTCCATATTTATGTTCTGCCCAAGCCTTAATTGCTTCCCCAGGATCTAAATTAGTATTTATCTCATTTAATGAGTCTGATTTTTTAAGAATGTCAAACTTTTTGGATTCTGAAAAGCTAGAAATATTAAAAATACCTTTGTCATAAATGAATTTTTCAATTCTAGAACGATCAACAGGACCCAAATCTGATGATTGAAGAGAAATTTCTAATCTAACAATTGAATCTTTAGATAGAGACCCTTTTTCTATTTCATCAATAACAAATTGTGTTGTATCTTTAATATCTTTAGGAATATTAATATTTAGTTTATTTAACTGTCTGGTCGGTAATTTAACTTCTTGAAATGAAGATGAGCTAGAATCAAAGACAATAATATATTTGTCTTGATCATTTTCCCCAAAATTTGAAATATCCATACTTCCAATATGGGCAATTCTAGGCGATTTTTGCATTACCTGAGGTTTGTGGATATGTCCCATCCAAACATAATCATAATCTGAAAACATATCTAATGGACAAAAAAGCTCATTCATAATGTCATCAATTTCATCTCCAACTGGGAGAGAACCTTCAATTGCGAAATGACCAATTAAAACTTTTGTATATGTTTTAGGAATAGAAGCAACTTCATACTGAAGAGAAGTTTTAAGCATGTCTAAAGCTTCACTATTCTTTTCAGATTTGAAAGATTTTCTATCTCTAAAAGGCATCATTGTAAATGCGCAAGAATCAATAATAATTGTATTAATGTCTTTATAAAAGAAAAAATTATCAATCTCAGATTGAGAAAGAATGTCTAAAGGAGAATTATAAAAATTTCCGGTCCTGAGAAAATCGTGATTGCCCATTACGGCATGAACGTTAACACAGCGAATTTTGCATTCTTGAACCCACTCGATAAAAGCACAAATTAAACTTGGATGAGGCTTCGGCTCTTCAAAAATATCTCCAGTAATGATAATATCTTTGGAGTTATGTTCGACCGCTTGGTCTAACGTCCAATTCAATAAAGCGAGCTGATCGATAATTCTAGAATTGAGAGCAGTCCCAATTCCGGTTTTTCCGATAGATGTTCCTCCTCCAACATGAGGATCGCCTAAAATAACTGTCATAAATTATCCAGTATAGTTATCAATTTTAATTTTATGCTTTTGAACCAAAGCTTCTAAAGCTTCATTGTCAGGAATGTATTTTGTGTTCAATTTATCAAACGAGGCACAAATTTTATCAATAAAATTCATGGCTTTATTATCGTTGAGGTTAGCCTGTATAAAATTTCTAACCTCATTTGAGAAAGAGGCTAAAGTTAAAAGTCTTTGCTGATAATTAATATTTTTTTGATTTTTAAAATCATATTCCGTATTTTCATCAGAAAAATACTCTATGATTTTATGGGCGGCTTGAGAAACTTTTATTTTTTCCATAGCGACCACAAAATTAACCGCTTTACCACGAGTATTGCATCCATAGCAAACAAAAGTATTAGTATCGGGATAATAATTAAAAGACGGAGATTTATCCGTATGGAACGGAAAAGGACAGCAGCACTTTTTGTTGTACTCATCTAGAAAAACACCGTAAGATTTAAAAATAGTTTTAAGGCATATTTGATTGGCGCGAGCAATCAGATCTTGGTAGTATTCTTTTGTCCTAGGAGCTGATTCAGTAAATCCAAAGTTGTTTGATGCTTGAGGACCGCTATCGGATCCGGTTGGATTTTGTATTGGCTGCATGAATGAGTGTAATTCCTATATTTTTCTTTTTCTTCTATAATTAAAAGAAGAATATCATCATTAGAGATCATTTTATTCTAAGATTGCTTTCAATTTCATTGATTTTATTTTCTACGCCTCGATCAAGAGTATTTATCTTATTCTCTAATTCAGAGGTAAGTTCTGATACTTTCTGATCTAAAGTAGATATTTTATAATCTAAACTATTAATTTTATCTCTCTGTAAAAAAAGACAACGTAACAAAAGAGTACATAATCCAACAGACCCGATGCCTTCAATCTCGTTTTCATCTGTATTCATGTCAATGGCTAATTGACCTAAATTAGCCATGGTTTCTTTTTCAATATCAAGAACTAATGGAGATTTATTGGCGACAAGAGTTTTATCATCTAAAAGCTTTAGATATGATTTAGATAAGTCTACAGCTTTTATTCCATGAGAATTTAACTTCTCATTGGCTAACGCTGATTCTCGCTCAAATTCTTCTTTTGAAGGCTTCTTCGGCTTATTATCGAGAAAAGATTTTCCAGCAGGAATTTTTAGCCCTTTATTAGGACCTTTAGGACCGGAATCATCGTTTGACATAATTATACCTTTCGCTTAACAACATACCATTTTCCGACCATCTCAATATCAAACTTAGAATTTAAAGCGGTGTCTAAAGCGGGATAAGCTGCTGGAACAGGAATGGTCAAATACAATACACTATCATCTATTGGAAGAGGATGTACGTTTTTTTCAACCGTCTGATTTGGAAGGTTAAATAAATCTAATTCAACACTTCGAATTTCGTTCCAAATTTTAAGAGCTTCGCCGCTTAATTCATTTTCTTGATTTGACATTGTTTTCCTTTTTAGGGTGAAATATTTTGAAAAATGTACTTTTAAAGGCTGTCGTCATAACAATACCTTTAATTCTATTAATTTCTTCTCCTCCAGTTGTTGTAATAACAACTTCTGGAATTGAAGTTACATTAAATCTTTTAGCTAATCCTGGAAAAGAATCCGTATCAACCGCATAAAATTTAACATCATAAATCTTTTGGACCTTTTCAATCATAATTTTCATTTTTTTATGAAATGGCATCCATTGAGCATAAAAATAAATAGCCGTAATTCCTTCGGCATTTTTTAGCTCTTTCTCGTCTGTAATATAGTCCATTGATAATGGATACTATAACCATCATTCTCGACAGCAATTTTTAAATTTTATCGGCTTTTTTGTTTCTAAATTAATTTTACCGCAGGGGCACGGGTCATTAACACCAATCTTTTTAGTATTTTTAATTGCTCTATCCTCTAAAAGAATTCCATTTAAATGATCTAACTCGTGTTGAACCGCAATCGCTGCTAAACCGGTTACAACAAATGAAGATGGTTCAATTAAATTATGAGTGACATAAACTTCTTGAAATCTTCGGGTAGTTTCAATTTTTCCAGGAAATGAAAGGCATCCCTCTTCTGTAAAAAGAAATGGATCATATCCTTTTTCAATTTGGCAATTAACAAGATCTATCTTAATCTCATTGAGACGAATAATCGCCATCTTCTTAAAGATTCCAATCTGAGGGGCAGCGAGACCGATCCCTTGCTTGCCTTGGGCGTTTGCCTGAGCCAGTTCGAATTCTAACTTCGCTTTGAGGGTCGCTACCTCTTCGGGTAAGACATCTTGGCACGGCGTCCTGAGCAATTTTTGATCATTAATAATTATCATTTATTTCCGCAGCTTTGACAGCCTCGACCTTGATTTTTGCCCTGAGGCTGGTTAGATTGAATAGAGATTTTCTTAAGACAAGCAGAGCAAGATTGCGCAGATTTAGAGCAACTTTCACATAAAACTGATATACTTAATGTGATAAGGCTTTGACATTTCATGCAAATTTTGTTTGTATTAAGAGATGCTAATTTTTGACAAGCGCTGCAAAGCATAACAATATTCTATTATATCCTCAGGAGGACTATATGATTCCCTATTTTCCGTTTATACATGAAAAAAAGAAGAAAATCAATAAAGAGCCGGAACTCCTACCATTATACATTGAAGCTGACTATATTGAAAACGTCGAAGAAGAAAAAAATGAAAAAGACGAAGATGGAGAAGACCACATCATCATAGAGTTATTTTGAAATAAAATTATCCCAATCTAAATTCCAAAATTCTTGGGGTCTAGATAATTTATGATTAGGAATATAAGCAGGCTGAATTGGCTCTCTCAAGAGTTTCAATTTAGCCTGTTCTAATGTTTTATTGGATTTTCTATTATTACAAATTTTACAAGAAACTACGCAGTTGGTGTAGCTAGTCTTTCCGCCATGATATTTGGGAATAATATGGTCGATAGTAACTTCTCCTCCTACTAAAACTTTATTACAATATTGGCATGTGCTCTTATCTCGATAAACCAATGTTTTCCGAGAAAATTCTGCATTAACACTAATTGTTTTTCTAATATGATTTTTTAATCTTAAAATAGAAGGATGCCTAATTTTTCCTGAAACCAAGGAAATATCCTCTTCCCAACTTGAAATTATTTCAACCGTATCATCTCTAAAAAGAAGATTGATCGCTTTTCTAAAAGAAATAAAGGATTCAATCTGATAAGAAGAATCTAATAAAAGAGTTTTCTTTAGCAGAAAATCTAAACTTGTATCTCTTTCCATTTTTCTCTTAGCTCTTTATTACTAGCATTATCTGCTTCTGAAGTTAATTTCATTAACTCTAAAAATTGTTCATTAGGGCAATTTATGATTTTATCAATATTATCCCTGAGGTCTTCTCCGAATGTCATAGGAGCTTCATTCCCACAACATAGCCATCCGTTCTTTTGGCGACGGGCAAAAAGTTCAAGTTTATTAATTTTATATTCTGAAGTTGATGGAAACATCAAATCAAGAGAATTATGCAGATGCTCTGGCTTCTCTGAATGCTTTTTATTTTCTCCAAATGAAACAGAGCGTTGAGACTTGTTCATTAGCTTTTTATAAATTTTAGTATTGTTGATGCCTATTAAACAAATTTCATGCGTTTGTCTAAACAAACGACCCATGAAAAAAGCGAGAACGCTTGAAAGATTCACATCTTTTATAAGATTACCAAAGGAGCTTTTAAAGCTTTTAAGATTGTCTAGCGTAACAGATTTAATACTACTATTAAATAAATCGGAAACTTCTTCTAATGGACTCTTTTTGGTCTTCACCCAAATATAGGTCTGTTTCATTTCGAAATTAAATTTTTTCATGACATCTAAACCATCTTGTAAAAGAGAAGATGGAACCCATAGAGCCAAGACGCATCCGTCAGGATCTGCCAACTCATTAACTTTTAATGCCTTGATGTCATCAAGGGTCATCGTTTTATAATTAGACTCGGCTCCCCGAGGGGTATCATTATTTTCAAGCTTATCTTGAAAACTCCAAGCGGGATCGAGCAACAAAATTTGAAATTTGTTATTCATTTAGCGATGACCATTGGCAAAGCCACAGATGGATTTCTTCCATCAATAACAATTTCTTGCGTTAATTCGACTTTTTGCTTGCTCATAGACTCGGTCTTTTTAATGACGACATTATAAGTTCCAGGAGGAAGAACGGCTTGCCATTTTCCATCCGAAGTCGTTCTTGTTTTCGCTTCTAATTTTTCAGATTTCTTTTCTAAGATTTCAACATTGGCTAAAAATATCGCTTTAGAATTTCTGTCTACAACTCTTTGAGAAACAGAAACTTTTCCAATATTAGCATTTTCTTCACTCTGTCTTGTTGGAAGCGCTGGGCTCGAAACCGTTCGCCATTCCTCATCGTTCGAACCTTGGACTGGACGCTTTGTTTTAGGCAAGGGAGCGGCAGGGGTTGGAACTTGAATTTCTTCAACTTTTTTTATTTTTCGATTGACCTGATTTATTTGCTTTTGAGAGGCGTACGTCTCTGGACGAGACGTCCTAGGGAACCCAATTGATTCCGTTTCGATTGGAATCGGATCAAAACTAAACTCTGGATTAGGAACCGCAGAGTTACTAGGCGGCACAAATTCTGGAATATCATTTTCTGAATCAGAAATTGCTGAAAAATCTACATTAGATAATGTTTTAATGACTTTATTAAGCTTATTATTAATCGTAATTGTGCTCTGATTTTGAGCAGCAATTGCTTTTATCAATAAATCTATTTTGGATTCTATCTCTAGAAGAATCTCAGAGGCTTTACGTGGTTCCATAACATCTTCCTTAATCAACCAGGAAGACGCCGACCTTAATCTTCATCTTCTTTAAAACGGTAAGGTCTTCCGCAGGTACGGCATCTGGAATTAATTTATGCTGCCCGAATACTAAATCCTTGACTTCTTGTTCGATAAATTCGAGAGTTCCTTTAGAAATTAAACGGTCGTTTAATAAAACGACATAATCGCCATCTGGCTCTTCAAAATCATCTTCGGTATTAAAATGAACGTCCGGTTCCGTTTGTGAAGGCTCCGGTACATCTTGAAATGAATCTCCGTCAAGATCATAGACTTCATTATTTGATTCCCATGAATCATCAATAGATTCAGTAAAGCTGCTGGGAATAGGATTATACATCCTATTCTCCATTGGAGCCTCCACAAACGGAGGACTTGGCGAAAAATTAGGCTGTCTATTCCTTCCTTGAGACATATCCTGAGGAATAACTCCTCCCGATCCCATGCTGATTTTCTCAGGCTCAACACCTCGGTTGACATATTGTGGAGTATATGGTGTATACTCTACAGTAGTTTTACGTTTAGGATTTTTAAAGAAAGGATTTGACATACTTATTCTCTCGTTTGCTTGTTTCTAGTATTCTTTGAATCGGAACGCTCTTCGTACTTATCTTTCATCTCTAACTCTAAAAGCTTTCTTTTCATTTCATTGCGCTTGCGGCGTTTTTTATCAGAAGGCTTCTCGAAGACTTGCTTTTCTTTATAAGAAGAAAGAATGCGTTCTTTTTGTACCATGTTGCGAAAGGCAGACATTGCCTTGTCAAAATTACCAAAATGTACTTTGACTTCAAGGTATTGAGCTTGAACGGGTTCTACGTGGTCAAACTCTGAATTATTTAATATATCACCTCCCTTCATAATTCGGGCTGGGGTTTTTCTGTACGGTCTTTTTGTTTTCATTTATATCAACTAACCTCGTTACACATTATTCTTTGAAATACTTGTCAGTATTCAATTTTCTACCAAACTTGCTAATATTTTTATCCTGCATTAGCCGGTCTAGTGATTTAGATATATCGGCTGCCGTAGGCACTTTTCTATTTTTTGACAATGCTTCGAACATCGAAGCGATATACAATTCTTTTAAATAAGCATAAGAAAACTCATACTTAACTGCATGCTTTGCTAATTCCGTTGTCTTTTGAGGCGTAATATTTTTACCAAACCATTTTTTCAAATATAATGCGCTCATCTTTTCATTTGGAAGAGGAATCTTAAACTTCCTATCAAATCGAGAAGGTCGATCCATAATATTAGCTTTAAAATTAGAAATATCATTTGCCGTTGCAATAACGAACAAACCATTCTTTGAAGAAATTCCGTCCATTAAATTAAGAAAGGTCGAAATATCCATCTTTTGGAGAAGAGAGTCTAAATCTTCAAAATACAAAAGAGAAGGGCTTTGTTCCTCAGCATACCTAAAGGCTTCTTTCATTGAACCTTCGCCTGCTGTTGCATCAATCGTAATTGGTTTAAAATTATAATTAGCGATAATAGTTCTAATTAACGAAGACTTACCTGTTCCCGCTGGACCATATAGTAAGGCGCCGCGCTTCCAAGAAAGTTTATTTTGAAGATAAAAATCCTTATTATCAAGGAAATTTTCAATCATATCCTTAATATCTTTTTTAAGATCCGATGGAAGGAATAAATCATTCCAATCATGATCGCGAGTATAAGGCTGATCTTCTCCGTCAATAACTTTGATTAAGAGGTTGCCTCGGTCTCGCTCTGAAACCCAATCTTCAAAAGAGTTCCTGAGCTTAAGATAAGCTTCTAAATGCTTGGTTGGAATTATATTAAATAATCCAATTTCATCTTCATTTTGAATGCCCTTATGAAATAAGGCGCAATGCAAAAATTGGGTTTTACCTTGAGTAATACGGAAAATACCTTGAGCGAAGAACTTTTCAAAATCATGGATTCCACGCCACGAAACATTGCTATCTCGAAGCAATGCCTCGACTTTTACGCCATTTGATTGGCAGAAAGAAAGAAATTGACCGTCAATGACAATTTTATTGTGAACAAATTTTTCAACCTTTGAATCATTCAAATAATAAGAAAAATTCTTTTCTACCCAAGTCATTAAGTCCAAAAAACTTTCTTTTGGTCTTGAGTAGGACTCAATTATTGATCTAACTTCGCCAGCTATCACATCAGAAACATCTAGCTCTTTCAATTTAGCAAGAGTTAAATTTTCTGATTCTTCAATATCCCGAGAGGATAATTCTTGAAGATTTCGCAATCCCATTTTAAGAGCCATTTAGATTTTTCTCCGTCAGTCTATTGTAACCACCCAACCGGTCCCCGCCATTTAAAAGTTAATCCACTTTTCTCGTGTTCCTACAATTTGGAAAATTTGAACAACCTAAAAACGGGTCATTTGTTTTTCCATTCCGAAGAACCATCGGACTCTCACATTTCTCGCATGCAACCGAGCCCTTGCTCAAATACGCTTTATCCAACTCTTTTTTAAATTGAGTATAAAACTCCCTTAACATTTCTACAGAGTTAATCTTGCCTTGTTCAATTAAGTCTAACTTTTTTTCCATCTCAGAAGTATAATCATAATTCATGAATGTAAAAAAGTCTGATAAAGAATCCGTAATTGTCTTCCCTAGTTCAGTCGCATGGTAAACATTGCCATGTTTTTCTACATAAGCGCGATTGCAAATCTTAGAAAGAATATCAGCGAAAGTTGCCGGTCTTCCAATGCTCTTCGTTACTAATGTCTTAATTAAAGTGTCTTCTGAATACCGAGCAGGTGGCTGAGTAAACTTTTGCTCGCATGTTACCGGACTCTTTCCAAAAAGAGCTAGCTCATCGCCTTTAGCTAGAGCTGGAATATCAATTTTGCTATCATCTGATAGCCCTAAAATCTCTAAAAACCCTTTAGATTTTAAAGCTTTACCAGAGGCTTTTAAGACACATGACTTATCATTTTTTAAGCCAATTGAAACTTTCAATGTATCATAAACGGCTGGTTCCATTTGGCTCGCGATAAAGTATTGCCAAATAATTTCATAGACCTTCATTTCGTCAGGATCAGCCAAAGCATGAGTCTTACCCGGTCTCATCTCTAAATCAGTTGGACGTATGCACTCGTGCGCGTCTTGGGCTGCGTCTTTATTTTTATGAAGAGTGGCTGATTTTGGTAACTTATATCCTTCGCTTGAAATAAAAGCTCGAACATCTTTTAATGCGTCGTCTTCGATTCGAACAGAATCGGTTCGAATATAAGTAACATATCCGTTTTCATATAATGACTGAGCCGCTTTCATCGTTCGATCAGCACCAAAGCCAAATCGTTTGGACATAATTCTTTGAAGCTCTGATGTAACCAGTGGTGGTGAAGGCTTCTTCTTTTCTTCTGAAGAATCTACATTTAGTACAATGTAGATCGAGCTAGGATCTAATAATTGATCTTTGACTTTTTCTGCCAAAGTTTTATCCGTTATTTTCAAATCATATTTAGCCCAAAATCCCAAACTATTATCTTTTGATAAATTGGATTTTAATACCCAATATTCTTCTGGGACAAATGATTCAATTTCTCTTTCACGATCTATAATAATTTTAGTAACAACAGACTGAACTCTTCCAGCAGAAAGCTTGGGTCCAAAATGATTCATGAGAAATGGAGACGCCATGAAGCCGACAACTCGGTCCAAAATTCGCCTGGCTTCCTGAGAGTGAAAAAGATCCATGTCAATTTCCCTGGGATTTTTGAGGGCAGCGACGACAGCTTTTTTTGTTATTTCTTTAACTGTCACTCGCTTCATTGGCTTGCCATAATCCTTCAATCTTTCTTGAAGGTGCCAGGAAATCGCCGTTCCTTCGCGATCATCGTCAGCCATAAGCATGACATCATCACAAACTTCAACGGCATTAACCAATTGATTTAAAACAGCGACTTTATCCTCCATCAGGACATAACGAGGCTTAAAATCATTATTAAGGTCAACTCCGAGGTTGAATTGACCTCCTTTTGCAAGGTCTGTAATATGCCCAACGCTAGCTAATACTGTATAGCCAGGTCCCATAAAGGATTGAATTTTCTTGGCTTTTGCCGGAGATTCTACAATAATAAGAGTTGAAGACATTAAATTCTTTCTTGTTCTAATAATTAAATATTAATTTGTGGAAACATTTTCAAATTTAAACTCTTTCTTTCAAGAAGTTTTTGAAGATTTGAATTGCCGCGAGGACACTAAAGCCTATATCACGAGTGTATTCGCAAAATATAAAACGAGCCATTTTGATTTTTCAAAAGATAGCATTACGCTTGTTTACGCTAACGCCAAGCAAAATTCAGATTTTTATACTTTTCAAAATATTGCGGATTGGCTCTTTTTTGCTAGAAGCTTTGTCCCTGAACATCTTTCTTTTGCTAGCACAGAATACTACCAATCTATTGGAAGATTGTCTTATTATTCCTGCTATCAACTAACTAGACGTCAGCTGAGTTTTTATGAAAATTTAGCAGATGATTTTGTTAAGTTAGAACTTGAGACAAGAAAAATCCTTACCAATCAACATAGCTTTGTTTATATTTGACATTAACTTGATACTTGATTCCAGCTTTTTTAGCTGATTGCACTATATTTTTATGATAATATGATACCCAAGAATATCTTAAACATTTACAATAAAAAATTTCTCCAATAGAGCTAGGCGTCCAAGCCGTCTTATGAGACGAAATTGAGCAAAAATTTGAATCAATCGTCTGTCTAAAATTAGACATTTTAAATTCACAAAGACCTTTTATTGATGAAGGCTTCATTCTAGACAAATTACTCAAATTTGATTTGTTAATAATTTTAATTAAATCTAAACTTTTCTTTCTTTCAAAGAAAAATTGAGTATAATACGCTGAAGTTCCACAATGACGACAAATATTTTTAAGCCCAAATGGCTGAGATGCAGTGATGTTCATTTATTCTCAAACCTTTTAGAGGTGAAAAGATCTTCATTTAAATCTAATGAAGATTTATAACATTTACAGTGCAAATAGTGACATGATTTCGATGGCAAATATTTATCCAATGTTTTATGATTAGATAAAGAAAAATATGAAAACGAAATTCTTTGCCCCCTTGATTTAGTAAATTTATTATGCGGCTCTTTAGCTGTTGGAGACATCCAAAAATCTTTATGAAAAAGACTTAAATTATAACAAGATTCAAATTTCCTATAATCCAAGAATCTTCTTGGACCTAATTTAAATTTAATATAATCGCCACTAGCCAATAGTGAACCACACTTTTTACAGCGATATCTTAATTCTTTTAACTTTTGGTCATACATTTTATTTTTAAAATTAAATCTTGGCGAATTCGATTAATATAAGACATTCCACCCATTTGATAATGAGGAGGAACTCTTAAATGAGAAACTTTAACCCTCGTTCCAGGAAGAGTCGTTTTCATATGAATCCTCAAAAAACTATGACTCTCTATATCTGAGAGAATATTTTCCTGCGTCTCCATGTTAATAATTTTTAATATTTTACCCATATAAAATGGCTTGGCATGAAATCCAGCTCTGCCACCAACATAAAATTCTTTGGTTCCATTCTTAATCTCTTTTTTATCTGAAACAACACCTTCAAAAACGCTGATTCCATCAAATAAACATAAGTTTTCAGACAATAAAGAATCTATTAATAATAGCTTTTTTCTAACTATATATTTAAATGGTATTTTAGCTTCAAGAAAAGAAATATATTTTTGAAATAATTTTGCCTGTAAATTTACATCACGTTTTCCAAAAACTAAATAATCATGAATGACATCTGGAGACTCTTCCAGTAAATTAAGAAAAGCCTCATAAACACAAACTTTGTGAACGCCTGTCGCTCCCTTACTTTTAAAGGGCGCTTCATTCATTCCGTTTATCATAATTTCTTTTAGTTTATGATTATCCATTTAAATACTTACAAATTTTATCAGGCGTAACATACGCAACTTGAAATCTTTTCATATTTAAAATTTCCGTATTAATTAGCGCGTCACCATTTCCCATTAAATTTTCAGCACCAACGGTATCCAAAATGATTTTGGAATCAACATGAGACGTGACTCGACATGAAATCCGAGCTGGAAAATTAGCTTTTATTGTTCCGTTAACCACGTCAACTGAAGGACGCTGGGTTGAAAGAACGATATGAATTCCTGCCGCCCGACTCTTCTGAGAAAGCCGAGTTAAACTTTTATAAAATTCTCCGTCAACATCCTGCATAATTAAATCGGAATACTCATCGATGACCAAGACGATAATTGGAAATTTAATCGAATTATTTTCCTTTATTGCCAAGTAGCGACGATCCATCTCCGAACATAACTCTTGGATATTCTTTAAGCAATCATCAAATTCATTTGATAATTTAATTTTATTCATCCGAGAATATTTATAAAATTCAATATTTTTTGGATCCATTAAATATAGTTTAACATATGGATACATCAAAACATTTGCAATAATATTGTGCAATAACACGCTTTTACCAGATCCGCTAGTTCCGCCAATCAATAAATGAGGCGTTTTTAATAAATCCATCCAAATAGGCTGACCATCAAATGTCTCTCCTAAGAGACACATTAATCCGCCTTGAGGTCGCTTGAATTGATTTCCCAATTCAAATAAATGAGTCTTGTCTTGACATTTCTCAATAAATTCTAGCTTAATAACTCCATTGGATGAATCTACGACGATTCGAAGCTTACCTCCTTTTTTAAGGAGAAGTCCCAACTCTACCGCATATTTCTCAATGTCCTTGACTCTGGCGCCAGGACGAAGTTCCAAATCATAAAAGCAAGCATTTTTATACTTGCTATACTTGACACAGGAGGCTTTAATTTTGAGAGATTTTAAAATATTGTTTAATGATAAAATTTGTTCTAACATTATTGAATAATACTTACAGGGTCACCAACGTTAATTTCGTGCTCTTGACACGTTCCAAAAGGAAACTCTACTACTAAATCTGATAAATTATCATCGCCAATCATTCTTAATGAATAAGGCTCTCCCTTACAAATAAGGGTAATTTTTCCGTTTAAAGCGAAAACAATATCTAATGGCGCTTTCGTATTTTTCATCCAAAACTTATTAATTTGAGGACGTTCATAAACAAAAGCCATAACCGGTAATGGCGGTTCTCGGTCCATTAAACCCATTTCTTGATCTTGTCGCGTTGCCGCAATCAAAATCTCTCCAGATTGCTTTCCAATAAAGATTTTTCCACGAATCATGGAGTTGTCTCTTTTTGAGATTTTCGTCTCGTCTGAGAGTAAGAAGCTTGCTCTTGTTCAATTTTAGCAGCTTCTGCTACTAAGCGTTCAAAATCTTGAGCTAATTGACTCATAAATCCATTAAATTCGGTTGGGAGCGGGTCTTTAATCGTTCCAGCTGGAAGAGAGTAATTCGTATCCCCTCTTCCATTTAAAGTTCGTTTAAACGCAATGACGCGCTTAATAAACTCTTTTGCTGCTAAATTCCAACTCTTCTTATGGTCCCGTAATGCCTGTTGGACTGGGTCCATTGATTTTCCAACCTTTTCCATATCTTTATGGGATCATATTATGTGATCCGCTAAGCCATAAGCAATCGCCTCTTTTGGCGACAAAAAGACATCTTTCTTGCAGTCTTCTCTAATTTCGGCAAAAGATTTTCCGGTATGTCTAGCTAGAATCTTCATAATTTGATTGTTATGATCATTCAAAAATTGAAGATATCCTTCGCTATCTATCTTGCTAGTATTATCAATCGTCGGAAATGAACACTGTAATCCGTGAATCATAACCTCAGAATTCTTAAAACAATATCGCTTACCCTTAGCTCCTGCCGCCAACATTACCGCCGCAGCAGAATAACATTTCGCCAGACATATCGTTTTAATAGGAGATTGAATCATTTGCATGACATCATAAATGTTTGATAATGCTGCCGAATTGCCTCCGACAGAATTGATATACATTATAATGTCTTCTGTTTGGCTCTGATGATCATAGTAAAAAAGCAAAGCGGATAAAGTAGAAGAAATATCATAATCAATAGGTTGATTGATAAAAATGATTCTACTTTTAGATAATTTCAAATATGATTCATTGTAATGGTCTAAAACCATTTCAAATTCATGATCGTGTGATGCTTTTTTCATTTAATTTTAATTATTCCATCAATGATACCATAACTCTTCGCTTGTTTGGCTGAGAAAAATTTCTTTCTCTCAAAGAAAGCGCAAACTTCTTTATAAGACTTAGAAGTACATTTTGCCAATGTCTGCATGGTTACTTTATAGTCTTTATTGAAACGATCCATTAAAGCAGAGACATCTGGTAAAGCACCATATGTCGCAGAAGAATGGGCTAATTGAGATGGAGAGATAATGGCATGAGGAGTTGCAAAACGAAACCCTGGAGTGCCAGCAGCAAGAATCAAAACAGCCTCATTCATCGCCATTCCAACACAAACGGTTCTAATTGGAGATGCTATCAGCTGCATCGCGTCATAAAGCATAAAAGTCGAACGGATATCGCCACCTTCAGAATTAATAAAGATAGTGATAGGACTCATCTCATCTTCCATATCTTTTACCATTAAAGTTGCTACGATATTGGTAATGGATTGGTCCGTAATTTGATCGGATAGAAATAGAATTCGATCTGAAGCTAATCGATCAAAAACATCAACCGGCATATCTCCATTTGGAGTTTCTTCCAAAATTGTAGAGTTCAAAGCTTCCTCGTTTTCAACAATTCCGCTTGTTCTGCACATCCGATACAGATTGTAAAATGAGGATTAAACTCTAATCTTTTCTCTGCAATCGGATCTTCGCACTCTTCGCAGATTCCATAAGTATTATCTAATATACGCTTTAGCGCATTTTCAATTTTAATTAATTTAAGATTATCTCGGTTAGTCAGCTGCTGATTAACAATCGCAATGATTTTACCTTGAATTTCATCGGTTTCGTCACCATCAATATCTACTTCGGTAGAACGATTCTTGTTCAGAATCATTTCTTTTTCGTCTAATAATGATTTTTTAATTTTGTTCAAAAGTTCTTTATTCATGTTATTTCCTTCAAATAATCTCGATTTACAATGATTGTTCCTTGCGGTTTAGGGGCATTTTTTCCATCAACTCTTTTATCAAATAAAAGATAAGCGCAATTTACAGGTTCAATTGTAAATATTGCCTTAACATACCAATTGTCATAAATAGCATTTATTTTTTCCTTGGAGAAAACAACATTGGTTTTAACTTCTGTCTTTTTGAGACTTTTCTTTTTATCATAGGGTCCATGGCAAGCTAGGACCTTGATTCCGGCGCTTTGCTCAAATTCTGAAATCGCTTCATCTTGGGAGCGTGCCTCGACCGCTTTGGAGACCAAAGCATTGTTTAAAATTGAACAGCAGACGTAGACGCTCGGGCGACTCTTATTCATTATCGGTCGGCGGGAAGGTTTCCGCAAGGTCCAGGTGATTGATTAATAAATCGCGAACTTTTTTCTCCAGGGTAAACCTCATCATATTTTTTCCCTTTGAAATAACAATTTTATTGTGAAAAATATCTTTATGCCTTCTATCTTTCATCTTCCTGATAAAAAAAGAACCAAAATTGCCAATTTTAAAAGATCTTTCCTCAATTAACTTATCCATAAATTGATCTAATAAGATATTGGAAACCCCTAAGACATGATTCCATGCAACTTGATGTTTTAATCTTTTGCTAATAGCTCGAATAAACTTTTGACGGTCAATACTTTTGCCTTTTTTATTCATTTGTGTTCCTCAAGAAATTCCATAAAATACTCAAAATTTTCGTCGCGGACCAAGTTAATTTCTTGCAATTTTAAGATTTTTTGATCGCATAATTCTTTTCCAATTTTAGAAGTCAGATCCTCTCCAAAAGATTCTCCAATCAAAAAGGGAAGCGAATCGCAGATCATTTTTGCCAAATTTAAGTTGGAGATCCCAAAAAATCCTAAATATAATTTATCCTGCGTTTTGTCTTTTTTTATTTTAAAAGATTCGACGACATCAACTAGCTTCGATCTTCGCTTTTTAATCTCTAAAATTTTCTTTAATTGAAAATCAATTAATTCAATTTCTTCACGAGCCTTATTTAAAATATCTTCTTTGCTAATAATATTAGATTTTGAACAATTTATAATAAAATTAGCAATGAAATTATTATCTAATTTCTTACCCTTCATCTTTAACCATAAAGAGGTAATCTATTAAAGATCTCATCTCTAATATTAATTTTTTAGGTTCTGATAACCTATTCCAGGATAATAAACTTTCTTTTAACTGTTCCATTCCAGATAAAAAGGTTGCTTGTAAATAGATATTAGTTGCTAACCATTCACAATTCTTTAATGAAAATAAGATTGTTCCATCTTTTAAATTATCAGAATCTTTAAGTAAATAACATCCATAACTAGGACAATCATCTAATTTAGACAATAAAATATATTCTTTTTCGTTTTCATGATTGATTTCGGTCAATATTAGCTTTAATTTGGAATTATCAACCTGCGTTTCGGCGCCCCATAATTTAAGATTTTTATCTTGATTATCTTCCTCTAACTCTATCATTTCTCTCAATAAAAAATCCGAGGTTCTAATCGAAGTCCGGCTTGCTTCTAAGACTCCTAAATTAGATAAAATGTGAATGATAATTTCGTCTGTTAATTTAGAACCCATTCTTAACCTTCTTTAATGATTTAAGTATTTTATCTATACTTTCAACTTTCAAATCTATTACAGGAAGATCCTTCAGACTTTTATCAATAAATGATTCAAAATCATATGGATCTCCATTTACTCTTCTTCTGGATAATTCTTCCATTGCTAAAATGGATAATTCTTTATTTAGACCAAAATATCTATATGCAACAATTATTTCAGCCAATCTGTCTGAGCTGAATAATGTTAAATCTTCTTGTTCATTCATTCTAATTCTCTTATAAATGGAGGAGGTGTTACTTTTACTGTTAATCTTGTTCTTTTATTCCATTGACTAAAGAAAAACTTCATGTCAAAAAAATACTTGTTAAAATTAATAATAGATCCTAATATCAGGTTCTCTCTAATCATTTCAAAGAATGTTTTGACTATAATAGATATTTCTGTTTTGGATAGAAAAGGATATCTAATATGAACGCTATCTATTACGCCTTCTAGTTCTTTTAGCTTAATAGGATATCTCTTATTAATTATCTTGACCATATCACTGTGTGACAAGTTCTTATAGTAGAATACTTTTATTCTTTTATGGTGTTTCATCTAATACCTAAGGTCCTGGGAGGAGACAGAGATCTACATCCCCTTTTATATATCCCCTTCATACATTTGTCGAGATCTACCTCGACCGAAAATGGACCGTTTTTGACCCATTTTGAACCAAATCTGGTTTGCGCCGGTCTCTGAAGGGATGATCTGAACTTCGGACCACAAACAAGGTAGTCTAAATCAATTTCTAACAAATTTTGAAGCCCTTCACGATAACTGACCGCCGAACGATAAATGGGATTGTTTAAAATTGATTTAGGAGGACTAGACTGCCATCCGGATTCAAATACTGAGATTTAAAATAAAATATCATAATTAGTCATTAATTTCAAATGGTTAAGAACAATAATATATTTGGTTTTAGGTTATGAAAAATGTCTAATTTATCTCATTAAAATTTAATAGACGAGGATAATATTTAGGCATTGATATATTGGAATCAGTATGGAAAAATTATTTGAATTAACAAATCTTTATATTGCATCATTGCGAAGTTTATACTTAATTCATCAGCATGGTCATTGGACCACAAAAGGTTTAACTTTTTATGGCGATCATTTGCTTTTTGAAAGATTATACAAACAAGCGTCAGAAGATGCCGATATAGCTGCCGAGAAGATGATTGGGTTGTTTGGAGAAAGCGCTTTTGATTACGTCAAGCAATTTGAATTAATTGGAAAAATCGGTGCTAACTATGCGAAATATGAAGGAAATCCAATTAAAATGTCATTGGCGATAGTCGCTGACTTTATCAAATTATCAAAACAGTTTTATGATTATTTGGAATCTGAGAATAAGATGACATTGGGGTTAGACGATTTAATCATGAATTTAGCAAATAAGCAGGAAGAATCAAGCTATTTGCTTAATCAGGCATTAAAATAATTTTACGAGACTATTAAATAGAGAAATAACAAGAGGTTCATCATGAGTAAAGAATTAGTAAATAAACTAGCCAGCATCGTTAAGAAACAGCAAAAACTTATTCAAAAGATGGCAGAGTCTTTGGATTTGGTTGATTCTAACGATGCGGCTGGTGGTCCAGTTTCAAATCTTCCCGCTGACTTAGCCTCAGCATTAGCTGTTGGCGCTCCGACTTTAAAAGGAGCCCTTAATTTAGAGGTCAAGGGTCAAACGGTTAGCGTTCGATATAATGCGGATATGGTTAGAATTGGAGCGACCAAAGTTAAGCAGGCGGTTGAAGCGGCTCTTGCCGGAACCGAATATCAGGTTGTCGGTTGCATTGGCGAATTTAATCCACAATGGCAGCCCAATTTCGTATGAACAAAATAGCTCGGCTTGTTAGTCTTGTCAAGAAGCAGCAATTTATAATAAATAAATTAGCTCAAGCGATAAGCCAATTGCCGCCAGATTTATATCAGAAATTGAATGAGAAAACCCCTTATCTTAAGGGAGCCTTATATCTAGAAATAAATGGGCAAAATATCGATGCCTCTTATAATATAGATTTAACTTTTGAAAAATTGCTAAATAAAAATCCAAATCAAGACTTATCTAATCTTCAAGAGATTGTTAAATCTGATTTAGAATCAGCATTAGCTGGAACTAAGTATAAGTTAGCCTCTTGTTTTGGTGAAGCCAAACCGCTATTTCCACCTAATTTTGTTTAAGGCTCTGATTCAACTTCTCGTTTTAAGGCTGTAAAAGTATTAATATCATCAATCAAAGATAATTGAGTTAAAGAAACTAAGATTTTACCAAATGTGTGAAATTTTAGTTTTTTCTTTTCTTGCTCATCTAATTTCATATTAGAGTCAAGAACTTTGTAAATGCTTAATTTAGCGCAAAGTTCATCGATGATGGATGTTGGTGTAGAATTGACGATGGAATCTTTTTGCAATTGCTCTGACTCTTCCCAGAGTTCGGAAAAGCTTTTGGTCATACGGACCCCTTTTCATCTTGATCCATTTGAGTAATTTGGAGTTGTTCATTTCCATCATCTGAAATGAAAACGAGAAAAGTAATTCCGTTTTCAAATCTAATATTTCCATCAAATTTTAATTTGCCAACATAATAAGTGTTTTTATGTGAATCCTTACGTGGGTAAAGGTCAACCTTTAAATTACTATTTGCCATCAATCTCCATATTCTGTACGTATTGCTTCATACACGTTTCTAATGCCTCTTTAGAGGGCGTCATGGTAAAGCGTGCTCTCGACAACTTATCGCCGTTTAAAAGGCAATTAGAGCGTTTGGCTACTGTCAAGTTATCTAATTCAGACTCATCTATAACTTCAAACTGATGCTCAGGATGATATTTTTGATATTCTCGCATGACTTGTGCCGCCGTAATAGGCTCAGGATTAACAACATGATAAATCCCAGGCAAATTCTTATGAGCGAAGAAGTCAACGGCTCGAACTAAATCATCCATTAAAGTCATAGAATTTGGAATATCAATAACCTTTGAATAATTTCGAACTTTGTTGATAAAGTTTCTTGGAGTATTTTTAGAAGAAATAGGCATCCTAATTCGAAGGGTCGTGACATGAGGAAGACTGCCAATGGCAAGGTCTGTTGCCCATTTAGTTTTAGAATAATAAGATTTAGGATTAGCGTCATCCTCTTCTAACCATCCCGAATCATAATGCTCTAACAAATCAACATATTCAGAATTATCAAAATAACGATTTCTCTCATTTTGTTGATCAATAAAGGAAGGTGAAGGTCCGCTAAAAATACAACCTGAACCAATATGAATCATCTTAATTCCGAGCTTTTCTGTTACAGAGGCTAAGAGAGTTGGAATTGTTGTATTGGCAATAAAAGTTTTAACTTTTTCATTTTCGCATGAATCTATATTAGGGACTCCACAATAGCCAATGGTATTAACAATGACATCAGGAGTGTATTTTAAAAAGAGCTTTTCTATTTCTTCTTCTTCAAGAAGAGGAATTCGTTCTTTAACAATTGGATAAGGAAGATGAGAGGCGACAAAGCCATTACCGAGAGTTAATATATTCATTTTTGAGATTTTTGATAATAAAAATTATTAGCGTAAGCCATAGATTCATGAGTCCCAGAATCAAGCCATTCCCCAGAGACATAAGTATGACTTAAGGTTCCATCAGCAAGATATCTCGAAATAATATCAGAAATTTCGAATTCACCTCTCTGAGATTTTTTAGATTCTTTAAAATATTCAAAGAATTTCTGATCGAAAAGGTAACAGCCTGTTACAGCATAATTATCAAAATTAGGATCTAAAGTTTTTGGCTTTTCTTCTATTTTGAAGATTTTATCATCTTTAATCGAGGCAACTCCAAAACGAGTTAATTCTGGGTGCTTATGGAGAGCGATTTGGGCACCTGAAGATTGAGTAAAATTTACGGGATTTTCGAACAGGTTATCACCTAGGCAACAAACAAATTGTTCGGTCGTAATAGTGTTTTTACAAAGATTAAGCGCGTGAGAAATCCCAGACGGAGCCCCCTGATATTTATACGTTAGATTCATTCCATATCGCTCGCCATCTTCTAAATAGTTTACGACTTGTTCGAAATGTTCTCCACCAAGAACAATTGTTACATTTTCAATACCCATTTGCTTTAGGGTATTTAAAGGATAATCAATTACGGCTTTCCCATTTAAATTAAGAAGTGATTTATTAAGAGCTTTAGTTAAAGGAAGTAAACGTGTTCCATGCCCACCAGCGAGAATGACTCCAGACTTATTAGATACCATAAACTGGTATATAACTTTATATATTCAGAATCACCAAAAATAAATTAGCTTAATAAGCTCTTGAAATTCTTCTTGAGATTTACATTCTATACGTTTACCATGAAAATACCATTCTCTATGACCATTAGAATATTCAACAGCTGGACCATCAAGACGATGAATTTTGCCTCTTTTAGCCCAAACTTTACCAAACATGACAACGTCTGCTGCTGGAAGATTTAGTCTATGACGTTTTCCATATTGATACCATTCTTTATCTCCATTAGTATATTCAATAGCAGGACCATCTTTTCTATGCAATCGATTATTTAAATAATATTTTTTAGTACCATACTCATCTATAATTAGACCATTTTTCATATCATGCTACCAAAACATCGCTAATTTAATTTTGTCTTCAAATTCTTCTTGAGATTTACAATCTATTTGTTTGCCATGAAAATACCAAAATTTATCTCCATTAACACGTTCAATGGCAGGTCCATCTATTCTATGAAAATTACCATGTTGATACCAAAATTTGGCTCCGCTCGCATATTCAATGGCGGGACCATCTTCTCGATGAAGTAAATGATGTTGATACCAATGTTTTTCTCCATTAGTAAAAATAATGGCAGGACCGTCTTCTCTATGAAATTCATCATTCAAATAATATCTTTTATTTCCAAGATGGTCTAGAATTAATCCATTTTTAACTCTCATAATAGTCACCAAAACATCGCCAACTTAATTTGTTCTTCAAATTCTTCTTGAGAGATACAGTGTATATATTTATCATGAAAATACCAAGAAACGTCTCCGTCAGCGTATTCAACGGCAGGACCGTCTAATCTATGATAGAGACCGTTCTGAAGCCATATTTTGTCTCCATTAGAATATTCAACGGCTGGACCGTCTTCTCGATGAAGCTTATTATTTAGATAATAACATTTATTTCCAGATTTATTGATGATTAACCCATTTCTCATGCAAGACTTCTATTTGGCGCAAAAATGTAATTAAATTATAATAGATTGCTTTTACTGCTATTTAAGCAATATTTTTGGAAATTTTAATTTAAAAACCTCCAAGGCTCTTTTATTAAATTCTGGGAATGCGGCTTTAGTTGAGGTTAATTCTTCTTCGGTTAACCAAGTGACTTCGCCTTCTTCAAGAGAAGCGGGAACGCCTGACCAATCTGAAATATAGTAGCATCGACTAAAAAAGTCAATCCCATCCGGACCTCCAGGCTCAATTCTTTCATACAAGAAAACGTGATCTTTAATGAGAACGGATGATTCTTCTTTAGTTTCTCGAATTAAAGCTTCAATTAAAGTTTCGCCTGGATCGACCTTGCCGCCAATGAGACCAAATTTAGTCTTGTCATTTCGACGTGAAATGCTAAGGATTAGACCATCTTGGATGATAAGGGCAACAACGGCTTCTTTAATTTTATTAATCATTGACATTCACGCATATGATTAAAATAATGACATCGAGCCTTAGGATTATCTATTAATTTTTCTACTTCAGGAGTGCAAGGAATATTTATGAGTCTACGATTTTCTATATCTTCTGCCAATGAAATTAATCTAGAATCTTTAACTGAAACAAAAGCAAAGCATAAATTAGACGCTTCGTGTTTGTAGAATAAAATTGGAATTTCACGTTCCTCTATTTTAGGAGGAGAATTGTTGCATCCAACAGCCAATAAAAATAATAACAAATGCTTTTTCATATTAATTACCAAAACATCCCTAATTTAGGATTAGTCATAGCTAAGAACTCTTCCTGAGAATCACAAAATATTCTTTCATCATTAATAAACCAAAATTTATCTCCATTCGAACATTCAATAGCAGGACCATCTAATCTATGACGTTGATTATTTTGATACCAAAATTTGGTGCCGGAAACAAATTCTGCGGCTGGACCATCTTCTCGATGCAATTTATCATTTAGAAAATATCTTTTATTTCCCAAATTATCTAGTTCTAGACCGTTTTTCATATCAATTACCAAAACATTGCTAACTTAATTTGCTCTTCAAATTCTTCTTGAGTTTTACAAATTATTTGTTTGCCATGAAAATACCAACACTTATATCCATGACCATGTTCAATGGCGGGTCCATCTAACCTATGGTAGAAACCATTTTGATGCCACTCTTTATTTCCAAAATATGTGACGGCAGGACCACCTATTCTGTGACGTTTTCCGTTTTGAAACCAAACTTCATTTCCATTAGCGTATTCAATGGCGGGTCCGCCTTCTCGGTGTAATTCGCCATTTAGCCAATATCTTTTATTACCATACTCATCTATAAATAAGCCATTTATCATATCATTTACCAAAACATTGCTAATTTAATTTGCTCTTTGAATTCCTCTTGAGACTTGCAATTTATACTTTTACCATGAAAGAACCAAACTTTATCTCCAAAATACCATTCAATAGCGGGACCGTCTAATCTATGAAGCAGCCCATGTTGGTACCATTCTTTACTATTTCTAGAACCACTTTCAAATGCCGGACCATCATCCCTATGCAATAGGTCATTTACAAAATAAAGTTTTTCGTTCCACTCATTTATGATGATACCGTTTTTCATATCATTTACCAAAACATTACTAGCTTAATTTGTTCTTCAAATTCTTCTTGAGAATCACAATCTATACGTTTACCATGAAAATACCATAATTTAGCTCCATCAGCATATTCAATAGCGGGTCCATCTAATCTATGGTGACGATCGCGAATCAGCCAAAATTTAGGTCCATCCGCCCATTCAGCAGCAGGTCCATCTTCTCTATGTAATTTACCATTGACATAATAAAATTTATGTCCATATTTACTTTTAAATAAGCCATTTCTCATGAAAGCCAATTGCCAAATCCACAAATTAAAATTTGACGAGAGCCTTTGACTACCTCATCGTCTACGACTTTAGCCAACCAATGATTAACATACTTAAGCGTTTTATCATTCCAATCATAATTAAGACTTGGAATTGAATAATTTGTATTCTCTAATTCTATTTGACTTTTATAATCCGTAATAATTATTTTGCAATTAATTTGATTTGAATGCTCTGTAACATAAGGATTAGAAGACAAAAGAATTTCAGGAAATTCCTTTAGTAAAGAAAGGATATTATTTCTCTCTTCCCAAGCAAAAAGAGGAGGGTCATTTTTAGCCATTTTATTTTGTTGGGTTTTAAAGCATCGAAGGCATAATGGATGGTCTTTTCTTCTTTTGTATTTACCATTTATTTTAGCAACGTTGGAATTTCCGCAAGAACAATACATAATTTAGTCCTCATAAAATAGGTCAGTATTGAGTTTAATGGCACACATCTTGGAACAGGCGTGAATGGGTCCATTCTCGGTCCAAAGCGTGAGCCAGCCGTCAGGGCACCGCAACCAATCATAACCAGCCTGGCGCCCGTTGTCAGCCGTTGCGTGCGGATCCTGGACCCAAAGATGGGAGCCTTCCGCCTTTCTTTGACAAACATCGCAGGTAAAATAAATCTTATCATTATCGATAAGAGTATCTTTATCTCTCCGAAAGGTCGGAAGCTCATCTATAAAATCTCTTTGAATTTTATTATCCATTTAATGCTAATTTTAATTTAGAACATAATTCTTTGCTCAAAGAATTGCATTCTAAAGCAATTGCCGTTATTTGATTGTTCATATCAGGCTCTTTAAATACAGCTGTTTTAATATCAACGGCAGATTCTATCAGTTTTATTAATTCATCTTCGGATTTAATCCCTAAAATTACAATATGATTAGAATTTGTCATCCAATCTTTGGTCTCATCTGGAAACTCTGAGGCAAAGAGAAAAGAAGCGTGGCACGCTTGAGCAAGCTGAGAGCCTGGTTTTAAATCCTGCCGAACAACAATATATAGCTTATCTCCATTTTTAATCATTAATTTTCTCCAATTTCTGGAGAATGGCTTTTCCGCGACGATTTATTTGAGAATATTTAATTTTAAATGATTCGGATTCAATCCCGCCGAACATTTCAGCATTGGCATGAATCTCAGCTAAACCAACTAAAAGCAACGTAACACATTCTTTATGTTGAATAAAAGAATCAATATCGCATGCCTTCATTTTATGGATAATCATATCCATTGAAATGAGTTTGGCTACTTGTTCATTATCAGAAATACTCATCCAGACGTCTTTAGACACTTCGGCATGATTATCAAAATGAACACCTCGTTCATCTATTCTTTGACAATACGGCTTTCCACAATCATGAAAAAGAGTATAATCTTTGATATCATCAATTGGAATTAAATTAGCTAGAATTAATTCTCTATTATGATAAAAATAATCAGGTATTCGATAATTCGAATCAATTAAATTATTATTTAATAAATTTATAATGTATAGGGTCTGTTTTTGAACGGCTTCGCCACGTTCATAAATTGATTGATTTTTAGACTGAAAACAATTTTTCATGTCTTGAATGATGTCGTTCTAGGTTTTCTTCATATTATTTGTCCTTTGGTTACGAGAATATTAACGCCCCTTTAATATATCTTTTTATATCAGCAAAAGACATTTCAGGAGAGTATAAAATCGGGCAATCTTCCATAGATAGAATCTGCTTATTTTTGTTTGATTTTATATCATATTTATAAATAATAAGTTTGTTGTCAAAAATACTGCAAGACATTAATTTAGGCAAATCAAATTCCAAATATCTATTATATTCATCTAAAATAATAGAGCTAGTATTGCTTAGATCTGTATTGATCTTGTAATATATGTTATAGCGACATGTTTTGCATGTTTTATGAACGTACAAACCTAAAATGTTTTCAATATCAACATTTAATTTATTATATTTTAAATCTAAAAATACATTATTTAGTATAATTAATTTTTCTTTTAAAAAAGAAATTTTCTCTGGCTTTTGCGAATGCTGACATCCCCAAGCAATCATTGATTTACGACAAATTTTACAATTATTATCTATATAATAGATATCTTTAATATCTATATTAGACATTTTGTTCTTTTAATATTTTTTTAATATCATTTGAAACAATATTATGTGCCCGAGCCTCTTCCCATTTATCTAAGCTCAATTCCCAAGCAATTAATTCATCTAATGTTAATTGAACTTCGATTTTAACATCTGACAAAATTAAATGACATTTCTTAAAAGAAGCTTGTTTAACTAAAAGATTATCATAAACTAATCGTTCTTCTAAAAATTCAAGTGGTAATTCTTGAAATAAAGCCTCATATTTTTCTTGAGAGATTTTCCAAGGATGTTTGCTTTTAACATTTTTAACTAAAGCGTTTAATATTTCTTGTTTATTCATTTTATAGACCTTAATAATTGTGTGCTATCCAGCAAATTTTCGGGCTTTTCTTGATCGAGCGCCCAAGTAACATGCTTGGTTGTTCCAGGCGTATATAGGTTTAAATGAAGCATAGACGTTCCATTTCCTTTATCTTCTTTTAAGACAGGAACAACTCTACCAATCATATCTCCTTCTTTAACTTTAAAGCCTAAAACTAGGTAAAACATAGGGTTAATTTCGCAATATCCTATAACACCACTTTTTCCTTCAACCAAAACCGCTTTTGTAGAATTCCACCAAGGACTTGGTGGATCGGCATCTTCTCCGGTAAAAATGCTAATATCAACAACAACACCATCTTCTATAGCGATGACTTCTTGCCCTTCTTGGCAATAAAGATCATTTCCGTCATGAAAATAATGAGACCGCTGAAAACCAAAAGAGCCCGGAGAGCCTGGAACAGGGATATTTGGAGCAAGATTAAAAAGCGGATACTTCATCAAGATAGCCTAATTATTTATTAATCAATGTCAAGCCTTTAAAGGAAGTAAATTATGCCTGCAAAATGTGTGCCAGTCCGTCAAACGAATTATTCTCAATTAGAAATGACCAGAGCTTTTATCAAAGCTTGGATTGAAATATTCGATCAGTTACCAGAGAAAAGACAAATTGCTATTATTTGGGCTCAGAATACCCTAGAAACAGGACATACCAAAAATATGTTTAATAATAATATTGGCAATATCAAATATATTCCATCTCCAGGAGATACTGAGGATATTGAATATACTATGTTGGCTAAGACTTGGGAAATTATAAATGGAAAAAGGGAAGATTTTAATCCTCCTCATCCTCAAACTTGGTTTCGTTCTTTTGAAACCTTATCTGACGGAATCATTCATCACATTAATTTTTTAAGAAATAAAAGATATAAAAATGTTTGGAAAGCGATTGATGCTGGCGATCCAGCTTTATTTGCTAAATTACTCAAACAACAGGGATATTATACCGCGTCAGAAGAATCATATAGAAAAGTTATTACAAGCCTTTTTAATGACTATATGAAAAATCCTAATTTTGAAAATATTATAAAGGAATTTAATTCTGAAATTACGTTACCAGAAATAACTCTTATTAAGGAAGAAGAGGCGCCGACACTGCCGCAACAAGATTTAACTCTTCCTCCTGAGGTGGTTGCTCCTACTAACCAAGGTCTTTTTTCAAGTATAATTTCTTTTATTAAAAAGATTTTTAGCAAGACGTAAAATCAATTAAAGGACCAAAAGCTTCAATTTTTTTGACTATTGGATTTTGAAACGGCGTATAATAAATTTGATACCAATTAGATTTAAAATCAAAATCATCTAAAGCATCAATTTGCCTTTCTTCAATAACAAAATAATTAAAATAGCCAGAATCTGCAAAACAATCGGGGCAAACTAAAACCTCAAGAAGAGCCTCTTGCTCACTTGAGAAAAAGCCCCGATTTGCTTTTGAAACAATTTCTTGTTTGTTTTTTCTATTTTTTACTTTAACAGAACATAATAGGTATAGCATTTAATATCCGGCGATATTATCTATATCCAGCTCAATCGTTTCTCTCGGATCCAAATTACCCGGCACAATCAAATAATAATGCTGGTATCCTTTAAGATCTGAATTAGTCTTGATGACATGCAAATTTGCAAGTAAAATATCAATAATATTAGGATTAACATTTTGCATGCCTTTAGATGATAAGGCAGAGGCGGGATTAATTTCTTGTTCTAGAAGACGTCTTCGACATTCTTCAATAGAAGTTTCTAATTTTTCAATTTCTCTAAAGTCTTTATCAGATGATAATGCCGGTGCTTTCTGATACTCGGCAATAGATTTGGCTATGTTTTTAGCTGCTTGAGGGGTAGGAAATAAACTAGCGTATTTTTGAATGCTTTTATACAAAAAATTTACTAAAAAGTCCTTTAGATAAAGGTTCGGGATTTTGAGCCAATTTTTCAAAAACTTTACAAGTAGCAAATAATTTATTAAAATTCATAATGTTTATCTAAATGGAATTTTATTACCAAAACATTGCTAATTTAGGATTTGTCATAGCTAAGAACTCTTCTTGAGAAGAGCAGTTTATATAATTGTCATGCAAATACCAATCTTTATGTCCATCACCATATTCAATAGCTGGACCATCTAATCTATGAAGATAACCATGTTGATGCCACCATTTAGTTCCATCAGGAGATTCAATGGTTGGACCATTTGAACGATGACGCTTACCATGTTGATACCAATGTTTATATCCAAGAGCTAATTCAACGGCAGGACCGTCTTCTCGATGAAGTAGATCATTTAAATAATATCTTTTATCGCCATATTGATCTACAATTAAGCCATTTTTCATAATAATCACCAAAACATAGCTAACTTAATTTGTTCTTCAAATTCTATTTGAGAGAAGCAATCTATATATTTACCATGAAAATACCACCATTTATCTCCATTATTTAATTGAATAGCGGGACCACTTTCTCGATGTAATTTTCCGTTAAAATACCAATATTTATCTCTATTATATAATTCAACGGCGGGACCATCTTCTCGATGTAGAATACCATTTAGATAATATCTATTAGATCCGTTTGTGTCTGTGAAAAGCTCTACGTTATTTTTCATTAAATTAATCTATATTGGATGTTAAATGCCAACCTTTACAGGTTAAGCAGTAATATGAGCGCAAATTTTTATTATTTATTAATGCGATTAGGTCGGCATCTTTTTGAGTATTATATCTATTTTTATTTGGTTCTAAAGAGCATTTTTTATTCATGAAAATATTAACTCTGCAATTTTCTCTTCAAATTCTTCTTGAGAATGGCATGGTATATATTTACCATGAAAATACCAAGATTTATAACTGTTACCAGCTTCAACAGCAGGTCCATCTAATCTGTGAAGATTACCATGTTGAAACCAAGATTTATATCCATGAACAGATTCAATAGCCGGACCATCTAATCGATGAAACAAACCATTTAGATAATAATTTTTGGTACCCTCTCTATCTATAATTAGACTATTTTTCATGAGAATATTAGCTCTGCAATTTTGTTTTCAAATTCTTTTTGAGAAGAACATTCTATACGTTTACCATGAAAATACCACCATCCACTTCCATTATACCATTCAATAGCAGGTCCATCTAATCTGTGATAGAGACCGTTCTGAAACCATTCTTTATCTCCACAAGGATATTCAATAGCGGGACCCTCTTCTCGATGCAATTTATCATTTAAATAATATCTTTTGGTCCCCCACTCATTTATTTCTAGACCATTTTTCATGATAATCACCAAAACATAGCTAACTTAATAGCCTCTTCAAATTCTTTTTGAGAAGAGCAATCTATATGTTTGCCATGAAACCAGCATTCATCTTTTTCGAATGATTTATCTTTAGAAGGATAAAAGACTGCGGGTCCATCTAAACGATGGAGTTTTCCATATTGAAACCACATCTGTACTCCTGAATCGTCTAAAGCAGGACCATCATCTCTGTGCAACTGATCGTTTAACCAATATTCTTTAAATTTCCAAGGATTAATAATAAGACCATTTTTCACTTTAAATTATTTTCTCTAAAAATATCTTTGCCAGAAGAAAAAATATTATTCAAAAATTTATGGTCCTTAGTAAAAATCGGAATTTCTAAATTAAGTTTCCATTTTCCTTTAATCTTCTCTTCCCCATCAAAAGAAGTAACGCTTGGAACTCGATAACAAGCAACACCCCGCCGAAATGCCTGAGGATATGAATTATAATCTATATTAAATTGCTCTAATAAAATATTGACTTTATCATCATAACTCGTCCCTAAAAGCATTTCTTTGATATCTTCTTTGTTATTAACATTTAATAATTCATAAAAACAGGCTTGCTGAATCGCTTCCTGCATCGCTTTTTGTTGCTTATAAATCATTACATTAATCGCTTCTGTAATGTTGGGCACCGCAAAAACATTGGCGACAAATAAGGGATCAGACATTAAATTAAGATCATTTGCAGTCGCAATATTATTAAAATGATGAGTTGCAATTGAAGAAACAGCAGATGTTATCTTTTGAACATCATTGTCAAACCAAGGCGTCGTCTCCAAACTTTGATCATTTCTTAAAATGAGAACAATTTCATCATTAAATGAATATCCAAAAATACATCCATCTATCTCTTGAACCAATTTAGCCAGAGTCGAATACATACATTGAGCCAAATCACTAGAAAATGGCTTCTCTAAGAGAGACGTCACTTTAGAAAAAGAACGACCGTTAACACTAATGATAACGGGTAACTTAGGTAATAATTTATGTTTTGCCGCATTTTCATAAATAGAAACGCGGTCTTTTAATTTTAATGTCATTTAATGTTTTTAAGATTGGTCATCAGCTTCGTCTTCAAATTCCCGCCAATTTTTGAAAATAAAAACTGATTAATGCTTCCATCTGGAATCCCTACCGTTCCCAAATTTGAAGTTAATTGATTGATTTTTAATTCTCTTGTTTCGGGCGTTAAAGGCGCAGCAAAATCTTTCCCTTGATCCGTTAGTAAAAGACTATATACCTGCTGAGAGAATTTGACGATATTTTTTAATATACGATCTGGATATTTGCCAGCATCAACATTAAAACTTTGAACTCTTAATTTATTAAAATCTATTTGCCCTTGGCTTAAAACATAAATAGATTCATTTAAATCATCTATAATTTCTTGAATAAAAGAAACGTTTTGATTTTGCCACCCTTTAATAACGCTTCCAAAATAAGAAACGACATCACATTTTGATGGACTTCCGGGGACAGTCGCTGGTCCGGTTTCAACAGGAGTCGCTTGAGCTATTTTTTCTAATAGCTTAGATCTTAATTTTGATGACATTTTTTTCCTTAAAAATATGGACTATTCATTGCCCAATCATGAGTTTTTTCTAAAGCATCATAAAAAGGAGTGAAATCATTTAATTCTAAAACATTTTTAGTGTAAATCATATTAGCCAATGTTTTATCAACATCTCCACTTCTACGCGGAGCATTAACAACATTTAAATGATAATATCTTGATTTAAACCAATTTAAAATATCGTTATTACTATAACTTTTTCCCGTTCCAGCATTTAAAGCTACCCCGCCGAATGGGGTAGCATGTTCAGCGGCTTTAATCAAAATATTAACAATATCATCAACATAGATTAAATCTCGCGATTGGGTTCCGTCTCCATCTGAACGAAGGGGAAGTCCTCGTTTAATGGCATGAAGCCAAGATGAAATGGCACATGAATAAGCGCTATCTCCTAGTTGATTTGGTCCAAAAATATTAAATGGACGAATTGAAACTGTTTCTAATCCATATAATTTAGAATATAGTTTTGCATACGATTCATTTGTCATTTTGTGAATTGCATAAGGAGAATTAGGATTCATGGAATCATATTCCGCCGTAGGCATTCGATTAGCTCCATAGACCGCAGAAGATGAGACGTTTACAAATCTTTCAACATTATCTCGACAAGCATCTAGTAAAGTTAGAGTTTTTGTCAAGTTGACGTCATGCGTCAAAATTGGATTCTCAACAGAATAAGAAACTTTCGGTAATGCCGCTAAATGAAAAACAATATCGTATTCATTATTTTTAATATTATTAATGATAGTTGAACTGACAAAGTCCATACGGTAAAATATAAGATTTCCATGATCGTTAACAAAATCCATCTTTCCAGATGAAAGATCATCGACAATATCTACTGTCCAACCGAGTGACAATAATTTATTAGATAAATTACTTCCAACGAATCCAGCACCGCCTGTTACTAAAGCTCTTTTCATATTGCTAGAGTCGCCTCAGGAATTAAATCATTTAATGTCTTTTTTAAGACTTTATGATCGGTATTTGCTGACATTCTCTCTAATTCCAAAATTTGATTAAACATTTGCTCATTAGGCAAACCAGTCTTGGTCTTTAATATTTTAGAGTGAGACGTTTTAATAAGTTCTTCTGTTTTAAAAGATAATTCTTCGTGAATCTTCTCGCCAGGTCTAACTCCACTAAATATAATAGGAATGTCCTTATCTGGAGACATAATCGATATTAGTTTTTTAGCCAAATCCGTTATCTTGATCGGTTCGCCCATATCCAAAATAAATATTTCCCCAGATTTTGCAATAATAGAAGATTGAAGTAATAATTGAACAGCTTCAGAAATAGTCATGAAAAATCGAGTCATGTCAGGATGAGTTACCGTTAAAGGCTTTCCATCCTCTATCTGTTTTTGAAAAATTGGAATAACAGAACCGGCGCTTCCCAGGACATTTCCAAATCTAACAATTACAAATTTAGTATCTTTAAACTTTTGAGACATTAATTGAATAAAACATTCCGCAACTCTTTTTGTCGCTCCCATGCAGCTTTTAGGCTCAACCGCCTTATCCGTAGAAATTTGGCAAAATACTTCTGCTTTCATCTCGGCTGCCAATTCTGCTATGACATGAGTCCCAAAAATATTATTATGAATAGCTTCGCTTACATTCGCTTCACACAAAGGAACGTGTTTTAAAGCCGCACAATGAAAAACAACACTAGGATTAGCTTCATTAAAGATAACAGAAGCTCTTTCTTTATCGGCAATCGAGCCAATTCGAGCTAAAATTTTAATATTAGGATAATTTTCTTTTAATTCTTTTTCTAGAAAGAATTGATTATTTTCATTATGATCGAATAATGTAATACAACTAGGTCCAAATCTGGCGACTTCTTTAGTTAAAACGCTTCCAATCGAGCCAGAAGCTCCCGTAATTAAAATAGACTTGCCTTTAAGTAAGCTTCCGACTTCTTCTAAATTGATTTTAGAAGGCTCTCGGTTTAATAATTCGTTTAAATCAAGCATATGTTGATTGTCCATGTCCAATATGTTGGCAGCACCTATTATTTAATAATGCCGCCCTATAATTAAATTTATCAGCATTTCTCATACAATTATGCTCTGTAAATACAATAGATTTATCTTTTAAGATAAATTCTTGATAGCCATTTGGAAACATTAATTTATAATCTGATAATCTCTTAACATGAGGATTTAAAGAAAATCCATTCCAATCTCCGCAATGAGGAACTTTTAGCATCTTAAAAGAAACTCCATTTACATTCTGCTCATTGGATTCAATCCAAGAAGAATCGGCGTCTTTTCGAAACCAAATTTGATGAATATCTTTTCTTTCTTCCAAAATAGAAATTGATTCTTTAATGAAATTAGGATTAGAATCAAAAGACCAATCATCTTCACAATGAAAGATATATTCTGTATCAATTAAATTATAAACCTTATCTATTGATTTATAAGGACCCAAATTAATATCATTAAAAATTAACTCGACTTTATCTCCATATTTAGAAATAATTTTTTCTTTCATTTCTAATTTGGTCGAATCTTCAATAATATAAAATTTTTGAATTGGATAAGTATTTAATTTAAAAAAAGAATCTAAGGTTCTTTCTAAGAGATTAAATCTATTACAAGATGTTAAGCAAGCTGAAATATTCATATGATTTTAACCGCAGCATTTCTCCATAAGGGAAATCCATTTCGGATTTGTTCTTCGGCATTTAAATAATGCTCGCCCCAACGGTTTTTCTTATTTTCTTCACTCAATCGTGATTCATATAGCTTATATCGAGCAACTTGAAAATCCGGATTAATACATTTATAATGGTACAATTTGTAGCAATCCTGGCTCAGCTTAATGTTTCCAATAGGCTTGGCATTATGGCATCCTGGCTCATATCGAATTTCACTTATCATTGTTTTATTAAAACAATAATATTTATCATATGGAGAGCATCTCGATCCATGTTTAATATTGGCTAAATCATAATCATCATTCATATTAACCATATTATAAGCTTCTGACCTAATGATACTTGTTTTTAACGATTCTTCTTTAACAAGATCTTTCTCATTAAGATCTAAAAGCTCATCCATATCACAAACTAAAACCCAATCAGTCTCAGCTTGCTTCCAACAATTATTTTTAATTTGAAGATATTTAGAATCGCTAATCTTATCTCCGGTAGAATAAGAGATAACTTGACAATTATTATTTAAAGCAATTTCTCTTGTTTTATCCGTACTTTCGTTATCATAAACGACAATATTACAATCTTTAAACCTTGATCGATAATGATCGATCATAAACTGAATAAAAACTTCTTCATTAAAAGCGATTGTATAAACTGTAATCATGCAATATTTTTATCTAGAAATATCTTTAAATCTTCTGGAGTTCCTAACCCATGAAAATCTTTAGAATCAATTTTATAAGTAATTATCTTTTTATTGTCTTGAATGGCGTAATTGAAAGATGGAACGACATAAAATTCATTATTCGTTCTATCATTGGCAGAAATCATTTCTTCGGCGTATTTAACATAATCAGAGCCATGTCGGAAATAATATACTCCAATTGTCGCTTCATCGCTAATCGGCTTCTTTTCAGCCACTTCTGTAACAAATCCATCTTGAACCTTAACATAGCTCCACTTTGGGTCATTTTGAACTTCAAAAGTCAAAATACTTCCATCGGCGTCTTTAGATATAGCATTATAAAGAAAGTCGCAACTATCAAAATTATCAATAAATTGGTCGGAATTCGCAATTAATAAATGACGGTCGTTGTCGATAAACTCTTTGGCTAGTAAAGTAGAACACGCTGCCCCTTGTGTCAAGCCCTCAGTCACAACAATCTGACATCCAGGACTCATTAATTCTAAATAATTTTTCAGATTATATTTTTCATAATGTTCTTTTTGAACAATGAAAATAAATTTAGCCTTAACATTTAAATTATTTATAACTCTTTGAATCATGGGCTGACCTTTAACATCAATTAAAGGCTTTGGAAGCGCAAAATTTTGTTCTTTAAATCTTGAGCCATTCCCACTCATTGGGATTAAAACAGTTAAATCTGTTGTCCCATCCCATTTAACCTTAGATTCTTTAACTTCTAAACAAGAATCTATTCTTTCTTGGCTAAAATCAAAACTCTGATCAACTCCGCAGACGTGCGCTCCCGACTTAACTGCCGCTTCGCGCCCATGCTTTGAATCTTCAATAATTAAGGTTTCATCTGGATTGACCCCAGCTTCTACCATGCATTTTAAATAAATTTCAGAATGAGGCTTAGAATGTTTAACATCTTCATTAGAATAAATTTTATCAACTAAATCAGTAATTTCTAATTTGGCAAGAACAGCATCGATTGTTGCCCGAATCGCATTTGAAGCAACATAAAATAAAATTCCTTTTGATTTAATATTTAAAATGATATTTTTAATATTATAATTTATATCGCTAAAATCTTTTAGTAATTCAATTGTGTATTTTTGTTTCAATTCATTAATTGATGAATGAGATTCAAGGGGTAAATTTTTAATTTTAGATAAAAGAGCTAATTTGTTTTTAGTGCTTAATCCATCATAAATTTTAATGTGATCTTCTCTAGAGATGGCAAATTCTGGACCAAGAGCGAGATTAAGAGCTTCATAATGAATTTCTTTGCAATTTAAGAGGACTCCATCCAAATCTGAAACAATTAATTTAATAAGACTCATATTACTTAATATATGAGTAAATTATCAGAGTTTAAAGAGAAAATTGAGCTTTTCGCTTTTGCCAGAGCGCGCCGTCTTGACTAACTTTTTCTTGCCCTTTTTGATAAACATCGTCCCACGAATTTTTATTCCAAGCAGGATGATTATGCTCAATAATACAATCTTTGAGGTGTTTCCAGCATCCGCGCTTCATAGCGGTATGAATCATTTCAACATCGACATAATTATGATTATAGCCTTCATGGCATAATTTTCCGGGCTCATCCATTGTCCCTTGAGACATAACATAATCCCTGGCGACGATAGGATGCGTAGAATGCCATCCTCCAATCGTTGCTGGGTGACCTAGGTCATTGGTCCCTAGAATCCCAGAAAAGCCTTGAGAGGCATCCTGAGCTAATTCAAACCAGTTTTGATGGAAAACGACATCATCTGCCGCACAAAGAATCCAAGATTGAGTCGTTTTGGATATTCCATAATTAATTCGTTTAGCCCAAGATAAAATGTCATCTGATGCAATTTCAATTCGAATTGGACCTGAAAACTTCTTAATCTCATCAATTTCATCTTGACAAGATGAACTCGTAACAAAAATTACTTCTGCTTTATCTAATGGAGTTGTTGCTAAAAATGATTCAATGAAAGGTTTAACATTTTTAGGTCTATTTAGAACTGGGACAACGACGGCAATATCAAAGTTTATCATTTATCCAATCCATTTTTTTAAATCATCTGGAGACATCAATCTCATCCATGATTGACGATTTCGGACCAAATCATGCCAATTTAATAGATCGTGACTAACTTCTTCGATTTTATCTGAATTTTTTCTAATTCTCAAGACTCCACAACCATGGTCAAAATTTCCAGTTGCAGCATCAATGTAATCTAAATGCCTAATTTTAACAAAACTTTGCCAGCAATTTCCGTTCCAATCTGAAATAACAACATATTCTCGTTGAGCTTCCTCAACCGCAGGATTACAGTCATGCATCACGATAGTTCCATTATCTGTCAAACATTTAACAGCATTGACGATATCTTTATCTACTTGCGCGGCAATATGTAGACCATCAATAAAAATAAGATCGAACTTCTCGGTATTTTGAGCGAAGAAATCGTCGCTCGTCATTCTGAGCGTTCCGCCCTGCCCTGGATCAACTCCAACTTTTTTAGAAGCTGAAATTTGATTAAAATTCCAATCATTGGCGCATCCTATTTCAAGATAGGATTGATAATTAAATCTTTTCATTAAATATTGTAATAACTGAGTTCGATTCATCGAATTCCCCATTTTTCATTGCAGAGAGAGTAAAAAGAATTTGTATTGCTTAATTCATCTATATTTGAGATGATATGAGTGTTTTCTATTCCTACCTTTACCTGAATTCTATAAAATGCCTGGTGCAAATCCATTAGAGAACCACGAGAAGGATTTTGATAAAGGTCTTTTAAAACATCAATAAAAACTTCTAACATAGAATATGGGAAAGCAAAGAAATTATCCGTCGTAAAATGCATTGAATCCCACCAACCATTCTCTTTGAATAAAGCATTAAACTTATTAAAATCTAAACCAATTAAAGAAAGATCTTTATGATAATGAATGTCAAATCTAGTCGAAATAACAAAATCTAAATCTTGCCCTCTTAATTGCTCCAAAGACTTAATGTAAGTTAAAACTTGATGAGAGTTACCAAAATCATTAAATTGATGCTTTGTTGGGTTAAACAATGAAATTATATCATCATTAAATTCGCTATTATAAGAAGTAATGAACGTATTAACGTTATGATGTTGTTTAAAAGGATTTATTAAATAAGACTCTAAATTAGAAAAACAATGTTTGTAATTTCTACCTTCTCCAAAAGAGACTCCAACAAAAGAAATTCCAATATTCATAAAAACAACCTAATGGCATTTCTTTGAATTTCAAGATATTCAGCCTTAATTTGTTCTGGCGTCATAAGATAATGAATTCCCCAACCATTTTTAATATTTTCCGGAGAAAGTCTTTTGGCATAAGTTTTATATTTTTCAATCGATAATTCTAAATTAATAAAATTATAATGATAAGCTCTATAAGTTCTTTCAGAATAGCTAACATTTCCAGTAGGATTAGCTTTATGACATCCTGCTTCGTAATTTATTTCTTTAATTTCTCGCTTATTAAATAAATAAGACTTGTCTGAATTATAATGCCTTGCTCCCCATTTAATTTCAGATAAAGGACAATTATCCATATTAATCATATTATATCCTTCTGAAGATATAATTGAAGCATATTCGTTTAACAAGTAAGTTGGCGTGATATCTAATAATTCATCAACGTCTGCAACTAAAACCCAATCTGTTTGGCTAGATTTCCAACAGTTATTTTTAATTTCCAAATATTTTTTATCATTAATTTGATTATTTGTATCATAGGATATAATCTCGCAATTATTTTCTTTTCCAATTTTAACCGTATCATCTGTGCTCATGTTGTCATAAATGACAATATGGCAATCCTTAAATCGAGATCTATAGAAATCTATAAAGAATTGTAACTGTAATTCCTCATTAAAAGCAACAGTATAAACTGTAATCATTTATAAGCCTTAACATAAATCCAATTATCATTGTTATTATAACATTGGTTGTTAGCATCCCATTCTGGGGCAATTTGATAAGAAATATTGTTAAATCCAATTTTAGAGAGATCGGAAACTAAGTCATCAGGATTATCAATGGTTACATCAAAGGATCCATTTGTTCCAGAGGCATCCCAAGCATTATCGAAATATTTAGCGCATTTGATATGCGGAGAGCGATATTGAGCCATTTGAAAGCTAAAAAGACCGCCTTCTTTCATAACTCGATAAATATCTTGTAAGAGAGAAAATCTAATCTGATGAACCGCAATATGCTGTAAGACAATGGTTGACATAACAAAATCATATTGATTGTCTAGAATAGGAGATAGGGATGTTCCATCAGTTGTAAAAAGATTAAATCTTGAAGTGCTATGATTTGATTTTAAAAACTCATAGCTTCTTTCAATATTTTCCTGGCTAATATCGCAACCATCAACAACATCAAAAGAACTTAATTTTAAAAGATTATCAATGTTTCTTCCAATTCCACACCCAAAATCTAAAGCCTTACCATTACCTAGATTAGAAACTTCTTTTAAAAGAATATTTTTATAATCTGGATTTGAATCATGACCTCGGTGATTTTCTACCGCCATAATATGAGAAGTTGAATTATAAAAATTTCGTTGCATATCCGTATATTTATTCATATTTTTGTGCTTCTTCTTCAGTCATTCCATACTTCAATAATGTCCGAATATTAATATTCTGGTTGGTCTTCGTGTAAACTTTACGAATAACTTCTTGATCTATTCCAGCAACTATATCATCCTCAATTAAATTGATATTTTTTAAATTAAAATAGTTCTGAATCCAGAAATGAGTCTTACAAGGATTATAAGATGTTGAATGATAAATATCTTTAAATAAATGAATATTAGAATCATTAGTAATGAAATGAAAATCTCCATTTCCATTTTGGAATTGATTGACATAAATATTATTTGAATAATTATTCAAATTAATATCTTTAAAAAGAATTAAATCTGGTCGATAAAGTATAATTTTATCAAAAGATAAATTTGAATTTTGTAATAATTCTATACTCTTAGAAAGAGACAATGCTTTACTGACATTGGCGAAATCATTAGGATCTTGAATTTTAGATGAAATCTCTTGGTTGTAATTTGAATTATTTTCAAATAAAGATGATTGTGGCTTATATATTTCGTTTAAGGATAGTTCTAAATCTTGATTCCAACCATGAATAAAAAACTCAAATGAATAATTTTTATTCGGCTCAATGATGTGTTTAATGATTGAATTGAAACAAACGTTTAAATTAACATATTCTCCTGGAGAATAAAGAGAGTTTTGAGTTAAAAATCGTTGGTCGTTTATTTTAGAAACGGCACCGCTAAGACAGATAGCTGCTTTCAAGTGATTTGAACAATTGGAGTTGGAATGATTTCGTCTTGAAATTCTGGCAATCTAAACAAAACATCATTTTTGTAATTAGAAATAAAATCAGAGCAAATCCCCGCACAAGACTCTATATCTTTCCACTTGCCAACACGCTCAGGCATAACCGCAATAGAATCTTTAGTTAAGATGTTGTTTTTATTCGGATAAGTCCAAAGATATTTACCGGAAGTTATAGCAACTTGATCTTCTTGGTGAAAGAAAACTTCGGCAACTGGATGACTTTTGAGTTCCAAGAACGTTGGAATGTCTTTAGCATGAAGCCACATTTTATAATTAAAGAAAAATTCTTTAGGAACCTCATATTGAGGTTTATCATGTCCCAAGAAAAATTTATTATTTTGAAACCAAACATCTAGTTCGACATCAAATCCTGCATTGAGAGCCATTTGAACTTGACTCGGTTTATTCTCTTGTCCTGAATTTGGTCCTAAATACAGCCCTCGGTGTGCAATCCAGATCATTTATTAGCTTCTTTCCAAAGGTCAAAGACTCTTTTTTCTATTTGTTGATTGCAAACCGCTTCATACTGATCAAATTGTTCCATTGGAATATGGGCTCCGAAAATATCTGCTCTTCCTTTTGAATTTTTAATCAACCACTCTTCCCTTGATTTATTGGTATAATGAGCAATCCAAAGCTTATCATGCAAAGGAGGGGTATTAAAAGATAAAGGAGTATTAGGATTTAAAGAAATTATTTTATTTGAATCAATAGCTTCTTTATTGGTATTAACAGAAATTTCATGGTCAGGAAGCAATGGATAATGAGGCTCTAGCGTTTTGACGGGAAGAGTTCTATCAGGTTGACAAATGAATTGGGTATGAAAATTATACTCATTATCATCATAACATGTCGTTATGAATCGTTCATAGACGGAACCGGGTTCTCGTTTATCTTGCCCTGAAGAACCAAAGGATTTCCAATTACATTGAAGACTCGCAAAATCTTCAAAGTCCTTTAAGGTGTCTTTGACATCATTGGTTTGAACCGGAACGAGGCATTGATCGGCATCAAGAAGAGAAAGCCATTTTGTTTTGCCCTGATTATGCTTAATCAGGTCTCCCCAAGCTTGTTGGTGAGTATGTTCTGGGCTCTCTGGATAATGAATAATTTCGACATCAGATTCATGTTTGAGTAATTCTTTCAAAGAATCATTCTGGCGGTCAAAAATAACAAAATGCTCTACTCCGACATGACGGTGGTATTTTAAAAAATCGAGAGCATAACTGTCTTCATTTTTCCAAAGAGTTCCGAGAGTTAAATATTTCATTTTAAAATTATTTACCAAAACATTGCTAACTTAATTTGTTCTTCAAACTCTTCTTGAGAACGACATTTAATATGTTTGCCATGAAAATACCAACTTTTCAAGCTATTCCCTGACCATTCAATGGCAGGTCCGTCTAATCTATGAAGATTATCATTTTGATACCATCGTTTATCTCCATTCAGATGTTCAACTGCGGGACCATCTTCTCTATGATATTTATCATTTAAATAATAACATTTAGTTCCGTATTTATTTATAATCAGTCCGTTTTTCATATCAATCACCAAAACATTGCTAACTTAATTTTCTCTTCAAATTCTTCTTGAGAGTGACATAGTACATGCTTACCATGAAAAAACCAATATTTTTCTCCATTAGAATATTCGCAGGCTGGTCCAGCTAATCTATGAAGATAATTATTTTGATACCAATGTTTGGATCCATTAACACACTCAACAGCTGGTCCATCTAGTCTATGAAGATCTCCATATTGATACCAATGTTTATTTCCATCGTACGATATAAAAGCAGGACCATCTTCTCGATGGAGCTTATCATTTAGATAATATCTTTTAGATCCAAATTGATCAACAAATGAAATGCTTTTCATTATTTTCTTTTAATAAAAATTTCGGGAGAAGATGCGTTTTGTTTTCGTTTATTATTGATATGAGAAAGATTAGATGTAAATCCACAATTACGACATTTAACGTCTCTATTTATTCCTTTATCGGAAATATCAAGCTCGCCACCACATTCCAAACACTCTAATATAATCATGGATTATTAAAATCTAAAGCAACAATTGTAAAACGATCATCCAAAATATCTTTTATTGCTGGCTTAACTTCATTTTCCCAAGATAATTGCCCCGTCTTCGCTCCACATCCAGGCAAAGGAATATAAACATTTTTTAATTTAAATGTCATAGCATTCTCCATCATACATTTAGC